TTTAAAAGTAAGCGCAATTGCAATACCCTTTGTACTGGTAGTTGTTTTGAGCGTATAGAGGTGCTTTGATAACGCCTTTGAGAGTTTTCGGATTCATTCAAGAATCCCCGTGGTTTTAGCCCTGGGGAGTATCAAGCAGACTTACTCGAAAGGGCGTCCACCAGAAGTGGGCGCTTTTTTTATTTATATGGCAGACCTTACAGCAAAACCACCTATCCCGACAGTTCCGCCCAAGACCGACCCGATCGCCCCTAGTGCGGAACCAGCGAAAAAACCAAATCCCGGTGTGGAACTCGCTAATCCCAAACCAGGAAAGGCAGACCGCTTTGCCAAGATGACTCCGGAGCAACTAAAAGCAGTTCAAACAGATAAGGCGATCGACCTCGGTAAATTAGCGACGGCTCCACCAAAAGGTTCTGTGGTAGGTGCGGCTAACGACCCACCTCCGGGACCGCGCTACAAAACGTACATCGAAGTAAAAATAGCCAATCAAACCTATACCAATTTAGACGGTGATTTTTTGGGAAGTCCGAAAGTGGTTTCGGCAACGCGACAGTATTCCCACGCTCGGATTTTGCTTAACGATCTAGATGAAGAAATCCTGAAGAATACGAGCGATCAATCCGACTGTGAAGTGATCATCGGATTTGCCGACGGTGAAAAGCGCACGAAGCTGAAGGGAAAAATTTGGTCGATCGGGCGCATCCCGCCAGACACTACCGTAATTATGATTGTCGATCCTTCCGCCGGTATTAAAGGAAGTACGTCCGCAACCAATTCAGCGGCAGAAAAACCTTCAGAACTAGAGCGTCCCGAATCAGACAAAATAGACCCGCACAAACTAGCGGTCGCGCTCAAAAAAGGGAAGATGGACCCGAAGAAAGTAGCTGAAGAACTAGCAGATCCGAAAAAAGCTGTCGGCGAGAAGAAAACATCAAAATTTACTGCAAGTGGTTCAGGCGCAGCCACTAAGCCTGAAGAGAAAGAAGAGGAAAAACCGGATCTGTCTCCAGTCAAACCACCAGAAAAAACCGCAACAGAACCTAAAAAAGAAGAGCAGTTTCAAGCAACTTTCAAAGGTCAGTCTCCTAGTTTCGACAAACTGATGGACAAGGTTAAGGAGACGAGCGCATTAGCTAACGGTAATAAATTAAACTATTCCACCGCAGAACGTCTGTCATACACGGGTGCCAGTGGTGGCGCTCAGCTCAAATTCCAAAATAGTACCGACTTTAACGGTTCCAAAGGTGGGGAGGTACTGCTGGGTGCAGGAAAAGGTCACGCTGCAGCACTCGAAGCCATTCTCCAGGGAGACGTGATTGTCGTACCCCAAGGCGAGACGATGAAACAAGTCGGTCCCGGTCAAGGTGAACCGTCGGGAGTGATCCTAGATTACGCCAACAACCGAGCAGTATTTATCGGTAGACCGGAAATCACCAAGAGATCCCCGCTGCAACTTTCGTCAGGGCAAGGTGCAATCACCGTCGTCTCTCCGAATATCGAGCAAAAAACGGTGAACGGCGCGACTGTTGCAACTCCAGGCAAACCGGCACAACATCCTACGGGAATCGTAAAAATACCAAGCAAGGGTGAAATAAAGTTGGCCGATCCACTATCTCCTGGCTGTCCTTACACTTGGGGCGATATGACCCGAGAAGGGAAATTCACGGATGACCTAAAAGCAAGTCACATTGAAGGCGCGGTAAAAATATCGCAGTACCTCACGCAATGGACGGCGGAAACTGGCGGTAAAAAATGGGAAATTACTTCTTGGTTCAGACCGAGTTGGTACAACGTGCAGGTCGCTAGCAGTGGTGCGGACGGACCGCACACGCACGGCTCTGCGGTTGATTGTTGGTTTGAGGGATTCATGAAATTTTACGACAAGCTTGACGCTTCTTGGGATCACGGCGTCGCCATCAGTCCAGCCGGTAGTCCGACAGGTGAATTTATGCACATCGATTTAATTGCACCACCAAAACGACGCTGGGCGTACAGTCACCTCAGTTACACCTCTACGGGACTATTCTAATGGCTGACACAAAACCGACAACCACCAGTCCGATCGCCCCACAGACTACGATCGCAGATCCGACAAAACCAGCTACTCCGACTGCTGGCACAGCAACAACTCCCGCGACCGCAACGACACCAGGCGCAACACCAACTGGAGGCACGGCAGCAGCGCCTGCCAAACCAGCGGAACCCATGTATCCGAGCGTGGAAGACATTATGTTTGTCTGTCCGACAGCCAAGAAAGAAAATGTTGTTAAAAACCTGTCAGGAATTGTCGAGGAGATGGCGAAAGCTGGTTTAAATTCAAAAAATAATTTAGTTGGAATTGTTGCAACTATTCACGTAGAAACAGAGATAGATCCGTTTAATCCAATTGAAGAAATCGATGGTCCGCGTCAGGCAATACTGAACGGTTACAAAGGTGGTGCTGATTTTTTTGGACGTGGGTATATTCAAATCACACATGATTATAACTATAGAGATGCAGGTAAAGGAATTGGACTAGGAGATCAGTTAGTTAATAGTCCAAAAATGGCATTACAGCCAGAAGTTGCAGCAAAAGTTACAACGTGGTATTGGAAAACAAATGGTGTAGATAAAGCATCTGATGCAGGAGATTGGAGACAAGTTCGTAGGCTTGTCAACGGTGGTTATAATCACTACGACAAATTTTTTGCAGCGGTTCAACGCGGACTTGAAAGATTCACTAGAGGAATTAATTCTACTGGCGCGATCAACATGGGCACGTCCTATGGTGCTAGCGATGTAGATACCGGGGGAGGGCAATCGCGAACGGTTGTTGCAACAGGAGTACAAGGTCAAGCCGACATACTTGCGTATGCGTTAAACCTCCACGCACGAGATCGCATGAACTCTCATGAATTTTATGCGGTACTCGATTGTGCAGCAGATCCAAGAATTCTTGATTTAGAAGCGCAGAAAACTTTTGAATTAAAAGGAATGTCGAAGGATCTTGACGGCGTTTACACCGTTGACGAGGTGACTTTTTTGCCGTTGACTGAAACTGTGCAGGCGATCGTCAAAGCAAAACGTCCAGATCCAAAAGCCGGTGCAGCAAACGCTTTCTTGTTTAACGCGCAGGGATTAGATCCGAAAGCTGGGGCCGCAGCCGATACGAATTCTACACCAGGGCAACCGGGTTCTGTCACGAAAATAAATGGGGAAGTAAAACTGGGTGTTCCTTTCAAATCGCAGAACGACAACGCTTTCAATCCAGGCGGTGCTTGTAATGCAACCAGCTTAGCGATGGCCTTGGAATTTTTAGGTGTAAAAGGGAAGGGTCCTGGTCAGTTCGAGGATGAAATTTATGAGCAATTACAAGCTTCTGGTGTTCACCCAGGGACACCAGGAGCAATGGTTGATATCGTTAAAAAATACGGAAAAACAGACAACCATAACGGCGTCGCAACAGACGACGAAATCAGGAAACATCTCGACAAAGGCAAACCTGTAGTAATACACGGCGATTTCACAGAGAGTGGTCACATTCTTTGTGTGATTGGCTACAACGCCAAAGGATTTATAGTTAATGACCCTTATGGTAAATTCTTAGGCTCAATCGGAAGCTATGACAACAACGCTTCAGGTGCCAGCAATCTACATGAATATGCCACTGTCGTTAATACATTCTGGCACCAAAACGGGACAAACTCAGCCCATTTTATAGAATAATGATGTTACACCCAGCCTTTTTTCAGATGCCATTGTTCGGAGATTCAAGAACAAAAAAAAGACCAGATCCTGCTGAAGTGGGTTGGCGAATTATAGGTTATTCGACTTACGGTGGATATACGCTAGTTCGCTGGAGAGTCAAATCAGAACCAAGTCCCAGAGGGAAAAACCCGAACGCGATCTTCTTGCGTCGCGACATTGAGGGCGACATGAACGATGGCGAAACGCTGTATCGAGGAATTCCACCCAACCACGAAGTTATAGGTTCTGCTTGGTGGCGGATTTCGTTTTACGACGAAACGCTCAAGCTCGAAGCGGCACCTCGTGGTGGGATGGAGAATCCCTCGGTATGGAACCGTCCCGCATGGAAAGCGGGAGCGTTTGGTCTGTCAACCGCCACGGCTCGCGCTTTGCGAGATCCGCTCAACTACGTTACTTTTGAACCCTGAAATTTATGACGGAAAATACGATTCGCGCACTTACACCAGTTTGGTTATCGACGATCGGTCTTTTGATTTTTGCGATCGCCGCGTTTTCTAAATTAGATCCACCATCATTTTCGATCGCCGCAACTTTGGCATCAACGGCGATCGGTGCCGCCGGAGGCGCTTCGGTGCAGTCGAGCGGTAAGCGAATTAGTGCTGAAAATGTTGAGAACATTGAAATGGAAGCTCCCAAGCCATAAAAAACGAAAGCCCCAACTAATTAATTTAGTTGGGGCTTTCGTTTTAAAGTTTATCTTCCACCACTTCCGGATCTGCCGTCCCCTCTATTTACAGGACCTTCACCTGAGTTTTCTGGTTGTACAAAGTATCTCAATTGCATACTAAACCTTTGATAAACTACATTAGAAGTCATTTTTAACTTCTATATATTATAATACTTCATAAATGAATATCTTGTCAATGACAACTAACAACGATGAACAAAAAAGAACTGGTAGACCGCGTAGCACTAGCCACAGGATTGTCAAAGCAAACCATTACACAGGTAGTCAATGCTGTTATTGACGCGGTAATGAAAGCCGTCTGTGCTGGCGAAAAAGTACAAATCGTAGACTTTGGTTCGATCGAACCTCGCAAGCGGAAAGCGCGTTCGGGTCGCAGTCCAAAAACAGGAGCTGAAATTACTATTCCCGAAACCGTCGTTCCTGCGTTCAGCGCCGGCAAAGCCTTCAAAGACATGGTAAACACCTCTCGTTAATTGGTTCGGTATCCGAGCGATCGCGAACAAAATAAAACCCCCGTCACTCAAAAAATGACGGGGGTTTTATTTTATGCAGCAAGTTGCTGTTGAATGTGTATAACTAATTTAGTCAGTACGTCATAGCATTCGTTATGCGGACTTTCAAACCAACCTACGTTTGGGCGATCGGATTGTCCAAAATCTTCCGGATCGTAATCGTCCCAGAATGAAACACCATGACCTACGGATCTCAGGATTTCTCGACAAGCAACACCTTTATCTGTTTCCCACATTTTTGCAAACGTGAAATTATCCTTTAGATTGGAATCGATAACAAAAATCATCCGCATTACACTTGTCTCGATCGCGCGCAACTCTGATTCAATATCTATTTTTGCCTCTTCGATAGCGATGGTAAATAATTCACAAATCTCTCCTCCGGGACGAACAAACTCTTTTCGCAACAAGTAAAATTCAGCGTTTTCTTCTGAATTTTCAACTTCACTTGCTACACAGTCTGCCAAAAGCATTATTGCGAGTTCTCGCAAATTGACTTCGGATTCTGCATCTGGAATACCTGTAGCTACATACGGTAATAACTGTTTGTTAGATGGCATATATTTCATTGAACGACTACTATTTAAGTATATAAGATTTGCTTATAAAAAACAACAGAATAGGATACCAATATAAAGAAAAGCCCCAATCACAAGACAGTAACTGGGGCTTTTCTTTATATTGGCTTCAATTGATAAAGGCTTTTAGAATTTAGCCTTTATCGTGTTTGGCGACCAATGCGATCGCACGAGGTCGTAACGCGCTTTACCTTGAGAAGGGTGCGTGTTCCGAAGCCAAACTCTTTTGCTTTCAGGACAAACGATGCAGTCTGGATAGACTGGCGCACCGTTTTCTGCGATTAATTCAATACGAGCGATTTCAAAGCTTTCACCATCGCGTAATGTGACATCTACAAACATGGATTTTCCCTCTTAGTTATTTAGCTTGGTAGATTTTGGTCGTTACCCAACACCCATTTTTAAGTCGCTCTATAGTCACCTGATTGTCGTAAGGCATACCATCGGCAACAGTCATCCGAGAAAGTAAAACCCGCATATTTGCGGTTTCAATCTTCACATTATCAAAATGCCCACTATGTAGTGTAGGCAGGTTTTCTAGATACTCAAGTGTGTAATGTGTTTTAGATTTAGATGGCATTACAATTACCTCTGAAACAACTATATTAATAGTAACATTATTACAATAATATACAAACAATTTATTATACTAAATATATACTTCACAAACCTTTTGATCATGAATGCTTCAGCACTTCGCATAAAAGAAATCTTTACTGAAAACACGACCAAAGAGATTAAAAGCGTACAATCGCCCGAGCAATCTACACAACCATTTTCCACATATCTACTAGGTGGGTTCGATCACCCGTTATTACCTAAATCTTGGCTAGAATAATTACAGCTCAATATCGTCGCTCAACCATCCCTGGCAGCTCAAAACTGCTGGGGATTTTTATTGGAAAAAAATATGGATCTCAATCAATTCATCAACCCAGAACTTCCCGAATCGCACTTCCCAAACTTGCAGTCGGGTCAAGTTATCGGCTGGGTGCCAGCTACAGTTACCGACTTAGACGATCCAAAAGGTCTGGGTCGAATTCGTGTCAAAGTCGATTTAATCGATCCAAATACTTCAATCAGCAACCTTGAAGACGGTTGGTGCTGGGTAGGAGAACGTTACACCGTCAACGAAAAAGCGGGTGGCAGTCACCGACTGCTGCAAACGGGAACCCAAATTGCAGCGTTACCAATGTTGGGTGATATGCGTCAACTACTGTTGCTCGACTGTTTACCGAATATGTACGATCGCCCGAATCCTGATTTCAATCGCGCGCAAGGTCGGCATGGCGAAACGACTCCGGGAGGAGTGACCGTTGCAAACGATGATACGAACCAAAGTCGAGTTGAAGCGTACCCGCACGGCGTAGTGAAATCAGTGTCAGGAGAAGGTGATGTTCAAACTTCAACTGCTGGTGGTGCCAGGTCGCAACTTACTAGAAACGGCGACGCGCGGATCGAATCACCCAAAGCGTTTTTACACGCGCTTGAAAATGGAGATTTGTCGGTCGCCAACGGTAGTGGCGCTGGCATGGCATTACAGGCTAACGGAAACACGACCGTGAAGTCGGCCTTTGGATCTGGTGTAACTCTCGGAGAAAAAGGAGCTACTTACACGGGACCGCTCAGTGAAGCTTCTGAATCTGTCAAGAAAGCCCGCAACTTGCTACTAGGTAATATCGGTCGCGGGTTAAAAATCATGGAATTACTCGAAGAAATAATGGGTGCGCTCAAGAGTGAAGACGCAGATCCGCAGCTTGCGAGTTCGGCTATCAACAATTTGCTCGATCGCCTCGAAAAATATTTCTCAACGGATTTTGAGCAAGGTATCGAAACAATGATCGAGCTCGCGAAGCTTTCAGAAAAGGAGCTCGGTCGAACAATTGGAGATCAAATTGGACAAGCTTACGATATTGATTTAGCGTCGATTGTAGGCGAAGTTAAAGGAATTGTTGGCGGCGGTTTTCCTGAAAGTTCCCTCAGCAAAATCCGAGAGAAAGCGGCTCAGATAATTGCAACTAGCTTAGAAAAAGTTTTCACTTATTTTCCTTCACGGTTGCGCAATGTTAGCGCAAATATGTATTTGTCGGCGGTAACACGCGAGGAAGCGGACAAATGGGCCGATGAAGTCCTCAGCGGGAATCCCGGAACACAAGCAATGGACTTTATTACTCGAATTCTGCAAGACGAACCAGGTGCGGGAACAGTATTGGCGGCGATCGAGCAGATTAAGGATGGAGATCCTGGGTATGATGATCTGCTTAAAAAATTAGGGAAGGCGATCGTACCTGCGGTGAGAGCTGCGTTTGGCGTTGAAGTAGAAGCAGAAGAAGAAATCAAACTAACAGACATCTTTTCAAAGCTGGCTGAAGATGAGGAAGTAGTAAAAGAACTCGCTGCTTCATTGAATATCGAAAAGAAGGATCTTGAAAGTCAGCTTACTCGTGGCGTTGCACTATCCAACTTACGGGCGAGACTCAAGGAAGTGGTGCCAGCACAGCTCGTGGAGACTGGTACATTTCCATCTAAAGAGCTGCGCAACAAACTTATTCCGATCATGGAAGGCTTAAAACACGATCCTGAAATGCAAATGCAGGTTCTAGTTTCTGAATGCGTCCCCAAAGGTTATGAATCAGTTAAGAATTTACTTGGTCTGGATGTCATTAACGGAATCAAAGTCACCGAAAAACCTTGGGCGATCCTACGTCCTGGTGAGATTGAATCGACTAAAGACAAAGAAGAAATTACCGAAAAAATTGGAGCTGAGCAAAAAGCACTTTGCGAAAAAGCTGTTGGACCACTGGAAGCTTGTAAAGTTTTTGTCAAATTAATTCCTACCGCTAGGCAAGCGGTACAAGCAGTAATTCGATCTGACGTGGAGCAGCTAGACTGGACAATGACTCAGATTAAGGAATTGCTGCCTGAGAATGAAATCAAGATTGATTCTGTGCTGGCGATCGCAGAAAGCGCCTGCCGACCTCTGATTTCTCAGATGAAACCAAAACTAACAGAAGCTTTGGCTGCGCTACAACCCTTGATTAACGCCATTCCCGACAATTTCCATGCAACCTCTTTTGAGATATCAGAAGCGTCTGGCGAAATTGTAGCTGCTGGTAAAAATGTAGGGGGTCGCCTCGTCCTCAACTCAACACAGGGTGCGATGTTTTCCCCCAACGGCAAAAGTTCGGTGTTCGCTGCGCCCAAAGATATGGGAATGAAACTCGGTAAAGAAAACTCATTCAACGTGCACCACGACGCTGACAAAAAGGATGATGACGGTCTAGAAGAGGCGTGGCAAACCAATTTCAACAAAGGATCGATCGCCACGCGCAATTCAGAAGAAAAGGTTAAGTCCGCCGGGTGGGTAATGGATCGCAAAGGAGAATTTAAAGTTGCAAGCTATCCAGAAACCGAAAAAAATGAGAAACACAAATTTGATTTACATAAAGCCGGATTGGATTGGACAGGCCAAACTTCGGAGATGGGCGTTTCGGAGAAAAAAATGGGGGCTAAAACTTTTATAGATGAAGTCGCTCAATCAGCTTTTGGGATGGAGTCATCCGACGAGCTTAAAGGGGGAATCACATCACTTCAAACCTTTAAAGAAGGTCTGCCCCAAACAATGATGCGCTTCGCTGCGAACGAAGCTCTCGGTGCCGGCGGTGTAGCGACATTGCAGTCAATTCGCGAAGGCAAACCCGAAGCGGTATTCGATTTAATCGGTGGGAAAGCAGGCGAAGCCGCAAAAGCAGCACTCCAAACCCTCAAAGATGGCAATTTGGAGGCGGGCTTAGAATTTGCATCTGGATTATTAGGTGAAAACGGCGCAAGTCAAGGTGCCAAAGCGCTTATGCAGACACTGAAAGACGGTAAACCTGAAGCATTAATGCAGTTTGCCGCCAGTCAATTAGGTGAAGGTGGAGGCTCTGCTGCTCAGGGTGCAAAAGCGCTTATGCAGACGCTAAAAGACGGCAAACCTGAAGCATTGTTAGAATTCTTGGCTGGTGATGGAAAAGAAGATGGCGAAACTGCATCTACTACTATGCAGACCATGAAAGATGGTAAACCTGAGACAAAAATGGAATTCAAAGCCGGTAAAGCAGGTAAACCAGCTAAGGCAATGATGCAGACCTTGAAAGATGGCGAACCAGAAACTCAACTCGATCTTGCCAGTGGTGAAGGTGGAAAAAAAGCGATGGCTGGATTACAAACTTTCAAGGGTGGACTCCCCGAGACGTTCTCCGGTATTAAAGGTGGTGTCGCAATGTTCCAAAGTTTTATCGAAGATCCAACATCAAAACTCAGTTTTGCAGGGATTGCTGGTATGGCAATGGAGGCTTATCTTGGCGCGAATCCACAGGCAGCAATGGCGATCCAGGGCGGAAAAATGCTAATGCAATCTTTGGATGGAGGGAAGTTTGAACTTGGTGATAAGTTAAAACTTGGTGGTTTTGGTGGTGGTGGAATCGATATCGGAAACGAAATCAAACTTGAAAATGCGCTAGGTGCGATGGTTAAAGTCGGATCGACGTTACAGATGATTAGTCCTGACGGCGGTAATCTAGTAGTAAGTAACGTTGTAAAAATTGGCGGTCGCGATATTATTTCCGATATTATTGGAATTTTGGATCGACTTAGTAACGCTGGGTTGTAAAAACAAAGGGCGATCGAATTACATTGATCACCCTTTGTTTTATTGCAAATAAAATGATTTACGCATATAATAATAGTGTAGTAAATCACAGGTTTTTCTATGCTATTAATTCGCTTAGACTGGGACACATTCAATGAAGAATTAGCAAAACGATATCTCAACAACTTCACAAAAGAAGGTCGTTGGGTATTGTGGCGGTATCTCGAAGACGTATCCGAACAAAGAGAACTGCGAGGTCTGTCTAATATTCAAATAGACTTCGTTGTTATTGCTCTCACTTTTAAACAACGCTCTCTAAAAGCGTTTGCAAAAGAATACTATCTTGACGATCGTGACTACGACAATTTGCACAAAACAATTCGTGACCGACTGATGGAAGTAGAACGGTTAATCGACTTTTGTGAAGAGTCTGGAGACATTGTGTATCGCAACAGCACCCGGACACCGACTGACAGCTACTAACTTTGATTAAAAAACCCAACAAGATAACGCATATCTTGTTGGGTTTTTATTTTCTATTGGTCTAAAATACAATCACTTTATAGGTTTCCACTTATCACCAGCAGCGATCACCTCTTACGCAAATTTAACAGCAGCCGTGTGGCTATCAAAACCACGTTTGCAAATAGCTAATTGAGCTAGACCAAGACCCCACCAAGTAGGCTTGTCTGCCCAGACAATTATTTCTCCATTTCCTTCCTCTGTCCAAATCCTGATTGGACAACCGTCATGAATTGTTTCCTATTCTTTCATAAGACACCTCTAATTTTTACCTCAAATCAAAAAAAACTCCAGCGCGATTTGCACTGAAGCTTTTTTGTTATTTTTTGATTGCGTCCTGTAATATTTGTGCAACTTTCCTCAAACTTCCACTTGAAGAGTAGCGTGCATCCATCACCGTTTTCAAGATGGTCACGTAATCGTCAGCATTCCAATGATTGTTCAAAACCAAAACACTCAAAGCTTCTCGAAACGCTTCTATCGGGACAATGGGAGTGTTTTTAGCGAGGCATCCTCTGACTATAGAGGTCTGCGCTCGTCTATCCCAGTCTTCTTGAATTTCGGGAGTGACAATTGATATTTGATAACCAGCAGCCTCTTTCTTAGTAGCAAAGCCGTCTACTTTTTTGAATTTAATACTTGGATCACTTTCTACCGTAATAGAGCGATCGGTAACAGCCAAAACTATAGTCTGATACCACGGTCTACTCGAAGAGGGCTTAACCGCGACGATATCACCAACACTCAAGTCACGCAAACATCTAATTGCCATTGGATTCGACAGATAAACTACATTTAAATCATATACATCTCCAGCGAGAAAGTCAACATATTGTACAATATGTACATACCATCAAAACCGTCAATATTTATGTTATATCGAATACTGCCAACAAAATCAGGACAATACCCGCTGACTGGAGATATCTCGTGTATTCAAACAGCCGCCGATCACCAACACATGATCGGTAATTTAAAAGCATTTGCTCTGCGGTTAACTTGCATGGCAAGTTTGCTTGAGATTTACGATATGCCCGGAGGACTGGAAGAGGCTGTCGAGACTTTAGAATCGATCGCCAAGTTTTACGATAAAACCGACACACAATCTAAATAAGCCGTGCCCAACCAAAACACGAACGAACCACATCATGTAATTGTCACGCTATCTGACGACGCCTTCAATCTATTAAAAGAGCTTGCCGAAAATCAAGACATCGATCTCGATGAAGCAGTTCGACGGGCGATCTCAACAGAAGAGTTCTTTTATAGTCGCCGTAAAGAAGGCTGTATTGTGCTAACAGTTAAAAACAAGAAAATTGAAGAGGTTTATTTTAGAGTGCCTATCACTTAGTGGAATAATGGTGATCGAAAAGCAATGCGATCGCCATTATCTTGATTGATTTTTACCTAGAAGTATTTTATACTGATAAAGTAAGTCGATAGGAGTCAATCATGTTAATCGTAACCGAAAAAATGTTTAGAGATGTCATGGGTAGCGCTTACCCACTGTCCTTCTCTCAAGAGGCGCTAGAGCTAATTCATCAATATTTCAGTCAAGAAAAGAGTTGCCATACTGAATTTCGCCCGATGGATATCGACATCAATTTCAACGAGGAATCTTATTTTGATTGTGTAGAAAACAATGATGTTCCGATAGAAGGTCTAGAAGAAGCGTCTTCTGAATTCGAGAGAATCGAAATCGTTAAAGAGGCAATATCAACTTTTTTGGAAGAGAAAGGTACTTTGGTAGGTTTTACATCCCGGCACACCGTTGTCTACAAAACTAATCGCTAAAACAAAGAAGCCCGGAACTAACATTAGTCCTAGGCTTCTTTGTTTTTAGTTGTGTTAATTTGTATAGTCTAATATAATTTAAGTGTAGCGATCTTAAGGCGACTTATGTATTTACCAGTAAACAAAGAAACTTTTGTCAATTATATTAGTAAGCGCTTTCCTGATAGGTTCACAAAGAAAGGTTTAGGTATTTTATTTGACTACCTAAAACAACACGAAGAACGGACAGGAATAGAAGAAGCTCTCGACCCACAGCAAATATTGCTGTCTTACGAGGAGTCAAACTATTACAGGTTTGCACCCAAACACCAGATTGAAGAGTCTATCGGTGAGGGAAAGAAACTTTGTAGTAGTATTGGCGCCAGTGGTCGCAGTTTTAAAGAGCTTCAGCAAAACGTGAAGAAACATATAGAAAGATCTAGTGCAATTTGTATTGGATTTACTTCTGACAAAACCGTAGTCTATACTCGGAACTAATAAAAGCCCAGTAGATCAAATTAATCTACTGGGCTTTTATTGATTGACTATATATTGACTCAATGTTATAATTTAAATACAAATAAATCGAGGTAGTCGATATGTATAATACTCTCAGAGAATCGGATTTCGCTGGACAGTAAGACGACTGTCGTCCTGGTGAGTTCTCGGATGAAGGATTCAAACTCTTGTATGCAGAGTTAATCCGTATAGAGACAGAAGATGGCGAAGAATCGGAATTTGATCCAGAAAGAATCGCAGGCGAGTACAATGAATGCGATTATGCCGCGTTCATGGACGAGTATAAACTCGAACTAGATGAGGACGAAGAGTATGAAGACGAATTTGAAGAGGAGGAAGCCATTAAGGAATTAATTAAAGAATTCCTTGATAACAAGAGTGCATTCTGTGCTTTCACGGATGAAGGCACGGTTGTCTACTTCTACAACTTCGAGTAACCTGAACGAATAAAAAGCCCAGCAGATCTGAATTGGATCTGCTGGGCTTTTTACTGATCGATCGCCCACTAATTAAACTGACTTCGGTTGGCGACTAGAGAGATCGAGTTCACTGATAGTGGGCTTAATATCACGGGAAAGGGGGAGTCTTCTGGGTAAACCAAGCACGATCGCCCGCTCGTCAGATTTGGGTTTGCGAGATATGCGAGTCGTTACGGGTTGCTGTTTAACTTTAGGTAAGCGCGGCATCAATACCTCTTGAGGTTGCTGTTTTTCTCGAATCTAGCATATATCGAAAGTAGTCGGGCGATCGCCCGCAAGTAAAAATCAAGCAGATTCCGCAACCACGGAATTTTGCGATCGTAAATCCAGTGGACGAAGCTGTGGCATTTTGAGTGCAGCGGAACGCAGTCGCGAGCGAACTCTTCGGATTCTAAATTTTGGTAATGTAGGTGGTGAGCGTGATTCGCTTTCAGCCACGGCAGCAGGACGCACCGATCGCCAGTCGCTGCTTTAAATGCTTTTGATTTATATCTCCATTCGGGCGATCGGATATAACGAGTGTATTGCGATGAAAATGTTTTACGCATGACAGTAGATAAGCTGAAAATATAATTAGTTCTATAATAACAGTTACAGCAATCTATAACCACTTTACTTTAATAGAATTAAATCGTATAATAAAAAAGTAGTCATTCAGAGATCGATCATGGTATTCGACATACATAGACCAGACGTTAATGGTGCCCCCCCGAAGATGCAAAGCCTGGTTGCTTTATTTAGTAACCCGGATCTTGAAAAGATCCCTTATTACAGAGTGCGGACTGATGACAATATACTATCAAGCATTATAATTTTCGGATCTTTTGATCCCGCAGAAAGCTGGGTCAATAAGATCTACGAAAATTCAAGGTACTTCAGATTTACTGTGTATTCTGAAAAAGGAAAACGCTATTACACTGAAGGAGAATCCGTAAGAATTGAGTTATTGACATTTGGTCACAAACTCAAAACGTTTGAAGGATTCAAGAAGTTTCGGAAGTACACAGGTGCGCCTGAGCAGTGCGCTGATAAGCTCAAAAAATGGCTGATAGCGACCGCTGAACTGGTGAACTCCTAATAAAAAGAGCGCAATATATTCGATATACATTGCGCTCTTTTTCATTGTTGATTGCATTTACATTACTTAAACAAAAAGATATACTAATAAGTAGTAGTTTATTTCAATTACCATGACATCAAACAATCAACCTGCTAAAAATAACCCAGCTTGTATGAGCGTATTGGTTCCTCTTTTTGAGAACCCATTACCAAATAAAATCCCCTACTGGGAAGTAAGCGCAAGCGATACCCCGATCGCCCACTTATCTGTTGCTGGCTCGCTCGATCCAGAAGAATCATGGTCGCATGGAGTGTTGTTTCACTCTTTGTACTTCATGTTTCATATCAGCCCGACCATTGGGGTCAACAAGTTGGCGTGGGAACCTAGAGAAAAAATCCGAATAAATATTAGAGCGCGTGATAGCGTGTTACGGATCGCAAACTTCTCGGATTACACCAGGACACCTAAGCAATGTGCTACACGAATGCGAAAATGGTTGAAAACCATCGTGACATATCTCGCAAAATAAATGCTAACAAAAGCCCCATGTACAGAATTCTGTACATGGGGCTTTTGTTTTTTGTGCTCGCACCATGTAGTTAATATTATTGGTGATGTTTACAGGAATCTACAATATGTTAATATTATAAACGTAGTCAATGTGAGTATCCATGCCCGACAATGAAAAATACTTCTAGAAACCAAAAAATTTCAGAGTTAAGCTGGCTAAGTATCATAAACAGAAATTCTTCTATAATGGTTGACATCAATGTAAGCCGGATAACCTTGATTGGTGGTTTGATCTACGATACAGTTCCTGGCATCGCAGAAACAGCGGGTCAAGCCTCGAAGTCATTTACAAAAGTTCGCCCAATACTACCATTCACACGACGAAGCAGCGCTTGGACATCTGAACAATACAATCGAGTAGTTAAATCGACTGATACCGAAATGTTTTTAGAGATGCTTCAAATTGCTGACAGCAGTATCAAAGAAGTTGATATCGATATTAATTCGGAAGTGAGCATCTATAGAGCGAAGGGTTCCGAAAGGTTGGTCACGGCAGATCACGTTTTGCAAACACTGGCACAAGCAGCCTTCAGTTTGATCAATCACAAATTCTTGGCGATCGAACAAATCGAGAACGGTCTTTACATCAGTAGTTACAAAGATTTGTGGGTTCATTTGTTTGAGATGTCTGCTCTTTTCGAGGCTCAAATAATTGCTACAACCCACAGCACCAAGATGATCAAAGCTTTTGCTGAGGTGTCAGGTTCATTGGGGAAGGATGAATACTATAGTTCCAGTTCTTATGTAGAACTCGCCCGCAAAGAAAAAAGTAACGAACTTGTGACGGTCAGTCGCGATGCGGATACAGTGCTGTATGCGCTAGAACATTCTAAAGACGTACAAGGAGGGTGTAGTATTGGAAGCTAGTGAACCGTCAAGGGACGCGGCGTGGCATGAAGCTCGGAGCATTGCCTGTGTCAATATTGCCCGAATCCTTGCAAAACTGAATGTCGGTCGTCCGGGTAAACTTAGTATTCTCGAACGTAACTTGGCAGAAGCAAGGGAGCTGCTAGAGGAATCGAAAGGGTCGATCGCCCAGAAAGATATAAGTCAACCCAAACAGCAACCCGTCGAAAAAGAGGAGACTCCAGAAATCGACTGGTAATGTTAAGATTCCAAAATACCCAATTCTCAGACAACCGATCACTGTATTTGATCGGTTTTTTGTTGGATTCCAAATCCTAAAACCAACCTTAATTTTTTAAAAATATGCCTGTAACCGCTCCGCTGCTACCGCCATTTGAAGCAACTGTTACCAAGATTTCTGATGGAGACACGATAAAAGTTATGATTCCAGGGTCTTTAGAAGAAGTGACGATCCGGTTTGCTTGTGTCGATACCCCAGAAAGGGGACAGCTTGGCGGAAGTGCCGCAACAGCCCATTTGAAATCTGTTTTACCTCCTGGCTCGGTCGTTCAAATTGTACCGACAAGCGTGAAAGACCGATACGATCGCCAGCCAGGATTTGTAATTTTCGACAAACTAAACGTAAACGTTGCCCAAGTCGCTACCGGACACGCTTGGGTTTACATCGAATACCTGGGAACTTGTCCACAGTACGTCAATGTCTTGAACGAAGCGCAAGAAGCAGCGCGGCTGAATGAACTAGGTCTGTGGCAGGGGAAAGTTAAACCATGCCCTCCCTGGGAATGGCGCGTAAATAGATGTATGCCACCAATGCCATTGCCGGATTGCAAACCCGTTTCTACTCCTTAAGCATGAGCGGGATGCTATTTCGATTTGTTAGCTTTACCCAAAGCGTAGAGGTGATGTTATGGGAAAAATGGCATGGCTGTACGGGAGATCACCCAAATTCAGAATTCTCCATTTAAATGTCGATGGTAGTGGCTGGCGACCGTACACCCATTTTCCACAATATTCTGTACGCGATTACGAGATAAAAAGTGGTTCCAAAGGCTGGGCAACTTACCAAAAACTACGACACGCCGGATGGGAACTTATCGAAACTGCGATTGCTGAAAGCACACGATTGCCTGTATTGGCAATGATTGGTGGCGACGGACATAGAATGGGTGGATGAAAAAGGAAAGTCGCACAACATGGTTTTGTTTACCGCCCTTACTTATCCGATCAAAACAATGATCGTACGCGGGCGATCGGTCAACCTCAGTTAAAATAAAATGGCATTCCTAAAACTAACAATTCCAAAGCAACAGAACGAAGAAACTCCGACCGACACATTAGAAGTAGAAGATGAGGCGATCGTTATCACATCGATCGCCAGCTTCTACAAAGTAGGCTTAATTAGCTACTGGGTGCTAAGTCCGCAGGGCTTGACGTTTACAAAGAGCGGCAGTAATTTTTCTAGCCTCAAACTCAGGAAAGACAACGCAAACCCAGACGATTTGACGCTGGAAGTAAGGTACGCAACCAGCGACGCTAAAGAGGTTAGCGGAAACATAACCGTAGCTAAGATGCAATTTGTATCGGAACTACCACATGATGTCCATATTAAATTAAACCAATAAAATAGCGGGTGATCGATTAATCGATCACCCGCTATTTTATTTATTTGATTTTGAATCGCATTACAAGCTTAGGGATTCCAAGAAGTTCTACCCCAGTATTGACAATTGATTCGTTGTACGTTTCGCGCATTCTTTCTACAACCGCTTTTCTAGCAAGTTCTAAGTAGTCGTGGGTTGAATAAGATCCGAAACCTTGTAGTGGTAATTTCGCAGAAGCATGGTGACAGGGTTCCCAGTAGTCACCAACAACAATCAGCTCATTTTCATTAGCAGCAAAAGTACACCCGGAGCATTTATAGATACCGTTGTGTTCCGTTACGTGGATAGTTGGTGGCATATGATTGAATATTTAAACTACATCTATATAGTATGATATTTTTTATTGTCTGTAAAGCTGTTTTGCAAAGGCGAGTAGTCAGTGTAAATCACCCGCCCCTTTGTTTATATTGATTTTCTACGAAGGTTTTCGATCGTCAACCAATCAGAATTCATCAGTAATCGCATAAAATCTTTAGTTTCACCTGTAGGTGCGTCCCAATGATTAGCCATCACTGAAGCAACTAAATTAGAATCTAATGTATGATCGTAGTCAAGCAAGCTATGCGCATCTGCACCTGCAGCTACAGAGCCCATCATCGTCCACAAACTTGTATATTTTTCCATCGATCCAACCACGTCGTTTCTCAAAGAACATCTTGCGTACTATTGTGCAACACTCCCGCGCTTATTTAAGCTTGTAATACACTTGCAAAATCCAATAATTGCGTCAGTGAGAAATTACATAGCCGCCCTTTTATTAGCGCAGACAACTGATCTCGCTCAATATTCAGGATTTTACAAGTTTGCCCCAAGTACCTCCACCGTTATCGGGAACACCCTCAAACACTTGATATAACTCAAGCATGGGAATTCCCATATTTGATCCTAGGTGGTTTAAGCTCTCTTGAGTACGCTTATTCCGAAGCCAGTCGGCAACATTTTTCTGCGGCTCTCCTGGGTTTATGCTGGATACGGTATCAGACACAACTGTTCGCGATTCTGTGATGCCCTTGGAGTAAGGATATGCGGTTTGTTTATCACCACAAACTCAGGAGAGCCTTTTCTGCTTACCAGTCGCTTGCTTATGTGCAGTCGCCATCGCCGTCGCATTGATATAGAACAGTTCATTTGAGTCGCTGAACGTTTTTGGTTTGTAGCTGTGTCGATGCGCTAAAGTCCAGCACCGATCGCCCGCAAGATTATCTGTTTCGCGCTCAGATGTTCCGTCAAAAAATAGCGGTGTACTCGATTTTTGAAGACAAGCTCTGGACGGGTAAGTGCCACCTTGGGAGCCACAAAATAATCTCATGTTAGGTTCCAGTTATTGGGTTTTAGATATCAGTCATCAGTCATCAGTCATCAGTCATCAGTCATCAGTCATCAGTCATCAGTCATCAGTCATCAGTCATCAGTCACCAACCAATGTCGCCAAAGACTTGCTCCCCTTGAGAAGGGATTGATTCTTGGGCGATCGCCCGCTCAACCTTTGCTTTAGTTCGCTCAATTTTTTCCCCGCGACACATAGCTGAGAGCATGGCAAGATTGGCGCGACATTCTTCTTCCGACATTTCCAATGCGGGCGTCGTACGAGATTCTGTCACGACCAGAGCGGGAGATCGCCCTTGGGCTTCTTCACTGGCTTCTTCGCTGGTGATCACCAATAGTTCTGACTGACAAGACTGAATTTGCGGTGTTTGATACTGGTGTAACTCTTGCAAAGCAGAAATGGCGTCCGCTGAAGTTGCTTTGCGCTTAGGTGTTAACCAAGGATCGAGCGCTGGATATTGCACTCCAACTTTTGCCAATCTCTGACACTCATCGCGTAAGAACACTACGCGGTCTTTAATTGCTTGCCAAAGTATTTCCATCTGTCTGGGGCTTTCCAATAGTCGCCCAACTTGTATCGCAGCTTCTGCCGGCGTAGTACCCGGTTTTGACAAGTACCGCTCTTTAAGACACTGGAGCACTGCTTCACAAGGTACTCCCGGTTCTGCTTCCCACTCCCGACGATCGCCCGTCCCAATCGGCACCCCAGCTTTGAACTCTTCCCAGTAAGGGCTAGGCACGCCGTCGCGTGTCATGTTGCGGGCGATCGTGTACGCCCAACCTGACGGGTTTTTTTTGCCTGATTTTTCACCGTAAGCCTTGAGCTGTTCTTGGAAATCCTTGAGCTCGTTTTCATCAAAAGCAGACCCTACCTTAGTATAAGCGACCTCTGCTTTTATATAAGCGACCTCTGCTTTTATATAAGCGACCTCTGCTTTTATATAAGCGGACTCTACTTCTGGACTAGCGAACTCGACCGTCGCGGAAAATTGATCCAATTTTTCAATCTCGGGGTTTACCCAAAAATCTTCTTCTTGATTAATAGGTGTGCAAATAACCTCATGTTGCACTGGTTCCTGTAATTCGAGTTCAGTCTTTAAACCGAACCCTTCCTTTTGATTTTCTTCTTGAGAATTTATTTCTTTGTCAAAACCGCCTTCTCTCTCAAGATTTTGAAGAGGTAGATCTGAAAAGGTATCTTGATATGATTTGTCGCCAGTTGCAAAATCGATATGAGCGTTTCCGTCAGATCGATTTGTCTGTTTTGAACAAATCGATAGCGGCGCACCTTCCAGCAGCTCAGTCAGCTTGTCATGGTTGACGCTGTAATACTTACACTGATCCCAAGAATGTGCTCGAAGCTTGCGAGTCACTACCAGCCCAATTGCCTCAAGTCGTGAAAATATGCGTCGCAGTCTCCCAGGCGTAGCCCAGATAAAGTTGCTGAGCCAGTCTATTTGCTTACCGTGAGACTTACTCAACTTTCTGGGATTGGTGCAGGCGATCGGGTTACGGATCATCTTTAATCCATCGTGGGCGATCGTCCCGCCCATCTGCGGATTCTCGACGCACCACTGAAGCTTGTTGAAGATTACTGCTTCTTCTAGACCGATGACGGCGGCTAGCTCTGGGGAAAAATATCCTAATTCGTGGGTCATGACATCCTCCATGAGTTTCTCTGAAACTCGCTGATGCCTGCCGGATGGAAACTAATTAAGCGTGTAATACGAACAACTATTTTTTAGTGAGTTGACGCTTTTACAATTATTCGCTATAATGAAGCGAATATGGTAAATCAATTTTCGTTGAGTTTCTTTGTTTCGCTATTCCGGCAGGCTTAGCGATTTTTTTTTGTCTGCGTGATCTGATACTTGGCAGAGTATACAGACTGACGATCCTATTGTACGCGATTTTGGCTCAGGCGCAAGGGCTTTCTGAGGAGTTCTATACCACGGTTTCAATAAAAAGGGCGCACATCTAATATATAGATGTGCGCCCTTCGTCGTTAGTCAGGGAATACCGACAGTTCGCCAGCGGCGACTAATCGCAGTGCATCCATAACTTCTTCATTTGGCGAAAAGAAGAATTTTGCCAATGTTGGACACATTCGAGACGCTTTCGGGCCTGGAAAGATCAAATCTGGGCATATCCAGCTAGTAAGGCTACGCGAGAAGCGGTAAGAACTTTTGTCCCAACTCGCTTGATCTAGCGAACCTTCACCTCGATCAAATATGTCAAGTAGCTTTTTCGCCAAGGAGACTTCACTGCTTTTGTCGGCAAGACCGATCACCCCTGCTAGGATAGCGCCAGTCAAATCAGCCCCACTTAAATCTACAAGATGCAAATTAGCATTGGTCAAATTAGCACTTCGCAAATTAGCAGCTAGTAAATTACAACTGCATAAATTTGCATTTGTCAGATTTACCTCTACAAGGCGTGTGTATTGTAAATTAGCGTCCATCAAGCTACTGTTTTCCAAATTTGCTCTAAACAGGATCGTGTAGAGTAGGTTTGCTTCTTTTAAGTTGGCTCCCGACAAATTCGCGTGACGTAACGTGGAGTGGGTTAAGTTTGCTTTGCACAAATTAGCGTTACTTAAATCTGCACGATCTAGCTGTTTTTCAGAAAGATTTGCCGCTTCTAACTCTTTGGTTGTGATTATCATTTAATTTTGTTGAATGACTACATCAATATATTACAATTTATTACGTACTAAGTAAAGTGATTTCTGTGATTAAGGTATGATCGATTTTGGTTCAGGCGCAAGGGATTTCCAGGTGGTCTTGCACCTGAGTTATATAAAAGAGCGGGGGATCGATAAATTATCGATCGCCCCCTTTTTATTCGTAATCTTGGCTCAAGCGCAAGTGATATATCTTTGCGATTAACTGAATTTAGCTTTTGCGGCTTGTACCGAGTCTTTAGCTTGTAAAAGTTCGATTAGACACCTTTTGAATTCGCCGCGCTGGACTTGAAATTCAATTTTTTCTGCAATATTTAACTCTTCGGTAACATTTCGTAAATCTCTAGTGAGTTGACCGCTAGTATTTTTGTTACTCCGAATTCGTAACCAAATGCTTGTTTCTTCCTCAGCCGCTAACAGGGGAGGATGCAGATTAGCTAGCCTTTGCGTATCGATAACTGTGAGATTCTCACCGATTTTGTTGCACTCCTGTTGTACTGTACCAGGTAAGCTTTCGACTTGCTGGTATAGCGCCATAATAAAAGCTTGAAAGATTTCGTCTTGTGTATCTTGCATCATAGTTTTTGGGAATTTTGACAGTAGGTGTGTGTGAATTTAGGCTCATTGTACAAGGTTTTGGCTCAGGTGCAAGGTATTTTCAGATGGTCTTGTACCTGAGCCACAAAAAGAGCGGGCGATCGATAATTTCGATCGCCCGCTCTTTTTTATTGAGTGATTTTACGCAGGTAATTTCATCGCCTGCATAAGCGTTTTACATTTTCTAGGGTGTACGGAATTTTACCGTTCCAGTTTCCACCCAGGGGGCGTCCCATTCTGTGACCAGCTTTGATAATCGCACCGCTACAGCTTCAATGTCTTGCGGCGAGCGCATAGGAATGCGTTTATGTAACGTGCTGGACGCTCGATAACGATCTTTTGGTCCAGCCTCGATAATTTCGTCTAGTGACATTTCAATCACAAAATTGATATTTATCGAGCAATCACCAGTCGGCACATGAGGTGGTTCCATATCTAACTGTTGTAAGATAGATATCAATGTGAATATGCCAGAAATCTTGCTATTAACGTTGAATGTGTTGAAGATAAGTTTGAATGACATAACGTTGCATTTTTTGTGTATAATTTAGTCTGCCATAATAATAAGTAGATAAATGTTGTTTTATTTTAAATTAACTTATTGAAAGTAGCTACAGCGCAAATACATTTGCCGACAGTAGCCAAATATATTGACGCATACATAATTTCTTGGTAAGATTAAATAGTAGTGATCCAATCAATAAAAGTCATGACAAATCTTACAGCAACAATTTCAGAAACAAAACTGATTGACGTAAAAGGGCGACTTTCTAAGGACAGCGATAAATTCGTCGCCAAATGTGTCCTCATTGATTTGCGTACTGGAGAACACGTAATTACGATAGAGTTCCATAAGTGGCGAAACTATCGATGTGATGTTTTTATCCAACACAAAGCTACGGGACTGCACTTAGTGAGCACTATTAGAGATAGCTCTAAGGCTTATGCCTTGGTTGCGGTCTTAAGAAAAGTAGGGATTACGTTTGAGCCACGGATTTGGGATATCTGTCCTGATGTTCACAATTCAACACCGACTGACTTGGTGATGAATGCGATCGCCAATACCCTGGCAATACCCCCAGAAAGTAGAACAACCGTTTTGGCGGAAGCCGAAAACATCAATGCCCGTTAATCTCTAATTCTAAATAGAATACAGAAAGCCCACGTATTTTAAAAGCTTAAAATACGTGGGCTTTTAGTTTTGTCGATCACCTCTTTGTTAGACACTCATAGTTTGCTAAAATAAGACCGATCACCCACCAATCGTAAAGGAGCTTTCTATGTCAGTAGATGCAGGTACAGTACCAGAACTCGCACACCATCGACTCGATACGTCGGGAACACTGATGACCGTCGAGGCGGGTTCAAGCTATGACGAGCTACGAGAGAAGCTCATATCTGGTGAGGTGAAACTCAATTTTAGTTATCTGCCACCACGACCGATCGAACTAAAGAATCTCAATATCGGTCCAGCAGCGCGCCCGTTAGTCGATCCGAACAAGACACCAGAGCGTATAATTTATTTGTGAATCAGTTTTAACAAAAAAAGGGGGTGATCGGATTAAACTCCGATCACCCCCTTTTTTTTATCATTGACGATTTATACGTTTGTTGTTATACTAAATCATGTAGTTGATTTAGTTTGGTGATTTCATGTGTAATGAGATAGAAAGGACAACATTAGTCACACTCACGAACTTCCGCTTTCGACCAGTTGATGTTAGATGGGTGGAATTAGAGGTTCAAGCACCATTTTCTAAGAAACGGCAAACAAAATTACAATTACGTGATGGTAAGCTGTTTGTGTGTGAAAGTGATGCCCCAGGTTATAGTGAAGACGTAGCCACTATAAGATTTACGACCGATCCAGATAATTGGATTCGTGGCGAACGTAACCTGAAGGTCGCTGAAGAAGAAGTGTAATTTCTGGTATAAAAAGAGTGGGTGATCGAAGTTAATCGATCGCCCGCTCTTTTTTTAGCATCCGTGAGTAGGTATTATTCCTTTCCTGTGTTGCCTAATTTAGTTTTGACTAACGATTGAACTCTTTGTGTTATCGTCGCTCGAATTGTATTCGCGATAGATGCCGTCTCTAATAGGGTTTTCCCATCCGTGCTTAACCCTACTTTTATCTTATGTTTTAATTCGCCATATTCACGTTCTAATTCGCAAAGCTTTGCTAAGAGCTTCACAAAAGTGGTTTTCTTGTCTTTCAGTAAATCTTTTGCTTCTTCAATGTAGCTCATTGCATTACTTGTGTGAGATTAAAGCTCAACACCTAATAAATATAGTATCAAAAAAGAGTGGGCGATCGACTGACTTCGATCGCCCACTCTTTTTTATTTCTCTGATTCCCGCCCGAGGAACTTGACTTCGTAGTCGTAGATTATTGAGCGCCAACCTTCAATTTCGTATTCAATTGCCCACGATATGCCGTCGATTATTTGCCAATAGCCCAAGTAATGCCCAGGAATGTTTATTTCTTTTTCAACCTCTTCTACAGCCTGTTTAGTGTACGGATAAATTGCAAACGTTTTTTCCCAGGCTGTTTGTGGATTGTTGCGTAGGTCTTTTGCGCTTTCACAAAGTGGAATATCATTAACCGCTTTATTCTCAAAAATATTAGCGGAGTAAAGCTTCTCTGCCAAAAGTGCTTGTTCGTAAAGCCTAAGAGCGCCCGCATGAACGTGTGGTACTGACTGTGTATCTTTTTGCAATCGCATATCCAGTGACTCTAATTTTTAATAGATTTTACCATAAATACATATTCGTGTATAATGGTATTGTCCTAATATGGCTGTTGATGGTTGTGATATATTTTATAGACACGGAATTCATTGAGCCAGTTGAACCAGGCGAAATTGATTTGATCTCGATCGCCCTCGTTGACAAAAATGGACGTGAGTATTATGCAATCAGTAACGAGTTCGATCCAAGCAAAGCTAACGAATTTGTGAAGGAGAATGTGTTACCAAAACTTGACGATTCAAGCACTTGGAAGTCGCGGGCAGTCATCAAGCAGGAACTGTTGGATTTCGTGGTTGGAGATGGCGAGGGGATCGAATTTTGGGGTGAATATTCAGCTTATGACTGGGTGGTTTTCTGTCGGATATTCGGAAGTATGGTTGACCTGCCACCTGGGTATCCTTATTACTGCAATGACTTAATTCAGTGGATGAAACAGTTGGGATTGGGGCAAATTCCAGTTCCGATAGAGTCGACAGAGGTGCACAACGCTTTATTCGATGCTCGCTGGAATAAGAAAGCTTATGCTTTTCTCGAACAGAAACAGTCCGAAATTCTTCGAGGTTCCGGACTTTGATGACGTTTCTACCTCAAGACACGGAACTGGGGACGATCGCCTTGATCGAGATTTACATTTATTACGATCGCCCGTGTTTCTTCTCGTGTCTCAACGCGGAGGGGAAATATTTCCTAGCACTTTGGATTGACGAGACTTTGAAATCCGATCGCTGGCTGTATGCGCCTGTCGCTAAAGCTGTGTTAAATAACATTCAAGCGCCTGACTTTAATTTTAGAAGCGCGTTTCAGGATGCTGCGGGCGATCGTGTTTTTGATGTTGAAGTTTTCAATGATGGGCGATCGTCTAATGTAACCATACTAAACTGTTCTGAATTGTTAGATGAATTATTACCGATTTAATTGTCTCCGTAGAACAGGTGTGTTATGATTTGTTCATCCAATCAAAATGTAGTAGGTTGATTATGCTTTATGGTGCGCTTATAGGGTGGGACGCAGAGGTTCCCTTTATACATTACTCTGCTCAAGATGCAACAACGGAAAGAGTTGTTTTCGGACAGCATGACGATCAGTTGAAATATACCTATGATGATCGATTAATGCAGTGGAATTATAAAAAATGGAAATCTAGTAGAGAGTCTGTAGAACTACCTGCGGGAACCCCACGGTATTGGCAAGAGGTTTTACGAAAATTCTGGGACGATCCTGAATTGGAATTAGGTTGTATTATTACAGCCGTCAATCAAAGTAATGGGTTTCAATATCTAATCTTTGGTTGCAAAATCTCTGAAAAACCAACGCAAGCAGTCAGTAACCCATAAAAATATGAGGTGATCTCAATACTGAGATCACCTCATATTTTTATGGGTTATTCTAGGCAATCGTCGCCTGTAGGGATTTCATCGTCACAGCTAAAGCCGTTAAAATTCAATAGCTCGTTTCCGTTAAAGGTGACGCTTGTGACTTCAAGCGTGTCGTTTAGTGACGTTAGATCGCGCAGGTATTGAATCGCACGACCGTAAACGTCGGCATCTGTCCAAAACGCTTTAACGTGATCGCGTCCTTCGCGACCTGCGTTCTGGATGACACCGAACGGTTTCCCTTCAAACCAAACACTCGCGAGCTGCCAGTATCGACGGTGATCGAAATTAATCCTCCTGACGATTCTTGTTTCTATTTTTGTGTTTTCAAGATCGCAATCAAAATATTCCCCAATGTGTTGGAGAAAATTGTACAAATGGAGATTTGTTGATTCCGGATTTAGTGTGTAAAGCTGCTGAATGGTAATACGCATTTGGTTTTATTGTGAACATCATAGATATTATACAATTGTATTTACTGTATACCAATATATTTATTGCTACAAGCAAGATAAGATTGTATAATAATTGTACTTTATAAAGTAAAACGAATGATTACTGCAACAAGTAACGAATGGGGTACGGTTAAAGTGAATGGTCTATGCAACAAAGGTGAGCAATTTGGTGATCCTTGGTTAATAGTCATTGGCAATGGTGGGTACACGAGTCTTTGTTTAGTCGTTATTGCTAACGATGCTGATGAAGCGATGGACATCTATGCGGATTCTAACTACGTTCATTTGACACAAATGGCAACACCACCACCTCCAGAAGAAGAAGACTGGTATAGCCAGTTAGGTAACTCTGGGGAATGGCACGATTTGTCCTATACGACTAGAAATAGTTGTGTTCGTTGCACTGTAAATTATTTTGCGAAGGCCGACAGTTTGAGTTCGTAGATCAATCAACAAAAAGCCCGACAGACGAAAATCTGTCGGGCTTTTTCATTGGTTGATTACGTTTGCAATCGGTCTAACTCACCGTTTAGCACGGTACCGACAATTTCAGAGCCTTTAAATAGTTCATACTCACCATTTAGCTCTGGTTTGTAATCCTTGATGTAAGCATCTGGGTATCCGTGGACTTTGTAAGTACGCCGTATTGTTTTCCTTAGTGCGTCATGATCGCCGCGAAGCGGTATCGTTGGTGACTGCGCGTACCCGATTTGAACTTGTGGCGGTGGCGCGAGCCATACCGTGCATTTGGTTGCCAGTATGAACTCCCAACGTTTTCTAGCAGGCAGTTTAATTCGCAAGAGTAGCGGATTCCGCCATTGATTTTTAGGTTCCTTGAAAAACGAATCTTCGTAGCGGTCAGTTACGATCGCCCCGGTCTGAGAAATTGCTCGTTCTAACAATTTCAATCGTCGTTTCGACTGATTTCTTAACTCTGCGTCCCAGTATTCGTAGATAATTTCTGTGTCCATTTTTTGATTGCTAAATTTGTTTGTCCGCCAGCTTCTTCGTGGTAAATGTCTAGTAAATCAAGTCTTTCCGTAGCATAGAGTTCGTTTAGCTTTGGGTTTTGCTCGACGGTTGCCGCTAGTGCGAGTATTTGTTGCGTTAGTGTATCCTCTAATTCTTCAATGTCTATGTCTATATCACCACAATTGATTTTACCCAAAGTTATTGCGATAGCTTGCAGGTGAAGGATTATTGTTGCTTTCATGATAATGATCATCGATTATATTACCAACCAGTATACAATATAAAGTACACTGTTGTAATAGAATAAGGAGTTTATATGGCTAGTTATTCGGACGCTGAATACGATGAATGGTATGACAAACTAATGGGTGCAAGAAACACTGACGTTTTGGTATCTTTAGATCGCGATTTACGAAAAATCACGATTTATTTAGCTTGTGCAGACTACAAGCGAGATTGTTTGTTGGATGCGATAAGTGATTTTGATAGCGCTAGTCTGGTGGGATTGCATTTTGAGAGAGAAACTGGCAGCCCAGATACTTACGTCATTGAAGTTAACGGAGCGTGGAATATTGATAAAATTTGCTTGCAGTTGATAGAAAGAATCAAACTGGAGGGTGTCGGTATTGATGTGCAGGTTCAGGATACTTCACTGTCCTAGCGCTAATACCCGTATTCTTCCAGCCAGCGATACAGATTGTCTAAATCTTTGTCGCTGGGTACCCCACGCTGAGCCAGAAAACGAGTGGAGTTAGTAACGGTTTAACTTCAGAAAAGGCGGCACCTTGGATTTTGCCAAATAATCAAGGGTATCCAAACGATGACGATCGATACGCCTAGCGAAAGGCAACTGGCTAGCAAGCAATCAGATGCAAATGAATTAATTGTCATTTCGGCAACTCCATTTCTGTCCATTCTGCAATTCTACGCTCGAAGCAACTGATTTCTTGAATAAAAAGAGGGTGATCGGTTAATTCCGATCGCCCTCTTTTTATTCAACTGCCACCAGGGAACTTTCTCGTTCGCGATGTCTCCTGATTATTTTTGCGAACAATTTTTCAGCGGTGGTAATTGCTGAAAGTTTGAGCAAATTACGGGCAACGTATCTATCTTGTTCGGACAACTTGTACCGACGGTCGATCGCCGCCAGTTCAGCTATCCGGGCTTCGTAGTTCGTGCAGTTATGGCGCAAGTGAGCTTTCACCATTTCTTCGGTTACTTTTTCTACTGGGATTTTCCAGTATACCGCTGTCGATTGCACGAAATCCGCGAGTTCGGGTGTGCGACGCACCGTAGGATAAATGCGTACTTTTGATGCCCATTCAACTGCCAGCGTCGTTTTTTCTCGCCAGGTTTTGCCCATAGCTACGCCACCAATCCCTTCCTTTTTGGTGTTTTCCTCCGCTGCCCCTTCCCTTGTCGGGTATGCGTTGCTGGAACTTTTACAGGTTGCTCTGCTGTGACTTTACCCGATTCGTCTTTTACAGCAACACTGGCAATTAAGCGCAGTACGCGAGAAACTTCTGCGGGCGATCGGTAGTCGAGCACTTGATATTTATTCGGTTTCGGTTTCATTGTGTTTCCTCCATTCTTCGTATTGAACCTTGATTTTCTCGGAATACTTGGCAAACAAACGTGAATCTCGCTGTGTCCATTCAAATTCATTTCCGGTAATAAGCCCCTTTAGTAAATAAGAAGGGTACTTGCCAAGTTCTGGAATCGTACAGTTTGTGCGCCCTTGATAAAGGTGGGGATGTGCAATACCGTTTTCGTCAACATAATCGCGATCGATGCGACGGATTACTTTTCCAATTATTTCACCAGAGGTGCTATGGCGCACAATATCTCCTGGTTGGTACAGATACTGAGGGTCTGGTTCTGGTAGGGGCATATCGGCTTGACATCCCCACATCTTGCATTCTCGTGTACCACACGTTCGTTTGCAGTCTTTCATGTTTGTGGTTCCGACAATGGTATCAAGCACTTGTCGGAATCGCAAGCTGCTGGTCCTTCGACTTCCTCTGGCGAAGTGTACCTAGAAAGTGCTTTGTAGAAATCGTCGCAGGTGCGTCGAGCTTCTACTTCTTGGCAGAGACAGTCATAAGTTTCTCGGGTGATCGGTTGAAAAGGCATTCGGGGGAACGTTTCATATTCATCGAAGCGGGCGAGGATCGCTGCTGATACGTAACCTTCGTCATTTTGGATTGCATCAAAAATAGCTTTCGCTAAATCGGCAACTTCATGTTCTCGCACCTCAATTGTCGCTGAAGTGTTGTGGGTGGTGTAGTTTTTCTGCACATTCAGGTAGTAGTCAAGTTGGGCGGTTGCTGAAAATTGACTAATATCGATTTTTTCTACACCAGGTAAGTTGGCCCAGCTCACGGCAGTCGGAATTTCAATCAACCATTCAGTGCAGCGCTCATCAAACGGATCGTCGAGCAATTGTCCGTTTTCGTCTTTGTCGGATTGTGCCGGTACGACCGTATATCCGTACTCGATCGCAGCAAGGGCGATCGGATTGTTTTTGCCGATCGTAATCCTGCGAATAAACCACTGTGCTTTTGGCGGATGCCAACCTGGAGACGCACCTGTCAGCAAAGCTTTGCTGCCCGAGGGCTGGATCGTATTACATCGATTCGGACACTTCAACCCATGTTGATCGCAATAATCTCGCACCGTAGTTTCGACTGTTTTTCGCCAGCGCACTAAGTAAGCCGTTTCGATATCTCGATACAGCGTCCCAAAATTCCAACCAGATTCGTCAACGAGTTCATAATTGTCAACATAAATGTCGAGTAATTGGGAGATTTTTTGAACATTTTGCTCAACTATTGGTTGTGGATAAAAGTCTGGGCGACCATCAGCAAACCATTGCAACCATTTAGCTCCTAGTGCATTGACACAGAAATCAAACCAGCCAGTAAAGGAAACTCCGACAATCGGATCGAGATCGCGACTGTACTGATATAGTGGCTCTGCAAATTGGTGTTGAAGCAAAGTCGAAACGAGTAAGCCGCCAGCGTAAAAAGCAGTATCCTGTTCTTCTAAATTGAATGGATCAAGTTGGTTAAGGTGTACCTCAGAGAGATTACATAAAAAATTTGAGCCGATAATTTCCAATTTGTTATCCCAAGGGCTTTTTATCCTTTGGTTCTACAGATTTAAGTTTTCTGTAGGTCGGCGTACTTTTTGTATGTATATTCTTGTTACATACCTCCGCACTCTTGCCAATTTTATATTCTCTTTCGAGGTTCAATTGGTACGCTCTACGGTGTCATGAGTTTTTTGGCTCTCGTGATTACCTCGGAATTGGCGTTTCAGCTTTCTCCGATTTTGCGAAGTTTTTAACGTGAGGCAAAATTATCTACCACACGGATTTAGACCTAATCGCGATAAGCGATGATCTAACTCTTTAACAGGCATTGACGGATAACCATCTTGCATCCATTTTCGAGATTCACCGCGATCGTAGGCTTCTAAGAATGAGGTTCTAAGGAGTTCGTTTGTAAGTAAATCTACATTGCATCTCGCAACCGCTTCGCCACCCCATTGGATCGCTCCTTCACCAGAGCGATATTGTTTAGCAACAGATTCTTTGCATTCTTCAAGTGTGGGTTTATGATGAAATACAAGCGAGTGATTAGCCATTCTTAAAGCATCACGCTTTGGATCAATACGCCAATTTCCTTCCGTATCTTGCCCCCAAAGATTGTCCTTAGCGGATGCTCCGATTTTGTCGTTATGATTGAACTGTCGAATTCCTGCTGTTCGCCTAACGTTTCCGGCAACAATTACAATTGCCGCTTCATCAATTAACAAACTGCACTCAACTGAATTCAATCTGCGCCCGATTGCCCCATTTAATATTAAAGCGCACTTATCAAACAATTCGGGTAGTTTGATAGGGTTGGAAATGCCTCCGAACCCCTTAAGCTTTTCGCCAGCAGGACGTACAGAGCCTAGTCCAATATGGACTTTGATTGGTTCGTTAGCCAGATAACTACAATCGAACGCTAGATTGATCAACGCTTGATATGCGTCCACCCAACCTTTGCGGCTATCTCCAACCCAAATCACAGATGTTATTGAGTTGTTGATCTGTTTAGTTTCATTTTTTCGTTGGTGTGGTGCGTACTCACCAATTTCAGAGAAGATTTCAATCTTCAGTTGATTGCGGACTATCGGCAGGCGATCGATACAATCTTCAGTTAGGACTGCGCCAGTGCCGCAACCTTGCATTCCTAAATCCATCAACAAACCAAAAACTTCCAAGGATGTCAGCTTTAAACTGGTGCAGTTGTAAGCTCCTGGGAAGTTTTCTGGTTGTTCTATCCATTCTCGGCCGCCTACCCAAAGCCAGCGACCGGACGATAGACATTTGAAATTATACTGTTGCTCGTACAATAGGTCGTACTCCTCTTCACTTAACTTTCCTAGCTTTGAAATACCATCAATTGTCCGATCGCACACTTCTTTCCAGGTTTCTCGGACACCGTTGTTGTTGTGTGAGTAGGAACGAAAAAATACAAATGGGGCTGATGGTGCATTTTCTGGGAACATTGGCATAATTGTTATTTCCTTGTGTTTCAATCCTAGAATGGTAGCTCTAGTTGTACGTGATTGGATTTGAACCGTCGTTTGCGAGGTGATCCGGGTTGAATGTTTTCCCAGCGTTTCCCACTTATAATTTTAGACACGTTAGAACCCGATATCTCGAATTTGTCGGCAATTTCTTTGTGTGTGTATTTACCACTTTGCCCAAGCTTTCTAATTTGCAAGATTTGCTTTTTGTTTAGCTTGGTATTACCAGATCCGATCTTTTTTTTGTGGGTTCCGTGTCTAATTTTATCAGCGGTGTTTTCAGCTTTTGTCCCCCATTTCAAATTGGTAAGACAATTGTTTAATCGATCGCCATCTCGATGACAACCTTCGTAACTAGAGTCTGGTGGGTATCCGTAGAAAGCGAGTAACACCACGCGGTGTAGTGCTTTTAACTTTCCCCTTATTCTGACATAAAAATAACCGTCACTGAGTATCCAGCACGGTTGTTTTTTTTCTAACAGAAAAACATTTCCAAATATATCGACTTCATATTCGGGGGCGTATGGTATTGGTTTTTGGAATAATGCTGGTTGCAGCATACCTGAGATATAGTTGACTACTCTTCAAGTATGCCACAACCTATCGATTATGCCCGATTAAAATGTGAGGTAATTTGGTTCATCTAATGCTTCCAGAATCACTTCGACGTGTCTTGATTGTGCGTCGCCTTTGTTGCAGAATTCTTGCAAGGCTTCGCATGAAATCACGTCGCTCAATGAAAGCCCGTAGTCTCGCATTTGGTTGAACGCATTATCGCAATGGTTACTTGTTAACAAGTTGGTGCGAATCAGTTCGACATTAGGTTGACCTACATCTGGTAGTTTGATTTCGATAGGTGTCGTTTCGACTCCCTGAATTTGTTTTTCAACTTTGGGTGTCGTCTTCGCGACCTTCTTGGGTTTAACCGCGTTCTCCGTTGCAACCTTACCGTTTTTCCCGATCGCCAATCGTTCTTCTTTGCTCAAGCAACCGTATTGTGCTGCAACTTTCAATCGCGAATCAAGTGGCTTGATAGCTTCTTTGTTTCCAGCTCGGTACAATTCGGCGGCTTCGTAAACTTCAGTGCTTGCTAATTGGAGACGGTCACAGATCACCTCGGTGTTTAGGTCGCTCCAGTGACCTTTGATGTAGCTACCGACAGCGCCCCAAGCTTCTGAGGCAATCACTGCGAGAAAGTGACGCCCGACGGAATGCGTTAAAAACGTTTTGACTTCGGGATTGTTGATTGCACCTTGAAAGGTTGCGATCGGGCTTTCAGGCAAAGGTTCGTTATTTTTTCGAGCCTGTGCGCGTTCGTGGTTTGTGCGGTAGGTATCGAAAGCTGTTTTCAGAATCTCTTCTGCTTTTTTAATGAGTTCACCGTCTAACTCTGGTTCTCGCTCAGGTTCCGGAGATTCCGGTGTTGGGTCGGACGCAACTTCTTTTGTGACGATTGGTGGCTCTGGAATTGGTTCAGGAGTGACGTGCGTCAAAAAGTCAACCACGTCCTCAGCTTGAATTTCGATCGCCCGCTCAACATCCAAAGGAGGTAGCGGTGGTTTTGGAACAATCTGCGACAGTACGATCGCCTGCTTTTCAGAAGGCATTGCAGTAAAAGCACCGACAAATACTTCTGGTTGAACTTCGCTTAAGTTGCTGGCAGCGAAAATCTGCCCATCAGTGTAGTTAGCTTCTGCGGTTGCTCTCAGTTTGTCAATTTCTTGGAGCAGTGGCTTTTCTGCGTGCTCTACTGCGAGCTTGATTTTGTCGAGGTGTCCTTTTTCGGAAACCAGGTGTAGTAAATCCCCGACTACTTTGGCATCTTTCGGCTTTGCACGTACCAGATCTTTGGTTGGAATTTTTTCGCTTGTACCGTCAAGGCACAACACTTCGACAAGTTCAGAATTTCCAGGTTCGTGATTCTGTATGACTACCGTATGACCGTACAGCGCTTGATGATCCCCTCTGACAATTGCGGCTTCGTGGAGTCGGGCGATCGGTTCGCCCGTAAATTTCTTTTCGCCTCGGAGTAATTTTTTCTCCTCTCCCGAGTTGTCGAGACGCACAATCACGGCGTCCATTACATTAGACAGTACATTACCGTCTGAAGATATTTCTTCGTCGATAATTTCGACAGCGACGCCTCTCATGGTTTTGTCGAACTCTACCCGATCACCGACTTCAGGCAACGTATAGGTTTTAATCAAATTACCGACGCGGGCGACAACTAAATCGTTTTTGGGATCTGTTTCATTCGCCACGGTTACGTCCCCTACCAATTCATCCAAAATGGCGATCGCCACCTGCCTGCGTCGTTCTGTATCCGTGGCACGCACATTTGGTTTGGAGTAGGTATCCGGTAATTTGCCTAACAGCCCAAAACCAACACCAAGGCCGACTTCTGAAAAAATAGTTTGCAGTGCCGCTTCGGTATCTTCCGGGCGATCGAGCGCCTGCTCCCATTCGATGAGTTTGCGCCCAATTTCAATGTCTTTGCGGTATGAGGCTTTTAATTGGCGATATTTAGAGCGGAGTTTCTTCTCTTCCCCAGATGCAGCCGCTTGTTCGCGGATCTCGATGTCGCGCTTACCCAGATCCATATAGTGCTGTCGAATCAAATCTGTCAACTTTGGAGTTTCTTCCAATATCGTAGCGTTTAGATCTTCAAGCGCCAACTCCCAATCCTTGCCCATATCGACTTCCTTGGTTTTTTCGGTGGAAGTATTTTCCGAGAGATCCAGTCTTTCGTCGCTCATAATATATACTTGGGTAAGTGGTTTAAGTAGCCTAAGTGGTTCTGGACTGTTACTTATTGCGATTAAGGGGCGAAACTGTTTTAGCTGTCAGTTTCGCCTTTTTGTTTGCGTGTGAACGAGACTGAATGCGTTTCCGTGCGAGATTTTCGTTTAAGACACCGCTGGCGACTGTATCGACTGATACGCCACGTCGAGCGGCTTCATCAATCAGGTAGGGGTGCAAGCCTTCGACGATACTTACGGATACTGTAATCGTTACGTATTGTACTTCGTAACTAGGTGTGGTTTTGGCGATTGGCATAAACTTTACTACATTTACTTGTTCACTACTTTAGCGCGGTTTTGTCTCGAAAATCATTTTGTTACAAAACTTAACGATTAGACTGCAATCTTTGATGATGTGTTCGCTTTGTTTTATGGGTTGTGTTAGGTTAAGAAATATTTACACCTAAAATCGATGCTACATTGGCTGATTATTGCTGGTGAAATAATTGTCGCAACTATACTAATAGTGCTGGCCGTAAAAAATGGGCGCAAAATTGACAATCAATTGTCAACTGAAGGCAAGCTTAGAGCTGTTAATGAAAAATTGCAAGCTAGAGTGCTGCGTCTAGAGCTGACTGACAAACAACATTCTGATGATATTGATCTTTTACAAAAACAAATGCTTCAAGTTCACGAGTGGGTTAGTCAAGTTACCTTTAGTGATTTCATTGATAAAGTTGACACGTTAAGAGATCGTGTCAAAGAAACCAAAGAGCAACGTGAACGTCGTCTCGATCGCAATATACAAGCACAAGAATATTACGAACCCCCTAATCACCAGAAGTAAAATCTGTGGGATAAGCATCGGGTGGGAGTTCTCTTCGTGGATTAAAACCACTTTTCTTGGTTAAAAATAGTTCCATTTCTGTATTTCTGTGTTTTAGGATACCAAGTTTTAGGCGGTAGTTGTCAAGACTTTTTTGAACATCTAGTCTAAAGCCTTCATTAGTCATATCCAGGGTGCGTTGAACTTCTTCACGGAACATCATTTGTTCTTCACGAATTTTTAATTGCAATTCTTTTAAAAGCATTTGCGATCGCCATGAAGCCAGCCAAAAAGCACCAGCAGCAACCGCTGAGCCAAAGGTGAAAATTGTAATAAACAATTCAAAAGTGGTCTTAGAATCAGACATTGTTATTACTGACAGCATAAAATTTTAATAAAAATACACCGAAAAGCATTGCTGATTTCTCGGTGCAAATATTCTTTGTGGATAAAATTGCGCTAGTAAACCTGCTGTCGAGCGGGTCTTGCCTCATTTTAACAAGTTTTGCACAGCGAAAATAAATATCGGGAACCAGCAAATTTGCTTGAGTCTCGGAAGTGACTTCGGTATACTCACTTTGTAGTCGATTTGGTTCAATTATGGACGTACAGACGCTTCTGAGTCATTATCAGGAGTCACAAGATGCTTTTTGGCAATCCTGGGGCTTTCTGTGTCGCAGTTACTTGCTGTTGCGAAAGGTAAATCCGCTACTCGGAGACGGTATTGTCGTTCTGGGTGGACTTGCTGGTTTGTTGGCTGCTTTGGAAGTTTTTACTTTGGTGTCCAAAATCTTTAGTGAGAAATATATTACAGCGCTCTGTAACTTCCAAAAAGGAATCTGCAAAATTCTACATTGGGTTTTCCGACAGATTCGTAATACCTTAAGTTCGCTACTCGTTTTCTGTCGATTTTTAAGAAGAAAAACCCGACAGAAAAGTGTGGTCGCTCTGTCTGAAACCGAAACAATAAATCGGAAACAGTTGGCGATCGAAACACGGAGCTTGCTTTTAGAAGTTCTAGCAACCGATGCGCGTCACCGCACGGCAATGAGACCGTTGCTCCGCGAAGCGGATACAAAGCTGCGAATCTTAGATCGCGGTGACTGTGCTTCGTTAGTACAGAAAGCGCTGATTGAAACAAAAGGTACGGCTATAAAGCGGTATGCACAGTCTATTTTAGAAATATGTAATTTCTAAAAATAAACCATCCAAATTAAAACAATTTGGATGGTTATTTGTTTTAATTTACTTTACTTAATGTATTAATAACTGTATAATCTTAGAGTAAAAAGATTTGGATACGTTTATGTATTTCACAAGTAGAAAACTGTCAAATAACTTAATTGTTGGTCTAAAAAAGGCTGAAGTTGTTTTCAATAACAAGAAGGATTGTTATGAGGTAAAGATACCACAACTCGATCGCCAAGATTACGAGGAGTTTAAACAAGTTCTCGAAGAAATCCACGGTAAGTGGAACCATTCAGCAAACGCACACGTTTTCGAGTCCGATCCGACAGAAATGTTAAATGCGGTGATTGAAGTGGGTTGTTTCCCTCAAAGGAAACCGCATGATGCGTTTTTTACGCCTCCAGATGTTGTAGACGATTTATTGCGATGGGGTGGCTTTCACTACTCTCAAGGAGTGAGTCATTATTACAAATGTTTAGAGCCTTCTGCCGGACACGGCTTTATAATCGATGTACTCAGAAGGAAATACCCAGGAGTTGAAAAATGTTTTGACTGCTGCGAAATAGACGGTTTTAATCGGGATATTTTACAGCGAAAAGGTTACAACATTGTTGGCGATAATTTTTTACAAACCAAGCTCGAACCACAATATCACTGGGTAATTATGAACCCACCTTTCAACGGGAAGGCTGGCGATTATATAGCACATATTGAAGCTGCATTTGAATTGCTGCTTCCAGGTAGAGATTTGCTGGCGATCGTGCCCGAATCATTTCTAACTTCACAGGCTAAGCGCGTTGTGAAGTTTAGGAATAAAGTGTTTACCTATGGTGAACACGCCAATTTACCCGACAAGGTTTTTGCTGAATCGGGAACTCAAATCAAATGCTGCATGATAAAAATGCAGAAGTACAGTCCTGTAAAGATTCAAGAATTTGAAACACCAGGATATCTATACGATTACTTTGATCTTTATACAGGTCAAATTATCGTCAGCTTAACGAGTGAGTCAGAATGGTTTAAACGTTTTAGCGCACTCGTCAATCAAGTCGAGCAAGGTAGGATAACTACAAAAGATATTTTTTTGAAGGAAGTTGTACGTGATGCGGATGATATTGTTTTATCTGCAATTTCACGTCATGAAGCTAGTTTCAGATGGGATGATTTCACCAAACAGAGATTAGCTGAATACTTTCTTCAAGATATGATTGATGAATATTTGGATGGGCAGAATCCTTTCCAGAGTACAAAGCCTAGACAGTTATCGCTGTTCTAGAACAAATAAAAAAACCGTCCGAGTTAATCAACTCGGACGGTTTTTTTATCAAGATCCCTTTATGTCACCGATCGCCCCACGTACCAGTCCACCAAGGACAATCCGAAACGACTGCACATTAAGTCCTGGCAGCACTCTCAACTTAGTTCCTGAATCGACACCTCCAGCGATCGATATCGGGATTTTTTTTCCCCAAGGGTGCAGTTCTAAAAACGCAGTTTCTGGATTGTCTATGATGCTTAACAGTTTGTCGCAGATTGCCCGAACATCTTTACCTTCTTGGGCGATCGCCACGACTTCCACGACTTGATCAAAACTGTAGGCAGCGATCCACTTAAACTCTTTCTGGTTCGCTGCCTTGATCCATTCCGGGAGTACGGTGTACTGGCGGTTTTTCTCTTCAATCGACATCAGGGCGATCGACGGTGTGCTACTTACCTGGAAGATGTCACCGGCGGCTTCGACTTCTGGTTTAAAGGAGAACATCAACACCCCTCGGCTACCAGGAGTGACGGTACGATTTAAAAGGATTTTAGATTCTTGAACCGATGCACCAACGAAAAACGAACCGGGTGCTAAGAATGAAGCGGATTCGATCTTATCTTTGGCAATTCCTGGCGGTAATGCTACGCTCACACCGTCATCACCGACAATTACTGTGCGCGTCAATTTAACAGGTTGCCCCAATCGCTCAGGCAGTGCGAAGCTTAGTGCGTAATCAACCATATCGCCAAGGGCGACGCTGTAACCGAGTTTGATCTGCGAAACAAATGGACTGCCAGAGAGCGCTGCGGGAATATCAACTGTCAATTGTCGAGTCGCAATTTCTTGGGGCGTGCCGACGCTTACTGACAAGCTATAGTTCTCCGGGATCTGTTCGAGCTTTAATCTGAATTTTATTGAACCACTCCACAGTGGCAGTGTTTCTCTGATTGCTTCACAACTAACAAATACGGGTTCTTCTACCGGAATCCATTCACCCAGAAAAAATTTCATAAATTGGTTTGGCGGTCGGATGACAGCGACGCTCACCCAACCTTCGCTTGGTACGACTTGAAATCCTTGGAATCCGTAACCGAGGCGCGCCCGACATTCTGGTGATGTTAAATATCCGATACTCGCTCCAGGTGCCAAACTCCAACAAAAAAAACCGCCCGGTGCTGTCCAAGGCTTTAAGTTTGTGATGTTGATTGCTTTTTCTAAATCTAATGTGTGCGTGAGTTCCATAGCGGTATATCTAAAGGCTTAGTCGATGTTGACATAGATTGAGGAATTGTGGGCGATCGGTACTCGGTTCCCAAAACAAAAGCCCCAAGAGATTTTAGATCTCTTGGGGCTTTCTTTATTTTAAGGATTACAGTCGATCGCCAACAATTCAATCTTTCTCTTCTAGTTCTAGACGGTGCTTTTCAACAAGCTGTTTATGTTGCGCGTACTCTTTGGTTAGGCGACGTTCTTCTGTAGCTGCAACGAATGCAATACTACCGATTACAGTTAGACCGATCGCTGTTGGTGAGGGCTTACCACCTGTCATTACGAGCATCAAACCAAATCCGAGTCCGACTTGAGCTGTTTGTGTTACGAGGGAACTCAATCTGGATTTTGCTACTTCTTTGAGACTTTCTTGATCACTCATAATCCCTCTCGGTTAATATTTTATTGGTTCAAGATCTTTCATTATTTGGCGGTTGCTGACGGTGACAATCAACTTAATGTTTTTACCTTTAAGTGGAGGTTGCCTATCAGGAATAGTCGTTTTCTTTAGCCATTTGGGACTGTCATCCACAATAAGTTTGGATTCAACCAGCCCATCAAGTAGGAACTTTCGAGCACCTTCTAAATTGTCGTCATCTATGCGATTGTCTACAAAAAACAGTAAATTTACCCAAGTGGGTTCTCTGTACTTGATTAATTGTCGACTTTCGACGATGTGAATTATTTTACTAATCCATATTTTCTTTTGCCTTTCGTACTCGCTCGATCTCCGAAACCTTTTCCCACGGTTGGTTGCGCCAGAGACACAAAGCGTCCGCATTGCCAGCATCTCATTTGTGGTCGGCGGAATCTCATCTAGCGCAAAATTTTGTACCAAATGTGCGATTTTTACTATTTTGAAATCTTTTTTGCTTGTTCTTGTCATGTTGATACCTTTAAATTTTTGTTGAGTTACTCAGAAATTCTTTTGACGCAATCCGCCTATATAGCCACGCAAATACGCTTCAGATAAGTTTATAAGCTCTTGTCCTTTAAGTGCTTTAGGGCTGTTAACGTGATGCGTTACTACGCGGTCTTCATCATTGTGGTTGAATTTAGCTACGAATAAGCGCTGATCTGTGTTGTCTAGATTTAGTCCATCCAGACAACCTATATTTTGCGTAAACAAAAGTAGAGTTTTTTTGTGCGTTTTTGCGAGCTTAAATAGGTCTTCTGTTAATCTCCGACAAAGGCGCGGATCTAGATATAACCCAAAGTCTTCAAAACCTACAATGTGAGGTGAAAGGCTTGACGAAACTACAGTCAAATAAAAACAAACAAGCCGCTCATGTCTTTTGCGGATTGTCTTTTCTGTTAAGAGCGTGCGATCGAATCCCATCGCGTGAAGCAATTCTTCGAGTTTAAATGGATATTCCTTGAAGGCGTTTACGAGATTATCAATTTGCGAATCAGAGTGATCAGTCTTGTAAATAAATTCAATGTCAATCAGTTTGTCAGCAAGCCCGTCAAGGGCTCCTGTTTCTCCAATAAAGACGTTAAATTGTGACAAATTCAGTTTTAACATTCGTTGTGTAAAATGAATTTCCTTTCTGCAACCGCAATTAAGCCCAACCTTTGGATGGTTGGGTCTTCACGGTGTTTGACATTCTATTGGAATTCGGAAAGAATGGTACGGTATTCCTCACACGTTCTTTCGAGGTGTTCGAGTTTGCGGTAGCAATTGCGTTCGCTTCTAGTCACTTGGTTCAACATTGTTGAGTAAACCTGTTGTTGTTCCGCGTTTTTGTGGGCTAATTGCATGAACAGTTTCTGTAACTCGCAAATATCTAGTTCTCGTATTTCGTGACTCAAGCTAGCGAGCCGCGCCTGTACTTCGAGCGGTAATTCAATATCCATACCACGGTTTCTCTCTTGCAAAAAGTTGGGTTACGTAAATGCGGAAGCCGTTAGTACCGTCTTCATCGTGAACTTCGCTGTCGATCACCTGTTCTCGAAATTTCTGTAACGATATTCTGAAACTTCTGCGGTCGCTACGTTTTCTCTGATTTCGATAAGCCTAAGTGCTTTCACTTTGTCAGCTCGCGGATCGGACCCGGTGTGACAAATTGCACCTTCCCAAACATCAGCGTCGCACATCCACTGACTGTGCTCTCGCGCGATGTCGCTTATTTTATCTACAAGCTTTAAGGGGGGTAGCTTGAGACTTGTTCGGTGCTGATTGACGACATCAAATATTACAGACTCGAATTCGATATCATTGTTCGACTGATGGATTTCGATGGGTAGGCGATCGACAGAAGGCTCTGGGGTTGGGAATAGATTGAAAAAGTTGAAAAGTGTACTTGTCATGAGCGCAAATCCTCCTATCTGTTGATGTCTATTTGATAATGCTGACGGTATTACGATCGCCCAGCTTCGACCAAAGTAAAAGCTTCTGGGTCTGATATTCCAACTCGAACGGGTTCGCCAAAAAAGTCAACAAGGGTATAGCTCGTTTGGTAGCGAAGACGTGCGCCGTCGTCGGGGCGGATTAAGTCGTATTCGTAATTAGGCACGACATCATCGTCGTACAGTTTCTTAATTAGCTCTAAATACTCATTGCTCAAGTTTGTACCATCGAGCTTCCATGACTGGCGGTAATCGTAGCCAGTCCAGTCGGGAGCTAGTCGCAGACCGCGTTTTGGTGGAACGGTGCTGTGCTTGCACCGATCGTTCAACATACTGACGATCGTGATTAGCTTTCCTTCGCTATCTGCTTGGAGTAATGGCTCCAAAGAATGTGCAAGTTTTGGATTCGATCGACCAACAGCTTCAACGGTCACTTCCGAGAACAGCGAGAATAGTGCTGGCGGAAAAGCCAAAATCTGATACGGCTGTTTGCCGGCACCTCTTGATATGTATGCGCTTTTCAGCCCGCGTCGTTGCGCTTCTTTTTGAATCCAAGTTCTTGTAGATTCAAATTTGTTGAGCTGACTGGACAAGATACTAGCTGAGTGTCTGGGAGTTACAAACAAATCTTTCCCGTCATCTGCGATCTCGCAGTGGTCTAGAAGTGACACCGAATTATTTAATTGCATTTTTTAACTCCTCCGGGCGATCGAATTCTAGTTTGCGACCCTGAAACAGTTGTTCCAAGGTATAAGGAATATTGTCGGAAGCCGCCAAGAATGAAAGATCTGAATCTGTCGGTCGATCTCCCGCAGTTATACTTTCTAACCGCTCCATCGGTATTTGTACGTCCTCGACTAGCGATTGCCAATCGATATTTTCTAAGACTTGGGCAATCGGCGGTGCCGGATTTAAAAAAGGATCATCTATGATATGTATCCCATATGTCTCAAAGTATCTTTGTGCTACAGTAACCAGCTCGCTTAAATACACGTACTGTGCAATCCGCTTCGTTGCAGCTAAAACATTTAAAGCCACTTTGACTCCTATTGGGAATATGACTTTAAATGTTTTAGTTTCTGTTGCCTTTTCTTTTTTCACGTTGTAAAACTTCCCATTTTTCTTCAAGTACCAAGTCCATGATGTAAGCAATGCGCTTGACGAAGTACGGTGCGCCTTTACCTTCAAAACCCCAGTGAAGCGCGGCACTGGAACCGATATCCCAAGCTTCAACTTCTCGGAGCCAAGCCTGTTTCCAAGTTAGCGTCAATCGCTTGTCAGTTCGGAAGCAGGTTACTTCTTGTGAACACTTTTTGTGTTTTTCGATCCCGCGATACAGCAAAGGAAGCCATTTATCACAGAACTGATCGAGTGGCATAGAGCCACCAGGATTCATGATCAGTTTGTTGAGTGCGCTTAGTTCTGTTTTTTGGGGAACCGCATTCGGTCGAACAGTCGTTGTTAGCATGGTTGTACAACAGATTATGTCTCCTTCGATCGCCCCCACTTTTGTTGCAAGCAAATTAATCGGGCGATCTTTTTTATGTTAACGCTAGGGGTAAAAGGTGTCAAGGGTGTCAAGGGTGACAAAGGTGACAAAGGTGTTGACAATCCCGTAATACTCTATTAGATTGAAAGGTATCTATATCTAATGAGGTTGAGTTTATGCAACTCAAAGAAATGGTCGGTTCCATATTCGCTGATTTCAGCAAACGAGTTTCTCACACGTTAACCAGCGGAAAAGGTTTAGGTGTTTATTACCGTACTCCAGAAGAGGCACGTCTACTTCAAGAGCAAGCGCAACTGGCAAAAGCAGCAGTAGATCCAACGGTTGCTAGCTTAAACGCGCAAATTGACATCATAAAAGCAGAAACAACAATGACGGTCGCCGGCATTAAATATGTTGGTGCGGAAGTAGAATCTCTAGCTGACAAGCTGGACGCGGTTGCTGACTTGTCAGATGTTGTAGCAAACGCTTCACCGAGAGCTCAAGCTGCTATTTCGCGAATGAACGAAAACGCTTTGGCGTTTGGCGACGAATTTGAGCGGATGCTCAACCCAGATTCTGGTCAACAATCTGGTCGGGCGATCGAACCAGCGCCTCAGCAGAAATTCCTGTACGCTTCGCGTTAACGCTTTCAATCAAGTCAACTAATCAAAAGGTAGTTTAGGATCATCGATCATGAAATTCATAGATTTCGTTCCAGTCACTGGCAGTGTAATCGTAGTAGGCGTTTTAGCTGCACTAGCTAAGTCAGCGATCCAACCGATCGCCCTTTACGCAATTTGTGGTTTAATTTGCATTGTTTTAGCAAAACTTTTGGGTCTCAAATATGTTGGGAGCCTTTCTGACGTTACCCGTTTACGTCCATCAGTCATTAACCTTCATTTGTGCGCGTCGCTTTTAGCTTCGGCGTTTGTTCTCGCTATCACACTCGGAGGCGAAAATGTACGACCCTAAAAAACACGTTGCTAAAGAGTGGCAGATTATCGGTTGCGGGGCTGTCACCGCAGTCGCTGTGACAGGTGCATTTTTTGCACCAATCAAGTCTGGCGAAATTCCGGTGGCTCGTTTGATGGCGTTTGCCATTGCAGGTTCAGCTCTGACCGCAGGAGCATTGATCGAAAAATCGAAAGAACCGCTCGATCGCCAGAAAGAAGTGATAGATGCAAAAAATAGAAAAGTCTTTGCCAAGACACAGGGACTCGATGCTGCGTTTTTGATTGAGACTAAACAAGCTCAGAGTACAGAAGCGCTCGTCAAGGAGTGCGACAAAAACTAATGGCTAGCAAGCGAGAACCGACAGTCAAAGACGTTCAGAAGATTCTGGATTTGCTTAAGACAGAAGATCCGTACAAAGAAAATGGGGGTTTAATTTACTGGGACGGCACCGTAACGTCAGAGCACAATTACGCGATCTGTCGAAGTGCGATTTTACTCGATCTTGACTCTTATGACTGGAAGAAAGTTAAAGCACTTTGGATTTGCGCGGAGTTGCCAAAACCACCGGGCTATATCGATGAGTGCTGTGGTGGTTGTGAAGATCGAGAACTTTCTCGATTAGAACTCTCGAAGTTCGATTACGCGGAATTTGTTTCTACAGTTCCGCGCAAGGATTGGGTAACTCCGGGTCAAAAAGCTTGGGCGGATAAATTTGGAATCCCGGTCATTGTTTATCAGCGACCTTACCCAAATCCAGCAAAAGGGGAAAAGTTCGGGACGTGGGATATTTACGATCCAATCAAAACTAATGATAAGGCGATCGGTGTAAATCTCGGTCAATTATCGAAGTTCGCTGGAATTTCCGCAGTGGAAGATCGGGAACATTTGACCACGGTTGCCAGGCTGGCAATCGAGGAACGCGAATTGCACGAAGCAGCTATCCATGCAGCTTGGTTGAAAATGTGCAACGCTCATAATGAGGGGCTTCAGGAATGCCAGTTGGCTTACGAGCAATTGCAAGCACAAACTGAAGTGTTCGATCGTCGCATAAAAACTGCGTTGCACCGTATCGATCGCCAAGAAATACAATCACTAGCGCTGTCTGCAACGAAAGCTGCGCCTGTAAATATTCGGGCGCGATCGAAATCTAATACGGCAACTCCAGTGATGTCGGTATTACCACCAGCTAGTGCTGAGAAATTGGACAGTCCGCTTTACACAACGCCCCCCATTGAAACGTTTCAGTATATAGAGGTGCGAAGAATTTAATATGGTCTGGTGCATCTACCTATCCAACAAAGCAAACTAAAGGGGTTGAATGAATCGCAAACTAACTGAGAAAGCCAAACATCGTGGTTGCGGGATTGAAATGTATGAAATGTGGAATTGTCATGAATTTGACGGAATTGGTTACTCCTACGTCATTATCAATCACCAAGGGGTACCGCGTACTGATCAAACCGATGAATACTGGATAGATAGTGTGTCATACGCACTGACAAAAGCAATCGCGTCAATAGACGAGGATCTTGATTCGTGGTGGGCGATTTCTTGTTTAGCGATGTACCGAAACAAGTTTGAGCATTTCGCTTTGGTTTATTTTGGCGAAGAGACGGGTGCGATCGCAAAAGGAATGGAAGAATTGCAAAAACGCTATCCCAAACACAAATATTCGGTGAAAATATTAGGCGCGGATATGTAGATACAAGTCAACCATAAAAGTGAGAAAACGTAAATGCTAGTTACAACCAAGTATTGTATCAAGATTTTATGCAACTTTTAATATGGGAGATCTTGCTATTAACTGCTAGTCCCTTCGTTACCACTGAAACGCAAACACCGACTTTTGTGAAGCAAGCTGCGATTTTACAGCGATTGTCGATCACCACCCGATCTTAACGGCGCTCATTCAAGCGGATGCAATGCTCAAAGTTTTTGGTTTACAGGGTGAGGACGCTGACGATTTGGTTAAGGGTGCATTGCGTTATGTAGCTATGTTGTGTTCTGAGGTACAGAAATGAAAATTACGGTTGAAGGTACACCCGAAGAATGTGATACTTTGCTGAATGTATTGCGTGGTGTGAAAAAACTTGACAACAAGCTGGAAGTAGAAGTGGTCGCGATCGAAACCGTCGTAGAACCAGCACCTAGAGTACCGCTTGTGCTAATAAACGGTGGTTTGGGCGATCGAAAGCAGCGGGTGATCGAACTACCTAAATTTTAGGGATACACTAATCAGCAAAAAAAAGACGCGATTTATAAAAATCGCGTCTTTTTTATCGTGTTCGTTGAAACTGCGTGATATTTGTGCAAATATCGGAACAATCGTTGCTTGTGTACTAATTGGGTGTAATAGTATTACACATAGGTCACTACACAAGACTTTTGTGTAATGCAAATTTGTGTAGCAAGTAAATCAAAGTTCAATTGTTGTAAGCGTTTGGGGAGGGTTGTATTTGTGTAATGAATAATCTGGATGACACGCCCGCGATCGTGTATCAGGTTGCTGTATTAAATGCCCGCGAATTTGCTGCTTGCAGATCGGCTCTAACAAATGGGTACTCGATCAAGCGAAGTGAGCTTTATATCCTTAATCGGAGAACTGGAAAGCTCGTAACGCGAAAAACGCTTTGGGAATGGGATTGCATATTGCAAGCACACCCCAAAATGATCAACTATCGTCGGGATAGCACGCAGCAATCCCTGTGGAATCCTGGGCAAGCCTGGAACCCTCATCAGGTATGGTGTTTAGAAAAAGTTGCGGACTTTATGGCGACCAAAGCCATCTACCGCAACACTGAAAGCAAAAAGAGAAAGTACAAAAGCAAAGGGGTGTTGCGGTTCCCAACTTACGAAGAACTCAACCAATACCTTGCCGACAATCACGAAAAATTCACCCACAAACAATTTCTGAAGGAGAGATTTCATGTCAGTTAAATTTGATGATTTGGCTACCGAATTAAAGACCACCGTCGGTCAATTGACTACTCTGGCGGAAATCCTAAATGAGGAAACAGCCAATTCTGAAACACCATTAAATTTACCAATTGGAGCAAAGGTAAATTTGACTAACGAAGACGCTGTGCTGCTGCGAAATGAGTTCAAGAAAAGACAACAAAGTAATGTTCCGGCGAACCCCACTCCGCAGTTGAATCCCGGTCCGATGCGCAATACAAGCGATATTCAGCAAGCGGAAGCATCTGACGTTCCAACTGCTCAGCAAGAAGCCCCGACGGCATCTGAAATGGATACTGTGCATATAAATTTCGAGCAGGCAATTTCTGCTCAAGAAACACAGGATCAACAGCTTTTTGAGAACGATCTTTCCACAATCAAACACCATCAATTCCAGCTTGGTGTACTCAAGGCTATATATGGTGCAACGGCTAATACTGAAGGGTTTATGGCAGGGCAGAATGCACTTGCAGCCGCTAGGAATGCACAGGCTGTTGAGGCGCTTAAGCGTAAAGCAAGGATGCTGGCGGGAACCGAGGGCGCTGATTTTTTGCCCAAATATCCAAATGTAGCCCAGCTCTCGACGGAGATCCCGGAAGCGCCGAAGTCACTGAATCAACAGAATTCAAACAGTTTGGATCGCCTGAAGAAATCGTCGCCGCAATAGACAAGCTTCGCGAAGAGAATCGATCGGTAACGTTTATTCTCTTCGTTAGTTCAAATCAAAATCTGTGGAGTCGAATATTGGTTATGAATTGGCTACGGAATCGGATCAACAATTTTTTAGCAGCACCATCCCCCAGTTATACCGAATTTAGCTCTATTTGCGCTAATTTGATGGGTTTACCTTAAGGAGGCAAAATGACAGTATCAAACGCAAACATTCCTTTCGATCGCGAGCAAGTCCGGTCTACTAAGCCTGAAGTTCAACAAGCGGAATCTCGCGTCACTGACGAGTTTGAAAGAATTATTCCGATTGACGAACAGACTTTTAATCGCTTGCGATTAGGTGGAATTGATGAATCAGAGTATGGAACTATTGAAGACCGTTTGTTTGTATCGAGAACGGCATTTAATTCAAAAGGTGATTGCAGCCCTACTGACAATACCTGGAGGGTACTCAAGTCGATCGCCCGCAAAATTAGCAAAATAGGGGGTTGAATTAAATGAATCAAGGAAAAGGTGGGGCGCTAGTTCCGTTGGCAGACCGCATGATAGTTCCCACTGGTTCTGCGATGCTAGCGAACGACTACAACATCGATGGCTTGGACATCCCAAGCACTTTGACGCTTGACGATTTTGAAGCCTTGGGTCAGCGGGCGATCGAGATCCAATGGCTTTTAGATAATTTACCAACTATCAAAGATAAGTTGATGCTTGTCATCAGGGGGCAGGTTTCCTGGGAGCAAATGAAGTGTGAATTGATGAAAGCTGGGTACAAGGGTGCCGGCGATATCAAAAAGAGCACTATCGACGCTCTTATTGCAGAACAAGCTTTCAATGCCAAGGTTGCCCAGCAGGATTACAGATTAAGCGCAAACACGAAGAAATTCGGTCAAGAGACTACCGAAGTCAATGCCTTTACGGATTCGTTAATCGAGCTGGATTTGGCGTCACTCAGAGCGCGGAACGCTGCAATTCTCGAACAAAAAAGACAAGCTGCCAACAGTGAAGATGCCGCAGCTATCGCAGAATGGGAGACTGCTCGAAAAAACAACGATCTACAAGCAGCTTCAATGTTGCTTCAGTACGGAACCGCAGCTCGATCGCACCCTAAATTTCCCGGTGGAGCGCAGGCGATCGGTGGTTCCTCCCGGCAACAAGCGTCATTCGGTGGTTTTAGTGGAACCCGTCAACAACCCAAAGATCGTTTAAAAATCGAACTCGAAGGTAATGTCGCTGGCGCAGCAAACCGTTTTGCTAACCGCGCTGGCAATGGCGTCAAAAAGCTGAAAAATTTCTTTTTTGGAGGGTAGTCATGTTTTCGTTAGCTAATCGACCAGAGCCACCCACAGTTGAAGTTGATGTGGAAGTCCCGAAATCCGCATATTATCTACGTTTGAAATCCCAAAGCAACGTAGCCTTTTTGGGGATCTGCTTTGGGGTGGGAGTGGTCGCTACCAATGTTATCCGGCTGTTCCCGGAATACTACGTTTTTTACGCTCTCCTGTCTGTCTCAGGAATAATTGCATTGCTTGCGTTTCCTTCGGCAGACCTTGGAGCTAAATATTTGTGGAGATGGGGTGCAATCGCGCTTCTGGGTGGTTTAGCGCTGCCTTGGTGGGAAATCCTACATCTCATCCCTAAATGGGTGTGGATAGGCTTATTTTTGGCGATTGTTGGGATTGTAGTGGCGATCGGAGGTAATCACTAATGAAGCACATCGCTGCAAAGCTTGTTTTAAGTGGTTTAGCGATTTTAATGGCGGTCGCGCCAGTTCCATTTGAAAAGTGGGCTTGGCAGCGAGTTGGGCTTGGCATTCTGGGATTGGCGGGAATAACTTCTACTAAGTCCAAAATTGACCAGGAGATGGAGGAACAGCATTTAGTTGATGTTCAAGTTTTTGAAGAAAAACTGTACGAAAGACAACTTACTGAATTACAGCGCGGGCTAGCCCTGGAAGCTGCGCGACAACAAGAAGCTATTCGGTTTGACTTACAAACTAAAATGGCGACCGCTGACTACCAAGGCGCGTTTGTCACCATCATGGAAGAAAAGCACCCTTACTACCTTGATGCTTTACAAGCACAACAACAAGCTGCTTTAGAGGCTCAAAAACGAGCGTATTCTGCTGAAGGTGGATTGGTTGACCGTGTTGGTGAAATGATTGAAGTTGGGGTGATCGGAGCTGAGACAGGTATTAACCTAGAAACTGGTGTACAGCAAAATTCAATCCCTAAATATTTAAGGAGTTTCGTTTCAACTACTTGTTTGGCTTGGGGCGCGCAAGGTAGCGGTAAATCGTGGTTTGTTCGCTATTTAGCAAAAATTAAGGTTGATAAAGGATATCGCGTTATCGTCTTCGATCCAAACAGCAATCAAGCTGCTTGGAGAGGTGTAGAACTCATCAATACTTACGAAGCTATTGAAGAGAAGATGCGTTGGTATATCGAAGAAGTAATGTCGCGCTACCAAGTGTTTACAGCTTCTGATTATGACGAAGACGTTTGGCGGGCGCAACTTTGGACTGACGGTAAAGCAATTAGTGTTATTTGCGAAGAGGTTACAACCTATGCCGATTTTATCCCAGACACCGAATTAGTTAAACAGTTTATCAAGGTGGCGACTACATTAAGTCGAAAGCAAGAGATGCCAGTTACGTTTGTTACCCACAACAATACGCAAACTTGTTTCGGCAATATCAAAGGTCTTGGTCAGTTAATCGCGGATATGCAACAAATTAAGTTGATTCCCAAAACAGACCCACAAACAGATCAGCCAGTTGCATCTGGTCGGGCGCAGGTGCGATCGAACAGCGAACAAAATTGGGTGGATGTTACAGTACCGAGAATTACCTCAAAAATTACAGATTTTACCCGAATAACACAGGTTATTTCTACCCAAGAACAGTCAGATATTGTTGATACTGAGACATCGAATCCTGTGGATAATTCCGTAGAGCTAGATCAAAACGAGATTAATTTGATTACCAGTATCGAAACTCAAAAAGAGCAACTCGACGCGACTTTCAATAAAACCTACAATCCGCTAGATCACTTCATGCAAGAAGCTAGTCAAGAGCAGTTGGAAGAGATGATCAAAAGTTGGCGAGCGTTGGCTGATACGTCGCGATCAGACGTATCAGATACTTTGATACAAAAAAACGCATCTGATACGCATCAATCGCCAGAACCTGCACAGGATAACGGTTCGCGACGTATTTGGGATGTATCAGATTTCCGTAAAAACCTACCAGATCGCCAAGAGGAGGTGATGTTTCGAGAGTTGGATACATTTTTTCAAAACGTATCTCGTAGTCCCAACAGAATTATTAAAGAAGCGTGGGGACTCTCAAATGGGAATGTTTACAGTTCAATTGGAAAACCATGTTTTGTCTATTTAGTGACAAAATATGGCACTGACGAGCACAAGACTTCCCCGAAGTTCGCAAAACACATTGGAGAATACTTGGGTTCTGATGACGCTAATGACGAGTAATCTATGTTTAATTAATCAAACTACCAAACCAGGGGTTAAATGCAACTTATCCAATTTCTTTTTTTGATTGGGGTTTCGTGTCTACTTTTCATGTTTCTTTTTTCAGGGGTGATCGGTTACTTCTTTTACTCTTTGTCACACGGTGCTCCGCCGCTGGAAGTAACGACACCAACACTTCTTCATTGGGAAAACCTACCGAAAGTTTCCAAGAAAACGTTACTTCCAGCGATTACTATGCTTACCGCTCTCTGGGTGTTAATCGGTTCAGGGGAATCTAAGAAAGAAGACGACAAAAGTGGAAAAAGCAAAGGACGTACTCGGAGACGCCACCAAGATGAAGATTAAAAATTCACACTCTTGAGGAAAACCCATGTATTTAGAAAAGACGGATTGTGACAACTTTGTTGAAGACCTTTGGATCAATAATATGGATGAAGGGATTCAGGTTGTAGGTGCTAAAGATTCGTTCAAGTTAAACGCTATTTGCCAGCTACTTGAAAAATTAAGTCCAGACCCTACTGAGATTTTTGTGTTGAGTCCAGATATCGAGCAGAAACAATTTTGGGATTTGGCAGGTATCCCGATCGCCCAAGATTTGAATCAAATTGCGTCCTCGCTCCGTCAATTACTTCAGGAATTGCATAAAAGGCAAAGCATTTTCCGCATTTTTATCGGACATCACATCAACTGCGTAATCGAGATCGATGATTTGCATGATGCACTTGTTGAGCGAGGGCTCAGTTTGGGTATTGAGTACGACGCGCGAGAATTGAATGAAGCTGTGGCAGAACTTCGAGATCTTGGTCCAAGAGTTGGCATTACTGTTATTGCATGTACAAAATCTGAACCGTATTGGAACCACTGCCTTTATTCGGGAGAATCAGCGATCCGATTCGCGAAAACCGCGAGTCAAGATGTTCTTGAGGAAGTTAGTAACCAAGCATACCCGTGTTGCTTTACGATCGCCAACGATGTCTATTTAATGTCGGTGACAGACCATCTTACGTCGTCTATACCTCGGGTGATCGCTTTGATTTCTGAAAACAAACGGGCGATCGCGCTGTAGATTCATTTTTCAAATACTAATCAAACACAACCATAGGAGGTTCTCATGATTTCTCAAAATTACATCGGCGTCGAGTCAATCAATATTCATTCTTCAGCGAACGTGACAATTCATAAGGGAGATGCGTTTCAAGTAAAGATTACACCACTATCTGAGGGCAGATACAATATAGCGAATTATGGTATAATATGTATAGAAAAGAAAATGACACTACACAGATTCAACAAAGCGAATAAATCGAGACAACTCGAAGCAGCCATTGAAGTAGAAGATCGTCACTTTTGTAAAACCAAAATAAATATTTAATTTATTTCAAAAATAAATCAAGATATTTCGGATCAGTGATTCGTAAGTTGTTGAAAACGTTAAACACAGTCAGTATAGTGCGCGACATTATACAGATTAAGACCGAGAGATGAGAATTCTTGCGGTCAAAACTTGCTCCCACCAGAGGTGGATCTAGAGCGAACAAAAAGCCCGCCTTATCCTGACTGGATTTGGAGGGCTTTTTGTTTTAATATTTTCATAAATGCTGTATATTAACAATGTAGCTATGAGCAACTAATATGCGCGTACATCTTAACAATCATGACAATCAATGTTCGGTAAAAGAGTATAATAGCCTGCAAAGAGAATATGGTTGTTGTTTTGAAAAACTAAAGGTAACGGATAGGTGTATGATTTTGGCTGTTTTAGCTGTTTCATTGCACAATTTGCTTATGAATGATCCGTTTAGAAGTATGACTACGTATAATTTGTATGAAACTGCTATGTCAATAATGGCAAGAGATTGCTGTACAAGGTTGATGGGCTTGACTTTTGAACATATGACGTGTGCCTGTAGCGCACTTCTGTCTCAATTGAACTTACCACGAGAATAAAATAAAAAAAGCGGGCGATCGAATATATTGATTCGATCGCCCGCTTCTTTTTTATTTCAAAGAAAAACCGTCTATTGGATCAGAATAGACGGTTTCCTTATGAATGTGTTCCGCCGCTGTTTTAATAACGACTTCATTATCATACATCATTTTTGCACGTTGTCAACTTTTATTTTTGCTTTATCTAAAATTGCTTTTACCTTTTTATACTTCTCTGCACCGACTTTGCTCCGACCTTCGTAATACGCTTCTATATTGTCGCGAAAAAAAGAAGCCACCTTTCCGACCACCTCCTGCGCGACAGCTTCGACTTTTTTCTCGGAGTTACCGATCGCCTTCGTTGCTGCTTCAAATCCAGCAACCGTCGCAGTACCGATATCGTTCATCATTTCTTGAGTGTTGCGACCAACTCGTTTAAGTTGTTCACGCGCTTCTGCTTGAGCTTCTTTGCGATCAAGTTCATTCTCGACTTTTTTTCTGGAACCTTCGTAAAATTCTTCGTCGGTAACATTTCTCTGGGTCGCAGTATCGATTGCTTTATTGATCACACCGTCAACCGCATCTTTGAAAGTTTGAACGACAACTTCTTTGAGGGTTCTACTTTTGATTGGGGCACTTAAATCATTCAGTGTACGGTCGAGAGCTTCAGTTGTTCGGTCTTTTGCGTCGAGCAACATCTCCTTGTGTTCGTAATCGCTTACGTCAAGAATCAATTCGGTGATGAGTTTATTGGCTTCACTTTTGGGTAAAACTTTTTGTAATTCGTAATCAAGATCCGATATAGCGCGATCGCGCTCGTCAACATCAACACCTTTGAGATCTTTGCCAGATAGTGCTACAGCGGGCGCTAATTTTTTTAAAACCGCATCTCGGTAAGCCGTCTCGCCACCGGACACTTTTGCCCAGACTTTTGCGACTGGATCTGACGTGCCTGCAAGTCTTTTAGCAATTGTGGCGATCGCCTCCTGGCGTTCAGGAGTATCGGCTTTCCATATTTTTTGTTCTTTATCGAGAAAAACATTTAATTTTTCACCGTCTGACATAGCTGACGCTGATTTTGCCCATTTACCGTCAGCGGATCGAACGCGGTTTTGCTCGCGATCGTAATCTGAGAGTTGGGCACCTGCTACGATTAGCTGTGTTTCTAAAATTTTTAATTGAAAATCAGTATATGTCATCGGATTACCTGCGATAATACAGCAATTCAAAACGAGCTGCGGTTTTGGGTTTTTAGTTGATGTGAGCGTGAAGCCCTACGAGCCACCGAAGATGCGCGTCGGGACAAAAGCGCAGCCAAAAAATAAATTGAGCTGTAGCAAATAAATAATCGTTTTTGTGCGTTATGATGATTTTATCAGTATTCCGCACACCTGATAAATGTATAAAGCTTACAAGTACAGAATTTACCCCACAAGTGATCAAGAGGTTTTGCTCGCAAAATCTTTTGGGTGCGCACGATGGTTCTGGAACTACGCTTTAAACCTGTGTCAAGAAACCTACAAGCATACTGGTAAGGGATTGTCTAGGGGCTACATACAAGGCTTACTTCCTACACTCAAAAAAGAGTACGAATGGCTAAAAGAGCCATATGCTCAATGTTTGCAGGCGGTTGCGCTCAATCTATCTACAGCCTACAAAAACTTTTTTGAGAAGCGGGCGATGCCCCCAAAGTTTAAAAACAAGTACAGTAGACAGTCGATCAGCTATCCGCAAAACATAAAGTTCGATGGGGACTATATCAACTTACCTAAGATTGGTCTAGTTTTCTGTCGAAGACACCGTGATTTCGTAGGTGACATTAAAACTGTTACCGTTTCTCGAAACCCAGACGGTAAACACTTTGTTTCTGTTTTGATTGACGACGGGAAAGAACACCCTGAGCTAGTCGCAGTAGATAAGACTATTGGCATTGACGTGGGGTTGACTCATTTTGCAGTCACCAGTGATGGTTCTAAATTTGACAATCCCAAGCATTTCGTCAAGCGTCAACGGAACTTAAAGCGCAAACAACAGAAGCTTTCTCGCAAAAAGAAAGGCAGTCAAAACCGGAAAAAGGCAAAACGGGCTGTAGCCAAAGTCCACTCCAAAATTGCCAGATGTCGCGAAGATTTTCTACATAAGCTATCCCGCAAGATAGTCAACGAAAACCAAGTTATTGCAGTAGAAAATCTCAATATCAAGGGCATGGTCAAAAATCATAATCTAGCCAAAGCTATTAGTGACGTTGGTTGGGGGATGTTTTGCACGATGCTTAAGTACAAGTCGAAGAACGAAGGAAGAAGACAATACGTCGAAATCGATAGATGGTTCCCTAGCTCTAAGACTTGCCATGTATGCCTAAATCAAATCAAGCAGCTTACGCTTGACGTTAGAGCATGGACTTGCAAACATTGTGAAACACACCATGACCGTGATATCAACGCAGCAATCAATATTAGAAATGAAGCCTTGCGGATTTTGGCATTAGGAATTAGTGCTTCTGCCTGTGGAGGGGATGTAAGTCGATCCGGTAAAACTTCGGTTTTGTTGGACGCTATCCCCATTGAATCAGGAAGCCAGACGATGACCGATTAATTGGCCGTCGTCTGGTAATTCACACAATACCAGCTCTGCCGGTCATACGGTTGAAGCGGTTTTGGTTTTGTAGATCACCCAAAGCAACGCCTCTAGAAGCTGCTCTGGTTACAACACGCGCATCATCGTAAGAAATAGTGCATTCCAACATCGTTGCACCGTCGCCGTCGGTCGAATCGATATCGGCGTCCGGTATTGTATATTTCATGCACCATACGCCTTCCAGGTCTGCGAACGCTGATTGTAAATCATCTCCAGATTCGGCAAACTGACCCGGTTTTCCTGTAAATGTTCGCAAAAACTCAATCTCGGCGTTGCGCTTGTAGTTCGGATTTACGCCACCAAGCCCCTTGTCTACGGCTTGCTCGAACCAATCGAGGTAAGCTTCGCGGGAAGTGTCATCCGAAAAGTGCAACGTGATTGTAAACTCGCCCGGTTCAACGCGACCACCAGTGACTTTTGTGCCATCGGGCAGTTCGATCGCCCCAACGGCCACATCAATAGTACCGCGCTGGGTAATTACGATTTCGGGCAGACCAGCAACGCGGAAACGTTGCTTGGCTTTTTTGAAAATATTTTGCTGTAATGTCTGCTTTTGCATGATGGAGTTTCCCAGATAAAAGGATTGACACTCCCCAGACTGAAGTTGAGGGGATTCTTAATTCAGCGACTAACCTTAAAATTTCCTGTCCTTACGGCAATACTCAAACCTTTCAACCGTGGGATACACCAATTGACGAGTCTAAGTTCAGAAGCATCCCAGCGGGTTTGTCTCCAAAAGCGTACTAGGATATTTCCCTAGAGTTTGGGTATGCCCTACCCTACTTAGCGATTTCGACCGTCGAAAATTTTTCAACCTCGACGGTCAGTGAAAATCACATACTGTCGAGAATCGAAGGTCCGGTATTAATTACCAGGCGCTCAACTATTCCTGTGGGTGTCCACACAAAATTCGCCGTTAGTACGCCGTTAATGACTTCAACAAGCTGACCGCCACTTTGTCCAACGGTTGAATTTGAGTCGGCGTCTTGTCCGGTGTTAATTCGGATTGCTTCATCAAAAGTCAGGTACTGCGAAAATACACCTTTGCTGTATTCGCGACGCGCAAAACTTCGCAAAATCATGCGGAACTGAGCTGCGAGGTCTGGTTGATTTGGTCGGAAAACCAACTCTTGCAAGTTATCAACTTCGATAAAGATCCGGTTGTAGTTTGACTGGCAGCGTCGAATGTGGAGAAAAATGTAAGCCGAACTAAGGCTTGGCGCTCTTGCGCCCCAGACGATGATATTGCCCTCGCTATACTTGAGCATTTGAACGCCCGAAGTGTTCGCAATTACCTCATCGGATCGCCCAATTTCAAACGGCAACCCGATCGCCCTTGGTAATCTGGCTGCGCGTCCGGCAAACATGACGTGATACCCAGCGTTGTTTACCGCAAACAGGGATTCGCCGCCCATGATGTCACCAACGGCAGTAACCATCCGCTTCCCAGCACCGAATGGAGACGCGATGTAGATATAACTGGGCGCTGCTACGCTAGCAAAATCATTCCGACCTAATTCTTGTTTGATGTAGGATTCGATCGCCGCTGCTGTTGTTAGGTAGACAGGCAATTCATAACGGAATTCGTAAGACCGCGCTTCTGCGTAAGTTGCACCGGCTTTGTTTACGGTGATAGAGCTGATGCCCGGAAACGCCATACGCACCAATCCGAGGTTGCGACCGTAAACCGCGTTTTCTACGTGATTCGTGTCAGGATCTACGTACTTTGTCCAATAGTAGGGAATTGTGTTTGCTGTGTTGCCGTCGTACCCACCTTCGAGGGCGATCGGATGATTCACGAAAAATGAATTCCCGGTTTGCGTTGCAACAGTTAGATCGTTGCCAACACCTACGTAAAAATAACCTGCTTTTTTAGCCTTCGTTTGCGCGGGAGCGTTGCTGGTAAATGCACGTTCGAGCAACACTTGAGTATCGCTAACAATCCGCACAATTTTCCGAGCTTCTTTTGAGTGGGGGCTATAAATATAGTCTCCAATCACCAGCGAAGTCAAAAATGTCGTACCCGCGCCGTTAACGGTTGTTCCGGTTGACGAAATTGAACCTTCTAAATCTACAGGAGCGTAAGCTTCTTTGATTCGGATCAGATTTCTGTATTGATCGTAAGGAGAGATGTACAGTGAGCTGCCAATCGTCTTGGTGTAGTCGAGATCGATTACCGTGTAAAGTCGGGTTTGAGTCAGCGCCAGAATTTTACTACCGGCGATCGGTCGCACGTCGGAGTCTTCTGCTGTAGTGTACGTACTTGTCCACAGCGATCGCGCTCGAATCCATGCCAAGATATTTTCGCCAGAGCTGCGATAGGCAACATTTCCCACAGTATCGGAAACAACTGTGTCCACGAAAAGTGGGTCGTTCGGATCGAGACTGGCATCGGGAATGTGCAACACCTGCGAATTGTTGAAAAATACTCGCAGTGAGAAATGTGTCTCTGGTCTGCTTTCACCTAGGGCGGTTTCAACGGTTAACCCTTCGCCTATCGGCTGTAAAAGTTTGACAGTTGCCCGTTTCGATTGCTTGGCGAGACTTACGTCGGTGAAGTCACTGGAAAATGGCTTCTCAATTTTTAACGAAGTTGCGGTGGGGATTGCCATAACTTTGATTGCTTCTCCAGCGCGCAACGGATCGACAATATAATCACCAACCTGAACTTGAGCGGTAAATGTCGTACCTGTGCCTGTAACTGTTAAACCTTGTTGTTCAATTTGAGTACCGGCGGAGAGCGCTGCTGTAAATCCAGAAGTTAGTGTCAAGACCGTCGCGCTGGTAATTGCCTCGATTTTGCGTCCTTGGCGCGCCCCACCAATCGTTGCATAGATGGTGTCGCCCACATTCAGATCCGTAGTGAATGCGGTCCCAACACCAGTAACCGTTTTGTTGTCGCGCATCATAGTTTGATCCGCGACGTTACCCCCGGTATAAGAGTCGTTTACCGTCAGCGTAGTGTCGGAGGTAATTGACACGATTACGCGCCCCTCTGTGCCGAGATAGATATTGTCGCCAACGTCTAAATCTGTCGAGAAAGTGGTTCCCGTACCAGTCAAAATGTTGTCGTTGACCGTTACTGTTCCGGCGATCGGCTGCAATAGCGGAAATGTTACAGTGCCGGTAATATTCGGATAGCGATCGTAACTGGCGGTGCCACCCAGTACGCTTGGTCCGGAGATGCCTTCTTGCAGTAAGTTCCACTGTGCACCACAGGTGAAAACGGTTTCGCCCGCGCGACCAATAGCCTGAGTATTTGCAATAATGGTAAATCTTTTGCCTGGAGCAGACTCGAATTCCACCTCAGCCCCAACATACTCGTTCGCCAACGTACCTGGCGCAATGATAGTAAAACTTCGAGCGGAAGCTACCAGCACGGGTGTTAATGCAATTTCAGACGCTTGACCTCCCCAACGACCTTCGTTCGCGGCTTCAATTTCAAGCGCGTCTGCACCAAGCCAGTTTTTTAAAACTTTCTTGGCGCGTTTCGCTTTACCGTCCACATCAATCCTGGTTAGCCACAGTAAGCCGGCTCCGGCACCGTTTTGCCAAAAACCTTCAACTGCGTCTGGAGTTTGTTGGCTGGCATCCGGATATAAAGCCCAATTGGGAGCTTTCGGATCGCCAAAAACTTCTAAATACTGCTTGCGAGACGTAACCGGAATCGGCGTTGACATCGGTCCGCGTTTCATGATTCCCCCGAACCAAACGCTACCGTAGCGAGGATCTGCCAAAATATTCGATGCCGGTCTTTCTTCGACTGAAACCCCTGGAGCGCCTGGAGGTGCACCGTATCTGCGAACGACGACCATAATTTTATCCTTTGAGAATTGAACACAAAAAAATCGATGCTGTGAAAGCACCGATTAAAGTTGGCTGGCAAATATTTAGGTTTGAATTCTAACGGCGAAACCGATATTGAATTACTCTTCGCCAGCCGGAAGCGACGGAACGCCGTTACCGTCGTAACCACCGTCTACACGGAGTATGATCACCCGTTCAAGAATGGTACGTTCTCCGCCATTAGGTGAAATACGGGTCGGTTGAAAACCTTCTTGACGCTCTAGTTTATCGAGCTGTGCCGGAGTCATTTTCAGTAACGGATCGTCTTCTTGCAAAACCCCTAAGTCGGTTCCAAAAATCAAAGATTGATCGTAGGGGAGTTTTTCAAGAAATTTTTCGACGACCGCAATCTCGTCGAGAGTTAGATCCGTCATTTCCGTGGTGATGAAAATCTCTTCGGATAGCTCCGGGTGCCGACGTTCACCTTTAAACCCTTTAGGATAAGGAATTTGAAGCGGTTCAACTGGACGTGCCAGGGCCGTTTGTCGAATTCGAGGCATAGATTTGTTTGTATAGCGTCAATCTAAGCCGAATAACTACCCGACCTAAATCGATCGCCGGGTAGGGTTTGATGAGAATATTTATTTTATACTAACAAGCTTGGATTGACACTGCAATGGCCTCGTGTTAGGATTTCGGAAGAAAAAAGAATAAATTAAAAGACAAACTTTCAAAAAGCGTCACCCGGTCTGGGAACAGATCGGTTGGCGCTTTTTTATTTTGCTAGATTATGCCAACTCATGCCAAATTTTGAAAGAAATGTAAACGATTGGGCTGTTATCCAGGTTTCTCCAGCAAGCGAGACAGATCCGCGAGTGCCAATGGCGGATGAATTTGCACTTAACTCGCGGATCGAAACGGTTAACACATGGAAATCTCGGTTACAGCAAGGATGGATTTCTGTCCCTTCGGTTCAAGTTACAGGGGCAAGAACCTTCGTTCTCGCCAATGGTGTAGCACTCGTACCGTCACATAGCGAATACAAATTAGAAGTTGCTGGTTCGTTAGCGATCCCAGCACTTCCAAGTCCCGGTTCCGTCGTGAAGCGGGACGATTTTTTATCATTGGTGGTTGTCGCAACAGAATTTAACAAAGACCATGATCCCACTCTTGGTCAAGTTGCTTTTTCTTATCGCAGACCACAAACCGCAGGTGGCTTCGTTGTTGAGACAACCCAAAAAGAAAACACAAGAAGAATGCGCTCCGTGTGGCTGATGGTACTAAGTCCACAACCACTAACCGGAGATGACTTTTTTAATGCGTTACCTCAAGACGCTTCTGGAAACCGAACGATCGGTATTGCCAACAAAACCCCTCAAGGATTTAGTCTGGGTGACCATAGGATTTATGCACTAGATCCGACACTCACATCAGGCCAGTCCTATTTTGTTTTTGCAGATTCGGCCTACGCTTTACCCTTGTTGCAAGTTCGCAGACTTCAAAATTACCTAGAACGTGGATACGTGTGGGGCAATGGTGGCGAAGGAAACCTCAGTAAAGATGTGCATTTAAGCGACATCTCCGAATCCGCTACGCAACATCAAAACGACGATCTTGTTCGGCAAAGAGCGCTTCAGGTTTTTTCAGGGATTCCGTCAAAAGGTTTCACCTACTCACGAACTGTTCAAAATTTATTAGCTGGCAACGTTTCAGGCAACCCAGGACGACCGGGAGAGTCAGCCGCATCCCCGAACGGTTCGGTTTGTTTGGCAAACGATCAACGGGTTAGCTTTACTAATCAGCAAATTACTCAGAAACTTGCTTGCTTGCCAGTAACCGCCGGCAGCGATGGCTCTGGAAATGCGATCGTAATTTTCCCTCTGAACTCTAACGTTCCTTTAGGAACTAGATTTTCAGAGAAACGCGAAGATCATAAGGTTTATGCTGCAAATGGCACAGATCAAACCCCTTTTGGTGTTTTCCAGAATTTAGGGGCGACCGGCGCACTTACTTGGATTGCCGATTCAAACTCTGTAATTAAACCAGGAAATGTCTGTTACTTCGTGCCTGGTATAAATTTTCCGAGTGGTTCTGGCTTTTCTGTACCTTTTGACAAATGTGAAGCTGGATGGGCAAACGGAATGTCGATGGATGGGGGCAACATCCTAGACGCAGCCGTTAACGATCTTGATGCCTACCGCGCGCCTACCGTAAATCAAGAATTTATTGCTGTTTTTGGCCGAGAACGCGCCGCGCTTCACTATATATATAGGAAAGTCTCTGTAACTTCTGACGGAAATGGCATTGCTGTAATCCCTTTGGCCGAAAGAGGTGTATTTGCTTTTATTGAAGGAATTCCAGGTCGTATTGATAAGCCAGTTGTTACTGGTTTATCAACAAATACAACTTATGCTGCTTTAGTTTATTACCCACCGCGATCGACAGAACAGTGGCAGTGGCAGTTGCGTTATTGCTCGTACCAGGGACTCAATGATCCCACCATTCTAAATGGTGCTGAGATTACATCAACCCCTCTGTTGTTTGCACACACTCAAGGTGGGGGTACCAGCGCTTTTTTTGGAGACTCGGAACTCAAGTATTCTGCGATTTCCATGCACCTACCGATCGGAAATAGTACCACCAAGCATTACGGACTAAATACGCCAGTCAATTTACCTGGTGAAAATTATGCCGACCCAATTGCCTTCCGGGAATTACAAACAGTTCCCGGAAGTGGATGCTCCTTGCCAAGAATAGGACGAAAAATTGTTTTTGTCGCAAATAACACAAATGCTCCAAGATCTGTAGCTGGAGCAACGCACCTCGACGATGGGGTTACACCGCCACCACCTGGTAGTCGTTTAGGTTGCCAGTTGCCCACATTGTCATCGAATAGACCTTTTCAAGGTGTTCTGTGTGTGGGACTTCAGTCAAACCAGCATAAATATTTGGCAATTGCGACTATCAATACTAAGGGGAGTGAATCTTTTGTGTTTGACAGTACAAGTGGTATTGGTTTTGATATTTATAAAATGTGATCACGTATTATGGCAAAAAATCCAGCACTTTTCCCGGATACATTCATACTCGATGGTACAGTCTCTGATTCAGGGCTTGGTGCTTTAGAGATCGCCGTCAATAATTTAAATGTCGCCTCTAAATCCGGTGCGATGCGACAAGCTAATGCAATTCGCGTTAGTGGATTGAATTCAATTAAAAATCAAAATAGTGGGATGCCTACATTAAACAGTTTGCTCCCAACTAGATCTGTGGGCAAGTTCACCGTTCTCCCTTCAGAGCCAACAGGTACTGTAGGGTACTTTATCAGTGGTTGGGGAGATACCTCACAGGATATATCTAATCAAAGAACAAGAACCGATCGATTCACTTTCGCAACGGACACGATAACGAATTTAGGTAGCAAAATAGAACCACACTTGCATTATACAACTGGAAATCCTACTTATGGGTACATTTTCGCGGGTGTGAGTGCCGCAAACAAAATATGGAGATTAACGTTTCAAACAGAAACGTATACGTTAATCGGGGCCGCATTATTCCCAAATCGTTATAACGGCGCTAGTCTAAAGAATCAATCTCGTGGGTATATTTGCGCGGGATCATCAGGAGGTACTGTTTATGGTGAGATAGATCGCTTTACATTTGCTGGAGAAGTTTGTGTTTCCATTGGTAGTATTTTACAAACAAGAAACTCAAGCTCAGGATTCGGCAACAAATTCAATGGTTATATTGGTGGGGGACTTGCTGACGGTATTAATACCAGTCCAACAAACAATCTAGAGAAATTTATTTATGCTTCGGAGGTAAAATCAACAATTTCCGCAGCATTAAGTTTGGCAAGATCTGCGATGGGTACTTGGATGCCTGGATCTACACTTGCGGCATACTTACTTTCGGGATTAGCTTACGGGTCTTTTCCTACAGCGGGCGTTAGTCCGGCACGAAATTATTATCCAAATGTTATCGATAAGTTCACATTTACTGGAGAAACCTGCGCGGCATTAGGTACAACACTTTCTAAAGGTAGTACCAACTATGGAGCTATAGGTAATACAACACGATGTGTTATGGGTGGTGGTGTTACACATACAGATGCGTATGCTACGCAAAACACATACACGGTAGAATCTAATGAAATTAAAGCTATTACATTCGCAACAGAAACCAATGCTGTTTTAGCTTCTGTATTGTCAATTGGTCGATTTTATTTAGCTGGTGTAGACAATTCAAGTATTTAACACTATGACTCAACCGCATCTTTCATTAAATGGCACTTCAGGCACACTCTGGGAAATCAGGCGACAAGAAAATATACACCCGTATCTAGGAATCCGTCAGGCAATCTTAATCATCAACGATCACACAAAAGCGCTAAAAGAGGGGAAACTCGCTCAGAAAAAAGCAAGGGTTGCTTTAAGCGCACAAAAAGAAAAGTTTTTAAGTGTAGAGGGTGATGAGCGCGATATTCTTTTCGACGAAATCGAACTTGCTGAATACAACTTAGAATCATTTGATCAACTCATTCTTGATGTCGAAACAGAATTAAATGTTGCACTGCAAGAAAAGCTGAGAATCGAAAATTGCAATCCTGACATGATTACAAAAAGCTACGAAGAATTGCAAGTTACCTATGCCAACGAAGCATTTCAATGTAAGTTGGCCCGTGCCGTAGTTGTTTCTGCCTATAGTAGTCACAAGATGATTTCAGAAGGTGCCGCCGAAGTTATTTACGACTCTGGTTGTTTGCCAAAAATTGAAAGAGAGAGATTTGAGCTAAACGTTATTAGTCAGTTAAGGCAACTACTTCCACCAGAACCGATTAATCCTGTAACTTTACAATCAACAGCCGGAGGCAATAATGGTCTTAGCATTAACTGAAATCAGAAAGTCCGTTATTTTTGCAGTTGAGGGTCGGCTGTCAACACTTCAAAACGAAATCCCAAATTTTTCTCGAATGTCTCCAGTAATGCTTGAATCTGCTGTCAACGCTTCGGTTGTCTTTCTTCCGATTCAAAGCAATGTTCCAGCAATCAATCCCCAAGATGGTTCTATTCTTTTAGAACCAGCACAAACTAATTTATTAAATTATAATCTCGATTTGAAACAATCGGTCTGGCAAAAAGGAAGTAATGTTACGGTTCGTGGAGATGTGGTACTCGCACCGGACGGTTCGCAGCGAGGTGATCGGATCTCTTGGGGTGTGGGTACAGGAAACACCCAACTCGTTCAACGACCGATCACTTTAAAAGCCGGAACGCAATACTATTTATCGGGACTGTTTAATTTAGTAGGGGGGAAATTTGCAGCAAGTGACACCATAGAAATGGTGGGTAACGTTGTGGGTACGCCAAAAGTCAGTTTTTCTAGCTTGAATACTTTTCCTGGTAATTACCGATGGCTTGAATTACCCTTTACGACACTTGGCGTTCAGCCCAAACTTCCGGAAGCAGAAGCAAGTTCTGGTGGATATGTAATTAGCGCGGTATCAGCCAATAGTGTCACATTAGCTGGTGTTACAGGGATTGTTACCAATAATTTAATTGGTGGTCAAATTGGTTTTTCCAACAACCCCACAAAAAAATATAATATTACAGGAAACACGGTTTCCGGATCGAACTGTACAGTTATTACAGATCCATCTTCTGGTAGTTTTGTTACTGACGGAGTGACAACCTCAAGTAAGGTACAGCTTTACGGCGCACCAGATGTTACTTCTTTTTTACGGTTTTATATAGAATCCGCCGTGTCGCTAAACTGGGGTGGTGTCCAATTAGAAAAAGGTGTGTTTCGCACATCAATGGTTTACCAAGATGCAATCGTCACACCACGGGCACAAACTAAGTTGGTTTATCGCAAACAGAGTAACCCATTAATTGGATTCAAAACTTTTGGCCTACTTGTTGATTTGAAGTTTTGGCGTGGTGATGGTGTATTATTTTCTATTGGTAATGTCTCGGCTGATATCGTGGGTGGTAAATTAAAGCTCACTGTCGGGACTACCGTTATCGAAGATCCCACCCCACTACCATCGGCACCTCAAATATACGTGCAAGTTAATGGTGAAAGTTTTACACTGAGCTTATTCATTAATAAAAAGGTAATCGCGAGATCTAATCTATCTGGCTTTCAACCCAGTGTATCTCAAATTTCACTTACTTCTTCAGGTGTTCGCTGTTTCAATCGCATCGTTGTTCTCAACCGCGCTTTTGCTGATGGATCGGTTGCTGTTGGAGAAATTGTGCAGTCTGAAATGGCGGATGTGTTGTTTTCAGAAATAACAGATGTTAGTGCGGTCGCTGTTTCTGTCCCAGAGCTCGTGCTTCCATTTGTGACCATTCCTTCACCGGAACAGCCAGTTGCTTCTAGTGAAATTCAATCAATTAACTCAGCAGGTAAAACAGTCACTGTTTCCGATGGTTCAGGTTTTGGAACATCTGGTGCTGTAATTGTTTATCGTCCAGCATCGGATGGTGATCGTGCTGTGGGCTACCTTACTATTACTGGGAAAACTGGAAATACTGTATCACTCGACAGTGTTTCAGGGATAGCCTTGGGTGACAAGCTTGTTTCAGATTTTGTAGCTCGACCTGGCAAAGCGTCTGTACGTCTACCTTTTTCTCCGATCGATCCACAAGCGGTTACAAATATTGATTCTGGGAATAAGTACGTCACCGTTAATTCTTCTTTAGCGTTTGTCGAAAAAAGTAGGGCTATTATTCAATCTCCGCTTTATCAAGACGTATCAGAGGTAATCGTAGAAACAGTAGACAATACCAATAATCGATTGACACTAAATTCGATCCTGGGAATCAGCGTTGGTGATATCATTTCGCAACCTGACGAAGAAGTTGAGATTCCCACCGAATGTTATTATGTCGATTTACTTAGTCCTAACCCGGCGATCGACGTTGACCAAAAAGCGACTAACGGTTTTGTTCTCTCAAATAAAGGTGGTGGGGATGCAATCATCCAAACTACGATTAAGGTTTATCTATAATGCCTGTACGCACCAACTCAGAAGGTTTGCTTGAAATATTGCACCCCGAGACAGGCGCGTATGTTCCTGCGAGTACGCTTTTACAAGTCGAAGGGGGATTACTTACTGCATTAGTACCAAATCAATTGACATTACTTGCTGATATTCAGGAGGCTAGTGGCTATTTGCGGCTAATAGAGGCAGCATTGCTTGACGTTAGAGCAGAAATCTTTGCGGTAGATGACAAGCTGGCGCAGTCAAACATCTCATTGAGTACACTCGGTCAAATAGATGCGGCACTTGGTGCTGTCAAAAGCGCGATTGATTCATTAGAAACGTTAGGTACTGTCACGAATACCCTGCTGACCGCAGTCAACGCAGAAATTGTAACACTATCAGGAAAGATGCCCGCAACGCTTGGCGCAAAAATGAGAGATGCAAGCTTGTCGGTAGCTTTGGCGACGGATAGTACAATTTTTGCCTCATTAACTAGCATCCTTAATTCGCTTTCGGATATAAATAATAACTCGGTTGTTAGTTTGCTCTTGGCGTTATCCGCTAAAATACCAGCATCCCTTGGAGCAAAACTGCGGACAGCTAGCTTATCGGTGGCTTTGGCGACCGATAGTACGCTTTTTGCCTCATTAACTAACATCCTTAATGCTCTATCGGATGGTGGCGTTAACTCAGCACTTTCTTATTTAAGTACCGTTGCAGGTTCCCAGCATTGGAAAACTCCCGCAAAATTCAATGGAACATCACCAATTATCAATGCAGCGACAGCCGCCGCAAGTTCTGCTGCATACGCATTAAATTCGCAAGCCGAAGCTTTGAGTTTGCAAAACTTTTTTTCAGCAACAGGATTAAGTGCGCAGTTTGCCGTCGAATTGCGGGTGACTACTGGCTCGACTTCGCTTCACGATCGGACTTATTATTATCGTGGGGATGTCGCAAGCCCTTACGCCGCTAGCGCCGGGGTTTTTCCGGGAGAATCTCCAATTATTATTCCAACTTATGGTTACGTACAGGCGGTGGTGCATCTGCATACAATTACAGGTGGTAACGTGAGTACCTATGCACGAGAGATAAAATGAACAATATTTTATTAGATAAGATTACAAAATTGGAACTAAAAGCGGACGACAGGGATGCACAAGTTCTGGAAGTGTGCGGAATTCTAAACACACCTCAGCCGATCGCCCCCTTAACCAAAACCAACCACAAGCTAAAACCACTACTCATTCCTCATTTAATAGAAGAAAAACTTTTGGTTCCAGAAAAGTTACAAGCCTTGGCAACACACCCTATTTGTTCTGATTTTTTAAAAGCATTGGTGCGTGAGCATTATAATGGAGCAACCGAGCTGACACCAACAATCGAACAATTGGTGGCAGCGGGGCGAACTTTTATGGTCTTAACAGAAGCTGACGCGCAGGCGGTGCGAGATCGACTGGATATCGACAAAGTGGTAGAAATAGACGCGGCTAAACCTCTAGATCAAAGGCGATATACTGAATGGATCGAAGAGGTTCCCCAGGAGTCGGTCAGTTGGAGTCAATTGAATCTGGGGCGGGCGATCGATGGTGATGAAGTTTTGCAAATTCTAGGAGAATTATATGGTAGCCAAAAAGACGACTGAAACATTTACAAGAAAAACCGTTGGTGAATTAGTACCGGGCGATCGGTTCAGAGAATTACCAGATCCTGACAGAGAATTAGAGAGTCCTTTGCAAGAAGTTATCTCTCTAGAAAAAAACGAGAGTTCCTTGCTCGAAGAAGATCAGGTCACGAAAAAGGAAATTGTTGTCTGTAAAACAAAACTTGAAAATTCAAGTGGAGTATTTTTCTTTCAAGCCTTTGCTAAAGTTGAGGTCGAAGTATTGAATGGCTAATTACTACGTCGCAACTACTGGAAATGATACTGCCGAAGGAACTATCAATGCGCCTCTAAAAACTCTCGATAAGGGGTTGAATAAAGCATTCGCGGGCGATCGGATTATTTTGAGAGGAGGTACTTACCGAAATAGGGCGGGTTGGTTCCCTGAGCAACAAGCGACAATCAATGATCCCATCAGAATTGAAGCGTATCCTGGGGAAACAGTCAATATTTCCGCCTTTGAGGATCTAACCGACTGGGAACCCTTTGATTTGACGAATGGGCGGGCGATTTATCGCGCGCCAATGCCTTTTACTATGTGTGAAGAAGATTATGCAGTTGGAGGCGAAGATTTTTTAGTTTGGAACGGATCTGTATTAAACGAAGCGCGATGGCCTGCGGCAAATATTAATGATTATCCACAATGGACAGAGGGATGGGCGGCGGTTGAAAGTGGTCAATGGATTTCCGATGCTAACGTAGAACACGCTAGCGTGACAGCCCAAATCCAAGATAACGACTTGCTGAGCTTTGCCACCAATTCTTTGATAGGTAGTTATATTACGATACTGCCTGGGGCTCGGTGGACTTGGATTTCCGGTAAGGTAGTCGCAAATGAAGGCAATAGTCTGACCTTTGAGACAAAATCACCCGGAGGTTCTACGTTCTACCGCCCCGATGGACGTAGCCTTTACTTTTTGTTTGGCAAGCAAGAATTCCTTTCCTACCCTGGTAGTTGGTGGAGAGACTCTATATCTAATACTGTTTATGTTTGGCTGCCCGACAATAGTAATCCTGGTAACTCGATTATAGAAGCCAAGCAAGCACATAAGTTGATTGATTTTTGGTCGCGATCTTACTACCATCACATTAATTTAAATTATATTGGTGGTGTTACTCACGTCGTTAACACCTCCGGTACTGTATTCCAAGATTGTACTTTTAAGTGGTACTCTCATCGTCTTTATTTTCCAACAGCGTGGGCGTGGTTAAATCCTGCTTTTTTTGACAACAATAATGGTCTAACGCTACGCAATTGTGACTTTTTAGATGCTGTTGGCCCTGCTGTCACAATAGATGGAAATTCAAATTCAATTATCGAGAATTGTACTATCATAAATACTGGTGGATTAAATATTGGTGGAACAAACTCTCAAGTTTTCCTGAATACAATATGGAAGTGTCCGCATGGTCCCGCAAAAATCAAAAACAATGTTACTAACTTGAAGGTTTACAATAATGATATTGGATATGGTGGCACGACAATTTTTGACGAAGGATTGCTAACCATAAATAGAAGTGCAACGGGATTTGGCGCTGAAGTTTACAACAATTACATACACGACGGGTATGGATTAGGGGATGGTCCTAAAGAATTTTACGGCACGGCAGGCTTGTATTTCGACGATAACACTGCTGCAATCAATTTCCACCACAATATCATCTCCAATGTTACTTCTCCCGGCCTAAATATATGCGGAGAATTAGAGAACGTTTTATTTGTTAATAATATTTTCGATCTTTCGCCAGGTGTTGCTTGGTGGATGTATAAATGGTATCCAGGTTGCAAGTTTATCAACAACTATACTACAGAGTTTGCTCCAGGCACGAGTGTTCATCCCGACATGGAGTGCGTGCAAAATGCGTTCAAAGAAATTTCTGTTCCCAACAATATTATCGTGCCAGATCCTAGATTTAATCCAGATTATTCTTTGCAGTTCAATTCTGCGCTCAAAGGAGCAGGAATCGTTGTCAATGGGATTACGTCAACAAATCCACCCGACATTGGAGCGTGGGAAGGAATTCGATCGCCCGTTGGAGCTGTATTGCGTAACAGCGATCTGTCGCAACTAACAATAACTTCTTATGTTGTTGATGGTGATTTTATCATTTTTGGAATTGGAAACTTACCTTTTGGTCGTCGCCTAGGTGAGAACTTTAGGATGAAACTTGGCTCTGGTGCAGAAGCCATTGGTACAATTATTCCTTATGATGTCACTACGGGTGGTACTGTCTGGGCGCGAGTTGGAGTTAATGTAGAAAGTTGGGTGGCGATCGGGCAAATCGGTACAGCACCGATCTTGTCAAGTCTTTCGGGATCGCGAATCCAAGGAACAGTTATCGCTTTACTCGGCAGTGGGTTTACCACTAATAGTTTTGTACAGTTAGACGGTGTTGAGTTAGTAACGACTTATATTGATGCGGGTAGACTAGAAGTGACTATCCCTGCAAATGCGACACCGACGAATTTATCACTTCAAATTTTTAACGCTGATGGTCAAGCATCGGGAACGCTTGCTTTGACGGTATTGAGTTCGTTAGCATTAACAAGCTTGTCTGCTAGTACAGTTCAACTCGGACAACAGATCCAGGCAGTGGGAACAGGATTTATCGAAGGCGCGATCGCCAGCTTCGTCTCTGCCGGTGTAGCGACCGCAACAACTTTTGTCAGCAGCACATCGCTTACGCTTGTCATTCCATTGCTACCTTCTGGCGTAACAACTTTAAGAGTCATAAATCCAAACGGTGCAGAAAGTGGAACTTTGCAATTAACGGTGCTACTGCCACCATCGATCGCCAGCTTTGGACCAAACCCAGTGCAGCGCGGCCAAATTCTCACAATTTCTGGTGCTGATTTTGGTTCAGATCCATATCTATTATTTGCCAGACAAGAAATTATCCCGATCGCCTACACGAGCAGTTCATTGCAGGCGATCGTACCTGCGATCGCAGCGTTTGGTGCTACCGCCACCCAAGTTGTTAGTGCTGTAGGCGCCTCTGCGGAAATTTCAGTTGTCGTAGTTCGGACACCTGCGCTTACTTCGATCGCCCCAACCGCAGCGCAACCGGGTTCGACTATAAGGGTAACAGGCACCGACTTTGAAGATCCCGTAATCCTCGTTAACGGTAATTCAGTCGAATTCACAAATGTTGGTGAAGGACTATCATTTGTCTTGCCACAATTCCCGCCTTCCAACTTGTCGGTGCGCGTTCGCAACAGCACAACTGCATTGTCGGAGGCGATCGGTTTGATGGTGTTGCCACCGATCTCCATCGTTTCACTACCGATTCCGACAGCCGCACCGCAAGCTGAAATTGTACTCGAAGGTAAATTCTTCCCGACCAACGCCCAGGTGTTTTTTGGAAATGTGCAAGCTCAGATTCAAAGTCTGACGAGCAATCAGATTATCGTTCAAGTTCCGCCAGAGTTACCTCCAATCCCCACAAGCATCAAAATCACAACTCCGGACGGTGCCTCTTCGATACAAACAATTCCGTTCGATGTTTTGCCGTCATTAATAATTAGTCGTGTCTTTCCGAATCCCGCACCGTCAGGCACTTCAATCCAAATCAGCGGTACTGGTTTTGATGAGGGCGTCGTGGTACTTGTCCGAGATGTACTGGCGATCGACCTTGTACGAGTTAGCGACACGCAGCTCAAGTTAACAGTTCCGCAGTTAAGTCCGGGCAGTGCTCAAATTAAAATTGTGTTGCCTGACGATCGCCAAACCGTTTTCGACTTCAGCGTACCAACCGTATGGATTTCAGGCGTATCCCACACAGTTGTTCAAGTCGGGGAGTGGCTTGAAATAACGGGAACCGGATTCGTACAGCCGCTAGCAGTTACGATAGGCAGCGTCGCAGTAACAGAAGTCATTGTAATTTCACCAACTTTAATAAAAGTTCGCATACCACCATTCTTGGTGAATGAGCGGTAAACGCATGATAAAGTGTTTGTGTTATTCGATCGTGCGTAGTCAGAACCATCATGCAAATAAACACAGAAACCGTAACAAAAGCAGCCAAAGATTTAGAGGTCGGCGATCGTATTCTGACTTCCGTGGGATTTATTACGATTTCAGATATCCGCGTATGTCAAGATGGTGTAGTTGAAGTGATCTACCCATCGCTTGCCCAAATGCTTACCGTGGAGACAGTTATTGCTGACGGATATACACAAGTCACTGTAGCTGTGAGTTAAGAAAACAAAAAAACGGGCGATCTAATAGACTTAGTTCGATCACCCGGTTTTTATTTCAATAAAATCAGATCCGTAGTAATATACACATAGCAAACCAAAAAGGAGCTAATAATGGAATCTGATAAAAGTACAGTCGCCAAAGACCTGAAAGGTGGTGAACTCATAAAAGATAACAACGGGCTTGGAACCGTTAGTCGTGTACACATAACGGCAGAAGCCACCGTCGTTGTTGAAACATTCGGCAGAGGACGGACTGACGAACAAACGTTTGATGGGTATCAAGCAGTAAAAACCTATTAGGTTTTTAACAAAAAAACGGGCGATCGGATTATATTTAATCCGATCGCCCGTTTTTGTTTCGTTTAACCTATTTCGTGTTTCCGCATCATCGCGTTAAATTTTGCTCTGAGCTTCGGCTCACGCTCTTTTAACCATTGGCTGAGTACGTAAAGCTCTTTCTCACTGTCTATCGTGGGTAACACTTCGTTGCTGTCTGACAGCGAACCAAAAAGCGTTATATCGCAAAACAATACCCAATGTGGGTGCTTTTGAGATTTTAGGGTTTTTCCAGCGATGCGAAACCATTCTCTGAAACGTTTGTAAAAGTACAGCGCGTTAGCATGGTAATCAACAGGTATACCTGATGACAACCATCCATCAAACTGAAGTAATTCAAGTAGGTGCGACGCTTTATCGTCTACAAAATCATATGCGTCACATTCTACATACTTCCAGTCAACAGTTTGACCCTTTTTTCTGGTCGCAATGTAGGCTTTTATTTGAAAGCATGGGTAGTGTGTAATTTCATCGTATACCATACCGTAAATTATTTTTCCGGTATTTTCAAGTACACCGCCTTCGTGCCACACTGGAACAGATATTGTTTTTTGTGTAGTAGACATAAAGATTCCGTTAAATGATTGTACTAATTTTATCACGTTGAATATAAATGAACAATAAAAACGGGTGATCTAATATATTAATTCGATCACCCGTTTTTTATCTAAGCGTTGGTTTGTAAAGGTGGTTCATAACCTTGCTTACGCATTTCTTCTTCAGTGATATATTCGACACCATGTTTTTGTATAATTGAATGAAATCTAGACTGAAGAAACGGTTCTCGCGCTTTTAACCAAGCTTCTAGTAACGGTAGTTCGTTTGCACTCGCCATGTCCGGAATTGGTTCTCCGCCTTCGTACAGTAGAGTATTTCTTGAAAACCGTAACCAATGTTCAGCACGTTCTTTTTTAGAAGCCCGATCTCTGGACCAATTCCTAAACGTTTTGTAATACCACATCGTATGCTCGATATACATATCAGGCAGTCCGTCTTGTCTCCAGAGGTCGAAATGGATTAAGTCAGCAATTTTCGGTTCGAGACTTAAAATCTCTTCGCTCGACACTCCGTGTGGATCTGGCACCCATGACAGTGGATCGTGACAAAGCCGATATTCCGTCCGTCCACGGATGATGAAAAGTGGCAGTGCATAAGGATCATTATTGAGGTGCATATAGCGCATCCCAAATTCGATTTTACCACTGTGTCTTGTACCAAAGGTGAAGCCCCGTGTAAAGTTAATTACTTGGTATTTTGTGATCGTCATACAGTACCTCGATTTACTATATTTGATTGTATCATAATTGTTAAAGATTCAAAAGAAAAAGTGTTGTACGTTGATATGTATTGTTTTAAAATAAAATTATAGTCTATATTGAGGTTCCGATGATTTACTTTACAGGTTTTCAAAACTGGGGAAAACAATTCGGCACATTAGTCAGTATTGCTAATAGTGAACCTAAAGGTTTTAAAGGGCATATCGATCGCCTGCATTTTTTTGCACCAGATTGGAAAGATGTGAATCTATGGAAAACCAGTCCTAAAACAGACGCGGACTGGGAGCGGTTCGTGGCGATGTATCGCATAGTCTGTCGAGAAAGGTGGCGATCTATAGAACACTGGTTGCAAACCCTAAAACCGGAAGTTGACATGACGCTGCTGTGTTGGGAACGTGAATCGAAGCGTTGTCACAGATCACTTGCTGCGAAGTTCGTCGAAGTTTACCGACCAGACTGTTACGGTGGGCTGGATATGCTAAACCCCTACCGTAAACGACAACGACACAATAATGTGGACTACGATATTCAAGTTGTGAGTTGCCCTTGGTGTGACGGGTTCGCCTACGAAATCTCGGTTGGTGTTGGTATCGGTAAGATTGGCGACGATCCAGATTATCCATATTTGAGGGGCGTCTATGCTCTGCCGGAGTATGCGATTGAGGCGGCAGTTCTGTTTGTTAAGGGTGATTAAATAAGGTAGACAAACAAAAAAGTGGGCGATCGAATTAATATATTCGATCACCCACTTTTTTAATTAAACCAAACCCATTCAACATCTACACAATCTTCACCAAGATTGCGAATCGCATTCCAAGGATAAAACTCTGGTTCTGGAAAATCACCCACGTCAAAACAACCTTCAGCAAAAGATAGTTGTTCGCGTTCAAAGAACGCATCAGCAACCGCAATTTCATCGGCATCAAGACCGGAGGCGTCACCGTATACAAAATAATACAGCGCCCACTGCGGTAGTCTATATTTTTTGGATTCGCGTGTTTGTGTTTCCACTATTCTTAAGATTGATTGGATAATTTAATTATATTAAATGACGAATAATAAGTAAAGAAAAAGCGGGCGATCGAATTAATATATTCGATCGCCCGCTTAAAATTAGGAATTTCTACTTTGATGTGTCGATTTTACCTGTATGTCAGGGTAGCCGATTTCACGCAACTTCTGTTTTATGTAACCTACGTTTGTTGGATGGTACACATAAACCGTACCACTACCACCAACATGATAAGCCCAACGTGTAAGCCACTGAGACACGGTAGTCTCCAGCAGCCCAGGATCGTTGTATAAATTTCGTAAAGAAGATTTAGGCATTAGTTTCTTTGATCACTACTATATTATCTTACTACAAAATTAGTCAAAAGACAAAAGATTACTCAAACAAAAAGCCCTCAATGTTTGGTGTTAATAAACATTGAAGGCTTTGGCTCTACTTGCAAGTCTTGCGACTGCGCGTCTGCTACACAAAGCTAGCGTGACCACTTTAAACGGCTTGCGTACCTAGTAGATTTAGGCGGATTTGCTCTTTCTTTCACTTGGCTCGCGGGTGTCCGCCGCGTAGAGTATCTGTTGTTCTGTCTAGCATTCCGACAGAACCGTAAACGACACTTGAATTTTTTCACTTAACTTTGTAAACTGTTTATATCTTTCGATAAAGATGGTTAACCTTTTGTATATATTTAATATACCAATTTATACTATGTTTGTCAAGCTTTTTACTCCTAAAAAGCAAAATAGGTTAAAGCATATCGCCGCATATCAAATAATTGCGCTTATATAACGAGGTATGCGTTCCAGTGGTCTACTATCACCGCAAACAAAGCTGCCGTTATCGAGAAAACCTTCAAAATAATCTGGTACTACGAATTTAGTGATGCGTCCGCGATGAATTACGGTATGACCTTCATGGTAGGTTTCATATTCAAATCGATCGCCCGCAACAAAAAAAGCACTGCGTTCAGAGTCAAAACTGGTTGGGTTCATGGAGGTTTACCTGGAAACTACCCTGCCAAAGTAGCACGATCCAGGTCGAAAATCCCTAAGCTTGACCAGGAAATGGTCAACAAAATGTTAGCTAATTTGTCTTTTTAAAGCTTGTAGATTAGAATTAAAGCAATAATTCTTTCAAAGATAACCCCAAAAAGGAGTCTCAACGCTTAACCAAGCGCGGAGGCTCCTTTTTTGATTTATATATGTCAAAAAACGAATCTGAATCTGCGGGCTTCGCTCCCGAAACTCCGACTGCACCTCAAGTTACCGGAATCGCTATCGAAGATGTCAAGCTGAATACTGTACCGTTTTCGGAACTCGGGGAGAACTTACCGACCGGAGTATTCCACGAAGGTGAGCGACTGCATTCTTACACGCTTGCGCCGTTCACCGGTGATCTTGAAGTACAGCTCGAAGAACTCTTCAACTCGAAAAAACAGGGTGTAGACAAGGTGTATTCAACCTTGCGCCACTTTTTGCCAAATGCCATCCGCGATATTGGCGGCATTCCCCTGCATAAACTCGACACAGATCCGCGACGCCTGATCGACCGCATGGACTTAGGCGACGTGTTTTCTGTGGTGCTCAGTCTCCGCTGCAACTACCACGGGAAAGGCGATATCGCAATTAGCGGTCAGTGTCCGAACTGCAATACCAAAAATGCAGATCAAGGTGATTACAGCCAGCCGTACCATGATCTCGGTACAGTAGATGTCAAGTGTTACCAGCACTTACCGCAGGAACCGCTGTTCGATATCCCGCTGGAAGATGGGTTCAGCGTAACCGGCGAACGCATTAGCAAATTAAGGATGCGACCGCTGCGGTTTCACCAGTTGAAGGTGATGGGAGATCCCAATAGCGGTAAATTCCCAAACTTGAACATGATTTCGGCACTGATGTACTCATTCCCAGAATCGACTTCGTATCGGGAACCTAAAGGCGACTTTTTCGATAAAAATCTGTACGCTCGGATGATCGGTTCGCCACGCGACAAGAAAACTGTATTCGATGCCTTAGAAAAACTGCAACCAGGTCCAGTCATGTCGATCGACATGGACTGCATCAACTGTTCCTATCAGTGGAAGGAGGGTATACCGTGGGGACAACTCCCATCCTTTCTATATGGGCCTCTTGCTCCCATTAGATCCTGATAGCGTTCAAATGCAGCGCCAGTACCGCGAAGATAGTATTTTTTTCCTGTGTACTGGCGAACAAGCCCCATTTAGTTCTCGTGAAGAAGTGCTGCGGATGCCGGTGTCTACGCGAAACTATTATGTAAAAAAGCTGGCTGATACTTACGAACGCCAGCGCCAAGAAATGGAAAAAAGTTCTTCAAGGAAGCGCTAATCGGTGGCAGCACAACAAATCCTGGGTATTGTCTCAAAAAACCCCAAAGAGGCGATCGTACACAATATATGGATCGCCATTCTTCCCAAGATAAAACTCTGGCTTGAAGCTTCAGGCAAACACAAACAGAAAATCAAGCTCGAACTGATTTTTAAAGTTGAGGAGATGACAACTTTTTCACTACTTTCAGAAGTCAGCCAGCATGACGAATTCAGGGTCGGACAATTTGTTGAGATCGATAATATCAACCGACGCTCTGGCGTAGAGCAGCAGAGTTTAACTCAGCGCGTCCTTCATGCAGAGAAGGCAATCAAGCCGATCCTTTTGGATGCACTTGCTAGTAAGCGATCGCCCAAGCATATCTCGAAAGTGAGGATCGTGATAAGTACCGGAGTCTGTCGCTGGGTCGAAAAGATTTCTGGGGTCGAAGCTGCGTCAGTTGATAACTGAGTAACGCAATACGAATGGTAATTTGAATTTTAGGTTTTATGAGTGATCGGGATGAAAAACTAAAAAAAAATAATAGCAAGCTCTCAACAACGCAACTTAGTTTACAGCAACAGCGATTTTGTGAAGAGTACATATTAGATCTCAATGCTGGCGAAGCGTACATTAGGGCTGGCTATAAAGTTAAGAGTCAACGAAGTGCTAACTCAGCAGCATCACGCCTTTTGGGGAATGTGAACATCCAAAAAGAAGTCGATCGCCTGCGAAAAGAGCGCGGTAGGGAGACGGCGATCGATTCTAGTCGAGTGCTAGCAGAATTGGGAATAATCGGACTCTCTAATATTCTCGATTACATCAAGTACGAAAACGGAGTTTACACCGTAAAACCTTCGAGCGAATGGGAACACCCGCAAGCTGTCGCTGAGTTCAGCACCACGACATTCAAGGGGGAGACCAAGGTATCGTTCAAGCTTCACAACAAGATTGAAGCGATTAAAATGCTAGCCACTCACGCCGGATTGCTTAGCGATTTAAACACAGCACTCAACGTTCTGAGGCGTTATGGGTACGAAGTTGAGGAAACAGAAGAAGGCTTGTTCTGTCGAGACACTTATCTCAGCGATCGCATTCAAATCGAACAAATTTCCGCAGCAGTCGATAATAATTGACACCCAACTATGTACATTAATGCTAAACGAAGAACAATTATCAAAACCAAACAAGTAGATTCAGCGACACTGCGCACTGACGAATTTGTTTGGATCGATCAAGCGAAAAAAGTACGGATTGAAAGTATCAGTAACGAAACAGCGCAACACCGATTTGTGGTAATGGTGACGGCGATCGACGGTATAAAAGAAGGTTTTATCTACAGCCCGCACTGGGAATTTTTCAATCCAACACCCAAAGGTGACGTTCTGTTAAATGTTCCTTATTTTTCACAGCTCGATAACTCAACCGCGTACCACGGCCCTGGTTCCAGACAGTGTAATTTAACATCGAACGCGATGGCCGCCGAGTTTATCCTCAAAGATCGATCGATGCAAACCCTCAGCACGATCGCCAACCAGAAAGGTTTAGGCGAACCCGAATCTGCATACGGGGCGATCGTCAATCTTTACGGAGACACTACAGATCATAACGCTAACTCTAGCGCGCTGAGCAGTTTAGGACTCGACAGTTACTGGAGTACAGAGCTTGAGATTGGGGATATCGTCGCTAGTATCAACAAGCGACTTCCGATGCCGATCGGGATGCATTACAAGGAAAGCGGTCACATCGTTTGTGCTGTCGGGTACAATCTAGATCGTGAAATTATCTATATCAACGATCCTTACGGTGCTCGGGCAGGCAGTCAAAATTACTACGCCGTAATCGGTAACGGCGCTGGTAAATTCGACACTTATACGTTCGCGACGATGCGAAAACTCTGGGCAGACCCGCGCGACGGTTGGGGGCGGATGTTCAGGGCCGTTGGTAAAGTCAAAACCGGGTTGTAGGGATCTAAACAAAGAAAGGGGGGCTATCGGATTATTCCGATAGCCCCCTCTTTTCTTGTATTGGATTAGCAAACTTCGGTTAACACGTTCGACTGCTTTGTCCCGTAATCGATATTGCGCTTCCACGAGATATGCTTGAAGCGGAGTTCATCTTTCAAGAGTTGCTCTAGATTTTTGACCACTGCACTATAGTGTTTGGCGCGATTGTAGTGAACAACAAGATTACTCTTGTCGTAACCACCTTGCGACACATCAGTCCCATAGTTGATCGAGTACCCAGGTAAGCTACCATAGTAGCGTGTGAAAGTGTCAAAGATATTTTCGGAAACGCCGTCGCGAAAAATACATTCGATCAAACAGCAAGCTTCGTTAATTACAACCAATACTTCATTGTTTGGAGTTCTGCTATTCATTAGGTTTCAAAAATTTCCTTAACTACATCATCACTTTACAACTAATATAGTTAAATATCAAGTAGTTCGTGCAAAATATACGATCGATTCCGATCGCCCGCGTTTCACTTCGCCATTACACCATCAAACTTTTTAACAGCTTCCCAAAATTCATGCCAACCGTTTAAACCACCATTAACTAAGCGGCGTACCTGTTCCCAGTCGTGTTTGTTGGCTGCTTCTGATATTCGACGATCGAAAAAATATTCAGCTAAGATTTCAGACGCGACATCCGCTTGCAAAGCTAAATCTGGATTTTCCAGCAGCGGTACACCAAGTTTTTTACCGTAATATTGATAGTTGGCGCGACCCGTAATTTGCACGAAACCGCGTCCTTTGTAGCGAGCACCGTCTCCGGGTTGGTTGTTCCCGAGGTCTTCGCGGTCTTCGTAGTTTTGAGTGAAATACCGATCGCCACCATATTCTGGAATCGGTGAAAAACCACCAGTCTCAACCTTAATAGTCGCAAGTGTCGCCACCAAGCAGAGTCGGTTAAGGATTTTACGCTTGGCTAACGCTTCGGTGATAGATTTCAGATTTTTAACAGCATCTTCTAATTTGCAATTCATTATCGCAGCAGCGACTTCTGGTAAAACAGCTTCCCGCAGGCGATCGAATCCTGGCAGCGTCTTCGCTTCGATTAAATCTTCAGCGACTTCTGGTGTAAGTCGATCGCCCGGATAGTTGAACCCTTTGGTGAACCGCTTGTACGCGGCTAGAGAAAGCGGTCCCCACAAACCGTCAACCTTGACAGATAAACCCAATGTATTGAGTCGCGTTTGTACTTGAAATGCCAGCGGGCGATCGAGCTTCAATTCTTCTAAATCAACTGTGATGTTGTCACCGTAAATATCTTGCAACTTCATAAGTTTAAGGTGTGGGTGCTGGAGTAGGAACTGGTACGCTTGCTGCATCAGGCGCTCCCGGCGGCGGTGTCGCAACCGCAGATTTTTTAGTGTATTCCCCAAAACTTCCCCAGGCAGCGTAGCCAGTTAGACCGTTACCGTTCTGGTTGAGGTGATTGAAAAAATCTTCGCGAGTTTGATAGGGACCGCCGTTCTTGAGGTTTCGGACTTGAGATTCAGTTGTCAGATTGAAGGCTTTTTTGATGTCGTCGTCTTTACCGTCTTTAATTGTGTCGTTGAGCTTCTTGAGCATTTCAGCCTGATCTTTCTCAACGGCTTGGGCAGTGCCGACCCCACCGGCTTGTCGCATTGTCAATCCGCACTTACCTACGTTTTGTAGGCGTTCTGTCGCCGTGCGGTTGGTGTCTTTGAATACGTCATCTTTACCGTCGAGCTTCCCGCCCTGAATCGAAGCCGCAATCAAATCGTAGTCGATTTTAAGTTGGGGAAAAATCTCTTGAAACCTCGGTGGCAGTCGGGACGGATCACCCGAGATTAAAGCTTCAGCAACTATCCGGTCTTCTTGATTTACACCACCCTCTTTCTGGGCAAGAATTGTAGCGACATCTTCTTTAATTTTATCTTGCAGTTCCTTTGCTTTTAATGTGCTGTCGGGAATCATACCGGCGATCGCCATTTGGATGCGCGTATTCGGATCTAGTTTTAACAGTGCTTCTTTGTCGGAAAGTCCTTTACTGCCCTGTGGCGCACCCTCTCCAAAAGTCTCGTTGAGAATCCCTTCTAAATTTTGCTTTCCTTCTGAACCAAGGCAATCACCCAGAATAGCTTTCGCTTTTTCAACTAATGCTTCTCGCGATCGTTCGGCGCTTGTCTGTTTGGATGTATCGTCACCCAGTGGAGTAGAAGTCAGGGGTGGTGCTAGCATATTTGGCGAACCCCTACCACCAAGCATCTTGAAATTAAGATCAACTTGGCAGTAGTGATAACCTTTGTCGCCGACAAGTGGGTGATCGTATTGAGCGGAGATGCTCGTACAAGCGCACGGAGCCATAATTTTATCTCCCTGCTGCACGTACAAGAGCGGTGGTGTGTAGACGTTCTTGCTTTCTTGGCGATCGCTTAGTTCGTGCATTTGATATAACTGCTCGACTAAGTGGGAAACGTCGTGCTGCTTGTCATAAAAAGTGACTGAAAATCGAAACGTGCGCGCACCGATTGATTTAAAGTTTTGCCCACCTCGGATGTGGTCGCCGTCTTGATCGCTCCATTCAGCAGATTGTTCATCAGAAATTTGCGACACGGCAACGCCTAAAAACGAATTACCAGGCTGTTTCACGTCGAGAACTTTTCCAGATAACTTGCCGTTAAGAAATCGGATCGAAACAGGCGACGCTGCCGGTTGGATCTTGGCATCGCGCTGCTGCTTGGAAATTGGAGACGGTGGATAATTGACGCTTGGCTGGGAGTTACTGGCAGCAGCAGGTTTGGTGTCGGGTTTGGCATCGGTGGCTCCGGCTGGTTTCTTAGCCGCGTCTTCGGCTTTGGTGTCGCCACCAAACAATTTAGTGAAAAAATCTAATGGACTTGACGGTGCTGGCGCTGGCGCTGGCGAAACTGCGGGAGTCGCTGCTGGGGTCGCCGTCGGCGCAGGACTTGCCGCAGGCGCTGGTGCAGCAGTCGGAGTCGCGGCTGTCGGTTTAATCGGTTTGGTTTCAGGCATTAGATAGACACAAAAAAGCGCCTTCTGGGTAGAAAGCGCTTGGTGAAAGTTAGCAGTATTTGATTGGGAGATATTCGTATCTTAGGCGATCGCCACCTTCAAGTCTAAACTCAACTGTCCTACTGCGGTCACGGTCGAAATATAAGCGTCGATAAATTCTTGAGCGTCTGCGATTCCGGCATTTTCTAGTTCGCAAGCGTCAATTTCGCAAAAACGAGTCCAACCGTCCCTCGTTTGAAAGCAAGGTCCATCAGGTTGTGAAACCAATATTTCTCCACCTTCTAGACTCTGCAAGATTTGGAAGCCTTTATAGGTGCCGAGTAACTCCCAGTAAAATCCCAACCCGTCTTCGTCAAGAGCGTCAATCTTGTTGTTCAACTCAACGCATTCTTCAGTATCAACAAGTTCGCCGCACGATATGTCGGCAATCATTTTTCTGTATTTTTGGAGTTTCAGATCGTTGGGGAACGGTTTACCTTTTTTGGTGGCGACGGAAAGTCTGGCAAGTTTAGACATTCGCAGTACCTTAGCAATACCTTGTTTCGTGTTGGTATCCACTTCAAAATCTCCAAAATACTCCGTCATATCGAAATACGATTCTGTAGCTTGAATCAGAGGTACTGTTTGAAACCATTCGGGACGTTTTTCTAATCGATTCATCCTTTTTCTCCTTAATTACATTGTTTGTCAATCACCGATGCAATCGCCCGGTAAATTGCTTGCGCGACTTGTACTGCAACACCGTTACCGATGCAGCTTGAAGCGATGTCATCCTTATCGCAAAGCTTGTAGTCGTCACCCAATCCTTGCAGTCGTCGCAACATCGGAACGTCAAACTTGACGATGACGCAGTTATCGATCAGGGCGCGAAATTTCTGATCGACTGTCGCATTCCGCAAGTCCAGATTTTTGCAAAATAAACCGCGCGGATAAACCTTGGGTGTCAGCGTAACTCCTGGGTGATCGTCCATGCAAACTGTCAGTGTATTATTTCCGGCATTGGCACCGGGGATTAATACCGCACGGAGCTGTGCCGCCGAAAGTCTTTGTGCAGTTACTGTCGTGCAGGGTTCGTGTCCCTGACGAGCTTCTTTCATGGAGAACTCTTGAGTGGTCGCCATAAAGGCCCTTGGCCAATGTGACTCCGAATCGGCAGAGGCGACGAGCGTCCAACAAGGTTCATCCGCTGACTTAACTGTGATGTCTCGCCCGGCGTTTTTTCCGTCGATAATATACTCAAGTATGCCTTTGAGTTTGTTGCGGGCGATCGCCTCCTTGACTCGCGCAATATGCCATTCGGCTAAACCATTTTCCCGTTTCCCTGCTGGACGCATTTTGTTTTTGTCCCAAATCTGCCAGGACAGTGCACCATCATCGTTCCAAGATGGTATAAAGCAAGGGCGATCTCCAATCAAATCGGAAACGGCTTCGAGCCAACCCACCCAAGGCTTGAGAGTTGGACCGAATAGCGTCGGTTGTGGAAATTCGGCGTGAGTCGGTGGAATGGCTGGCACTTGTCCGATATCAGACCGGATGGCAACTATATAAAGTCGCTCCCTTGTCTGCGGTGTACCGTAATTGGCCGCGTTGAGGTTGAATTTCTGGACGTTATATCCCAACTTCTGTAACCCATTGAAGATTATTCTATAGGATATTGAACCTTCGTAATCGTCAACGTTCTCGATAGCTACTGCTTTGGGACGTAGGTATGCAATGTGTCGGATGGTTGCTTGAGCCGCAGTGATATCGAGTTCCCCTTCAATTCCTTTTTGCGCTTTAGAGAATTTTGTACAAGGGGGAGATGCCCAAAATAAATCGAGTTTTCCGGGTAGAATCCCGAACTGCTCTGGATCGACTTCTTGCACTGGGGCGATGATAACGTGATCGCCGTGATTCGGTATGTACATCAACTCAGCTTTTTTGCGATCAAATTCGATCGCCCGCCGAATTCTCGCCCCCATTTTTTTGAAGGCATAGTCCACTACACCACCGCCGCTAAAGGTTGTTACTACGTTCAATGTCTTATCCCTCCGTAATTGTTACTGGGCGAACCACAAGACATTCAACCCATTTTTTGGCTTCAAAAAGTCCCATTCCGTTCATTTGATCGAGCGCAACACCAAATCTAAAAATGAATATTTCACGCGCATCTACAGGCGAAATATCGGGTACTTTCTCACGAACCAAAGCGTATATCTTTTTGATGAGCTGCTGCTTATCGGGATTAAAGGCTTCATGCTCGTCTTCTAGAAACTGCAAGCTTGCAGCTTGATCGTCAAAAGGATCTATACCTTCAACGATCTTTGGGATGTTGCTCACCTTGTTACTCTCCTTTTTTAACCAAAGCCCTCAAACCACCCTGCTCGGCGATCCATTCGGGCAAGCTTTTTTTGATCGCCCCTTGTTCAATCGCGAGTAGGCGTTTAGATGGTGTCAAGTCGTAATGCGGAAACCATTTGTGGTTTTGGAAATAAGATCGTTTCAGTCCGATTGCCTCCGCAACGCGGTGCAATTCTCGCAAACTTTTAGGTGTCGTATCTGCGGGCCAAAGGTGGCACCACAATTTTCCGTATTGCTTAGTTCTTCCGGTCGGTAGCGCCGGAAACAACTGGTCAACGTACAGCATAATTAATGTCCAAATCTAGGAACGAGGTACCCGTCCGCAGCCCACATCAGATTGTGGAGCGGACAGACTTTATTACCGTTGGCATCAGGGGCGATCGAATTAAGGTTTGCACCTTTGTGCGGACAAATACCACAACTAAGCTTGCTGTCGCGATAGATTTGTTCCAAGAGTTCCATCAGGTCAGTATTTAAAACTTCAGTTGGGATTTCTGGAACTTCTCTAAAACACTGGCGTTTTTCCCATGTAATAAAGCGGTGCGGACGGAACGGATAAACAAGCGAATGTAGTGATTCCCCGTCGCGGATTACTCTATTGATGACCATCCTAAATTCATAGTTGTTGAAAAACCGAAAATCTGGGTGTATGTGTTCATCGAAGAATCCTATTTCTGCATCTTCGTGGAAATCAGCTATTACAGGTATTGAGCGACCTTTCTCAATCTGCGAAAACAGACAAGGGACGAGATAAAATTCCCCAATTATTGGGGGATACGTTAGTTCGGTAATTTTTTGCACATTAAGCTCCTTGATTGTGTTTGTTGTTTTCGATCGCCAGCAATTGTCGGACACGATGGATCTCTGTCTCTAAATGTACCACCCCTCCTGCATTTAAGTCGAGGTAAAGCCGCAAAACTTCTACACGAGTTTGCAAGTCGTTTACATAGAATGTGAAACTCAAAAGCGGGGGTATCTGCGAGGACGGTCTACCTTGAAGAGTGAAATCTTTTCGATACAACCCATTAAAGACTGGAAGTTTGTTGACAATAAACAACCGCGCAGCTTGGAGTCTTTGTTTACCATCAAGTAACACCATTGGTGGTTCAATATTGCCCTCAAAAAACCGGGGCAGTTAAATATGATGTGTCGGTTGAGATTTCCGCCTCTAAGGACGTATTCGACATATTTAATCTGTTGCTGTTGCGACCAAACGTGTCCGCGCTGAAAGTCGGGATCGAGATCGAGTCCGACCTCCCTTTCATAAATCACTAATTGTTGTTCTAAGCTGTTCCAGGGTATTGTAAAAGACTTGCCCCAACGCTCGATTTTAGGGATATCGTACCATTCCATAATAAAAATCCTCTGCGATTGATTGGATCTAGAAAATCCTGACACTATGTTTCAAGTGCCAGGAAAAAATAATTAAGTGCTTACACCTCCAAAATTGATGTTTTTGAATGCCAACATTTCGGTCACTGGATTCGATCGCGCCTTCCCATCTCTATTAATCGAAACTTTATTCTCAAAAGTGGTGATAGTGAACCCAAGATCTGAGTAGAGTTCGACAATCCTTGGGGTTGCGTAATTGGAGGCAACCACCGGATTTGGTTTGTTTGCCAAGAAGTGTGCGAGTCGCGCCTGATCCGCCCAAGTAAACGGAGCAGCGTAGGAAAAAGTGCTACCCGTTGCAGACACCGGATCGTATGGTGGGTCTGCATAGACAAAATCGTCTTGGGCGATCGACACCGCTTCAAAATCACCGACGGTGAACTCCCAATTGGTGAAAACTTCTTGATATGCGCTGAAATCAGTAAGGTAAGTGCGGTAATCGGAAAAATCTTCCTTGTACAGATGCCATTTTTTGCGATCGGGTTTGCCATGAGGAACATTGAATCCTCCGTCTTTTCTACAGCGGACTAAGCCGTTGTAGCCTGTCGCCAGAATAAAATACAACAAGCTGGCGGTTTCCGCAGATTCCTCGTTTTGATAGATCGCCCGCAAATTGAACTCATCACGTTTTTCGTTGTGCAATGCTTCTGTACTGACCATTTTAAAATGAGGCACGAGTCCATTTTTGACCTGGTTGTACAGGTTTACGATCGGTCGCCAGTTATCATTAGCAAGAACACGATCCGGGCGGATTGCCATCACGTCTCCTAGTCCGCCAGCGAACAAAGAGACATAACGCAACTGGCGATCGTAATAGGGGGCGATCCGATGTGCCACTTTTGTTTTACCTCCAGGCCACGCCACCAGCGGTTTTAGATTAGAAATCGTTGGGTTCGGACTCTGGCTCTGGCTCGAGCTCGATTTCTTCAAGTTCTTCTGCGATTTCGACTTCGACGGCTTCAACATTCTGGAACTGCTCTTGGTAGTTGTGGGCGTAAGTTTCGACATACTGTTCAACTTTTTCGGTGTGAAGAAAGTCGAGATACTCTCGAAGCTGAGCGATCGATAGCTTAGTAGAAAGATTTTCGCCTTCAGGACTCGTCACCTGAAAGAGTTTAAATGCCATTTCACGCGCCCACACTGGCGTTTTATTCAATTCTTTAAGCTTCGCGCCCAATTGCTGAATCAACTGTCTCCTCAAAATATCTTCTTCACTTTGCGCTGGAGGTAGCGCATGATCGCCAGTAGCTGCACTTTTGAGCATGGTTCCATCACCAAAACCAAGTTGATGCAATACGGTTTGCGGAAGCTGAACCCCGCGTTCCTTGGCTTGTACGTACTGCTGCCAAAGTAAGAACCGTTGATACCACATCGGTTCCACTGTCAAAGTAAGTGGCCAGTCCGCAGTTTCTCTGGTAGTGCCTGTTCGCTTTTGAGAACCTTTAGGGCCATCGAAAATGGGCGCTTTTCGCTTCGCACTCAGCCGCTTCAGAATGAACGGAATCTTACCAAAAGTCTCCGGCCAAGGAAATGGCGACAAATTCAGCGAACCAAACTCTCGGTAGTAGTTGAGCAGTTGTTTGGCGATCGAGAAAACCTCACCAGAGTGAACCGTCGTCAGACTCGCTAGCTGATATGGTTCAATCGCTTGCATTTCTTGCAAGTAGAAATACAGTGTACCCATACCCTTGCATCCTCTAGGGCACTCTGGGAGTTCTTCTCCATCGCCAATAAACTTGGCGCAAGGGATTTCCTCGTGAGCTTCAACAACTTTTCGGTACTCACCCTTTTCTGTCTTAACCTTGATACAGTGCTTGAGAATATGCAGTCCGTCGCACACTGTTTCAAGACCGCTTAGAGAATAGCCTTTATTGAAGTTAGGGAAGACAGCATCCGGCGTCGAATAAGCGAGAAAAACGGGTATCTCCTCGTGATAGGAGTCTTTCACATAATTGACTTTTTCGCGTAACCAAGGTGTGTCTATATGAACTCTGAGTTTGTTTTGCAAGTTACTACCTGGTCGATCGCCCTGCTTAATATCACCTTTGAACACCTGGATAGGTGGCTTAACTTCCCGCAGTTCGAGTGATGCTAGAGTTGTTTTTCCATGAATTGGCATTGACTTTCTCCTTTTGGTTGGTAATGTGAGCGTCCCGAAAATTAATTCGAGACGCTAGATAATTAGAATGGGTCGTAATTAGCTTCCGTATCAGGGATATCCAATGAAAGTGCCTGTCTAATTTCAAAACAAGGTTTCGGTGGTACATCTAGACTGAACGTCACAATAGCGGGTGCGATCTCAAAATGGTTTGCAAGCTCAGGCGGTAGTTCTGGTAAAAATTGAGGCAACAGTATAGAATGCTCTTCCCTGATGCGGTTGTAGACTTCGACAACATCTAGTTGCTGCGTCATCTTTTCAAGCAACTCTTCCGGCAGTTCGTCTTCCGTAAAGTAGTAACGCTCTACGGTCACTGGATATCCGGATTTTACTTCCCTCGCAGGCTTGCCCCGTTCGGGAAGTAATGTGAAATACCCCTCAAACGATCTGGGTAGGTCTGACAAGGACCAACCAAATTCGTAATCAAAGTGTGATTCTCCCTGTGCATCCAGAAATCCGTGTTTCTGCCAAGTAATTTTGTGCAACTTCAATTGGCGACGCCCTTCTTCCGGCCATTGCCAAGCTTTCAAAACGGTGTTCAAAGCTGCAATTTCTTGATTACTTTTGTCGCCAACTCCTTCGATAGTCTGACAATACGCTGCAAACTTGCGATCGGTTTCAAATTCTGGAAGCAGGTGATCGTACTCTTCACAGATATCGAAGATTAGATTCAACAGTGTATCTAACGCTTTTTGGGGATTATTGAACCACGTACCTCCAACCGCAGGCTGTAAAGTTTTTAATCTCGAAAAATAACATTCCGTCGTGTTAGCCGAAATACCGATGCTGGGGTCATGCGTATTGACCCTTAGAACATCATACTCAGACATTGTTATCGAAACGATTGCGTGTTTGATCGCAAAGCTGCATACGAGATCCCGGTTGAGATACTGAAAACTTTTATCTGCGTCTAGTGCGTCCAAAACATCACCGAAGTATTTTTGTACAGCACTCTCGAATGCTACCAATAAATTCCGCACCCTTTCCGCTTCGATCGCCCGCTTCTGTTCTGCGACATACTCTTGCTCTAGTCGCATAGCTTCCCGACGCTGACGTACTTGCGCTAGCAAATCTTCTAATGACATAAAACCTGATTTTTTGTGACTACAAAACCAAGGTAACAAAATGTAGTAAAGATTGTCAACCCAATGTCGTAAAGATTAGTAACGCACAAAAAAGCCCCAGATTTAAATCTGGGGCTTTTTCTTGGCTTGTCTAGAAGTGTATGTCGTCGTCAAGTGGTGCGCTGCTTGGCGCTGTCGAAGTGACAGCCGCATCGATCGCCTGCCTGATTTCGATACAAGGCAAGCGCCTTAAATCGAAAGGTGATATACAGTTTTCTACCGAAACCTTGCATCCACTAGGGACAGGAGGTACAAACTCGGGAAGTAATTTGAATCGCTGCTTGCTATAGCCCAATGTGAACTCAATACTAACGAGTTCGATATCTATTTTTTCCGGTAAATCAAACAGGCGATCGGGTAGCGTCGCCTCAGTAAAGCGGAAACGCTCTACTGTTAATGGCGACGAGGTTTTGACGGTACGTGCAGACCCATAACGCTCCGGTAACAGTACAAAATATTCTGGTTCTGTCACAGAAATGTCGGACAATGACCATCCCGAATCGTAATCAAACTCAGTCTCTTCGTACTCATCGCTGCGGTACGCTCCGGTACACCACGAGACTTTGTACAGATCTAGTACAAAATCTTTAGGCCAAGTCCACTGGTTTGCAATTGCTGCCTCACCGAATAAGCGAATCTTTTCGCTACTTTGTTCATTCAGGGCGTAAAGTGCTTCGCTAAACAAACGCAGTCGGGATTCGGCTTCGCGCTTTTGGGCTTCAATCAGCTCTTCCTTGGCTTTTTCAGCATTCATTCTTTCGACTTGCGCCAGCACAGAATCGTGTTCTTCGGAAATTTGTAAAATCCGAAGTAGCAAGTAATCAGAGAGGTTGCTGCTGCTGATGCGTTCTTCCTTGCTGGAAAAATTAACCTTCGGAACGTTCCAGTATTCTCGACGCAATTCATCGCAAACTTTCCACATCCCGGTAGGTTCGTAATGTACAGGTTTGCTGGACATTTTTAGCGAAAGCATTCTGTGAAAAACATTTACGCGCAAAACCGTACCACCATGAAGACGAGGCTCTATTTGAGACATATCATCGTCAAGACGATCGAAGATATCGCCTGCATACATTTGCAGTAGCGACTCAAACTCTTGCTTCTCGATCGCCAGCTCTTTCTGGCGTTCATTTTTTTCGACCTCAGTTTTTTGGGCTTCAATAGCTTGAAGCTCTTGTTGGCGCTGTTGCGCTGCTTTCAACAAATCTGTGAGTGCTGACATAGGAAAACTCAGATTGACTACACAACCAAGATAACAAAATGTAGTAAAGATTGTCAACCGAATGTCGTAAAGATTGGTCGTAAAGTTTGCTAGAGTAGATTTGTTGTAGTAGATTTCAGAACCGTGAAAAAAGAAACAAAAATTAGCGTATGGAAGATGCGGGCGACACTGCGGTCACTTCGCAACCGGGTATTGGCAGGGGAGACGTTTCTCTGCTCATACTGGGGGCAGATTAAAGCAGAACTCTCCCAAATTGAACGGAATACGGACATGAGTGCTTTCTCGAAACACCACCGAATCAAAATGGACGCATTCAAAATTCGGTTAACCGAATGTTGGAGGGCGATCGAAGAAGATCCGGCACATCCGGGTTTTATTATCTGCTTTTATGGCAAACCCTGGGGCTTGTTTAAGCGGTTTAACGGAAGTCAAGACGATCTCCCGGAAGAATAACGCAAAAAAATCCACAACCCGAAAGCTGTGGATTTTTTTTAATTGTGCGCGGGCGATCGTCTCTGAGGGCTTCGCTAACAAACTAGCTCACAGGTTGAGCAATTCGCACCGTTGTAGAAGATACTCCCGGAATTGCGGGCTGTTGTACGGCGACAATTTCTTCTTCGCCCTCATCATCATCCTCGCCACCCTCTTCTTCATCCTCGTCGTCTTCACTGTTGTCAACCGCGATTGTCGGATTTGCAGCAGCTTCAAGACGTGCTGCTTCACTGCGTTCGGCATCCTTTCCGATCAATAGCGTTCCGTCCTCACCTTCTTTGATTACGACGTAATCACCTGGCTCGCAACCAACCATCTCAACAAATCGACGGGGAATAATTGCTGCGCCATTTTTCTGGACTTTGAACGAATCTATGTCGCCGCGAGCAGACGCTCTTTGAGTTTCAGGCAGTACCAGTCCAAAGAATTCTCCTTTTGCCAGAAGCAGCGCTTGGTAATACGCCTGTAAATCCGGCTTGACGCGATCTTCACCACTGCGCGACCGAGTTTGCTTTGTATAACCTGTTCGCATCGCTAGTTGCGTATCCGCCATTTGTCGGTTCTGATCCACTTCGGTCAGTAACGCGGCACCCGTCAGTTTTTGAGGCATATGTCGGAAAAAATATATTTACTAATGTCAGATTAACACAATTATCTAAAATGTTGTCGTTTTGACTATTTTAACGATCGCCGTCAAAAAAAGAGGTGCTGACCGAAATCAGCACCGCCAAAAAACATCAATGACTAAACTCATCTTAATATCGTCACTTTAAAGACTGACTGGTCACGCATCTACATCTTCTTCTTTGGCAAGTGTTGAGATTAATAGCGCCTCACGATCTCGACAGATAAAGTTAATGGCGTCCAAGAGTGCAAGTTCCGGAGTCTAGAAAACCGCTTCTGATTCCTTGCATCGCCAATGCCATTCGTATTCGTCGTCGATGGGGGTGATCCTCTTCGAGGGCTACGCTAACGAAATTTCAGTATGCTTGTTGACTTGTTCAATGATTTGACTGAATTCACTATTATTGTACATTGGTTTTAATATGCTAGTTTGTTGCAATAATATTATATTATTGGTATTATTATAGTGTAGTTCATCTATATCAATTGTATGCCATTATCTGACATCAATGTTGATCGTGTATTAACACACCAAGAAGTTGTGACAATGCTAACGGAGGATGCCGTAAAGGAAGATGCCAAGCAATCTAGAATACTAAAGCATTGGGATTCTACGTTGAGACACTGGAAACAGTCATCTGGTACACTTGTCACCACTCCGTCGGACAAGGTGCGATCGTTAGTCTGGAAAGAAGAATTAACTTATATTTTCCAGCTTCGCGAAAATCCAAAAATTAAAATACCTAAACAGTCTTTGGATGGGCGAAAATACGGGTATAGCTACGTAACAGATTTGTGTCGATTGGCAAAAATGCCTCGGCAATCCCAATTAGAGGGGTTATCAATAGGTGACATTGAAGAGATATCCACGAGGTTTATTATCAAGGAGTCACCAATAAAGTGTCTTTTGGATGCAGGTTTCACACTGGATCTAATAGTACCTAAAGACTTTTTAGGGCTGTAAACACAAAAAAGCCGTTAGCGAAATTAATCGCTAACGGCTTTTTTGTGTCTATTTCAGCGTTCTGAATATCCAGCGACGGAATAACTCGATCACCACCCGATAGGTTTCTATTCCATCTTTGTTGATCTTTTCAATCAAGCTACCTGCATGGCACTCCATAGCTGCTTGACAGACTTCGTGAACTTGGTTTGGTTTTCTGTCAATATATCGAGCTAATTGATACACGGTACACCCGTCAGGATCGTCCGCTAGTTCAACGAGAACCTCTTGCAGCCTTACGTCCCCAAAAACAATCGGTCTGTTGTACAAGCTTGTAAAATAAGGTCGGTAATTGTCGTAGAATCTTTCCGATGCAGCTATCTCTTCTACATCGTGAACTGTGATGTGACTTAGAACCTTGTGGTCTTCTTCGACCATCCAGTTGAATTCGCTAATAATATTGGCGCACACACCGCGCACCAACCAAGGGTGTCCGCTACTCAATTCGTATAGGCGATCGATCGCATCAGAATCGAATTTGTATGGTTGCTGATTGCAGTATTCAGCCGTCTCTTCCTTGGTGAAAAATCCCAACCACAATTTGCGACTGGGTTTGAAGTCGAGCGTCGCTTGACCAATATCAGAGCCGATGTCGTGACTACCGCAAAGCAAGAATGCTAGGCGATCGTGTCTCAGTGTTAAAGCTTCAAGCTGTTTCAAAATTGTCGCCGCTGGAATATTCAGGAAGGCCTCGTACTGATCGATCGCCAGCAACAATTTGCGATCTGGATGCCTGTCTAGCGCTTGTTCTAGATACTTAACAAATGCTGAATAAGGCTTACTGCGAAAAATAGCAGTGCCTACCAAGACGACAGCATCCATTTTGTCCAAAGCTAGAGCCAACGCCAGCCAAACATCTTTATCTTCTCTGTCGCCACCGAGACACTGTAGGCTAGTATATGCGACATCTATTTGCTGACAATGCTTATCAATATGCCAGAGAACTTCGCTTTTCCCAGTAAACCAATCACCCCAAAACAACATTGAGCGTGGTGTACCTGCTGGAATTGTCCAGAGTTTCTCAATCTGCTCAAATGCGTATTTGCGACCGATGAAGTTTGTATTGAGGAATTTTTTCGTAGAATCTGAAGGATTCATGTTACAAATAGAGTAGCGTACATCTATATATTACACTAAGCGTCGCCATATAAATAGGCGTATCACACTATTATGAATATTGTTTCGTTGCCAGAATGGAACGCTGTTATCAAGACACCGCTCATTGTATCAACCTATTGGAGCAATGATCTCTTAACGATTGGTAACGGTAGTGCAGAAAAGTTTGCACTCGATCGCCCAAAAGGAATTTATTATCAAAAACCATACCTAAAAATTGCGACATGGGGCAACCTGTGGACGTTCCGCGAGTACACAGAGTCACACATCACAAGGCAGGTAGACCCCGATTGTGATGCAATCTTCGTACCTAAAAAGTTTGAAGAAACTGGAAACATCGGCAGTAGGGAAATAGCAGGAAATTTTATTGCAGCGTCAAAGCTGTCGTGTGTCGTGCAAGTGGATGAGGTATTTACCGTATCCCCGGTTTGGAAACCCGATTGGATTGCAGACGTTGTTCCAGAAGACCGCTGCCACGTCAATGGCGTAGCGCTTGACGAGAATGGAAATCTCAAGTACGTCACCGCCCTCGGAACTGGGAACCGCAAAGAAAGTTGGCGAACCGAACCCGTTAAAGGCTGTGTTATAGATGTACAGTCCGGGCGGGTGATCGTCGATAATCTACGGATGCCTCATTCACCCAGGACTTATCAAAAACAACTCTGGGTTTGCGATTCGATGCGTGGCGAACTCTCAATCATTGATGTCAAAGCAAAAAAGCGACAACCGTTTGTTCGTTTTCCCGATTTCGTCCGTGGTTTGGCATTCTGGGAAGACTGGGCGATCGTCGGATTGTCAAAGATGCGGTACGCCAAAGGGTCTTGGATTAAAGCGGGTGATCGGTGCGGACTTGCTGCTGTAAATTTAAACACGGCAAATATTGACGCGATTCTAGTGCTTAATTATGATGAAATCTTTGATGTTCAAGTGCTGCCATTTAAAAATCCCAAAATATTAGACCCGCGAGCTAGTGTATTAGATTCATTATTAATTTTACCTGCGTTTAACTAGACTTTTTTGTCTAAAAAACATAAAATAAAAATATAGTTTATCCTTCTGGTTATGAACGCAACAAAAAAAGTCAAAGCCAAAACGTGGATCGTATGGGCTGAAGAGCTAAATACAAGATCGAAGCACACGTTTGAAGTATACGAGTTCCAGAACGGACTAATCATGAGTCCAAACAGCAGTTGTAATGACGAGTGGTTTGCAGTCAGTAGTGAAATCGAAGCAAGCGGGAATTCTGTGATTACAGTCATAGAATCCAAAGAAACCGAAGTGGAATTTAGTGAAAAAGAATTGATCGATTCATTCCTTGGTGCTGGCGGAGAATGGGGGTTTGGTGACTTACCAATTCAAAAATTCTTAGAACTACTGCTTGTTTTTTACGAAAACTAACAATTCATCTGCAAGACACGTTCTAAAAATGTACTAACTCAAAAAACCGGATTATCTTATTTTGAGATAATCCGGTTTTTATTGGGTACTGCAATCAATTAGACAAATTTAATTAGCCATATTATAATAGTAAAGTAGTCGATATTTCAGGTAAAAATCAATGACAACTCCAAATACAAAACCCATTGTTTGTAGCACTCATGCACTTATCAGCGTCGAGGACGGTGTGCAGTATTTTGCAGTACCCGAAGATTATGTAACATTCCCCAAACAAGTAATGTGGGTTGCATTAGGTGACAAGGTGAAGTGTTGGATCGAAGTGTTTTCTGTGGGTTCAGATGACTCCGAAGGTATTAACGACTTCAGTGAAGACCTAGAAGTTACCGTCAATATCGATAGTTCTTTTTTTCCGCCAAGTACACCAAACTGGGCAATTGTAAATTGGCGTTGGTTTACGCTCTTGACTGATAGCTAATTAACGCATCAAAACGACTGCGTATATCTAATAGATATATGCGGTCGTTTTCTGTATAATAGATTTGTGGTCTCGGTATTCTCAAAATGAATAGCAAAAAAATAAAAGCCAAATCATTAACTATCACGATCAAAGCGCACGATGGTGGCGAACACGCGGTTTTTGGGTACAAATTTACCAACAAGCTCATTTTAATCCCTGGTGTAGAAGATGACCCCGATATATTTTTTGAGAGTCTTGGGGTTTTAAAATTATCGACTTCAAAGGGTGCTACCGTTTCAGTAGAAGAAGGATTAGAATTGGAAATGACTGAATCGGATCTACTTAATTCGGTCATGAAGATAATGGTGAAGAATGGTAGTCGCTGCATTCCAATGGAGCGCATTCTTCACTTACTGTGGCAAGTTCATTCTTCCGATTAATTTCTGTAAAGAAGTTGAAAAAACCAAGTTATTCAGTGCGAACTAACTTGGTTTTTTCGTTTCGATCGCTCGCACCAATGCTTACTTGCTAAGATACGTGCAAATTGAATTCAGGAGTTTACCAAATGGATATACCAAGTACGTTCGAGATATTGAAACAAATTGCTATCAAAGAGGGTGTTTACAAGGAAGGTGATACCGAAATCACATTACAAAGAAAGCTTAGGCCGAAGCGCCATCAGGGAATGCAAACACGATATTTATTTGACAAAAACGAAAGTCCGAAAAATCTACCACCGCGCCCTCATGAATTTAGCTGTATCACAACTTGCGCTTTGAGGTATGCACATAACAGCACTGATGTGCAGGCGACTGGCTTCTGCATTGATGCCACGATGAAAAACTGGAACTGGTTATCAAGTCAAGATAAAGCTGTTTTGCGTCGGGATACCGAAGAGGCTCTCGAAATGTCTCGTCGATATCGCGAGATAACAGGAAACTATGAAGTTGCATTTTTGTGTGCATTCGAGGAATGGGAAGCGTTTGATCGCTGGTTAACTGACTCAGAGCAGCAGGTAGTTTATCCACCCAAAGGCGAAGTGTACGGAGTGGGATTACTGACAGTTTACGCTCTGCGTTACTGCGTAGGTCGCCAGACTTATATGCCTAGTCTGATCGCGGATGCTACCAAAAAGAACTGGCATTTACTCAACAGAGTTGACCGTCGGACGATTCAGCAAGATACGATTGGGGCGATCGCCACCCGACATTTGGGTGCAACGTGCGATCGGGAAACCTGGCTAGGGTTTAATGAGTGGGTTGCCACACAGATGAAATAAAAAAAAGACCGTCCGAGACTAATCGGACGGTCTTTTTTTTAACTAAATTAGTTCACTGGCGGCGGAACCAGATTTGAAACAGTCGAGTTAACTGCCCGCAGTGGTCGTGGCTCGTCGCTCGGTTTGGCTACCAACCGCAGGTTGATTATGACTTGGCGACCGTAATCGCGATCAATAGCTCCAGCCCTACCGAACTTCTGGTCCGATCGCCCACTCAATCCGGTGCCACCGGCATTGCGCGTATTCAGGTTGACGCTTTGCCCACCAGCACCACCTCGTGAACCAGACGAGAAGCTCTCCTGCTGCCAGTCGCCTCCCTTCATTGCTCCACCACCTTTGGCACCAGAGTAGGATCTAGTAGTGTCAATCGCAGAGATACCATGATGTTGGGTTTCTCTGGGATGAACGTAATTTTGACTAAACCTAAATCTGAACGGGCGATCTCACTCAAGCCGACCTTCTGCGCTTCACGGGAACCGATTTCGTAGAAGGTGAACTTCCCTGTATCATCTGCCGGATGCTCAAGTGTTGCTGTTTGATAAGACGCTAGTCGCCAACCACCAACTTCCTTGCCGTCGATCTCAATAATTACGTCATTGGCTTCATCGGTGTGATTTTTCAAAAAAATATGATAGACATCCCCATGTTGCAGATAAACGTATCCATGCTCATCTTCATGCGGATGATGCCCGTCAGCACCCCATCCCGTAGGAATTGATCCAAGAATTCGAGCTTCTTTTTGAGCTAAGCGCATAACAAACCTCAATGTATTTTTATCAATATAACACACATTCGTGTTATACAACAAAGCCAATCACTTATTTTGTACGAGTGATTGGTTTTGTTGTATAAAATTGAATTATTGTTTTGGTTCCGAATCAGGTAGCTTTTCGATCTGCTCTGGAGTTTCTGGCAGTTCTGCTGACGGTGGCTGACCGGCTAAATGAGTTTCCGACGTGGGAATAGGTTCCGGAGCTGATCCTCCAGAAGCTTCAGGAGCCGGGACAGGTATTAAGTCTTTGGGCAAGAGTGCCGGAGCATCCAACACGTAAGGATCTTGGGGCGTTACGTTAGCTCCCGACTGTGGTGCTGCTGTATCGACTTGGACTGTGGGAATCGATGACGGTAAATCCACAGCAAGTGCTGTTTCACCGGGCTGCTGGTATGCGGGTAGTCCGTGCACGATCGGCGCTACAGGAACTGGAGTTGCCGGAACTTCGGCATGGGGCATATCCGGAGTCGTTTCTTCAGGCTGTGCTGCCTGTACGGGATCTTTTTCTGACTTCTGCTCTTCTTCAGGCATGAATTTTTACCAAAATTTTGAAAGGGAGCGATCAAATTATACGTTAAGACGTGACCGCCACTTCAGCGCCTTTGGGCTGAGGAATATCAAATCGGTTGCGGGCGATTGGCAGACTCGACTGACTAGCAAAAAAAATAACCCGCCCTCAATGGAGAACGGGTCTAAAGTCAAGCTATTCAGTACGTTACTGAGGGTGTGATTTGATGGAGTCTTTTGAACTCCCTTTCGTCAGCCTTAGTAGTTGGCGCAAACAGATGTGGATTATCAAGCTGAACAGCGTATAACGCCGCTTTAAATAACCACCAACTTTGTTCGTCTAGCGGACGATCAGAATCCAAACCCATATCTACGTACTGCTTGACCTTCTTTTCGATTAAAACCTGCAACAAAGCGAAAGTTTCTTCGGCTCGCGAAGCAACTTGTTTTTGCACTTCTTGTTGTGAAAGCATAATTGATTAATTTGCGACTACAAAATTATCATATCAAGGCAACAAGAAAGTGTCAAGCAAATTATGGGCGATCAAAAACACGCTCTTCTTCTGGTGCGAACCGATCGCCCGCAGCACCAATACTTTCTCCGCCAAGTCCGATACGCAGCTCGTTATGAGTAATCGCGCCAATGCGGTACAGCGTATTCATTTTTACTAAATGAGCCATTTCCGCTTCACTTAATAACCGAGATTGCGAAAGCGATTGCAGTTTGTCAAATATTGATTTCATATTTTTAAGCAGGAATTACTTCTAAACTCGACTGTACCTCGAACAATGTCCACGGGTTGACTTCTATCTCGGAGAGCGGTTGCCCTGTGAACGAGTTTTTCAATTCAGTCTTCGGCACCGAATAAATACCTTCAGCTTTTTCGAGCTCACTGGCAAGCGTCTTATGAAATTCGAGATCTCCCCAAATCCCAAAAGGTGGATTGATCGCATCGACGATCGTCTGGGCAACAAGGTTAAACCGCTGCTGCTGTGTCAAATCCCGCACAAAACCGACAGTTACTTTGCCGTCGATTGGAATGATTTCTGCCGCCCTGAATTCCAAAGGTTGTGATTCCATCGCCAGCGGGCGTGTTTTCTCTTCAACGACAGCGACCTGCTGTTCAGGCCAAACGGCAACGGTCACTAAATCGGTCCAGTGTCCGACAGTTCCGTACTGAGATGAGAGCACCAAAGTTTTCTTGCTACCAAATTCTTGAGCAGCCAAGTAGTAATCTTCTTTATTGACGACGCGCCCGATTTGGGCGGAAGTAAGATTTGGTGCATTACCGCGTCGGAATCTGTTGCGCGCTCTGATCATCATGTCGATTAGCGTTTCGCGATCGCGCCCTTCAGAAACAGCAGTTCCATCGTTCGCGACTCCAGATACGTTTGCCAGTAGTCTGGGTAAAACAGAAAACTCACCGGGGATTAAACCAGGGAGTGTACCAAGTCGGTTGATCCTGGCCGGTACAACTTTGAACTCGTCCGATCCGAATATGCGATCTTCTTTAATCGTGTAAGCGGCCAACGTGTTGTCACGAGAACTCCGCACTTCCATGTTGTAAGGAATATCGACCGCGAGTCCAGATCGCATCGCATCAGTCGATCGCCGAAACACTAAATTAATTACTGGATATTCGGCTAACTGCCGCTCTACGCCAAGCATCCGAAACATCTGCACCCACTCCCAGTCGGGTTTTAGATTCAGTTCATATGCCAGATACTGCATCTGGGCGATCGTTGCCGACGCCAATATAACGTGCCCTGCTCCGGGTGCCATTGAAGAAAACGGAGAAGGTTCGCCACTGGGTAGTGGTTGTGCCAGTTGGTTTACGTAATTTGCGAGTTGCTGACTTGGATCGTAATCCCAAAGCTTGTCCGCTTCAATTAAATTCGCTTCAGATTCGAGGCGACGCATTAACTCGAAGTGTTCATCGTACATAATATATAGTTGAGGTTGTTAATGCCTATGGGTATTAAAAGTCGTATAGGAAGTCCACAAAGAAACCGCAAGCAATTACGAACAGCACAAAGTAGGGCCAGCCACCAGTCGTCGTACTCCTCCTTGTATTTAATTAGGCAAATATCGTCGCACCCAAAATACTTGGAGAGTACCAGGTTTCCCCAAACAACAACCAGGATGTTGTAGGCGATTAGCACTGAGAGTCTGTGTGCGACAACAAAATTAGACATACTTGCATATCTTGAGACTACAATGCGAGTTTAACACTATGGACTTGATCGCCCCCTTGTTACGCTAAAAGCGTGATCGCCGGAAAATCAACGTATGAATATCGAGCTAACTCCAGAGCAGGTTGAGTTTATCGAACGCGCGCTTGCCAGTGGACAGTACGGAAGCGTTGAGGAAGTATTGTCTCAAATTGTGGCGATCGGAATGAAGGAAGTTACGCAGCAAGTTGACCGAGAAACCGAACTGCGAAGCTCAAAAGAACTTTATGCACCGGCGCTTGCGCAAAATTCGTGTGAAGATACGGAGCTTACCAGTGAGTACGAGGAATTTGTGAAAGCAATGGCTGAAGCTAGGGGGCGATCGAAAAGCTTACGAGCTTGCTTTGGGGAATTGATTGAATAGTCGATCACCCGAAACTCCTATTATTTACACCTTTCAGAACGGTAGTACCGCATCCAACGCCCACGGGGGTGCCATTTCCGACAACCACAGTTCCGTCTTACCAAGTTGTTCTTCCCACCAGACGATCGCCCGCTCAGTTTTCTCCATCGCCCACGCGGGCACTGTAACCGAAGCTTCTTTCTCAACTTTGACGCGCTCTGCCGGCGGTACTTTCATAGATCTTCTAACCATCGTTGCCAGTGGAATCGTCGCCACAATCTTTTCGACCAGCAATGCCAAACCACCTGAGACGATAATTTCTGGTTCTACAAGATCGAAGGTTTCAGTAGCTAGGATTTCTTCGGGTGGGCGATCGGGTTGTTCTTCTTGGAGTTTCTCGAAAGCTTGCTCTGCCTGCAACATTTTATAGTTGGTGTTGACGATTTGAACTACATCCGGCAGCGGGCGATCGGCGATCGGTTCAGTGCGACGACCCCAGCGAGCAATGCCCTTAAACACCATGTTGAACAGTGCGACTAGCGTGTACGCCTTATGCTCTGGGAGGGATTTCGATTCGTCGCGTACTGTCGGGTAGTTCCCGTTTCCAATTTCTTTCGACCAGTCCAAACGCATTTCTTCGAGGCTGTAGTGTTCCAGCAAGATTAATTCACAGCGCTCTGCCAGAATTAACGCAGCTACAGCATCAAAATTAGTCATCACGTTGGGCTGCTTATTGCGATTCTTGGGGATTTTGCGGGATTCGTGGCGATCTTCGAGATTGTAGAGCTTGAAGGTTTCGCTCAGATCGTGTCGCACCTTGTCAACAGTACCCTTTGCTGTATGACAATAACCTTCCCAGTGCGCAGACAGGTACGTCATGATACCTTCCATCTTTACCGGAACCGCCAAGGGCTGCACCAGATCGTTGATATTTTTCTGGTCGTAGTCCCGCAATCCCTTGCTACCATGCTTGCCGCTGATTACTTTTACCTGGCGACCGGCTACATACAAGGCATGATTGAGGATTCCAAAAATTGTGAAAATCTTTGTAATGCTTTTCCCGTTTAGCTTTGCGTCGAATTCTTGGGAAAGAGCATTGATCTCTTGCTCGGTTCTTGCTATCATGTTGTTAATTAAATGAATATTACTTGGACTGCCCGATACCTTTAACGAGGTCGGGCTATTTTTTTGAGCGTATCCTGAAAACCTGCGGTAGTTGTCTACCTGTATATAGGGTACACCAGGGTTTAAATTGATGCAATTAGGTATAAATACGTATTTAACGATTTTGCGTCGTTTCAGCGATTGACCACTTAAACATCTTCAATCCGTTTTGGATTTTCTTTATTTCTTACTCTTTTGTTTTTGGACAAAATTTTAACAAAGAAGAAAAACACCTTTGCAAGCTTAAGGATGTTTAAGTGGTCAATTTGGTTTTAAGCGAACCCAACAGCATTAAAACGGACACAGCTTTAGGTTGCGGACTCTACAGTTTGGGATGGGCGGGCGATCGATTGTTATCATAAAACCACTGTCACCGGAAAATTAACAATGAATATTGAACTAACACAAGAGCAGGTTGAATTTGTAGAACTTACCATAGCTAGCGGACAGTACGAAAGTGTTGAGCAAGTTGCAATTCAGGTTTGGGCGATTGGGATGAAGGAAGTCATCAAGTCGATCGCCCGAGAAGTCGAACTACAACACTTGCGAGAGCGTCACGAAACTTATCGATGAGAAAGGGAAGAAGATGGCAGACACCCCAAAATTTCTGTAAATTTTAAAAATACTGATGAACGCGGGCGTATTTATCTAAACAGCCCATGTACACTTGGAGATTTGTACGATCAGGGTGTCGATCTAATTGATGGTATGATGCTGATAGTGTGCGATCAAGGAGTAGAAATCGAGGGTGTTGTCGAATACTCAGAAAAAGATGCGTATTATGTTGCGGTAGTTAATTGGGACGGTGTTAACGTAAATCGCGATTTTCCTGAGCAGCATCGATTTTTTTTACAGGTCGCCAAACCATAGAGGAAGTTAAGACAGCATAAAAAACAAAATCCCCTCAAGTTTTTTAATCTTGAGGGGGTTTTGTTTTTTATTAAGGTTGTGGAAAATCAGTTACGATTTCAACGGTAACATCTATTTCTTGACCTACAGCGTCCGCGACCATGCTCTGTGTGGATGTTTGATAGCTTTCGCAAATTCCGGTGAACCGTAGCGTTTTGGGCTGTCCGGGTCTTGAAATTAATCTTAGATCCCTGGTATTTAGCCAGAAATCAGATGCTATATTCCCGCCTTCGAGAAAGTATATTGTCTCTTCAGGTGTTACTGTCACGCTGCTTACGTCTACATATAATTTTTGGTCTTTTTCAACTTCTTTAATCATTGTGCGACTTGCGATGCTGATTTGTAATTTCATTGTATTACGCTATTGGTTGATAATTAATTATACAATTTTAAATAAATTAACACAAGTATTTTCGATCGCCCACCACATTATTTGTTATACTGAGTCTGTAATTACGTATGTCGAGGAATCTCAAATGAATATTTTGTTAACACCAAAACAGGAAGTTTTCGTTCAATTGCAGATTCAAGGTGGAGAATACGAAAACGTAGATCAAGTGATCGAAGCTGCGTTATTGCTTTTGCAACAGCGTCATCAGTCCCTTGATAGTATTCGTCAAAAAATAGAGCTTGGGGCTGCTCAAATTCCTTTGGGTCAAACTACCGATGGTGCGCAGGTATCCGATCGCCCGCAACAAAAGTTGGATAGTGGGCGATCGCGACTGTCCCTCGAAGAAATGCGGAAAATGATAGGCACGGATAAGCCTGCCTGAGTTGCTGTAGCGTTAGCTTGGGGCGTCGTGTTAGTTTTCGTCGATCGCCCGGGCATCAGGAATTCCTCTAAGCAAATCTCGATCGCCAGCGCTTTAATCCAATGCTGTATGAGAGTGCCTGCCCAGAAGTCTGTCAAAAAAGAGAAAGTGTTGACAGTTCCGGTGTGGACGATCCTCTCCGAGGGCTTCGCTAACGAACAATCCGAGCGGGCGATCGTTTGGTGGGAAGAAAGGATCGAAAATTCAGGACTGTGGTTATCTCAACTTGCGCTTCCGTGGGTTTGGGATGCCGTTTTACCGTTTTAAGGAGATCTTGTGAGATTCAACGCAACCGAAGATCGGATCAAACAAATTGTGGTGAATGCCTGCAAAACACAGTTACCGCTCGTTTGTAAAAACTTGAAGCCAGAAGATATAGAACTTGACGATCGCGGATTAGTTATAGCAGATAGGGTTAAGTTGATTATCCGAAGAGCTGGCGCGTATAAATGGGAAATTGATGATGAAATAGATCGAGGTTGGCATGGATGGGTCGATATCTAACCAACAGCGACCGCGCTCGTAGATTCTGTGTTGAAAATCAATAACTAAAAAAGGAGATTAAATTCATGACATTTATTTACAACAAGGCGTTGGGTTGTGCAGTATACAATCCGCTACTAACGGGATTTGAACTCAAGCACAATTATTTTGTTATTTCTGAAGAATGCAAAAACTCTTTAATTTATTTGCAAAGATGGGCGATCGAAAGTAACGGTCGTGAGATATTTAATTGGGCGAATTTAGTGACTGTGGCGGATCAAATAGGACTACCATCAGAACAACTTGTGAATTCTTAGAAAAGTGGGGGAAGGTGCGCGACGGTTTGTTTGAAGCGAAGAGGTTAACATCCAGACAAATTCGCGAACAAGTTGAAAAAGGCAAGAAGAAGGTTTTATCATAATTCCGATCGCCCACTACTGTCTTTTGTGCCAATTATCGGTTTTCGTCTGCAAGTTTAACCAAATCTGAGCATCCATGAATAACGCTTTACCGATCGCCAATGCTGTATCTTGGGTGATCGGTTTTTTATTGTCTATGATATCCCTTAGATCGTTAACCTCAATTCTGCTCATCCTTGCAAACTCAGTAAGCGTAATTTGGTTATCTTCGAGTATATCTGCGAGGATTTCACCGGGAGTGACGGGTGAAACTTTCCGATCTTCAATACTCATATTTTTCCGTTGGTTGTGCCCCTGGCTTTTGCCGGAACGGTTTGCGCGGAAGCTGCTTTCCCTGGGATATTGGTTTTCGAGGCGATCGCCTTAGAACCTTTCTCGATCGTCACTTCTTCGACTACAGCACCATCCTCTTCGGGAATAGCCTTCTCATCTTTTGGTGGTTTTTCTGGACCTGGTGGCAGAGCTGCTTCTTGTGCCGGTTCGCCTTCGAGTCCAGTGCCATCCATAAATTTGTCGCCGGCCGGTCCAATCGGTTGCAGCCCTGTAGCAAGACGCATCTCGTTTCGCGTCGCCAAATTTTTCTCGAACAGCATTGTCGCTCGGGTCGCTTCCTGTTCTTCGGTACGCTTTTCTAAGTCGGCGTATTCCTTTGTAAAACCGGGTTCGTAGTAGTTTACAAGTTCTAGGTTTTCGTGCTCGTTGAGGATGTTGGCGATAGGAACCACACCTTCTTGGTAAGATGCGTCTGCCGACACACCAGCGGTGGCATACGTGAATTGTTCGTGGCCCAAGTCTTTGGGTGTTAAACCGAACGGCATACAGATTAATCGCAGTAGTAACTCAGTCCAACCGAGATAAAGCTCACCGTCGCTCGAAGCACCGAGCGTGACGACCTTAATCAAACCTTTGCCTCCGGCGATCGGTGTTTGACCGTCGATCTCTACTTTCGTGTTCCAGTAATCTCGAAACGCATCGAGTTCTACTTGGGTTACATCTCCGATGTCGAGGATGTACTTGGCAGAAACTTTGGAAGTCGCGTTGTGCTGGAAGTTGTTGAGCGCCAACCAAGACAGTACATACGGAAACGCGATCTCGACAGGTGACGGCGGCATAAGCTCGTAAGAAGCGCTGTCGATCTGCATAATGTACATATCTTCGTCAGCCAGCAACTCCTGCGTAGTGTAATCTTTGCGGTAGAGGTAGCGAGCTTCTTCTGGATTATCCTGCCAAACAGGATTGAATTCTATTTTGGCGGCATCGATACAGAAAGCAAAAAACCTGCGGATGCTTTTACTATCTCTTTTTAATAAATCATCGTTACCGTGCATCCGCTGTATCGCCGCGTAGTTAAGCGTCAAAAGGTCTTTAACGACAGCGTTTGTATATTTTGTATAAGTATTTTGCGCAAGCTCATAATTAGGTCGGAGCAAGCTGCCTTTTATTTCTTCTGCTCGTTGAATTGCCCCTGGTTTTTCGCGGTCTTCCTTGGGTGGGCTGATATGCCACGGCATGAGTGATACGCCGCGCTGAATTCTCTGGATGCACTTTGCTACTGGTCCGACGCGGGTGGTCGTTCGCAACAGCTCGAACGAGGGACGCGCTCGCAAGCGCACCGATTTCTGAAACTCGATCGCTGGGTCGATTTCTGGATAGTGTGGGCGTGGATTGTGAACGTGCGGTCTTAAAAAAACTAATTTTCCGCGAGTATTTGCAGGCATATATAAAAAAAGAAGTCGAGCGTTCTTGTTCGCGCAACCTCCGACTAAGATTAGTTGGTATTCTGTGATTGTATTCCTTCTTCCTAATTCAAGCATACGCTACGGACAGCTTGGATAGTGCCAGAATATTGGTATCTCAATTTTTACCAAAAATGTTTGAAATTTCTAATGGTGCCACCAAAGTTTGTTTGATCTCCCTTGCTGATGTAGAAACCTCCCAAGATATCGCCCCCATCAAAGCCGAATTTTCGACCGACAACAAAGATTTGATCAATGAATTTCGCTACTACTACTGCACCACACCAGGGTCTTTTGGTAAGTGCATGGGCGACGCTCTGGCGAAAAGTCCACCAAATTGGGGTCTGAGTGACTTCGATAATTTAGAGAAAATCCTGACGAATTTCCCTAAGCCTTGGCGCGTCAAAGTGGGAGATCGACCGAAACATGACCCATTTATTCCGCCCGACAACGGAGCTATTTACTAATGAGCTATGCGCTGTTTCAAATTCAATGTCGGGCGATCGAACTTACGCTGGCACTATCTGAGCGCGAATATCTACGATATCCACCAGGGACGATTATCGACGGTGTGAATGTGGGTGGTCAGTTTGCCAATGGCAAGAAATCTGGTAGTGCAGCACCACCAAAAGAAAAGACCGTCACTGAGCAGAAACCACCGCCTTGGGTGAAAACTTTGGAGAAAGCTTTTGCTCAAGGCAAGGGCTTGGAGGAAAAGGTTGGGCGCGTCGTAAATCAGATATCAAACGAAATTACGACACAGTACGGTATAAAACCAGAGCCGACGATCGCCCAACCTGAAAAAAAATTTACCGAAAAACTCAGAGAAGCTGCTGCCAGGTATGGATTAATTGAAGCGCAACTGTCGAAAGCGACGCCGGACAAGCAGAAGGTTTTGCTCGAAGACTTGATTAAAGCTTCTATCCCACTTGCTGTTGCTGTTTCATTGACCGTTGGTGCTGAGGTGGCGATCGGACTATTCTTGGGCCAGACCGTTGGGGAATTGTTGATTGGGTCGTCGATCGGTTTAGGGGTGTCGGTCGGTGTCGATAAAAGTTTGGACTTAGCAAAGGTTGAAAACCCGATCGTCAGAGCCGGACTTCAACTCGCTGCCGGTGTCGCGACTGGTGGCATTGTCAGCAAAGTGGCGAGAGCCTCAGCTTTGAATTTTGGGAAGTTCAGCGAAACAGCCAAAGAATTTATTGAGCAAGCGACTGTCGTTCCTGGTATCCGATCTAAAATCAAAAATCCATATAGAACCGCTGCGGTACTTGACAAAGACGGTATCGATTCTCAGAAAGTGTTGGATGCGCTGCGTCGTGAAGTGGAACAAGAAAAAAGAATAGTACCAGAGCTGCGGACGCCCCATACCTTCTCAAAACGACTTGATGAATATGTCGAACTTTCTCTAGCCAAGAAAACAGGCGTTGGAACTGACTGGCGCAAAGGTATTGTGGATGCTGAGCTTAAATATGGAGAGGCGATCGAGAGAATTCATTCTGTTGCAATTAAAGATGCTTTCACTCCGGGAACCGAAAAAGTCTATCAAGATTTTTTATCAACAATTAAAGCTGGCAAGAAGGGAAGCGCGAATGTGATTGAAGCCAATCCAGACGAAATAGATGCTGGAGTTGGCGCTAAATTAATTACTAAAGGTAAACGTAAATATAAAGGCTACGAATTCGATATTGAAGATCGCCTCCGTGAAGTTCGTCAAGCGACAACTGAAGCATCTCGATTGTCTAATGTTGATTTAGGGGATATTTATGTTGGACATATTGAAGGGAAAGGCTACAATGCGACACGCGGTTTTATGGTTAAGGTTGATAGTGTCAAGTATATGGGATTGGTTTTATGCACGATAGTCGATATTTAGCATTTCATGAAACAGGTCATTTTATTGAAGATGCTAAAAAACTTGTTGATACCTCAGTTGACTACATCAATAATCGCAGTGATAGCGCATACACTGCAATTATTGATGGTCAAAAACAGAAATTCACTGATTTTCTAAATTTGTACACAGGCAAAACTTACGGAGAAATTGGCGCAGAGCGAGCAACTGAGGTTGTTTCTACTGGATTGGAAAATTTATCGTCATTCCAAAGAGTACATCGGATCGCCCGCGAAGATCCAGATCACTTGCGATATACGCTATTTGCGCTCGATGCTACCAATTAGCTATCTCATCCTTGTCCTGGCGCTGCGAGAATGCAACAGATTGCGAAAGGATCAAGTCCGGATACATGGATTGCAGGCGATCGAATTCTGCGATAGTTTCCGTGTCGTCGATCGCCACCAATAAGTAAGGATTAGTCTCTCTGAACAAAGCGCGCTCGTTCTTCCTAGCTAGTTTGCACAGCGAGTTTGCCCAGAGTGTCTGAGTGGATTGCTGGTGATCCTCTTCGAGGGCTTCGCTAACGGGACTAAATAAGCTGCGAATCAACTCGATCTGTGTGCAGGCGTAAGATAATTTATAGCTTTGATATCGATACATAAATTTGTAATTAAACAATAAAAAAGGAACCGAGAGAATTACCTCTCGGTTCCTTTTTATTGTATCTAGTTCACACTAAAATCATGACGGGTTTCCGTATTTCCTGCCGGATCTTTATCAAACATCACACATAGCACCGCATTGTTATCCATTGCGAATGGAACTAGAAACTCCGTTAAAGGTTCCACGCACGCATTGTACAATCCAGTGATGGTTATAGTGTTTGTTAGCTTTGGATTTTCCTTCGCAACTTCTTGCGCAACTACAATATTTAGCCTTGGAAAACTGTTTTTAATTTTAGCCTGCACGACTTTTGCCATTATGGGGCTTTGTAGGTACAGTTTGATTTGCTCGGAACATTGTTGTGATGCCATTTGTTTTACGTTTAATGTACACGATTATATTACAACTAAACAATAAACAAATCAAGTGTTTTTGAATTCCTTTGGATAAAAAGCTAAGCTATTATTTTGTTGCTTCATTGATGTACGAATAAAATAACCAAATTCCAAACAAGAAACCTATAATTGTCCCAACTAAGTGATAGTTCATGAGTAAAATTGAGTATGTATAAGCTGATTGTACCACTTTTAAGCAATATTTTACCACAAGAATCGGAAGGTTTGACATATTATTCTTTTTGTAATATAATTAAAGTGTAAAGAAATAAAGAGCAAATATATGTCTTTAATAACAAAAGTGTTAGCACTCTTTGAAGTCAAAGCTAATTTACATAGAAAAACAGCCACATTTGTGGTTTTAAAAACTCTAGAGACAACGAAAGTTGCTCTCCCGGAGGAATTAAAAGCTTTTTTGGTAAAGCGAATTTGTCGAGCGCGTCTCGACATCAGGTTGTTTATAAGCCTGATATGGCTAGAAGCCCTTTTAGTAGGGCTTCCCAAGGACATACAAATCTGGCAACTGCGGTTCCAAATTTGCGATCTTCAAGATCAAATTTGGAAGCTCCGATTCCTAATACTACCTTTATTCAAAGTGCTTTGTTATTTGCAAGGTTTCTGCGAAGGAACCGCATTCGGTATCTTCGTTGCTTTCATGATATACAGCTTCATCAAGTGGATGGCGTTGCAGAGACAGAAATGCAGTCTTTACTACCTACTTTACCGCAGTAAAGCGGTTTAATAAAAAAGAGTCATCAATTTGATGGCTCTTTTTTTGTCTGTATATATTTAAAACAAAAAAGCCGTAAGATTTGCGTCTTACGGCTTTTTTTTAGGTCAGTGCTACAGATAGAAGTAAAAATACTTCGATACCTGTACACACGGTGGGTTGTGACCAACCCTTCCAATGAGCTATCTTATCAGCTAGCAAGTATTGACTTGCTGTGACAACAACTAGCGTTAATAGTTCAATTAATCCCGCTAACGGGATGTGCATAATCCACCCATTTAGGTGGCATTCAGGAATTAATTCCTGAAGTACGTTACTGAACTCCCAGAGGGAGGCTATAACTGGAAACATTACAAAAAATAAGGCGATCGGAGTGATCCGATCGCCTGTGTTATTTAATTTCATTGTACGATCTCCTGATCTGTTTATACTCTATTATTGTACGACGAAACATAAATAAAGTCAAATTTAGCCTATTTTAGAAGGGTTTTAGACTCAAAAAGTGTATTAAATTGACTATTTTATGGACAACCCATATAATAATTGTGTAGTTTTTACCTAGATCTATGAAATTAGCATCATCTTTGTACAAAGGCGGTAAATTGATTGACGCTTCTGAAGCTGATTATGAATGCAGTAAAGAATTGGGGATAGTTTGCCCTTTCTGTAAAGAAGCTGTGTTTCTTGCCCGAGAACATATTCGCAAGAACAGTAACGTGCGCGCCTCTTGGCGACACTATAAGGTGTCAGAACAGTCTGCGTTCTGTGAAGAACGTGCACTAAGTGTTCAAGGCAAAGAAATGCTCAAACAGTTACAACCTGAAGCTCGCGGACAACGGTTAAGGTTATTTAATCGTAGATTTTGGGATATCTACAGCTACGAGAAAGACGTGCCGCCACTAGATAAGGTGACACGTCATATCTTCGACGATAAAACGACTAACTTACTTATCAAACACTGTAGAGACAAGTGGGATATACCCGCTATCATGAAAATTATTCCTAGCAGGATAGAATCCATCGTTGAAACAGTAGAAAAGAGTAGTTCCGAGCTTGTTCCGATGCTGAACAGTGTCGGTTTAGATCGATTGGCGTTTGCAGAACAACAAGATGTGTTGCAAACAGCACGAAACTCTCTGAATCATTTTGCAGGTATTAAGTTCTCACTGTTGAGACATAAAATATTGTCGGAAGTCATTGAATGGCTCCCAACGGAGACGGCTTCCGCCAGTTTCCGAAAGGTAATTCTGTTGGCGATTATAGACTGTCGTGCTATTTCAGCACCACCAATCCATTCGAGCGCGATCGCCAACGTAGCTGTATCGAGCTTGATACTCACTGACTGGGAAGTAGCGATCGCCAGTCTAAAAGAACCATCGAAAGGACTCGGTTTCGGTAAGGCTTAAGCTAAAAATAAAAGCCCGCATACTTGCTTAAGTATGCGGGCTTTTTCGTTGTTGTGGCGATCGGATTAGCGAGAAAGTCTCATTTGAGTCAGGCGATCGTCAAACGCAGCGATCTTGTTATGCAGGTCGATCAGATTTTGGATATCTGTTTTTGCAGCGATCAAATATCTGAGTACCCGTAAATCGTTGTGAAATTGCTCGACTTCCGAGGTTAACCCATCTTGCTCCTTCGGGAGAAGCATTTCAAGATTTGCTCTGATATTATCCTCCCAGAAACAGTATGATTCTAGTGCCAAATCTTTGATATATTGACGAAACGCTCTCTCAGCCATTGCCTTTAGTCTTAGACACAAAACGGTTAACGAAGCGTTGAGCGGTAATCTCTCTGTCAACAAGGCATCGTCTACTCCTGGTGCTTCATGTAGCACTTCAAGAAGTAAATATTCTCGTACTGTTACTGTTAGAAACAGGTTTTTTACGAGTTCTACCCCACAAGACTTGAGTTCAAAGCAGATTCCAATTCTATTCCATTCACTTTTATGATAAGTTTGGGGAGTGACGGTGCCATATTTCCGTAAAAATTGTTCTACTTCTTTTTGCATTAGATCTGAGTTACAACAACGACTACGTTATTATAATACAACAAAAAAGCGTAATACAAAGTTATTTGTATTACGCTTTTACAGATTATGAATGTCGCAACTGATTTAAGTCTTCAGTTTCTTTCTCTAGGTTTTCGCTCAAAGCTATTAGTCTTTTAATAGGGGCTTTCGTGGCGATCGCATCTTCCAATGCTTTGATGTCGGCTTGCAGATTGGCGATTAATTTGCGCGCACGATCCTTGTGTTTTGGCGGTAACTGGTTGAACAACCTTTCGATGCCTTCAGGTTTCATTGTCCAGAATTCTTCTGAAGCTAAGCTTTCTATGAATTTCCGAGAACCCTTTTCAGCCATATCAATTAGGCGTGAATGCAATGTCTTTAATGACACGTCAATCGCCAGACATTCTGACAGTTCTGGATCATCACTTTCTGTCACGTCATGCCACATCTCTAAGATAAGATGCCTTCCGTTTGCTGTGACCGTCTGGTTAAAATCTCTAAGTATTGGCCAGTGAGGGTGTGCTATCAGCCAGCAGATATCTCCAGGTTGAATAGTTCGGTAACTATCGACACTCATGTGAACTTCTCCACAAAGTTGTAGATACAATTCAACTTCTTTTTGTATTTGCATTGTTTTGACACTCAAGTTTTATATATTTCTATATATTATAATATGATATGTTTGTTAAAATAGCTAGTTAATTTTTATTGTAATACTAGGGTGTATATTGTATTATAAATATGTAGTCGTTCAAGTCCTTCGTAATGCAAAAATTAACAGCAAAGTGTTTAATTGTTGATTGCAAGACTCCTTATGTCGATCGCCAGGTTCTGTTGAACTATGCGTATGGACCTTTGTTCACCGATGAGGAGGAACGGTTTAAAGCTTACGAATTTGAGAACGGTTTGATTCGATTGCCCAATTTGCCTGGTTACGATCGTTACTTTAAGGATCGCACAGAACTTTGGCAATGGAAGCCCGACCGAAGAACGAGCGTCGCTGAAATAAAAGAAGCAGGATTCACTTGCGACTTTTTCCCCGGAGCCATACATGATTCGATCGCCCGATCGATTGAAGAATTTGGTAGCGTACCCGAAAAATACAAGGAATTACTGACACCACTGTTCCGGGTGATCACCCAACTCAGAAATGAACTCGATCGCCTGGGTGCATCATCGATAATGGTTGTTCCCGACGAAGAAGCTTCCGAGGAACTTCGGATTGAAGAGATTGATGCAAGTTGTTACAGCGACCACATCGATATTCAGCAGACACTAGCTAACTGGCGACAATTGCCGGACGGCGCTGGCGCAAAAGTAGCGTGGCTGCAATTGGTAGATTCTGGTCGTCCAGTCCTCCGAGGTCTTGACTAACATTCAACAAAAAGCCCGCACACTTAATTAAGTGTGTGGGCTTTTTATTCAGCTAGGTCCGTTTTGGTTGGCGATCGCCCCCAATGGCATTTCCCAGCGAGCATCAAAGATTGGATAATCCCAATCAGTATCTCGCAGTTCTGCAATTAGCTCTGATGTGATTCCTGTGAATGGGGTTCCGGCGTCAGCCCGATCACCCATCCATAAATGCTCAATTTCAACTTCGCCGTTCCGCTTCTTTGATTTGAAGTGGATGCTTTTGTTGAATTCCTTTTCCAGCGTCGCCATTTCTGCAAACTGTTCTGGCAGCACTGCGCGGAACGATGCAATTTGATCAGCGTCCGAGAAGATACAACCGGCACAAGAGCACCGCCCCCAACCTGCTCGATAACAAGGGTGGGGATTTACTTTGTGGCGGGCGATCGTCTGCCAGACTTCCTGAGTAGTCCACTTATGAACTGGTCGCCAATGATCGATTGTTCGATGCTTGCTATTGCAAACGTGTGGCTCGAAGTCTTGATAGCCAGCGCGTTGTTTCGACTCCTCTGCGCGTTCGCCGGAAATAAATAACGTGCGATTGCCGAGGAAGCGGACTTGATTGTTTAGCGCGCTGCGACCCACATCAATTTTTTGCAAAGCAGAACACCAGCGACCCGATTCAATCTTACCGACGTGCGGATACTGGCGACAGGTTAAGACTTTCCCTAATCCGCCACCTCTTTCGACTAACCCATTAGGAGTCTCAAAATAGTAAGCGGCGCTCTTGCGGTTTTCCCGCAGCAGCTCGGCTTTGAAACCACCGAACCGACCCGAGAAGTAAATCTGAATTCCGAATGCTTTGGCGATCGCCTGAGCGTATGCGCCAGAGCAAAACCAATCAATAAATGGTGTTTCACCATCAACGAGATGGTGCTACAGCTCAATTTTTTCTGGTGGAAAACCTAATTCTAGGCAGTGCAATAAACACGCTAGAGAATCTTTTCCGCAGAACGAAATAATTATAAAGTCGTATCTTTTGTGATTCATTGGATTGAAAAGTAGCTACATTTTTAGTGTATGACATTAGATTGTTATACACAATTGATATGCTTGTATTTTAACGCAATTAATATTACAATTTATTTGTAGTTAATTTTCGGAATCCAATGAAATCTATAGAAAAGCTTGCAGGACATATTTCTCGCCAGTGCGTTGCGGTTAAGTGTGGACAACTGTCATGGGAAGATATTGAAGATGAGCGAATGCAAAAAATTATTGCGCTCGCAAATGCTAGTGAAGTCTATTACGAAAAAGTGATTGATTTTTGCTGGCACGTCGAAGTTTCTGCACCATTTTTCAAGGTTGACGACATTGCGCGCTATAGGCATACGCTACGTAGTAATGACGCAGGAAAAGCTTGGTATTGGTTCCGAACACATCCGGAAGCTATTCATTTTGTAGAGCGGGCAATCGAGAAACACGCTGAGTCAACAGATTTGGCACAATTTAGCTTCAGGTTGCAGCGGTTTATTTTACTTGCGTTGGAAGCAGAGTTGGATCTAGTTTTCCAAGCAGTTAAAGATTATATTCTTGAGGTTTGTCAGGAGGAACAATAACTAAAAAGGAGGTAGCGATTGAATAATGTTCGATCGCCACCTTTTTTATTTTCATTTTTTGCAACAACTGTTATAATTTATTTGTAGTTAGATAGAATTCTATGTCATGGAAGTAATTCAAATCATGAGATCTATTCAAGAGTTGGCAGATGAGTTGTATACACTTTGTTACCACGCACACCGAGGTAACAAAAAAGTCAAAAAGGAGGATTGTTCTCAAAAACTATGGACTGTTATTCAATTCACTCAAAACAAGTACAAGTACGATTTTTTACAAAATGCGATTGACGCAATCAAAAACGAACCAAGTGAAATCAATAAACCTGAAGATGTCGAACCCGTTGAATTGGCTGACACCTACTGGAATTTTGATAAGTTGTGGGAATTTTATACTTCCAACACAGATCATTACTACCGCGTCCAAGAGCTAGTTCAAGAACACTTGCAACCTGAAGAAATTAAAAACTTCTGCCAAAAACGATTCTTTAATTTGCTTATGCAACAACAGCAAGATGAAGTATTTCATGCAACTCTTGCATACCTTTTTGAGGCTTACGAGACTCAAGAGTTCGATGAAGAAGATGAGGATTTTATTACAGTTATCACGTTCAAGTGAATAACCAAAGAAGCCAGTGTTAAATAATAGTTTATTTAACACTGGCTTCTTTGGTCTGAATAACTCGATCGCCACCTTTTTGTTTGCATTAAATATTGACGAGTGTTATAATTCTGATGTAGTCGCAAACAGAGATCGATCTCATGAAAACCATTCAACAAATTGCAGGAGAGACTCGTGAGTTACTCAGTAATCTCAGAAGTGGAAATGTCCGAATAGACAAAGCTGATTGCTCTAAAACCCTTTGGGATTTACGTGGCTATCTTGCAGATGACGACGAACGAAATCGTTTAGACACGATTTTAGCTAACATCGAATTTGCAGCTCAAGAAATTGAGGACATTGACGAATATTTTGAACCCACACAAGAAAACGATGTTAACGAACTGTGGGGATGGCTTATCTGTAATCAGTCCCATGTCCGACTTGTTGAGCAAGCTATTCAGGAGTATTCAATAAACAATCCAGCAAAAACGCACGACCTGTATAAATCTATAGGTCGTGCCTTACTGGAGAAAGAGCTTGAAATTTTTGGGGCAGCAAAAGCCTACATCATGGAGGAATACAAAAATCAGCCTGATGACGAGGATGAAGACGAAGAGGACTGTGACGACGAAGAATAAATAATTAAGCCCCGCTAGGCAATTGCTTAGCGGGGCTTTTGTTTGGGAGATCGTCCGCCTTATCAATCACCTGGTAAATCGTCTAACTTGCGAACCAAATGATTAAGTTTCTTGCGAACTCGTTTTAGAGGGGTGTCAATATCTGCTAATCCGTGGTGATCGAACATTTCAGAATCGAGAGCATCCGCGATCGCCCGCAATTCGTCTCCATTAAGATATAGGGAAGCGGTATAAGGGATGCGACTAGCTTCCCGTTCAATTTCATCAGCTTTTTCTAGAAAAACAGCGCGCCTGCCCCTGCTTAGCGACATCCGACATATTTGAACAAATAGAGCGCGAGCTAAATTCGTTGGACTTTCTTCTAAGGTTATTTCACCTTTTACAGAAAGCGCAAATTGTTTCAGTGTTGACTGAAGCATTCTGTGTTCTACTCTTTCATTTTGATCTAGCAATATCTCGTTGTAAAGTGAATCGACTAACTCTGCGAACTGCTCTAGTTTTAATGCCAGACTTATGCTCATGCTAAATACCGATCTAAGATTCTACTACACTATGAATTGTAGCAATAAAAATGCGAGGACTTGTGAAAAGAATAGTTAAATTCAATAGTTGCGAAGCAGCTAGTAAAGTAGAGCAGCACTTGTACCACGTCGTCCAAGATTTAGATCAATTAAAGTTTTCCGAGTTTGATGAAGCTGCGTTTAAGGCTGCTGTCGGCTTGGAAGGTTTGACGAGGGCTGATTACAGCTATGTGAGCGACACTGTAATGCCACGCATTGGCATTGGTCTTGCTCCTAGAATGTTCGGACGACCCAGAATCACACTAGATTTTACGCTTGAAGCGCCCGAGAACCACTATCATCCATTTACGTTAAACGTGTTGCCCGATATTATCGCAATGTCGTCGGAGGGGTATGACGAATTTCCATTGGCGATTGACGGTGGATTATTGCATCTGATTCGGATACTTCTAATCACCTTGACTCGTAACAGTGAAGCGAGTAACAAAACGATAGCGATCGCCACGAGTCTAGAAAGAGCTTGCTTACGGATTGAGACACAGCGATCGCCTCTAACATCTTTCCGCATTGCGCCTATTCGTTATTTTTTAGTGATTTGTGGAGCGGGAGATTCTCAGACGCTTGCGCTTAATCTGACCGATGTCGTGCTCAACGTGAACCGCTCAATTTATGAGTAAAACCGTGAAAACCCCAAACGCAAAGTCTTTGAAGAGGTGCGTTCAGGGTTGTCACGGGTAGTCGATCTCAGATCCAATCAATCGTGTTTCAAGCATAACACGACATAGAATTAAATTACCGATATTCAAAAAAATAAATGGCGACACCTATATCTAGGGAACTCTACAAGAACTTACCTTATTACTTGCGAATGCTTGATGAGCAAGGATCTGGGATGCTTAAGCATCTTACAGATCCAACTCAGACGCAACTAGATAAGTGGACAGATGCCAAGGGGATGATCGAACTAATCGAGAATCCCGACATCATTCCTAAAAGTTGGGCATATTGGGCGCAGCAAAAAGTTGGTGGTGCCGGTACACGGGAACACTGGCTTGGTATCGGTGTACACCCGGATTGGCCTGTCGAGCGGATGCGTCGGTTTTTGCTCGAAGGTTGGAACTACTGGAACACCAAAGGTACTCAAAAGTCAATTCGGTGGGCGATCGACTTTTGGCTGGATTGGGAAAAAGCGCAAAATCCAATTTATCTTGAATTTCGTAGACCGTTTGGCGATCGCCCGACATCCGAACCGACTCAGTGGTGGTCTTATGCGACACCTTATGGCGCGCACACAACGCAGCACTATACCGAATTTCAGTTTTGGGGCGGCGGAGATTACCCGCAACAGTATCAACCAGATGCTAGGACTTTACGTCAGGATACGTGGCAGTGGGATTTTGAAGCAGTGTGGGACGATCGCCAGCTTGTACTCGATCGCCCACCTGAAATCGACAATTCGAGATCTGGCTTGGGACCGAGAAATGTATGGATGCACTTCCACGTCGATGAATTTGAATGGAATAAGGTGGCGCTCGACATTCACAAGCTAAATCCAGAGACTTATCACGTACTTGCCAGACCGCAGGTTTTTCTATGGCAAGATATCGAAGTCGATCTGAAGCTTATTGAAGATCCAGATTTCCCGATCGCCAACACGAAAATTCTCTACGATATCGACGGATTCCAGTTCGGTGATATTTTTCCGTGGCCAGCAGACCAACTACCACGAACTGAAATCGAAGCCGTGCAAATGGCTTGGCAACCAGAGCCTTACTTTCAGTTCGACGACTGTCTTGGTGGAGCCGGCGGTGAAATCGTACCCCATTCCGATAGATACAGTTCGGTCGAAGTGCAGCGGTTTTCTGCATACTGGACAGCTTACATTTTTTCAACGGAAGTAATTAAAATAATTTCCGTTCCGGGCGTATCGACAGAACAAGCTGTAATTCCGACAACTATTTCGGTATCGAACGAACTCGGTCAAGCAATCGTCGGAATCGAGCTGGAGATTGCAAGTGAGCGCAGCATAGTCATCGGTGCTGACTATCAAACCCTTTACGGATTTGAACCAAATACAGAATCTGTCGTTGAGCGAACCACACAACTTATTTTTTCGCAGGCGATCGAGTGGTTTACCGATTACCTTGATTGCTTTGGCGGTGACACACCAAGCTTGCCAGGAAATCAGTGGTCTGCGGGCGATCGTTACGTAGAAGTGGAAATTGTTACGGTAACTGCTCCAAGCCTCGAAGGTCAACCGAGTGAGTTTTGGCAGACCACGACCTTCCGATCGCCCGCTGACGAACAAATCGAAGTTGTGGAAACAGTCGAATGTCTTGGTTTTAACGGGGCAAATTATACCGACACTTACGCCTGGGATGTTCCGGCAACTTCGACGCAAAATACCACTACAGCAATTCGATATTTACCGGGTGCAAGTTTTCAAGATTGCTTCACCGAAATCTGGACTTCGACGATCGAGGATATTACGGTTGTCGAAATTGAGACTCCAGGACGCAGCGGCGCCGGAACTCCTTGGACGATCGCCAGAGGTGCTTGGATCGAAACAGTCGAAGAATTAATACCCGGAATCCCTGAATTTACAGACCCGGCTACAACACACCTCTGGTACGTAAATTACCGAGAGTGGACCGAAGAAGTCGAAATTGAGATTCCGGGTGTTCAAAGTTGTTGGTCGGGATTGCTGGCGGATGTTACGACAGAATTTCAAGAAATACAAATCCCAGCAGAACCTGGATTTCCGCCGCTGCTCTGGGGTGATATTTCCCCCGACACCCAAACAATTACCACAACCCCAGGTAGTCCCGGCAGTGTCGGCATCGACTTTCAATCTCCTTATCTTGGTTTTGGACTACCACAATCGATCGCCCATGACGTTGCACCGATTTCACTAGATGGAATTGCGTTCCTGACAATGGATCTCAGTCCGCAGTTACCGACTACTTTTAATCCCAGTGTTGTCTATGACTTATTTGCAGGCGAAGATCAAAGTCTCAACTCCGAAGACTGGTGGCAGTACCCAGGAAAACAGTCCGTGGACACCGTTGTTGCCGATGTCGGGGGATTCCGCCTCGACAAGCCACAGTTATGTTTCCAATATCTCGACACCTACGGTCAAAATCTTGAATGGTACGCTTACGGTATACCCACCGAAGCGGATACCCGGATTGAACCGATCGCACAGCATTACAACTTATGCAACGTTGTCGATAACTACACGCTAAGCAAAATTGAAAACTGGCGCGAGATTACAGATTCGATACCAGAGTCTGAACTGGCGATCGAGAAAACATACCCGATACTACAACAAGTCGCAAAACAGCAATCTTGGACGCTTTCAGTTGAAACCGATGAAGAGTTGCTACTCGTCGAACCGTTGGTGATTTTTACAGAAAAAGATGGCGAGCGTTCACTGGCGATCGAGTTAGATCGAAAACTCAATCTCGAATTCGTATTTATTGTGGGGCGGTTTACACACATCAGATCGATCTCTTTGTTTGTCGGACACGAGATCGTTGAAAGCAAAACTTATGCGATTCCGCTTAACGTACATCCTAGAGATAAGATTGGCTTTAAGTTTTTATTGAGTTTAGTTCCGCAACCTGTAACAGCTTTACCTGTGTAACACTTTGTTATATAATGAAGCAGTAGTCGTTAGGTAAATCATATGTTAATCAAGATTGGTGACAAAGTAACTGCGTACCACAAACATTGGATCGTTAACAACGTAAGAAACGCTGATGAAGTCGAAAAAGAGCTTCCCGACATAGGTCGCGCCTTGAAACGCCTGAACATGACATTGTTGGTGCTAGAAAGTGCGCCTAAGACAATGGATCTAATGATAATGCGAATTTACGGACAGCCGGAATTCACTACAGTATTAGTGGACAACAAAACTGGAAACTTCCACGACCCAGATACGGTTTTACCACCAACGCTTAAGAGCTTGGTACAGCCTAGATAAAAATAAAAAAGCCGATCTTTCCCAAGATCGGCTTTTTTATGCCTAAATTCCGGCATATTAGATGAATAGTTCTGGAGAAACCTTAAACCGATCGCCCAATAATTTAGCTTGTCGCTTACTGATCCCCCGCTTTCCGTTGACAATTTGTGAGACAACACCGCTAGAGCCGATTTCACCAACTAAATTTACTTGCCTTGTACGGCTAGATTCCATAATGTGTTGAAGAGTTTCGCAAGGTTTTGATTTATCCATTGGGTGCGTTTTTGTTTCATAAGTTTCGATGAGCAACACGAGTAACCTAAATAGAGTCGCTTCTTCGGGAGTCCGTTCGGAAAACATCAGTCGCTCTACAATTGCCAGCAGGCGATCGTACTCAGCTTCGGTTTCAATTACTTGCGGAGCAACAGTCGCTAAAAGCTGCGCATATGATTGAAGATTGAATTCTAGGGACATCTTGTTTGGTTTAAACAAAATAATAGTATAATGTTTATTGTAGTTTATCGAAGTAACAAATGCCGTCTAAAAAAAATGTGCGACGAGTAAAGGTCGGTGAAACTGTATCTTGGCAACGGCAATGTTGCAACACATATTCTGGGGACGCATTAGCGTTCTGTCCAAAAGGAACTGCAATCAATGAAGCTATCGATTTGTCGGGATATAAATCTAGGGAATTGAATCGAATCGATACGGAGCGCAGTCTGATTAACAGGTACTTAATCTGGGTTCAAAATACAGGTGTCGTCTCGGTTGCTGCGACGACAATCGAAAAATAAAATTCAAACGCGGAACGAATCGATTGACGGTATTCAAAACAAAAGAAGTGGGAGATCGGAATTATCCGATCTCCCACTTCTTTTTTTAAGTTTTTGATATCATAAACGCAATATTAAATTCATTAATAGTGCGTATGTTGGATGTGCTTATCTTCCGAAAAGCGCAAATAACATTTGGAGGTTGATGGTTAGGTAAAACTACATTTGGATTATGCACGCCTAACCCACGCAACAACACAAGTCTTAGATTGTGATAACGCATTGTACGCGCTATCGCGGTTCCGTTGGTGTATTCGCTTTCAACCTCTGTCGCTGAAAGCTCTCTGTATATAAACCATTGTGTATTTAAGAATTCTACAGATCTCATAAACTTACCAAGTGCAAACTGATATTATTATACCATTATTAAAATAAACGTACAATAAAAAAGCGGGTGATCGGAGTTATTAGATCACCCTCCTTTTTATTCATTCAAGACGGTACTTCAAGCAACTTATTAGGAATATTCGGTGTACGATTTAGTGCTTCCTTAAGCGCACCGTCTCGTTTTAACGGAAATCCAAAAAATGCCCGCAATGACTCCGCGTCTTCTTCTTTGTAGGTGAGCCACCATCCGGTTGCATCAGACTCAGCCCAACTCGGGACATTGTTGCTTTCTAGACTGTTGCCGATAGGTACGCCAAAATAAAGCGTTACGTGCGGGGATGCCGTCTCAGACAATTTTTCGTTGAGGATTATCTGGGTGACATTCGCTAAGTTGATGATGCGGTTGTCGATCCTTAACAGCGTTTGACTGCTGTTGAGCCATTCTATATGCGCCATAATTTAAGTCTCGCCGTTTGTTTTTACGGATGTGATACAGCAAAAAGTACATACCACCTCTACAGAAGCATCTCAATCTCCATCAAACCATACAATTTCGTCGTATGACTCTACCCAGTGAACCAAATTTGGGGTTATTGGAAAATGACTCTCATTCTCATCTTTGGGAAATTTGATTAAACCCTTGTCGTACATTTCTTGGGCAATTTTTACCGATTTCTTGGGTGATCGACTCCAATAATCTTTGGGATATTCAGGAATGACGCGATTCCAAAAAGCTTCCTTGGTACAGGCGGCGATAATCTCTTTTACTTCTGCTCTGGCGATCGTACCATCTGCAATTTGAACAATGCAGAAAGGCAGCGAAAGCCCAATCAGTCTTGGGATCGTCATTAATTTCTAAAAATAGGGAATGGTTGTCCGTTAAGCGCCATACTCCTGCGAAAGGCTTCCATCTCGCCGTCAAACAAAGCACCTCGGTAGGCAAACCAGCCAAAAGTTAGTGTTTGAAGCGTCGGAAAATCTCTCGGTATAAAGTCAATGTTCGCTTTTAATTCATTGTAAGCGTCCGGGTAGTCTTCTATGTAAACCCGCAACTGCTCTATGCCGTCAACGTGCTTGAGGATTGTTTCATGCGCTCTGTAGCACCAAAACTGAGGTTGCGCGTTGCTCATCGGTTCAAATAATTCTGGTGCCAGACCGAAGCTAGGGTACAGCGCAATTTCGCCCGGTTGAATTAGCATCACCGAAGTGATCTCGTCTGCAATCTTTTCGGGACCTCGAACAATTCGGAGATCCCCTCGGTTCGTTTCCATCGGCCACAAACCGAGAGCGGAACCCATGTAATCAAAGTCAGCCATAAAAAACCGACTCCTTTGTGCGGAGCCGGACTACGGGTATTCTCTTCTCTGTATTGCAGCTCCCGCCGGAGTCGCCCTGCTGGTTTCGATCTTAGCAGGTTGAAGCGGATTGCTGACGATCGCCGGGTGGAAAGATGAGATACTTAAAGTTGTCTAGATGCAAATTGTTCAGGAACGATTTAAATGCGAAAATTAACACGGCATGAGCAATACGAGCATTGGCTTGAAAAGCCACGAGAACTTCGTGAACTTGAGTATCAAGCGTGTCTGCGACACCATAGAATGCAATCCTTTTCACGAATGTTGCAAATATTGTTGATTTTGATGGTACTCATTCAGGTTGGCGTGGATGTCTGGACTTTGGTTAAACCTGGTTGAGAAAGGTGACGGGCGATCGAATGACTGCTTAACTGCTTAAGGGTTTTTCAAATAAATTAAAATGCAAAAATTAACAGACAAAGAAATTTACCAACGCTGGCTGGAGATGCCAATAGGCTATCGCTACACATACCGAGAAATCGATCGCCATCACCAGACGATGCGGTTCTTGTTGCGGACGCTGGTTGGAATGATGGTGGTTACTCAGGTTTTGTTGATTGTTCAGGCGATCGCCCACTAATCCAAAACGCTTCTCGCCCACAAAAAAACCGTACTCTCAGGAAAGCGCGGTTGGACTAGATAGAAACCTGTCTGTAAAAGAATAGCACAGACCGATCACCCGTTAGAAAGTTCCCATAAGAAAGCCCTCCTACAACATATAGGAGGGCTTTTTGTTTTAACCAAATACCGAGAGTTTACCTGACGCAACGCTGCGTAAGGCGTCTAATGCGGTTCCAGTATCGCTCTGGAAGTATTTTGCCAGTGTCGGGTATAGCCTGGACGCTAGTGCGGCATCTTCTTCTGGATATGGTTCTTGTGGGAATGCCAGTCCAACGATACAGTGTGACCAGTCCTTCATATTAAACCGGAAGTCACCTGTTTCTATTTCTCGAAGTGAGTTTCGCGCAAATTCAATTTCTTCAGCTTTCGTACCTAGTCCAGTTGCGCCAGTTAGGATTGCGCCTGTCAAATCAGCCTCACTTAGATCGACCAAACTCAAATTAGCATTAGTTAAGTTTGTGCCAACTAGCGTTGCCTTAGTTAGGTCAGCTTCTTTTAGATTAGCGAAGCTCAAGTTAGCGTTAGTTAAATCGACTTGAACCAGATCTGAACATTCAAGATGTGCGCCGGATAAATTAGCATTTATCAAGATGGCGCGATCGAATCGTGCATACGTTATCTTTGCAATTTGCGCATTTGCGTTCGTTAGATTTGCGCCTCGAAAGTCCGCATTATGTAAAGTCGCTGAAGAAAGATCCGCATCGGTTAAATTCGCATCTTCAAAACAAGCTTCCGTCAGCAACGCGCCATTCAAACGACAACCGATCAGATCCGCCTTAGTAAAACTTGCTCGTGACAATTGGGCATAAGATAATCTTGTGCCGATTAAGTTGCATTCACTGAAATCCTGAGCGCCTAGTTTTTCTGCACTTAGGTCAACTCCAGCGTAATCTGCTTTGTATGTCATAGAGTTGAGATATAAACTACTTCTTTATTATATTATTTGGTATTGAATATGTAAAGAAAATATAACTTTCTTGAGGTACTGTTGATGTTAAAATAAAAAACAAACCAACCGCGTTACGGGCGATCGGTTTGTAAAAGTCACATTAATTGGTTCACCATATGACAGACAACATTGTACACATCCCTGAAGAAATTCGCAACGAGTTCAGAATTGACGCTGGCGGTAAAGCCTTTGTCTCTATTCGAGGTGCAGCTCGCTTAGCCGATGTCAGTCACGTCGCCCTGATCAAGGCATTTGAGGGCGGTAACATGAGTCAAACAAAATTGGCTGAAATGCTTATTGCGTCTGGCTTTGACCCTGGTAACTTTACTGAAGTAGGTATCCCAGATATTGCTTTGTCAATAATCTTGAAATATTATGCATACAAGGCGAAGCGAACCACTGAACAGGCAGAGCGGTTTTACGATGCCATGAGTGCGATCGGTATCAGGACTTGGATACACCAGCAATTAGGCTGGCATTCAGCGCTAAGCCTAGCTCCGTTTTGGTATCAGCGACTGACCTTATTCTTAAAACAAAACAAGGTTCCAGTGGGATACTTTTCAATCTTCCAAGAAACAATCATGCTAGTCAGTGAGTTAGAAACAGCCGGATACATCATACCTGACAATGCAGTACCTGATATTTCAATTGGACTTTGTTGGGCAAAGCATTTACGCAGCGAAGGTGTTGAACCGAATGAAGTAGCTGTTGTGTATCCACACAAATATCCAGACCATCGCAACATAGTAAACGCAAATGCGTATCCCGAAGAAATGTTGCCCAAGTTTCGGAAATGGTTCAGGGAAACATACAAGCCAGTGAAACTTCCAGCTTACTTAGCAGGTAAAGATTCCGCTGCGCTGCCAGCGCTCAGCAAAATGCTCGACATCCCGATCGCCCTTCTGAAATAAAACAAACAAAAAGCTCGCAAGTAATTAATATTACTTGCGAGCTTTTCACTAGATTAATCTAGGTTTTGAGGGTTTACGTTAATACGACAATTAGGTAATTTGTCGCGCAGCCAGACAATATTGTCGTCGCTAATTGGATTGTTACTAATGTCGAGCCAAGTCAGATTAGTCAAAGCAGCTAAAGGCTTAACCTCACTAATTTGATTATTTTTGAGATCGAGTGTTTTTAGCCCATTCAATGACGTTAGTGGTTGAATATCGCAAATTTGATTGTTATTGAGGTATATATCTCTCGGTGAGGTCAAAGATGCCAATGGTTCAACGTTTTTGATTTGATTGCCACTAAGATAGATCCACATCAGTCTAGTCAAAGATGCTAGCGGTTTGATGTCACTAATTTGGTTGTCGCCAAGATAAAGTGTCATCAGTTCAATTAAAGACGCGAGCGGTTTAATGTCGCAGATTTGATTTGCTGTGAGATCAAGGCAGTTCAAGCCAATTAAATAGGCTAGTGGCTCGACATCGCTGATCTGACTGTCCCGGAGGTAAAGTCTTGCAGGATGGTTTTTTCTTTGCGATCGATTCTGGTTCAAAACATTTTGGGTGTGTTGAATTGTCATTGTTTTGCGATCTCTTGATTGACTACATTATTATTTTATCTGTTTACGCTTTATTAGTCAACGTGATTACATATAAAAAGCCTCGCAAGATTAATTGATCTTGCGAGGCTTTTTTATTCATAAAACAAAGACGGAAATATCGTTAGTTAAGGTCAGGAGTTTCTATCTTTCCTGCGTAATCGCCTGCACGATCGAAGAGGCTTCCATCTTTGTGCATTGTTACTTCTTTACCGTAATCTCTGAGATTCCGAGCAAGGCATTCTTCGCTTGCTCTGTCGTAATAATTCGTTCCTTTTCCTTGTACTTTTCCTATTTTTTTGCTTTTTTTCGTTGCGGTGTTTAGGATATACCAAAAATTTGATGAAGTGTTTAGATTTACGATCCACATAATCTTTAGCCTTGTTTTTGAATTGTGCTTGTGTTTTATTATAATAAATTATAGTTTTTAAAGCAATTAAAATACTTCGCAAATTAATTAAATGATTTTCTGACTGATAAGTGATCGGATTTCGATAGTAAAAAGCCCGCAAGTGATTAATACTACTTGCGGGCTTTTATTACTAATTTTCGTGTTAACTGTGCATTGCAATGTGCAAAGAAGATACGTCAGCATCGTAACTTGGAGAGGTGCTACTTAAAGTCAAGGGCGCTGACCTGTGTTTAAGGTAAACATAGGTGCTCCTCCAGCTTGTTACATTGTCTGTTTTTTGAACATTCCACTCAATGTATTGCACTTGAGTTAAATCAATTGTACAAGTCGATAATGCTAATTTCATTTTACAACACAGTAAAGATCATATGCTTATATTAAAGGAAAATTAGCTTCTCGTCAAGTTATCACCGATCGCCCGCAATAGATAATCTAATCAGGAAGTATTGAAATCTTACATCAGCATTCGTGATTAATTGAGTGATGATGTAACTGGAGTTATATAATTGATCTAATCAATCGTAAGTAGTGGATCGATCTAATGTACAAATTAAGAGATTACCAACAGGAATTAGAGGATGAGATTTTTAAACTGTGGGCGATCGGTACTCGCTGTATCATGGTTCAATTGCCGACAGGTGGGGGCAAAACTAAGACGTTCGGTAGTATTACACACAAACAATTAGACATTGGTTGGCGTGTTTTAGTAATTGCCCACAGAGAGGAATTGATATTCCAAGCCAAGAAAGAAATTGAAGAAGCGTCTGGTCATTCGGCAGGAATTATTAAAAGTGGGCACACACCTAGTCCGCTATTCGCGCTACAAGTGGCCTCGATTCAGACCTTGACCAAATACAAAACCATGCCGCCATTCGATCTGATAATTATCGACGAGGCACACCACGCCTGTAGTCGCAGTTACACGCGAGTGATGGAGCAGTACCCAAATGCAAAAATCCTGGGCTTTACAGCAACACCGTGTCGCAACGACGGTCAGGGTTTTAAGTATTTGTTCGAGAAATTGATCTGCGGACCAACGACACGAGAGTTAATTGAGCGCGGACATCTATGCCCGTATACGCTGTTTGAAGCAGGAAAAACGGTCGATACAAGCAAGGTTAAGAAAAACGGTGAGGGTGACTTTAATACCAAGCAGTTAAGTGAAACCGTTGCAAATCAAATCGAACCCGACGACGTAGTTCGCGAATGGCTGGATAAGGCGAAGGATAAGCAAACAGTAGTGTTTGCGGTAGATGTTGAAAGAAGCAAGGAATACGCTGAAGCATTTTGCAGGGCGGGGATTCCTGCGGAACACTTAGATGGAGAAACAGAAAAAGACGATCGCCGAGAAATCTTAAAACGCTTTGCACTAGGTGAAACACTCATCCTTTGCAACTGTGGGATTATTTCGGAAGGTGTCGATATTCCTGGTATTGTCGCAGCCCTGATTGTACGTCCGACAGGAAGCTTGAGCCTATGGCGACAAATGGCGGGTCGCGTATTACGAAATGCCAAAGGTAAAACGACTGCGATTATTGTCGATTTCTCACAAGCGCGCGCCAGGAAAAGATTGGGTCTTCCCGATGACGACGTACCTTGGTCGTTAGAGCCGCAGAGCTTAGACGAACTTGGGAAAGCCTTTTTTGCGGTCACCTGTAAATGCAATCACGTCTTCAGACCGCTGCCGCACGAGATACCTAAATTGGTTTGCAAATGCCCAAACTGTTTGAAAGAAAATACCTTCAAAATGGGTAATGGTGACAGTGAAAAAGAGATGGAACCGAAAGAGGTTTTGGTTGCCGGTAGCGACAAAGATAAGGCGATCGACCTCACCGTCAATCCAGAACATCAAAAAATTATCGACGAACTTTTTGAAGTCGCCGATCGCCAGGGGCATCCAAAACCAAAAGACTATGCGTACCACAAGCTCATGGAAAAAGCTAGAGCTGAAGACTGGCTGACTGAAATTTCGATGGGTACGTGGCGTTACCTGGCTAAGCAATTGGGGCACACTACGAAATGGGCAACCAAAAAATACGAAGAAATTGAAGAAGAAAATCGGGAATTGACGCCAATTGAACTCGATCGCCTGTGGAAGAAAGCTTTGGAAGAAGTCAGACCTTACGGAACGCAAGCATTGCTCAAGCAGCACAGTCGTCTTGTACACTATCAAAAAAGCAGAGCGTGTGTAGAGATTACGTCAATGCCGTTGCTGAAAATGGTAAGTCAGAAAAAGGAAAACGTTAAACGCGCACTGCACGGTGTTGGTAGTTTCGCAGCAGTGGTGGAGCTGAAAGTTAAAGAAAGAACCGAGCAGGCGATCGAACCATGAAAAACGTATTAGCTTATCGAGAGCGGAAGGTTGGCACCAGACAGGTTAAAGTCGTTGAATTTTTTAGGGGCGATCGAATCCCACCCACACGTTGTAGCGACTGTACTTATTAGACTAAATTTCTTAGGGATAGAGCCAACCAACTTGTCTGTGTGGTAAATATACCGCGTCCCGATCACAAAAGGACGCAGATCTATATATTAGATGTGCGTCCTTTCTTATTGTACGGTTTAGACTATTGCGCTTTGGTTAACAAAACTTACTTAGTACCAATCAGCGCCGCTAAATTGATTTAGTCGAGATTGGGTCGGAATATAAAATGTAGACCACTCCAGATCAAGGGAACCACTCTCTATCGAAGAAAAAGAAGGATGGGCGATCATAATGTTGATAAAATGATCGTCCTGATCAGTAAGCTGAATGTGACAACCTGCCTTGAGCAACCCCCAGCAAATTGCAAGTTGTTGCTGTGCTTCCGGTGTATCACGGTTCTTCCATTTTGCAAATGATACAATGCTGTGCTCACACAGTTCAATCAATTGTTGATGAATCATTTTATATAAAAAGAAAGACTACACTTACAGTATAGCTTACCGTAAACCTATTGAAAAGAAAATTGAACGTGCAACTTATGTTGATAACACGCTAAGAAATCATAAAAGATTTTGCAAAAAATTTGCCATCTGTTTGTACTTAAAGTCTTGCATAACCTCTGTTATTTTTTCGGACAAGTCATACAAAACATTATCATCCTGGGGGGCGTCTCCATTTAAGTTGAATATTTCATTTTCGTATTCAATCAATGCTGCCAACTTTGAATCTAGTATAACAATTTCAGAACAATCCAGATCAAATTGATTATGAGTCCCGTTTTTTATGATTTGTTTAGTCTGATTAGCAGGGTCTAACGGAAGATACACAAACTTACCTTTAAATTCATTGTCCACGATAACATCCTCAACTAATTACTTAACTATAGATTTTATCTTAAAATACGATACGATCGCCCACCACCTAATACTCCAGTCCGTTCCAATACTCCAGTCCGCTCCACACCCAAAAACAACCGTCGTCACTAAATCGCTCGGTATATTAAAGACGTTTTTTGTCTTTCAAAAAAGATTTAAAATAAAAATTTTAACAAAGAAAAGAAAGGCTTTTTAGATTTAAGGCGATTTAGTGACGACGGGCGATCATCGCCTTCTTTGTTTCTAGGTAAGAAAAAATCGCACTCGTAGCGTGGTGCGATTGGTTGGCTTGACGCAAGGTTTTATTCTAGCAAATTTTATTGCGGGCGATCGCCCGTTGCTCCGAAAAATCTCAAAAAATAGCTGCACTCTACTAAAGTACAGCTCGGTCTAATTCTAACACCTGTTGTTTGATAGTTATTTTACCAAAATTTAAGCAAGAAAAAGCGCACTTGTAGTGATGTGCGCTTGTTGGCATTTCATGGTGTACCCCAATTGTACTGAATTTTTGGAGTGATGGGCTTATTCCCGTGTACTATCAGTCGTCATCGGTAGTGTGCGTGGAATTATCTTGATGTGGTGCTGTGCGAACTTCCGACAGGAAATCGAAGTGTACCCGTGAGATATGTTTTAACGCTTCGGTCTGTATTGGCGGTATTGTGTCTGGGACTGGTAATTCTGTCATTCGTACTAGCAACGGATTTCCATCAGGATCAAACATCGGTGAGTATAGATTGCGTGGATTCATATGAACTCCTTTTTCTGTAGTAGGTTTTTAAAAAAATCGCGCCCGGTCAACTAGGCGCAATTGGATTGATTAGCTTGTTCCGATCTGATTGTATCAGAAATGAGTTAAGGGTGTCCCTCGCAACGCTCAAGTTTCACAAAAAGACCGCCCACACATTTATATAGATGTGTGGGCGGTCTTTTTGTGTCCGATCACCCGTCCTCTGCATTCCGAAAACAATTCACCACTTTTGGCAACGTCGCGCTAGAATAAGTCCATCCCAGGTTCTTATGTGGATCTACGACAAAAAAAATTAGCCGAACCTGTTTCAGAGGTGCGGCTAAGTCGGAGTAAGTATTTTTATTAACATGATGCTAACACAGATTTACGTCGATCGCCTACTTTCCGAATTTAATTCCGAACTTTTGGACCTGAACAACACTCAGATCCTTACGATACAAGGGATTCTGAACGGTTACTTATATTGTGCGGCGCTCAATGATGACAGGCTTTGGCGATCGCCCGACGGGAAGATACACTTCAAATCTTCCGATATCGCCCAGTTTTTCAGAACAGACCGCACGGTGATTGCTCCGGTGAAGTGGCTCAGCGACTACCTTCAAGCTTACTGGAAGGGGCTGGTATTCGATTCGCGAGATAGCGTCGCTAAATATAGAAAGCTTTTATCTACAAAATTCAAGCTATTCACGCTCGAAGAGCGGTCGCAGGCTTGGAAAGATGATCCACTGAATCGGCATAGACAGCCAAACCCTTGTGGCGAATTCAATATGCTGCGCGCGATTCTGCTGGCGCGAGCTTGCGAAGAACATCTGCTTTGTTATGGGATGGAACTAGAGGCTTTGCAGTTAAATATGGATGTCGTGTGCGAGGGTCGCTACGAATTTGATCGCATCGAAGAGATCTCGTTCCCGAAACACAAAGCATACCTTCTGGCAATGATTGGTAAAGCTTGCGGACTCTGGACTGATAGCGAACAAACGCACCCAGACCTCGAAGCAATTATCGAACTTGAAGGATTGCGGATGCGGGCGGAAAAACAGTTTGATGATATAGACCCTGACGATCGCACAGAAGAACAAGTTTTAGAAGATGAGTGGTTGGTTGTTACCGAAGTCGAACCAGTCACCATCAGTGGAATCACAACGATTGTCGAGCGCGCGGTTGATGCAATTCCTTTGGGGATTCTTGTCAGGCGATCGATGTCAGTACCGTTTGTTCCGCGACCACTATTTGATTCAGAAGGTGCAATAAAACTTCCAGTTTGGGCGATTGAGTCCGGTCGTCAGGCAGTTCGGTGGTGGCAGCGGGCGATCGATAGGGCAGGTGTGTGGTTGCAGAATCTCGCACCAGAATGGGTTCTCGACGAAATAATACCTTTTTAAAAATATGACACTCGCGCAATTTGCTAAGAAACGCATCCAACAGAAAAACTGGAATAGTACCGATATCTTTGAGATGCCACTCGAAGACGGGAAAATAAGTCGCGTCAAATGGGTCGATCGCCCGCTCAAGAAACCGAAAGGTAATCTGTTTAAATTGCGCGCTCCTCTAGGCGATCGATTTTTTGAAGTGGTTGAAATAGTAGAGCGACGACGATCGCCCACGATGCCGGAATTCCAGTTACCGGATTTTGAGGCGATCGATTTCAACGTCCCGATTTTTATGCTTGAACCGGGACAGCCTGACTATCAAGATCACCTCCAACAGATTTTAGTGGCAGATCTATTGGTGGTCGATCTTGAGACTTTTACTCCAGACCTTGCGCTCAATAAAAATAATGGGTTGCATCCCCGTGACGGGCGCATCCGACTAATTCAATTATTTGACGGCAAGACTGTTTGGATTGCGGATCTCAGGGGTCGCGATATGAATGCGATGCCGCTGTTCTCGCACCTTCCTTCAGAACGCGATGCTCAACACAAGCGGTTGCAAGAATTTTTTGAAGTGCTGGGCGATCGATTAGCGTCTGAAGATTGTCTTATCGTCGGACACAACTTACATTTCGATCTGCGGTTTTTGCAGTTTCAGTTGGGACTCAGGGCTAAGAATGTTAGCTGTACGCAACTCGGTTCTCAGGTCTACTTTGGCGATTACAGTGGTGACAGTTCTGTCAAAAAAAGTGGCGACCCCATTTTAAAAGGTGGTTACGGTCTGGCGAATTTGTGCCATCGTTTTTTTGGAACAGCTCTCGATAAGACTGAGCAGACTTCAGACTGGGGCTTGTCGGAACTGTCGAAGTCGCAGATCCACTACGCCGCCAAAGATGTTATCGCGACCTACCACCTGCATCAGGGGCTGATTGATTTATATCAAGACTTACACTCTGCGCTTTATTCGCCACAATTGCTGGAATCCTGGGAGGTCGAAAACGGATGTTTGCCTGTTACCGTGGCGATCGAATATTGTGGGATGCCTTTCGATAAAGCCCTGGCACAGCAACAGGTTGAACAGATATCGAAAATTCATAGTGATTTACTAACTGAGTGGAAAAAAATTTCACCAACGGTTATGTATACCCAGGACGCCGAATTTGGAAGATTGCTAGCAAGCGAGTACGACATTGATCTTTCAAAAGAAGAGAATGGTAAAGTTGTTACCAAAGTAGATAAATCGAGTCTTGCATCCTATTTGCATATACCGATCGTCCGATTGCGAGGTGAGCTTGTTGCTCTCGACGGACTGTTGAATAATTTGCAGGGGTTTTTACGGTCTGCGGAACAAGATGCGCGAGTGCATACGACGTACAGAACGCTTACTGGCTTTGGGCGTTTTAGTTCTGGTGAGTCTAAGTATTTCGATAATCTACCTAATCTGCAATCGGTTTCCTCAAAGCAGAATCCGCTGATCAAAAAATACAATTTACCCAATCCGCGCAGCACGATCAAGCCCCCGCTCGGTTACACGATGGCGGTAATCGACTTGGCTGGTGCTCACGGACGAATTGCGGCAGACCAAGCTGAAGATGAAGCGGCGATCGCCGGAAACAACGATTCCAAAATTGACAACCACAGCAAAGTTGCCGTGTTCGTTGCCAAATGCCAACAACAAGATTGGACTTGGGAAGATATAGCGAAACTCAGTAAGCAAAAAGACGAATATGGCAACCTTACTGAGATTGGTGCCAGGGCAAAAGCGTTTCGTGACACCGCCAAAAACACGTATTATGGTTGGCTTAACGGTGCCGGTGCAAAGCGGGTACAGCTACAAATTGCTGCAAACGAAGGATTTACCCCTGAACTTGAAACCTGCGAAGCTGCTATTGAAGGTTGTAAGCAACTTTATCCGGCGGTGCTCAAGCATCGGGAAGCGTTGCATAAGCGGCTTGTTCGGGATGCGGTATTGGTTGACGGGCGACCGATCGCCATTAATATTTCAAGCGACGGTTTTCGCGTATTGTTACCACTGGTCAAGAAGTTTAACAAATTTAAGAATACTGAGGAGTGGGAAGCACCATATACGCAGTCGCTGGCGGCACTCTGGACTAGGATCGAGGCGACGGCAATCAAGCGAGCTCTGATTAAAATTCAAGTCTTGATTGATGAAAATCCGCAGTGGGCTTTGCAGATCATCGGTATTGTCCACGATGAAGTCGATTTGTTAGTTAAAACCGAATTTGAGGAAATCGCGATTTCAACCGTGAATGATATTGTGGGCGATGAATTTAAAGCGCAGTTGAAGCGCGTAACTGATGGTCGTAAAGCTAGTTGGACAGAATTAAAAGCAGGCTCGTGGGCTGAAAAATAATAAATTTCTGCGCCTGCGAACCTGCTTTTAATTTCTATGTGTCTTCAGTCGTGAAACTAATGGAGCTGCCCCAAGACTTGAAGTCTGGGGCTGTCCTACCGAGCTTCTTTGATACTGAATCGGTAAGCCATAAAATTACAGGGAACGGAAAATCACTTGAAAATTGATCCCTTGTTTTATTTGCTCTCACTAATAAGTTGTCGATATCGACAACCGTTTCGAGTCCAACAACTATTAAAGCTTTTGGTGAATGACTTTTAAAGTTGTCGAGAATAGCCTGATGCAGCGATTGTCTTGTGGGTGCTATCAGCAGTACGCGATATTCATCAGGCGTTAAATCCTGTGCTAGTTGTAATAATACTGGGCTACTTAGCGCGTGGTCATTACAATTGATGAAACTGAGTGAGAATTTCCCATTATTGAATTTCATGATGATGCGTTTTAACGTATTTAAAGATTGTTGGTTTGGATTACACAAACTCATTTGAGTCACCTATATTGTAATTAATATATTTATTTTAATCGATCGCCTGGACTTTAGACAAGTTAAACTAAACTAACCGTAAGTAGTCGCCACTATAAAATATGTCGTCCGAAAAACAACAATACCATTGCCTGCACCAAGGTTTCGATCGCCACGAAACAATGCTGCTTGCTCGCGTCACTTCGTCTCGACTCGCGTATCTCGATCGCCAGAAGGTAATTGTCCCGCAAAAATCTGGTAGCACCAAAAAACCGCACATTCTTTATTCGTGGGAGCAGGTATTGCAACTTCGAGTAATTACAGATTTCAAACAAAAAATTCCACTGGCATTGACACGGAAGATTATCCACTATTTCAACGAGGTCGGTCTTATTGAAAATTGGGGCAATCGGCACCTGGTGATTGTCGACGATCAAATTTATTCGGTTGCACCAGATTGGTCAGATATGCCAGAGATTATGCGCTCAGGTTTTCTCGCTAACGATGGAAATGAATTCACCGTCATTGTGGCTCCCAATATTGAGGGGATTATTAACGACGTATGGCAGCGGGCGATCGAATCTGATTCGATTGATAACGATAGTTTTGCGGAACGAGCCAAAGTAGATCCGCCAGTGTTGTTGAATTGCTAAGCGGGTGATCGGACACAAAAAAGCCCAAGAGCAAAAGTTCTTGGGCTTTTTTATTGGTAGTTTACAGTGGATCTGAACCGCTAGCGACAATGGTGTGTCGCTCGACGCCTAATTCTTGGGCGATCGATTCCATCATTGGTTTTATTTGTTTGAACCTCATTTTAGGATCTGGACTCCATTGGATGATAGGCTCAAAAGATATTTGTGCTTTTTCAAACGCAGTCACAATCGCTTCGGCACGTATAAAACTTCGACTGGTTGTTGCTAGTTTGATGTTGTACTTTGCGTCTATTATCACAAGCCAGCATAAGTAACTATTGTCATTCCTGTTTTTACATACTTCCATCTGAATGACTTGATTGCCGTCACTTAAATCAATAAGTACGTTAAAAGATGTTTGCACGTCATCAACATAGAATTCATGTCGATTCACGTTGTTGAATTCGCGTTCTTTGAATTTAACGTTCATGTGATTGTGGAGCTATTTAAACTACATCTAAATTTTATCATAAAAACACCCCTTATACAAATGAATAGTCTGTATAAGGGGTGTTGATTTAATTGCTAAATACGATAAATGGGGTGCGCGCCAGCTTGGATAAGTCTGGGACGTTTCACGCCAATCTCGTTACCGATCGCCTCTAAGATATTTTCGATATCAGTAGAAGCCAGCGGATGTTTAATCGATTCGCCTTTCTGGTATTCCCATGAAATCCCCATATTTGCAAACGCAGCACGCACTGCTTCACCAACCGAGGCACTGGCTGTATTACCACCTCTGGCATTGCTTTGCAAATATACATCACTTAATTCAATCTTTACGGTTATGGCACAGTAATAATCTGTTCGACCTTGAAATACTTCTAGTCTAATCGCTTCAATTTCTTGAGAGCAGTCAAACCAGATTATCGTGGTCAACAATTTGTCACTAACTCTACCGTTTTTTGAATTTGTGAACAAACCTTGACGGTGTTGTAACGAAGCTTTCATGTAATTGATTTATCGAAACTACATATTTAGTTTATCATTAATGTATTTGTAAGTCACGTAATTTAACACAAAAAATAACCCCACACGAGAATAGTTTATGCGTGTGGGGTTCTTTTTAGCGGTTCGCGTCTACGCTATGTATGTACCACCTTTCTACTTCTGTGGCGCTTGCCATTGCGTTAATAGCGGGTTTGATTGATTCAAGCATTCGATAATCATAATCTGGTTCTGGAGGTAAACTGTCAAAACGTATATTCGCGTTAGCCAATGCTTGGCAAAAAGCGTCAAAGCGGCTATCTCCCTTACCACTGGTAGTCAAATCCATTACACCATCCTCAATCCAGATACAGCAGTAATACACAGCTCCTTTTTTGTAAAGGTCTAGACGTATTAACTGCTCTTGTTTGTCGCAATCAATGACAACGCATTGTCCGATCAGACTATTGTCCGGTCTGTGTGCAGATTTAAGTGAACGTGCAAACTTGTTGACGTACTCGACTTTCATGAGATTGATTTATCTGAGACTACACATTTATTTTATCATTGATGTATTCGTAAGTCACGCAATTTAACACAAAAAAAAGAACCTACATAAACTAATGTGGGTTCTTTTTTACTTATTTTAATTGGAGCGCATACAGTGATGTATGTAAGGTCTTTCTGCTCCCGCAGCTTCAGCAATTGCCGTGAAGACGTATTCTAGTTTATCCCAAACCTGAATGTCGAAATTACTTCCGAGTTCGGGCAACGGGTGCTCGAAAGAGATGTCTGCGCTGTCTAGTGCAGCATAAACAGCACCAAAACGACTGTTAGCTTTGCCACTACCAGTTATATCGACTTCCTGTTTGTCTGCCCAGCCTCTGATCCAAATACAGCAGTAATAACTTTTTTCCCCTTTCTTGTAAAGATCTACACGAACAGGTTCTTTTTTACGATCACAGTCGATCGCCACTAATTGTCCTGCTAAGTGCGCATGGTGGATATGGCTGGAATTGATTTCTCTGTGAATACAACTTGCAAAAGATGCTTTCATACAATTGATTTGTCTGAGACTACTTCTTTATTATACTATTAAAGCAATCTCTTGTCTCTCATTTCGATCGCCCGTCAGCTTAAATTTTCCACCTATTCGAGGAGTGAGCCAAGGTACATTAAGTCTGTAAGTTGAATAACTCCCTTTTACTACACCAGTATGCGCGGATGGGATACCTTCATCTTTGGCCTCCGACTCAATATCTCGTGTACTAGAGCCGTAAGATTGCAGCAGTGTTTGTACTAATTGACCATAGCAAAAGCAAAAGTGCGGATCCATTTCAGTTAGGTACGTCGCGATTGCTTCGCAGTCGAGACAGGTGTAGTGGCGATCGAAATACCCTTCAATTAACGTTGTTACGCGGTGCATCATCGTACCTTTAGGCATCAGCTCTTTGCACTCCACACATTTGTGGGGTGATCTTATTTTTACCAGCTTTTTAATATGGATATCAGTCGATACAAAGTCACAGTCACACATTTTAGTTGTCCTTGAGGTGGTAGATTTTTATTGTATACCCTAACGTTTATGTTTACATTACACCGCTTATGTTTTATTATATAAGTGTAGTTTATTTGCTCAGAATATGAAACGCGAATTATTTCAAGTCCCTGTTAATCGTCAAGATGCAGAACGTCAAGACAAAACTTATTTCTCATATGTTGATATCGTCGGTGCGGATCTTTCTTGGTTGAAATTAGCCGGAAAGGAATTCCGTGGTTCAGACCTCAGACAAGTTTCATTTGTTGGGACTTGGTTGCAAGAATGTTCGTTTGCTGGTGCTAATTTAAGTGGTGCCGATTTGCACTGTTCCTGCCTGCGAAAAGCTTCTTTCATGAAAGCTAACTTGCAAGGTGCTAATTTACGAGCAACAGATCTGCGAGATGTTGATTTTTATCTTGCAGATATGCGAGGTGCTGATCTAACTAATGCCGACCTAAGAGGTGCTGACCTCGGTTGCGCGGACTTGACTGGCGCGAACTTGAAAGGGGCGATCGGATTGGGAACCAAGCAAGGTGAAATGGAATTTGCTGCTAACTTGGTTGCTCAACTAGACGCAGAACAGGATTCCCGAATCAAACAAGAATGGCGAAACAATCCAAGTTACGTGATGTGTGTTTACCCCAAAGAGTTTGATTACAATCCTGGGAGAGAGCGTTCTCTCCTGTATCCGACACTTGCCAAGTTTTTCCACGGTCGTGGTGATGAAGCGTTAATTGCGCTTCGTAAAATTGCGACTGGTGAACTTTCGGTATTCAACGACTAAACTTTTAATACAAAGCAGTTTCCTAGAATTTAGGAAGCTGCTTTTTTATTAAAAATTAAAATCAGGTTGCGTCACTGGCGTCTGAATATTTTGTAAAATAGTCGGCTGTACTGGCGGAATATATTCTAAATTCTCATCTGGTTGTGCAACAGTGTCCCCACTAGCTGTTGAAGCGTTTATTAGTTTCAATTCGTGGTAAATACTGACGCCTCGGTGTGTATATTCGTTTTTGTGTTCAACTTGATAAAGTTCTCCGCTATAGGAAATTCGCACGTTTGGACCCAAGTCCGCAATTTTAAAATCTTTACTGGAAACACGGGCAACTTGATTTGTGGCGATCGCCCGAATAATTCCAGTCTCCGTTGGGATTGCGCTTTTTTGTTCGATAACGTGTCCGCGCAATTTTTTCTTGGTGTAGCTGATTCCTTTAGGAAACCCTAATTCAAGAACCGCAGATTGAGTTTGTGTTGGCGTACACAGTTCAATGTTATGACCTAGTTCTTCAGAAAGAAACAAGAAGTCGTCAGGAGTGATAGCGTAATTGACCATTATTCTATAAATAAGGTATAATAGTAGCAGGCAGTAAAAGACTGCTGTTCTTACAATAACCTTTTTCAACCGCCTCTAAACGGGGCGGTTTTACTATGTTTAAAAAATTAGATTTTGACAAGTATGTCGGACAGAGAGTTCACGTTTATCGAAACTTGCACCACAAAGAAGATGGTAAATTTTCTGTGCAAGTACATGGAAAAGTTGTTGGGTATACCGATCGCCTGCTAATTCGCGACGTTCAATTTTACGTCTCGCAAAGCACGAGAGCGCGGGCTCTTAGTAGTGGGAAGAATGGTCGTAGAACTGTCCATGCGTGGGCGATTGGGTATCTCATCGCCCAGGACTTCGATTTAGATTCTATTCCTGGCGCTATCGAAATCCGTTATAACTACAAAGAGCATTCCTCTTTTGTGGTTGTAGCGACAAATGAATCTGTGTACGATAGTGAGTTCTTTGCTGTACATGATGGCAAAGCTTTTATTACGCGGGCGATCGATTCGACACAACACCCACGACAACTATCATTGTTTGGATAGTATTAAAACCTCTAGAGTTTTCTGGAGGTTTTTTTGTGTTTGACTTGTTTGTATAGAAATATTATGCGATAATAATTACATCCAATCAATAGAAATATCATGTCATTAACAGACAAAGAATTAGCATTTTGTCGCGATGTATTGGGAATTGACGCAGACTTGCTCTTTTTCCCTAGATTTATGTTTAACGTACATCGTTATGGTGAACGCTTTGCGGTGTATGTCCAGAGTCATTATCATGGTCGCACAGTTTCAGAAATTCGTGGTGATTTTTCTGGAGTTGTAGAAGACTTCAAGAAAGAGTTCAAAGGGGAATATGGATCTTGCGAAGAACTCGTAAAAGACAAGCTTAGTCAACAAGGTTTTGAGGGTTATCTAAAGGCTAGTCACTTAGATTGGGGTTGTCTCAACTTTGAACGTATAGTTGATGACTGGTGTACCGTCGGTGGCTTGTATAGTCGCATTACATTAAACGGACGTATTTACCTGTTTGAACAGATTTGATAAAAACAAAAGCCACGGTAATCAGTAATTGATTACCGTGGCTTTTGTTTTGCTTAGGTTATTTACCTAATTTCACGCTTCTAGTTTGGACATGAACTGGTTGCGTGAATTGAGAAATTTCTTCCCCAAGGTCTTGAACTTCGCCATTTTCATTGTAGTATTGTGACGCATCTGAGGCATATTGACGAATATAATATGTCGTCAATTTCTGGTATACCGTCGTGGAATCACGAAAGACAAAGAAATGTCCTTTGGTTAGTTCTTTGAAATTTATTAACTCAGGTAATTGGTAGTCTGCGCCCAAGTCTTCGACTTTTTCATTTTTGAGGTATTTGTGTACGCCCAGACCGCGCGCGTATCTAATCTCACATTCTGCAACTTTTTGGTAGATTACACCGTTATCACTACCGTCAGTATGTTTCCAAAGAAATCTAAAATAATTACCAACAGCGATGTTTTTGAATTTCATAAAGTTTGATTTGTGACTACATCGTCAATAGTATATTTTAGTGTGACTAAAGTCAAGCATTATGATACAATTTGTGTGTTGTGTTCTTTGAGGTTATATATGTCGGGTGAAATCAAGAATGAAGTATTGTTGTCAGACTTGATGAATTTGTTCAATCCGTTGAAAGTTGAGCAAACACCAAACCAACCGATCGCCAATGCGAACGATCGCCTGAATGAACCACTTATCCGCCAGATTGCGGACGACATTCAACAGCAGATAGCTGCGTTGTCAGGCACAACACAAGTATTCGCGGATGATGCTCAGTTGTTGCGACTGATAACGAGTACGGGTGGTCACAAGAAGACTCTGTACATACTGCTCCACGATACGTTTTTGCACTCGCAAGGGGGATTTCCTGTTTCGCTACGGGCGATCGGTATAGCTCGGGGAAACTTGAAGGATACTATGAATCGCTCTGTAGACGCGAACAAGTGGTCGTTGCTTGCTAAAGTACACCGCTATCCATACGGTAATTATTTTGAGTTACCTGAACACAAGGTGCTACCGATATGGAGTATTTTAAGGTATGAAGATCCTGATGCTGAATGGTATCGTGTTCATCCGCTGTTAGTCGAGACATCTAATTTTAAGGAGGCGCTTGAAGTCTTTGTAAAATAGGTAAACAACAAAAACCCGGACAATCTATAACAGGTTGTCCGGGTTTTTCTATGACTACCCGACTTTCGAGCGTTTGAAATGCGACGCTGTTTTGTTAGGATTGGTGTTAATGGCGATCGACGGAACCGATCACCCTTAACTAAACACACAGCTCTGAAGAGGAGAGTCATATGTCTACAGCAATGGTATCATTTTTCGATCAGTTCCCAGAATTTGACGGGCGGGTGATCGAAATTCGCAAGAAGGATGGGTATTTTTCGGCAAGCGACATGAGTGTAGTTTTGAAGAAACGACTTACTGATTGGCGCAAGACTGATTTTGCAAAGAGATTACTTGCGAGATTGAGTGAGAAGTCTGGAATGCCTATAGAGCAACGGTTTAATGGCACTCTGGGGGAAAAGTCCCAGAGTGCATCTGCCTTAATTCAATATGATTTGAAGGGAGATCAGAAAGTGTGGCTTCATCCTTACGTCGCAATGTCTTATGCGATGTCTAATCCTGAGTTTCAAGCTGAAATGAATATTTGGATAGTTGATCTCATGACGTTGGGTACTGTGAACCCACACTATCTTAAGTGGACTCAAGCAGAAATTGAGCGCGGGCGACAGTTCAACCAGGATGATATCAAAGAACTTTATGGAGAGTAGAAGCGTGTATTGAAGATCGCCAGCTATAACTTCCTAAACTAAAAGAGCGATACCTCGAATCTGAGGCATCGCTCTAAAACAAAAAAAGCCCAGGCAATTAACGTCTGGGCTTTTGCTTGTTTTTGCTTGTGCTGTGAACGATCACCCGCTAATTTATCAGTCCTTCAGGATTTCTTCAAGTGCTGAGTAGCACCTTTTGAATTTGTATGAGGTGATGATACGTTCGTCAAGTAGGTCAACAAGTCTCTCTTTGTAGCTAAAATGATCTTTTTGGATCTGCAATGTTTTCGGACAAAACAAATATCGGTAGGTGCGTTTTTTAGAAACTTGTTTTCCGGTCTGGCGATCGAATTTCAAGCTTGGATATCGCTCTACTTGAATATACTTGGCTGTGACCGAAATAACTTTAGACAGGCTGTCATCTTCAGTAATGCAACCTTCGATGACAGCGACTTGATCACCAAGTTTTAAGGATTGAATAAATTCTAAATGTTCGCTCATTGGATTCGATGTATCTAAACTACATATTTATAATACCAAAAATTATCAAACAGTGCAATTGATTTACGTATTAATATAAAGCAATGCTAGTTAGCTACATTAATGCTTGTCTTATTTATACAAATTGCATACAATAAAGAAGTAGTCGCAACCAAGATGCTGTTATGGTTCCCAAAGAAAGACGTTCTACTCTAAAAACAAGAATTGATAGAAGAGACTTGACGATGGAATATTTAGTTCCTTTGTTTGAGAATCCTTGGCGAGAAAACATTCCGTATTGGGTAGCTAGATCGCACAGTGATCATAGTCCGACAATTTCTATTACTGGCTCCTTCGATCCGAAAGAAGTTTGGCAACGTCAAATTCTTGAAAACTCTCGAATGTTCAAGTTTGTCGTGGTTGGAATTGATGGTAAATTCTGGTATGACAAGGGTGATCCAGTTAGAATAATTTTGCTGTGTGCCGACGGTTACGATCGCCAAGTTGTAGAGAGATTTGAAAGTTACACAGGTACACCAGAAGAGTGTGCCGACAAAATGCAGAAGTGGTTGAAACAATGTATCAACAACCCGCAGCAGCCAAATTTTAACTAGAGACTGATTGTCTACAAAAAAGCCCCGTTACTGAATTCAGTAACGGGGCTTTTTATTATTGTGGTCTAAACTCGATTTGAGTTATAGGCGCTAACTTTTTCTCCTCAAGGATCGATCGCCCGATCCAAATCCGCAACCGCTCTGCGATCTTAGATAGATCATCAGGTAGGTCACTGCGGAGCTTGTCTGTAATTGCTTTGATTTCGATGCCTTGAAGCTTTGCTTCTTTTTCGACATCGACTAGCGCGGCGTTGTAACCGCGATAGTATTCGCGATTGAGACTTGCTTGCCAGAGAATCCGTAACATCGGGATTTCGTGAAATAGCAAGTCCTCGGACAATATGTCCACGATGCTTTCGTTTGCTTCGGCTAATTCGTCAGCCAAATCAGCCAACATGAAAACGTATTCATTGAAATCAGTACGTGATTTCGATTTAGCGTGTTCGAGCTTCGCTTTTGCGAATCCATCTGGCGTTGCCAGACGGTAGATGTCTCGAATCGTGTCCGCGACCGGACACTTGTCTTCAGGGAAAACCCTGAAATCTTGATAATCTCTCACGAAGCTTGCGACTTCGGAGATGATATCGACTTCCTCGACTTCCTCCCCTGGTTCGGGGATTGGTTCTGCTTGGGCGATCGGATTGATTTCGATCGCCCGACACTCGAAAGTGCCATTGGTGTCAAGCACTTCTTGGACGAGTGCGTCCGGCAGTGCTTGCTGTTCTTTTTTGAAGCTAATGAAATGCGGCTCGTGTAGCACGCCGATACCAGCTTCTGTTTTGTCGTCGCTGAGGCGACACATCTCTGTGTCGCTGGTTGGCAGCGCTAACCTGAATCTCGAATCGAGATTTTCGATAATCTCTGCAAGTGCAACAGCACTCACGTAGATTTTGTACGGCGTGGTGTCGTACCCTTTGTTTTTTGGGCGTAACCTTACCTCACCGTCTTTGCCTTGAAAGATCAAAGCATCTTCTCCCCACCAAATCCGACAGTAGCTGTCGGTTGGATTTCTCCAATTCAACCACCGTGTAACCTGTGACAAAGCTTGTAAAAACTCGTCCCGGTTAAATTCTGCGGGTACTTCCCGGCTAATTGGCAATTCATGCCAATCGCTTGGGTATTCGTTGACATCCATTAGTTCACCGCGCAGTGCGGCGCTTTCTGATGTCAGTACGAATTCGTTGTTTTCCTTGAAGTACAAGGAAATCATTTTGTCGTCATCCGATTGGATTCGACAGAACTCGTCGATTCCACTTTGTGGAACCAAAAATCTTCCTGGGTTGTCCGATCGCCCAAGCTCAGCGCTATAAACACTGATACCTGAGAATCCTTTGATTCGGGTAGCTCCGGTATGGATTTCTACCCCAGCTAAGGCGTGATCAGATTGTGACCTGCGTGGCAGGCTTGCAACAACCTTGGTTGCGAACTTCATTTTTTTCCACTCTTCGGGAGTGAAGTTAATTCTGGCGATCGTCGGAATGAGGGTTTGTACCTCTTTATCGAATGCGACTAGATCACCGTTGTGATGAACGATTCGTAGGCGATCGTCAGGCATCAAGCAAACTGAGATTTCCCAGTCTTTTTCTAGACAAACTTCAATATCTTGTTGAGGGATATTGATAGTCTTGACTGTACCGTTTTTCTTTGTGACTTTGGTCGTCACTTCAGCGACTTTTTTTGTCGCTTTTAAAAGGTAGTTATCTTTCTCTAGAATGTCTTTCTGCGCCAACCTTTTTAGGTCCGGGCGATCGAGATAGAACACTTTGAACTGCTCTATTCTTTCTATGATACCCTCAACTTCGACGTATTCGTGGGCATAGCCCATCGCTACAAGTTCGCCATCGTCGTCGTAGCAAACGTCGTCATCTTCGTTGTCGGATTCAAGTTGTATTTGTAGCACTTGAATTTTTTTTGGTGCTTCCGGGAGTAATGGCGTTTCTTTTGTTTCAGCCATTTTGTCTACTACTTGGAGAGTCACTTCCGCACAAGGGTATTCAGCGGGATTTAGCGCTGTTAGCGCTGCTAGTAATTCTTCCTGACATACAGTGATTCTGAAAACCTGCGTTTTGGTTGTCCCGATTGCAGGTAAGGCGATTGTGTATTCACCTTTTGCTGTAAGCTTTTTTCCGCTAAGAATAACAGAGTTATATGCCCAATCAATGGTGACTGTTTTTGCGTTTAACTTGGTTATCGCGTTGACTAGCTTTTGAATTTTCATGTTCGTATTAAGAAAGACTACTCTATTATTATACTATATATAATGTATCTGTAGTATAATAATAGAGTAGTCTTTTAAGGATCGATCATGACATTTATCAATGTGAAAACCTTCAAAACCGCAATCTCGCTGATTGCCAAAATAAGTGATCAATATACAGCACTTCACTTGTCGAAAGATAGTGAGCTGTCATTCAGGACATGGTTTGGAAGCAATGGTTGGGTTAGTCTCCCAGTCGAGTCAAGTACGATTAAAGAAAGATCGAAAACAGCAAGTAAGTCAGTTACTGTTTCAACAGCATTGCTTGCTAAAATAGTGCGACAACTTCCAATCTTATTAGAAGAAATTGAAATTGAATTCGCACCGCCAGGATTAATAATTTCTGGCGAGTACGGTACGAAAGGGAAAGATCAACCGTTGTACTCGTACAGATACGAATTGGGGAATTGTTCATATTTCCCCGATGGTGAATGCGATATGACTGAAGAAAAGGTCATCGAATTTCAGGTAGGTGCAGAAATTGCTATCGTCCTGAGCAATGCAGCTACGCTTGCACAAAAATCTTCATATTCGATGTGGGACAATGTGTTTCTAGCTTGCAAAGAAGATGAAATTCTCATCACAGGAACAGACGGGCATCAACTGATGCAAAAATACGTCTATACCAAAGAGATGTTGACTCAAAATATAGATTTTGTAGTCAGTTCGGAATTAGGGCTGGCGATCGGAAAGTTCGCTTTCGAGATCGCCCACTTTGATATTTACCAAAACTTTGTCAAGGTAACACTTGATGATTCCATCGAAATATTCGCGGTTCGCCCATTAACGCCAGAAAAATTCCCTGACTTTGAGAAATGGGACGATAAGGCGCATCACACTACGCTTGTAGTTGATATTAATGAACTGAAGTCCCGGTTAAACAAGCTTGGGAAGGATGTTTGGATATGGCTATACGTAGAAAATGATGGAAGGCTGGCGATCGAATGCTTTGAAGGTGATAGCGTTGGAGTCTCATGGATAAAAAATACCTTAAAGACACCACCAGCGCTAATAGTCCTCAACAGCAAACGGTTGTTGCAGACATTGAAAACAGCCAAAAAAACAACAACTCAAATACGATTAATGCTACCTAAATTAGTAGCAGAATCCGAGTTTGACGATTTCCTTAACGGAATTAATGACGACCGACGCAATGTAGCGTTCCTTGAGTTCGACAAGAATTCTCACCTCATTGCCGGACACAAAAAAGAAAAATTGCGGACACCTCCAGGTATTCGTAATTGGCTGATCGCTCAAGGGTGGTCAATCTTGCCAGAGAGTAAACCCGTATCGACTGCTGCGAAATCAGTAGTTAAGATCCTTAGCGATCGCTGGACGGGTAAGGGTTGGGAAAAACCCGAACTCGTAGCCTGTGGTTGCGGGACGATTCATGACGAATCCGACCTAAAACCGCAACTCAAAAAAGTAAAAGGTTATTGCGACCACTGCGAAGATTATCGCGAAATCGCACTATATCAAATCGACTATCGCTGCATAAATCCAACGTGTAATACATTGAATCGCGCAATGGTCGATCGCCCACTACCTGTTCCGATCTGCATGAACTGCGGAAAGGATGAGTTCACAACGCAGCATCATTTTGAGTGCTGTGACTGTGAAAGACCTGTAACGGTCAATAATTGCAAGGTCTGTCCTTGTGACACGATCTTAGAAGAAGACGCGGCAATGTGGCAATGTAGTGTTTGTGAATCTACTTTCTTCGTGGACGATATCTGTGACGAAGAAGATTTGCAGTACATTCAAGAAACCGAAGCTGATGACGCTATTTTTGTCGGATGCCCGTGCTGTGAACGATTTGATGTTGAGCTGACTAGCTCACAAATGCACTCGTGTCACGAGTGCGGTTCTATAACGCACGATTCTTTTTACGTTCCGGCGATCGAAGCGCCTTCGCTTCCCTGTCCGGACTGTAATGAAGACCTAAGTGACGTACCACCACAAAAGATTAACGATCCATTTGTGGTTGGTAGCGTGACACGGTTCTAAAACAAAAACCCAGAGATCGTCTTATCTCTGGGTTTTTTGATGTTAAATATATTTGATTTTCTGGTATAATAATAGAGTAAAGTTATAGAAACAAATTCATGACAACTACAACTAAGAAAACCACCTTTCAATTGCTTGAAAGCTTGAATTGGTGTTCGCGGACTGAGTTCGCGATCACCGCGATCGTTTGGATAGTTAAGTACGGTATGTCGCTCAATGAGCCAGATATTCAGTCACAGAATTTTGTCTTAGTAATGTTCGGATGCTTCGCTTGGAGTGTTCCGTTTCTGATACTTCAAAGATGGGTCAAGAAAATTCCGAAAGGAATTGCATGGCTCTGGATCAAATTGATTCAGAAACTTAAACTTGACACGTAAACAATTAAACAAAAAGCCCCGCAGGGTATTAATCCTGCGGGGCTTCTTTGTGTTTTCAATCAATTACTCAGTATCTTACAAATAGTTAGCGGTTTACGTTTTCTTGCCAATTTTGCCAAAAGAGAAAACGACTTATATTGTCATTCCCACATAGCCAACAAGTTTCTTTAGATATATTTCTTGATGGAATTGAGAGAAGCCAACCGTCTTCTTCTAATTCGTTCAATACTGACTCTGTTGCGACGTGCGTATCCCCTATTTTCTTAGCAATCGTCAGCATTGTGCTGTCGTCATCTTCGATAAAAGCTTTTAAGACTTTTCGCTTTATCTCGCTAAGCTCTCCGAACCGGATACTGAGTAGTATTACTTCGCTGTGTTTGTCTAGATATTTATTTGTAAGTTCTTTATCTATGTGTTTTAGTTTTTTGTTCATGTTTTTGGGTTGTACCGTCTGTTTCTATCTTAGTGGGTGATCAGAGTCTTTAGTATAAAAAGCCCCGCAGGATTAATACCCTGCGGGGCTTTTTATTATTTAACTTTAGGTTTGGTAACGGGTAGTTCTAGTTTTTCGACTAAGTAGTCAAAAATGCGCTCATCTGCACCAGAAGTTATTACCTTCCCCTGCGTGTTCAGTACGCCAATGCCACCAACTTCAAGCCAATCAGCATTGGCTTTAGTCCAGTCTATTAATGAAAGTTTTTGCAAAATGGCAAGTTTACCTTCACCTAAAGGTTCTGTGGTCGGCATAAACACACTTTCCAACTTACCGATCGCCTTGACAGTAATTGCGTGTGTGGCGATCGTCTCCCGTCTGACTATGACAGGATCTTGTTCCCAGTCTTTCATGACTTGAGAAATAGCGCGCCAATACTGACGAACTACTCGTTTTTGTTCGTCTATGGGGCTGTGCTTAATGTGTTTGCGAGAGAACTCGATCGCCTCCTGCAATGTTTTGTACGGGAAAATCTTTTCGCTTTTCCCAGTTATTGATGGTTTGCCGTATTCAATGCAATCTTGAGAAAATACGGAAATGCGATCGTCGTGATCTTGAGCGATAATGTGGGACACGAGGTGCGTCCCCGGATTGCGGTGATCCATCGATTTCGATAGACCTGTTGAAACCCGCGTTTGCTCTTCATTGATATCGCGAAACGCTTGTCTGCGGGCAATCACGCCGTCAATCTTGTAAAGTGTAGCCGTGATATATTCATCAGCTAGCGTCGGGTCTTCTCGCAAAGCGAGATTTAGACCAAGCAGGCGATGTTGTCCATCTAGAGGAAACAGTTTTGTTCCCTCGTGTAAGCAAAGTTCACCGTATCGTCCACCAACTTCAAAGAAGTCAAATCCGCCTTGAATCACAATTGTGACTGCGGGAAGAATATGCGATGTCCTGTTTGCTAACAAGTAAACAGAGAGTTTTTTGACTTTCGGTCCTTTAACCTCACGTTGAATACGCTCCGGTTGCGGAACATTTTTTTCTGCAAATGTCAGTAGTTCTGAAAGATCACCAATTTTTAGCTGAACTGCATAAAATTCGCGGTCTGCCTGGATGCCTTTTAGTGCATCAAACTTTATCCAACATGGTTGGCTGGCGATCGGTTCGATCTGCTCTTCACCTATTATGGGTTTAGCAAATTCGACTGGTGTTTCCTCTTGAGAGGCATCTAACTGCTTTTGAGCTTCTGCTAGAGACTTCAACACGCCTGGTTTGGAGGAGGGCGAAGCTTTACTCGCGGGAGTCACCGATTTACTAGAACTTTTTTTGATTGACATAAATGGAACTTATTGATCGACTACATTTATATTTATATTATTAGGTGGATATATTCAAGCAAAAAGAAACCCACCAAACCAATTAATTTAATTGGTTTGGTGGGTTTCTTTTTACCATTCGTCTCTAGTTATTTTTAGGATTGACGTGGTGTAGTTGTTGTTTTCAAACAGCCAAGACTCAATCTTATCCCAAGCGTGACTCGGTGACTCACATAGAACAGGTAATTTTTGTCCGTCAGATAACTCGACTAGATGTACCGCCAGATCTTCAGTCCAGTAGTCCTCGTATTCGTCGTTATCTTCGACTTCTGTTTGTATAAACCAAGGGCTTTGTCTTTCTTGAGACATCAAATGTTCGACAATTGATACCGCTGTAGTGATTGCGTTACGTAGTGTAGCAGCAAAAGAAGCGATAGCTGTCAGTTGATTGATGAAGTAAATCATTTGCTTGACTCCTGGTTTTGTGTATTGAGAAGGTTCTCTTCTCTTGTATGTACTAATTATACTATGTATAAAGAATAAAAGCAATAGTTGCGTTCTCATAAGCTATATAAAGCGGGCGATCGACCAACTTAATTCAATCACCCGTTTGTTTTACTTGTTTTGATAATATTGCTATCGTACAATTAAAATGTACATCAATAGGAGTTATCATGACTAACTGGGAAACAGTGTCTGACGAAATATTCTTGCAAGCACTAAGAAATCACTGTGTCAAAACTTGGGTAGCGTTCCTGATGCACCAGAAACAGAATCCGAAAAACATACGGTAATCAGTAATGGTAAAAACTTCTACGACACATATTCTGATTGGGTAGAAGAACTAGAAGAAGAAATTGCCAAATTGCAAAGCAATCCACTAAGGGTGATCGTTTAAGTCGATCGTCAGTAATTTTAATTAAGAAGAAAACAAAGTGAACCAACCTGAGAGCAAGCGTATGATTAGTTTAAAGCGCGCAGTCCACTTGGAAATTGGTAACGTAGTCGCGTTACCTGAAGGCACAGGCATTGTTGAAGCTGTTCGTCAAGAGCCACCTTTCTTTGGTAATGACAATGTTATTCGTGTAGGCTGGGCTGATGGCATGGGGTCGGTACTGCGTAATTATTTTTTACTTTCTGAAGCAGTACAAGTCGTAAACGCGGGCGATATCTAGGTAGGGTGTTGTGATCACTCATTTGAAATAAACCTCACAATAAAAAACAGACCTCTTTCAAGAGTTAACTTGAAAGAGGTCTGTTTTTTATTGGCAGGCGATCGCCCTTAGTCTGTGAAGTGAATTCTTGCTGGGCGTATCCGAGCTATGGCGACGGCATCTTCGTGAGGTATTGCACCGTCGAAATCCATCGCTTCAATTACGCGATCTTCCGCTCGTTCAATTACTCTCAAGACGTTTTCCGACAGATAATCGCGTGTTGGTGGGATATTACCAGGTTTGAGGTTGAAGTGCTTGCGGATATCGACAGCGGTGACACCCCAAAGCGCTTGGTAAATTTGGTTGGTGCACTGGGCATAGACTAGGGAGAAGTCTAGCGGGCGATCGGTTTCATTTGTTTCTAGCCAGCCTTTGATGGCATCGGTCAATCCGCGTCGAACAACTTTCCCGGCAAGTCTTGCTTTGGTGCGTGCTTCGGCTTCCCCTGTTTTATACACTCGACCAAACTTGTCATCAATGATGATGTCGAGTGTCGTTGACACCAGAGCGGTTACGATTCGACTCGCTAGTTCATTGTCTTGCTTGTCATGGTAGCGGTAATACTTGGCTGCGCTAATAGTGTCCCAGAGGTTGACTTTAGACCAAGCATTTTTAGAGTTCTTGTATCTCCCAGGACGATCAAAAACGATGTATTCTTTTTCTGATTTTACCTCCGCACGTAGAGAGCTTTGCAACGTGGTGGAACTGCTTTCTAGTAAGTCTTTTAGCTCTTTGGGTAGTCGATTTTGCAACGTGGTTTAGCGGTGTAATCCGATACTTTCGGCAAGCTGTCCTCCCGATAGGTAATTGATGAATTTGCCCGTAGTTGAGGAGACTTCGTTTGCTGTGTATGCGTCGATCGTGATTTTACCAATCGTAATTTCTGTTTTGAAAACAGTTAAAATTTCCATAGTTGATCTGTGATAGAGGTTGGCTCATGCACCAGAAGTTTGCGCTTCGTGGTGCTATTTATATTTTACTAGAATTTGACGCTGTTTGAGTCTTGACGGGACGAGTGGTGAAACGCGCTAACTACAAGACTTTCAGTATACATACAACGATTTTAAGACGGGTGGTTGCGTCTGATTTTTGCAAAGTGGTGGAAGTCTTGTCGGAGAAGGCTCTAGCGATTAAACTTATTGTTTTTGCAAAATTGTTCGATCACCTGTTATTACAACGCATTATGTATAGTGGTGGATTCTTTTCGAGGCAAAGGTTTTGGAGTTTTAGATGGTGTTTTATGTATAGTGGTTAGATCTCCCATAAAAACCATCAGGACGTGTCGCAAAACCCTTATCCGATCGCCCATCACACCCTTCAATCCCACCTACTAGATCGCCCAAAAGGTACAGATTTGGGCAAGCTGAGCGAGAATGAAGGGGACAACTAAATTTTCGCCCCACCTTCACCCAGGCAGCGCCATTACCGGCGCTTTTTTTATGTCCGACCAGTACGGCTTAGAGTCGAATTTTAAATTTGCTGCCTCCAGCAACTCGTTTTCACAGATGGATCGCGTGATCGCGCTGTTGGAAGGAATAGAGAAAGCGACCAAAGACACTGCCCAGACGATCGCCAACACGAGTCTGGGGAAAGACTTGATGAAGTCGCTCAATGCTGATGGAGTGAAGCGGGAAGGGAAAGAGATCCAGGGTGCTGTCAAGCAGATCGGTAACGCGCTAAGTCCTTTGAAAGCTGAGTTCCGCGCTTTGCGCGCTGAGTCTCGGAATATTGACTTTGGCGACATGACCGACACACATCAGTTTAAGCAAGCCGCCAGTGAAGTCGATCGTTACATCAAAAAACTGAAAGAGCTAGAAAACCAGATTAGTGGGGATTCTCCGGGCGATCGAGAATTCAAAGCTGGACTGCAATCGCAGCAGCGAGCGGCTGGCAACAAAGTGCAAATGGCGAAAGCGAACCGAGATGCGGCGCTGGCGACCGAACGATTAAGTTTTTCGCAAGCAGTTCAAGGTGCTGGACAAGGAGTGATAGATACTTTCTCCGATCCCTTAGCGGCAGCAATGGAATTGCAACAAAGCCTGGGTGGTGTCAAAAAATTAGCAGATGATTTGAGCGCGGCTGGAGCACAAACTTTACAAAATCAAGTATTTAACTTATCGGCCAGACTTGGCATCGAAGATACTAAAGTTGCTTCCATTTTTGAAGACTTGGCTGGTTCTGGTAAAAAGTTTGGGGATGAGATGGGTGGTGTTGGCTCTCGAATTGCCGAAGTTGAACAGATCTTAAAAAACCAACAAGCACTTGATATTAGTGAAGGTGCAGCTACGCAGTTAGATGTGACGTTGGGTTCAATTTATAAAAATTTAGTATCTAAAGATCCGAATGCAATTGTTGAACTGAACGCTAGAGTCGCCTCTAGTGTTAACGAGCTTGCTGATAAATTAAGCGATGTAAGGATTTCGGCAGAAGATGTTATCCCAGTGATGAACGTCGTCATGAATACTGTCGGTGACGCAGCCAACTTCCCTATTGATCAAATCGCAGCTTATTCTGCGGCGATCGCCTCGCTAGGAACAATTGAGCCGGAAGCAGCGGGTTCGTTCTTTAACCGTTTGAGCGCCAAGATGTCTGAGAATACTGCGGCATTCGCTGGTGCCTTAAACATAAGCTCTGAGGAGTTTGAACGCAAACTAAATACCGATAAGTTAGGTGTAGTTACTGATTTAGCAGAAGCATATAAAAATGTTCAAGGTGGGGAACTAAAACAAGGCTCTTTCTTTGCGTCAATCGGTATTGGTTCGGTGCAAGATCAAAAGTTATTACAAGGTTTATCTAACAATCTAGATACCTTGAGATCGGCTGCTGTCGTGTCCAAGGCTGGATTCATGGGTAAAGAAGTACATGAAACAATTGACGCTACTGGCAAAAAGGTAATGAGTTTAGGTGAAAATCTTAAACAATTATCGATAGACAAAGAAGTCGCGAATAGATTGCAGCAGGCTGATTTCCAATCTAAGCGATTTGAAACATCTCTGAAAGCGCTTAAAGACACATTGGGATCTGCGGTGGTGTCTGTACTCACGCCGTTAATGTCTATAGCTTCAGATATTATTGGTGCTTTTATATCGCTAACACAGATTGCTCCTGGGCTAACAAAGGTTGTTGCTTCACTTACTTTTGGTGCTGGTGCATTAGCTGTAGCAATAGGTGGTGCTGGTGTTGCACTGTTTACTTTCCAACAAGCACAGGCTGTCGCCACAACGGCCGCGATCACGATGCAAAGTAGCTTAATACCGCTGACTGGATTTTTTCAAACTTCGATGAACGCATTCAAGGGTACATTCCCTTGGACGAACGCATTTAAACAGTCAACCGTAGTTGCGGAAGAGTTTGGGGTTGCTGCCAATGGTGCGAAAGGATTAATTGCAGGAGAACTGCAAACAGCATTTATCGGATTGCGCGCTCAAGTAATGATGACCAGTCAAGCTGCACTAGGGATGGGCAGAGCATTTATGCTGTCACCACTTGGTATCGCTGTTGGCTCATTCTTGCTGCTCGACCAACTGCTGCAAAGAGCAAACCCTCAAGTGCGACTGCTCGGTACTTTGTTTAGCGTGTTCAGTTCCGTCGCTGGTTTTGCATTCGGAATTTTGGAAGGCTTCGTCGGTGCGTTTCTTAAACTGCTGAAAGTACCTGCCGGAGTTGCCGGAGGATTGCTTGCGTCACCGTTCACAGCGATCGCCCAAGCTTTAGAGTTTGCGATGGAAAGCTTCAAAAACTGGGAGCGCTCCGGGAAACACATAGGTGAAAGCATTTTCAATATTTTGGCGAATCCGTTTATCTTTGCTGCCAGTGCGACCGCTGGCGCGTGGGATAAAACAATCAGCTTTATTGCAGGATTGTTGAAGCCGTTGGCTGACCTCGCAGCTTACATCGGTCACTTTATCCAAGGTTCTTTGTCTGAGGCGTCACCCGGACCTTCTTTGATGACGCGCAAGAATTGGGCGTTTACCGCAGCTTCAATGGTCGGTAGTTTCCTGTTAATGCAAGTCTCGTCAATAGTTACAGGTACAGCAATCCGAAAAGCTATGGGTGCAGCAGCAGCTTGGGTTGTAACAAACTGGCAAACAGCGGTTACAAACGTTAACAGTTTCTTCTCAGGATTGACGCTGCCCGACACACTCACCAACTTCGCTACCGAGATCGGTAACGCCTGGAACAATACTTTCGGGATGATGGCAAGTGGCTGGACTAATTTTGTCAATGTTTTCACATCCACAACGCCTGACTTTGGTGGTCTGGCATTCGCTGGTATGGCAGCGATGAAACCATTACTTGCCTGGGGTTTGCCCGACATCGTTTCAGAGAATTTCGACAAAATAACCCAACCTCGATCGCCCGCAGTATCGCCCGCAACCGCACCGCAAATACAACAGCCCCCAACAGTAACGCAACCAGAACCTATACTTCAGATCTCAGAACAAGTTCAGGAAACGCAAACAATCTGGCAGCAGATGTGGACTAGGATTGGTGACTTGACTCAGCAAGGGATCGATCGAGTTCGTCGGGCGATCGAAACGAATCTCGGTGCCGGAGTGCTTGCTTTTGTCGATAAACTTGGGGTAATCGTCACTACCTTTGTTCAACATTACATCACGATTGCAGACGCTTTTAAGGGACAAGGCGGAAATAACTTTGCTGCACCTTTTGTTGGAGCCGCTTTAATTATATGGGAAACCGCTAAAGCTGCTGGTGCGCTTAGTAAAGAGTTTATGCACTTTGAAGAAGGCTTTCTTCACAAGGTGATTGATAACTTTAACCTTCTGGGATTTACTGCATTAATGCTGTCATCAATGTTGATGAATTTAGTGACAGTACCTTTTGAATCTTTGAGAGCGTTACCAGGACTTCTTGGTCTAATTACTGGTGGAGTCTTGTCATTTTTTGGGCTAGGTAGTCAAAAGCTTTTAGAAGAAGGTGCGAGTAAATATGTTAGTTTCCTCAAGGTGTTCGATCGCCCAGGGATTGGAACGGCAATCGCTAAAGGCTTGCCAGGTATTGTGGCAATACTGATGGGAATGAACGTATTTGAGGATTTAACCCAGCAATGGACAGCAACTTTAATTGGATGGTCTAATACCTTACCTCAGATAGTAGAGGGTGCCGTAGTCGGTCTTGAAAGCGTTTTCAATCTTGTCGAGCCGTTACTTCGCTCTGTTTACCCAGAAGGTATCAATATATTTCCAGCAGAAGAAGTGCGCGGTCAAATCTATGCAACTCTTGGCGAAGTAGGTGCTATTTTTGCAACTTTTTGGCAAAACATTGCAACTTCGGCAGGTAAGGTCGGTGACGCTATTAAGCCAATCTTTGAGGCGATCGCCACAGTCAAACTAATGACCGTCCCGCAGTTATTCGCAAACTACATGGGTTTTGGCGATGCAGTACAACCAGTCACCAACTTCATTCACAGTCTACCGCTGTTGGGAATGCCGATTGCTGAACTTACGGTAATCGAAGCGGCGATCGGCGCTATTTTTGATTTGCTCAGGAGTCCTACGCTTAAAGGGTTTGTTGGGTTTTTGACTGGTCCGCTGTTTAATTCGCTAGTGGTGATCGGAAAAACTTTCTTCACGCTTGGCAGCACTATCGCTATTGCATTTTTGGGAATTCCTATTTTTATAGCCAAGAATGCCTTAGAGAAAGCAAGGATTGCTGGAGAGGCAACCAAAAAGGGATTGTTAGCTCCGCTAGTAAAAGGTGCTACGGTCGCAAAGCAAGCCGTAATAGATCAACTTAGACTTCTGCCTGGAATGATTTCTGGGTTGTTGCGGAAGATTCCAATCATAGGAACTTTCGTTGCAAGTGCTTTTGATATTGCGATGCGCGGAATTGGAAAAGTATTCGTACTTGCGCAAGAAGCGCTTCCCGGATATTTAGATGCAATGCGTAGTCAGTTGGGTGTACTGAAAACTGCTTTCGTAGGCTTAGGAGTTGCGCTTCAGGCTGTTGGTATGAGTTTGGTGGGGGCCGCTAAATACATCATCAACGAAGCTTTGATACCTCTCGCTGAGGCGATCGGATTTTTGAATCCGTTCAAACTTATAGCGTTGTACGCCCAAACAAAAGGTTTGCAAGGCGTGACTAAAGGTGTTAACCCGATCGACTTGGCTGTAACCGGAATTGATGATGCGTTCGTTGCTATAAGCACAAAACTTGGTGCGTTTGGAAAACTAGAAGGGGAAGCACTGAAAACAGCTCAGGGTGCTTTTAGACCGTTGAGTAATCTTTTGTCAGCCTCAGTGTCAACAACAGCCAAAAACATTGCCGATCAAGCTAAGAATGTGGCAGGTGCGGTGGCTGGAGGCACAGGTGAAGCAATAGATAGAGCGTTCCCGATTCGAGTGTTGAGTGCGAAGTTGCTGGCGGTTCGCAAGACTTATTTAAGCACTAAAGCAGCGCTAGCCTACGACAAAGCTTATGTTATGGGATTTAACTTAGGTCCGGTAACAGAAGGCTTTGTTTTGATGCGGGCCGTATTTGTTCCGATGCTGCAAATAGTTGCTCGTGCAGCGTTTTCTTGGATGACCTATTACACGGTACTAGAAGCGATTACTCCTGCGTTGTTAAATACCGTTGATGCTTTTGCAAGAGCGCATACTGAATTGGGATTTTTCTCGAAAATCATACTTGGCACTACCTTCATCCTCCGAGTGCTGCGTTTTGCGGTAGTAGATACGACTAATGCAGTAATAAAATTTAGTACAACCTTCTTTAAGACATTTCAAGTCCTTGCACCCATCGTCGGAAAAACTGCTGGAATTATTGCTTACGGAATCGGATTAATTATCAAAGGTGCAACTCTAGGTGTTCAAACTCTGATGACGGTCATGTTACTACCTGTGGTGGCTGTCAGTAAAGTCATGCAGGGAATTCTGATTGCCGTTAAATATGTTACGCAGCAAATAGCAGCAGAAGTTGCTTCATTCGGACAACTGTTTGGAAACTTGTTATCAGCAATTACTAGAGGTGATGTTGTTGGTAGTATAGTCGCACTTGGCCGCTTGATTCCTACACTTATTCAGTTCGGAATGGCGATCGGCTTTTTTAAACTGAGTCGTTTTGTGACTGCGGGGGTAATTTTTCTTGCTGGTGCGGCTGTGCGGACAGCTAAAGATGGTATTACATTATTTGTAACTTCTATTGTTCCTTATACGTTTAATCTTGCTAGACGTGTGGGAATGGCGATTACGCACGGAATTGTCGTTGGAGCAAAGCAGGGTGCTTCTACTTTGTTTTTCATTTTTGCAGCGTTAGATCGTGCGATTACTAGAACTGGAAATTACGTTGCTAACGCCGTAGGTATTGTAGGTGAAAACTTAGCGCAAATGCGGGCTTGGGCGGCGGTTGGTTTAGCTACATTAGGTGCGATTGGTGCTGCGATATATATTGTTGGAAGTCATTTTAATGTCGTTGCGCGCTCAATCCAATTTTTTGGGTTACTGGGTGGGTCGATGAGTCTACCGATGATTGCTGGCTTAAGTGCGATCATCTTTTTGTTTTTGCAAACCCAGGATGGTTTCAGAGAACTCAACGCCATGATTGATGCGCTCAACCATCCTGTGAAATGGTTGCAAGACAGCATGGCAAACATCGCGAAAACGTTTTCAGGTGGAATTAATACCGACTGGATCGCCTTCTTTGTCGAAAAACTAATCCGCGTCATCCCGATCGTGCTTGGTGGTATCTTCTTACTCGGCTTCGCAGTCAAAAAGCACATCTTCGGTGGTTTCATGCTGGTTTGGGATGTTGTCAAAGGAATTGCCAATAGCTTGATTAATGTCGTGCGATCTGCGAAGGCGATTCCAGGTGCAGTTATGGGGATTGGTACGGAAGGACGGATCTTAGAAGGTGTCCACAAAACCAGGTCTACCCTGGGACTGTACAAAAATCCGCAATCCAAAGACGCGCGTGGAAATGAATTTAAACTCGCCAAAGAATCCGCAATGCTCAGGGAAAAAGTAATTGGAAATTCCCAAGCACAGATTGTTACATTGGCGCAGCAGCAAAAAACAGATTACGGTCATCTCGCTCGCGAAGTTGAAGTTACAAAAGGTGGCTTTCTTGGCGTCGGTGCGCGCAAGCAAAAAGAATGGCAATTGACTGGCGCAGGTGAAGAATTTCAACAGAAGCGGTTGGCTGAAACTCTTGAGGCTAAGACTGGTGTTTTTGGGAATAACGCTTTAAGAGATGTCGCTAAAGAAATCTCTCCTGCGCGTTTGGGAATGATGCAAGGTGATGAACTGCGGGCGATCTTCATTAAAGATCGACCGGATTTAGCAGCATTAGGTCGTGCTCTCGAAACAATCAAGACGCAGAACGTTTCAGTGATGAACGTTGCCAGAATGAACAGTGGTAGTGGTAATGGCACAGGTAATCAAAGTATTGAAAATATTAAATACGGTAGAGCGGAATTAGAGCGGTTAAATGTCAGAGGGCTAGAAGGTGGTCAAGACAGTTTCGCGTCAACTGAACTCGGTGCTGCTCAAATAACGAAAGCGCTTAAGAATCTGAATGTTCCAGCAGAACAACTAACGGACAACTATACAAACCTCAGTTCTACAACCCAAAACACGAGAAAGTTCATTGAGCGATTACTGCAATATCAACTCGCAGCAGCAAGCGGAAAAATAGACAACAAAGCTGCCCAAGGTGTCGCAAGTGCCACGCACTTACAAAATCAATTCAAGCTCGATACTGTGGACAGGAGCAAGATTGGAGATCCTGCGCAATTCCATGAGTTGATGAAGGATAAGGTTGCTGTATTGCAAGCCGCAATACGTAACGGGAGTCATGCCGCGCTAAAGGATTTCAATTTTGATGATGTTGCAAATCAGTTGAAAGGTGCAACTAGCGAGGAAGATTATCAGTTGCGATTAAAAGGTGCGATCCAAAACATGATGGGGCATCAGCTAAAAACTGTAGAGAACACGTTTAACCAGACACCTACTATTTTTGAGACAGAAGCTTCTAAATTGAGAAGCATTGCAGGGGAAACGCCAGACAAGATTTCACACGGATTGAAGGGGATCTTTTCGGATGTTATGGGCGGCATTGGTCAAGCATTTACCAATGCAGCAAAAAAACTTCCCGGTCGCAGAGAGGGATTGTCGAATGAGGCTTTGCGGGCGATCGATCGCCAGATTGCGGGCGTTGCACCGTTACCAGATCAAAGAGCGCAGGATTCGCGACGCTCAAAGCTCGAAGCAGCTCAGCGTCAGTTACGCGAAGGTCAGTTGAATTCCGAGAAGCAACAGCAAGTCTTGCAGAATATTGCAAATTTGATCCAGCGCGACGTTTACGAGCTAACACATCCGACAATGAATCCGGAACAACTTCGAGCGCGCGTAGATCGGGCAAAAACCGAGCGCGAAAGACTGTTTAACGGAATGCGCGGAGGCAACAAAGCTCTGGAACAATGGATTACTCAATTTACGGCAGAAGAACAGCGGGCGATTTCTCAACAGATTAAGGAAGGTCGATTCCGAGGTGGTGCTTTAACCACTAGAGGAGAAGACCGAACAATAACGGAAGGAACACAACGGAGAATTGTCGCTACTTATAACAATAACGAGGCGAGCTTAGCTCGCGCGCTAGGCTACGAAAATATCAAACAAGTAGAACAGGCTTTTTCTACTGATGAGGTACTGAAGAATGCTAAGCAAGGTTGGGGTGCACAACTGAGAAGTCTCATCGGTATTAACGAAGATGCGAACGCATACAACAAGCAAATTGATGCTCTTCGGACTCAAATAGACCAGCGCGTAGCAAGACAGACATCTGGATTTGCAGAACGCGAAGCTCGACGGAATGCTGCGATGGCAAACCGTGAATCGGGTTTCCTTGCACAACTAAATCAAGTTGGTAGAAGTCGTGCAGATTTTACCGCACGACTTAATGCCACGCAGCAAAAGGCATTTGATGATTTCCTGAAAACCGGAAAACTACAATCGACAAGACCCGACGAGCAGTTTAAGGGAATGGCTAAACAGTTGGGGTTTGGAGAAGATGACGTATCAGTACAAGCGTTCAAAGATTTTCAGGCTGCATTGGGCAAGTCAGAAAATAAAAATATTGCTGAATATTTTAAAAATGCCTTGAACAACGATCCAGAGAAGCTCAGGGGTACAGGATCTCCTTTTGTTGCCGCAGATGGCACTCAAATAGACAATCCAAACGAACGAATAAAAGAATTGATCCGAAATGCTGTTCCGCCAGAACGACGCGCTGCGGCATGGGATCAGTTAGAACGAATGAGTGCTAATCGACGACGGAGTAGTCAAAATCCTGATGCACTACAAGCTTGGGAACACGCAATTGATTATCTTGCAACAGGTCGAGATACTACTGATTTGACTGTTGATCAAATTGCAGAAATTGGTCGTGCAATGGAATTGCAAGGTGATAACGAATCTGTTGCAATGCAGTTGCGCTCGATCGCCAACCAAAGAAATACGGGATTTGGATCTATCACTGACAGCATCAAGAGTTTCTTGAAGAATATTGAAACTGATGCGGAAAGCGTAGAAGAATACATCCACAACCGATTGACGGACATGAGTTCGTTTAGCGTATTCGGCGTTCATCCGTTTGCTACGCTCAGTGATGTTTTGCGAAACGTACTGTTCGAGCCGATAGTATCCCTAGTAAAAGGAACTTGGAAATGGCTAGCAAATGCGATCGGCAATATTGGTACAAATGCTGCTGCGCTAAAGGCAAGAGCTACTGGAATGTTGGCTTCCCTGCCTGGTGTTCGGACTTTTGCACAAGCCCGCCAGCGACGCGAAACAGATCGCCAAAGCAGCTTGCAGAGTTTGAGTGCAAAAATGGGTTACGAGAACCAAGAGAAATTTGCAGAAGAATTTAAAAAAGCCTTGGCTTCTAGAGGAATTACCGAAGGTCGTCTACAGAACAAAGCTTTGCAGGCAATTCTCAACAGCAGGCGATCGAAAGGTGTGGCAGAAACACTGAACACCAGTCGCTTTCAGGAAATTCAAGACAATAGTGGCAAAATTGGTGAAGCTTTGGCTGCAACTCTTGGACTTAACGGCAGTCCCGAAGAAATCGCGAAGCTTTTGGCACCGGGTGGATTTACAACTAGAGCTGTATCACCGCTGAGAAACTATTTCCTTAAAGCTGTAGTTCCGGCGATTGTTGATGTGGGTTTAGCTCCGCTGAAATTAATGTGGAAGATTGTCAGGAATCCAGGTTTGTCGTTGACAGCAATAAAAACTAAAACAGGTCAGATTGCAGATGCTGTTGCTGACTTCATGGTTTCGTCCTACACGACGATCCGCAGAACGTTTTCGTATGCAGCGACGCAGCTTGGTAAGGTTCCGCTGTTCGGTAAGATATGGGGCGCGGTTTCTGGCTTCTTCGGTAAGATTGCGTCGAGAATTCAAGGGATGGCAGCACCAGCAACTACGCAGCGACTACGAGAAGAACAAGCTCGTAGACGATCGCCCGAAGTTAACTTGTCTCGCGCTCGTGGAGGTACATTCCCAGTAGAAAATCTACCGGATGCACCGCAAGCTGAAATCCAAAGATTGAACAATACGATCGCCAGCTTGTCTCAGTTCCGCGCTCAAGAAATTTCGCGTTTGAATCCGTTCAAGCGACTGCTTGTTTTTGCAACAACAGCCGCTAGGGGGGCGAAAGAGGCTTGGAGGCAAACAGCAGAAGAAATTTCAGCAGGTGGCTGGCGCGGATTGGTCGCAAGATTCAAGCGCATCGGGTACTTACTGAAACGCAATATCTCAGAAGGATCTCCCGGACCTTCTGCCGACACTCGCGCTAACTGGGAACACACCCAGCAATCTGTTAGTGCAAACATGGGTGAGATGGCTGCGAGTGCACAAGTCGCGGGTCAACAAATTCAAGGTGATATGCAGCGGACGGCTCGACGCTCTGCCGGATTCCTGGGAGCATTACATGGTGCGGTTGCTGGTGCCGGGAAAGCAGGTATGGCGGTCGGTGGTGCAATTACGGCGATCGGTTTTGCCGCGCAAACTGCCAGCTACTCGCTTGTTAATATGGGGCTTTTAGATGAAGCTAGTGCAGCGAACCTCAATAAATTCCTCGAAATCTTCACTCTCGTTGGCGCGGTCGGTGGATTGATGGCTCCTGTGATGGGTGCGATCGTCTCCAGCGTCATGGCGATCGGATCTGCGTTTGCTTTAATCTTCAATCCCGTCACGCTGACAATGGCTGCGATCACTGGTGGCATTCTTCTAGCTAACGAAGGATTGAAGCGGTTTGCCGGCATCGACTTGCTCGGTCCACTATTTACCAATGTGCAGGAACCGATTCAGGGGACGATCGCCTTCATTCAAGGAAAAATTGACGAAGTGTTTCTGTGGATGACCGACAAATTCGGTACGCAACTTAGTCCAATCCTCGAACCAATGGGCGCTGCTGTCGCGACAATTCAGGGCGCGTGGCAGGGATTTGTTGATTGGTTTACTGCGATGCCTTTGGTGCAGACGGCGATCGACATCGGTATGGGACTCATTAACGCTCTCAACCATAACCCGACGGTTCAGATTCCGCTGGCGTGGGAAGGGGCGATCGAAAACATCAAGGGAATGCTGTTCAATTTGCCATTTGTCGGTGACTTGATCGCTGGCTTAATGAAGGATTCGCTTGACCCTACAAAAATCCTTGGTAATTTATTCCAAGGATTCCACAATATGCTGGATCAACTAGAGAGCAGCGGTCTTGCCAGATTTGGTGGCGGTAAAATGCTCGATGGTTTGCGCGGATTCCTGGGTGGCTTTGGCAAGAAGAAAGCTGAAGTGGCAACCGAAATCCCAGTCGAAGCCGGTGTCAAATTGAATTACAAAGAATCGCTGGAAGCCGCTATCCGACAAGCTGATTTCGACGCACGTTCTGGTTCCGCGACTGCCCAGGCAGCATCAGCAAACTTGCAGTATCAAATGCAAACTACAGGTGGGCAAATGGACGCCAACCAACTTGGCGCTGCCTATCAAGGTGCGGGTGGAGAATTCTTACAAAAGGCAATTTCCAAAGAAAATAATCGTCTTTTCTTAGATCAAGGTGCAGCAGCTAAAGAAAAGCGCGCATCAATTGAGCAAGAATTGCAGACTATCAACCAAAAAGAAGTTGCGCTGCAAGCGAGTTATGTACAGGCTATCGAAAAAGTCCAGGTAGCCGCAGCAGCTCCGGCACCAACTAATTTCATTCAAAAGTTACTGGGGGGTGGCGACCAGGTAGCTAAGTTTACGGCTCAAGCTGAAGCGGTTTCTCAGACGATGGTTGCTTTGAAGGAACAGAAGGTGGCGATCGAAAAACAAGTTGCTGCTAGCAGTGTCGTATTTGACGCCGGCACGGATCGGATGCTCAAAAATATGGGTATCGATCCAGATGGTTTGATTGTTGCCGTAGCCGAAGCCAAAACTGCAATCTCGACAGGTATAAAAGAAGTTGGTTACGCGGTATCCGATCGCTGGCGTTACTTAGAAAGAAGCAATGGTGGAAATCTCAGTGCAATGATGACGACTGATCTTAAGAAAGCTGGTGGCGCGTTCCGTATTCTCAAGGGAGATGTCGCTGATTTTGCCAAGCGCGCCGGAACTTCTCTCAGTCAGATGGATTGGGTGGGTTTCAAAGCCGCTGCTGGAGATTTTTGGACTAACCTTAAATTCGGATTAGGTCAAATTACTTCTGGATTTGGCGGTGCTGGATTGAGCGCGTTGCTGTTCTACGTCCACCTATCACCGCTGGCATTTGTTTTAGGTGGGATCGCTTTAGCAGGTTTGGCAATCGCCACCAACTTCTTGGGATTGAGATCTATTCTCATGGGATTGATTCGCTCCTTTACCGGATTCACGCAAGTCGCTGTATCGAGCGTGATGATGATAATCAACGTTGTTCGCGGTTTGGTGAAGATTTTTGGTGGTATCCCCGACGCCTTGCGCGGTGACTTTACCAGATTAGGAGAAGGAGTTGAAATCGTTTGGACTGGTATTAAAGACGGTGCTCGCGGTTTGCTCCGAGGACTCGGGAACATCTTTGGTGGTGGGATTGAAGTTTTAGGGGGAATATTTGAAGGGCTGCGCCAAACAATTAACGTCGTATTCGGACCTGCGCTAATTAATTCAGCGCGTGAAGCTGTAACCGCGATCAAGCAATTGTTTGAGTCTGCTGGCGAGACGATTACCTCAGCGCTTAAAAAGCCAGGTCAACTTCTAGACGGCATCGCCAACCGCTTCCGCAAAGGAAAAGAGCAAGTTACGGATTCACCAATTGGTAGAACGGTGGGGGCGATCGCTGAGGTTGCCAGCGGTAATGCACCAAATATGGATGCTGCCAGAGTCGCCCACGACTTCGATATGCGAATGCGTGGGAAAGATCCGGATGCAGAACTAACTGCTGGCGATCGGGCGCGCCTCGCTCAAAGTCAGATGGAAAACGTACTATCTACTGGATTTGACACTTCGCGACATTTAGGGGTTGATGTTATTCGTCCGACAAGCAATCAAAACGTCTTGAGCGATATCGACGATGAATTGCGGAGAGCCGAAGCTGGATTGGGAAGTATGAGAGATCGCAGCGTGTCCGCGGCCGGCGCAGCAAACGACGCTTTATCTTCGCTGGGTGTTGCACTCAGTTCGTTTGCACCGGCACTGGCAGCGCCACTATTTATGGTGGGCGATCTATTGAGTGGATTTACCGGGATGTCGTTGGCTCTACCGCAACTGAGTGCGATGTTCCCAGGCGTATCCGCAGCAATTGGCGGATTTACTACTGCTTTGTCGGCCGGTGGCTTAACGGCGACTGGCATTATTGCCGGATTGGGTACAGTATTTACCGGCACGATGGCGGCAATTAGTTCCGCAGCTTCGATCGCCTGGGTAGCAATTAGTGGACCGATGCTACCGCTGTTTATATTGGTTGCTGGATTAGTTGCTGCGTTCGTGTTATTCAAAACCAACTTCCTTGGCTTTGGTGACATCGTTTCTGGAGTCTTCACAGGTATCCAAGATGCTTTCGGTGGAATTTGGCAGGTGATCGTCGACGGTATCCGCGACATTGGATCGACGATCGGTAAAATAGCGGGTTATTTAATCAAGCCACTCGAACCGCTGCTGCAACTATTTGGCATCAGTCCCGGAAACCTTGGTAGTCAACTACAAACCGCGTTTGTGTCCAATGCGATCGCCACAATACTTCGACCAATTCAGACGATCGGCTTCGTCATCAAAACAACGCTCCAAATTGTATTTGCTGTTATCAAAGCGGTTCTGTGGCTCGGTGGATTGATTGTCAGAATTATTTTGACGCCGATCGCGCTTGTCACGAATGCTGTTGCCGGAATTCTTCGCGGATTCCAAGCACTCGGCTCAATCCTTGGCTCTGTAATAATGACACCGTTCCAATTCTTGCAAGGTGTGGTGTCTTGGATTTGGAATAAGTTAATGCAATTGCCTGCACTTCTCGGACAGGCGATCGCCAACGTTCCGTTAATCGGACCTTTGCTTCAGAATTTAGGCAACACTATTTTCCAAGGTGGCGCGCAAACACCTGTACAGCAGTTCGCATCCGGTGGTGCGGTCGTCGGTCCTGGCTCCGGTACTGCTGACAGGATTCCAGCGTTACTGTCTAATGGTGAATTTGTAGTATCTGCAAAACCAGCCCAGGAAAATATGGGCTTGTTGACCGCACTCAATGAAGGTCGCAGCGTTGAAGTGATGCCAATGCCTGCACCGACGCGAATTCCGCTGGCGATCGCCAGCAAAGGTGAAGCTGTGCAAGCGGATGCCGTACCAAAACAGATGCCACCTGTTGAAATTAATATCAATTTACAAGGTGACATAGTATTGGCTGGTACTAATTCAGCAGCAGATGCACAAGAATTTCTCACAAAAATAGAACCTTATCTACAACAAGCTGTATGGGGAATGTTCCGAAATTGGGTTGATTTTAACCGCTAACCGTAGTATAAAACTTGACTTTATACTACAATTGTAGTATTATTTTTATATGCCCAAATTCTATACATAAAACGGGCATATAAAAATCATGCAATTAACAATGAATAACGACCAAGCCACAGTTTCTGCTGCAAAGGTGAACCGTTTCGGAAATTGGATAAGCGCAGTTACAAAGAAAGTAACAAGCTTGTTCAAAAAAACCAAAAAAGAAACACCCAAGTTCACATTTTCTACGGTTACTGAAGGCATTAGTTTCATTGAATGGCGTACTTGGTACGACCAGCAAAGAATTGTAAAAACAGTTGAGACAATAGCAGCTACCAAAACTTATCCAGAGCTTTGTAAAGCATTAGGTATTCATTACCAAGCCTTACCCAAAGTAGCAACTAAGGTCGTCTTAACCGATAATAATTTCGATCGCCGGATGATAAAGCTTTTTAATTTTGAGGGGTTAAACCCACAGACCCAAGCTTTATTGCTTGGTGGTGAAACAAAAGCACAGAAACTGCCACGAACTCCTGAGTTCGAGAAAATGTTTCTACAAAATATCAGCACAAGGTCACAAGTAGTCAACAACTACGAAGGCTGGTGGTTGCGAGAGTTCGCTCTCGAACTGAACGCCATACAAGTGGCGATCGATGTGCCTGAAATTGAACAACCTGCTTTACTTGCATTACCAGCAACCGAAGAGGTTATTGAAGTGTCATCTGTTACTGAATCTCAAAAAATAACTGAGCAACATATCAATGTTGAACCAGTCGAGACAGAAATAGTTACATTGAGTGAAGCTGAAAAGCTCGAAAAAACGATTAAAGGGTTACGAAAATTAAGCCTATCTGATTTAAAAACGTTTGCCAAAGCAAACGACATCCACATCAGAGGCAAAATGACCCAAATCACAAGCATAAGAGAAAAGATTATCCGAGAGTTACGCAAAAAAGCAGCTTCTTAGTCTTAGTATCAAACCCGTCCGCAACTCGTAAAACAAACGGAGTAATGAGGGTTGTATATTTCGCTGTAAACAGCACATATATAATTAGAGGATAGCAAAAACGCCTAACTAACTAATAAATATATTATTTAGTTAGGCGTTTTCGTTGTATACGCGTATTGCTTGCGGTATATTGATTGTGTAGTTATTGAACATAGATTTGGCATTCACAACAAAAATCGAAGAACCCACAGAGTTTGGAGAGTTTTTAGCTTTGAAACGAGAAGCTATTATTTCCGATCTAATCGATCTTTAATCAGACATGAAGGAAATATCCACACGTGATGAGTTGTGATTGCGAACACAATGGGATGGATGTTCGGCTTATAGTTACTGATGGTAACTGGGAGTTACACACAGGTGATGTGCAATACGGAACACCACAACACAGTTTCTGGGGAAGTGGTCAGTTAGACTACGACCTTAAGGAATCTGAATTACAGGAACCTATGGAAAGTCTTGCTGATGACTTGATATCGCAAGTCTTAGATGATGATACAGCGCAAGACCTAGATAGTTATTGGCAATAACAAGCATACAAAGCGGGCGATCGCATTAGATTAATGCGATCGCCCGCTTTGTATTTAAATGATCTATTTGTATGTGGCATACAATTCATGATATAATAAGCATAACTATTTAGCGAAACAAAATGCAAGTAACAGTAAGATCAGCATCATTTTACGAATCTATTCTTGGTAAAATAGAAATTGACGATCGACTTTACAGTATCGTCGGAACCTCTGAAGGCGAAGAATGCTTTAGAGATAATGACGCTGGTGGTCAAGAATCATACAACCCTCGATCCTTCCATAAGAATAGATTGTGTAAAAGCGACGGGCAGCTCTATTGGGTTTATCGTCGAAGTAGCGGTAATTTGTACCGAGAGGCAACTACCAACACAGCAGGTGTTGGAAAGTGGGTAAGCAAACCTGAGACGGGAGAGTTTTACTTGGACGAAAGGTGCAGTCGTATTATCTGGAAAAGAGAAATTAAAAAAGACGCACAAGGAGGTCTTTACATATTAGATTAACAAATAAAGCAGGCGATTGAATCAATATTCGATCGCCAGTTTTTATTGTATACCTGTATCAATTGTGGTATATTAATCATGTAGTCGTTCTAAGGATTTTATGCTATACAACGAAGCGGGTATCAATATCGAAGAATTTCTGAATTCAGAGAAAGAATCGATAGTTACCGATCTAGAAAATGAGTGGCTCCAAATGAAAAAAGTCCTTACCCGCGACGATCTTATTTGTGAAGATTCAGAAGATTTTAGTGGGCTGGATGTCCGACTTAGGTTTCACGAGGGTTATCTAGAAATTTTGACTGGTGACAGCTCAATGGATACAGATTATCGTGGATTCTGGGGCTACGGTAGTCTCGACTACGACATTGAACCAGAGGAGCTGACCGAGGCGATGACAACCTTGGCGACTGAACTCATTGAAGGCGTCTTAGAACAGGAAGCTATCTCTCGGTAGTGATAAATAATAAAGCGGGCGATCGAATTAAATTAATTCGATCGCCCGCTTTTTTGATGATTTCCCCGAAATTTTGGTAATCCGGAGTCAAAAGTTATCAAAAACCTGGGTTGAAAACCCCGTCCTTTTAGGATGACTTTAATTAATTGTAAATTTTTGTTGCAATCCTACCTAATTTGTGCTGACTACGTTAGCACAAATGTGGAGGTAACGCAATGCTAGTTTTTGAGTTTAAATCTTACGGAAAATCAAACCAGTTTGAGGCAGTGGCTGAAGCAATTCGTACCGCTCAGTTTGTCCGCAATAGTTGTTTACGCTATTGGATGGACAATCCTAAGAAAAACAAATACGACCTGAATAAATACTGTGCTGTGCTGGCAGCGACGTTTCCGTTTGCTGACGAACTCAATTCAACCGCACGACAAGCCAGTGCCGAACGTGCGTGGGCTGCTATCTCCCGATTCTACGAAAACTGCAAGAAAAAACTTCCCGGTAAAAAAGGATATCCTCAATTCCAGAAAGACTGTCGTTCGGTTGAGTATAAGACTAGCGGTTGGAAGCTTGCTGATGACAGGAAGTCGATAACTTTCAAAGACAAGAAAGGAATTGGGCGATTAAAACTGAAAGGTACACGCGACCTACACTTTTATCAAATCAACCAAATAAAACGGGTTCGCTTGGTAAAACGTGCAGATGGCGTATACGTTCAATTCTGTATTGACGTTGACCGGAAAGAGAACAGAGCCCCGACAGGCAATACCATTGGGTTAGACGTTGGGCTAAAAGAATACTATACCGATTCAAACGGAGTCACCGTTGAAAATCCTAGATTCTTGAGAAAAGGTGGACGTGTTCTGAAGCTTAGTCAGCGGCGAGTGTCGCGGAAAGTTAAAGGTTCAAACAATAGAGGCAAAGCTCGACAGATTCTTGGCAAGCGCCATCTCAAAATAAGCAGGCAACGTAAAGACCATGCCGTGAAATTGGCAAGGTGCGTGGTTCAGTCAAACGACTTGATAGCCTACGAAGATTTGAGAATTAAAAACATGGCGCAGAATCACTGTCTTGCTAAGTCTATCAACGACGCATCTTGGTATCAGTTCCGTGTTTGGCTTGAATATTTTGGAAAAGTATTTGAGCGTGTAACGGTTGCGGTAAATCCGCAGTATACCAGTCAAGAATGCTCTAGTTGCGGTGAAAACGTAAAAAAATCCCTGTCTACTAGAACTCACGCTTGTAAATGTGGATGTGTATTAGATAGGGATGAAAATGCAGCTAGAAATATCCTAAGTCGGGGATTGGGTACGGTAGGGCATACCGGAACTTTTGCACTAGATGCAAGCAACGCTTCGGGAGAATTGTCCTCTACTTTGGTTGGAGAAATCCAATTAGAGCAAGTCAGCTCGTAGATCGAAGAATCCCCGTGCGTTTACGCCGGGGAGTGTCAATACACGTATGTCGTTACTCAAAATTTTTGTGTAGTGGGAAAACCTAAAAACTTGTGTAATGGGTCACAAGACCGATCCGCATCAGATGAACACTGTGTAAGTGATTCAAGAATTTTGATCGGATGCGATCTGTGTGTAACGCGAAAAGTCTAAGAATCGCGATTACCGAAACCAGAGATACAATCCAAAAACGTATCAACTCAACCGTGATACGAAATATACGGATTGATACGAAAATACTTCACGGAAAATCTGCGATTTTAGGATTTTTGCATGAAATCGTTTCACTGCCTGGGATTAAGAGTTTACACGATACCAATCCCGCGATACTTCGATACGTATGTGAATACCTAAAAAATAGCAGTTTTGACAAAAATTAGTGCCTTTGATACTTTTTTGATACGTGTCAAAATAAAAGTGGGCGATCGATAATTCCGATCGCCCCCTTTTATTTTATTTCAACCTACTTTTCAACCACCGCGCAACACACGATTTTGAACTTGAATCAGTAACCGTTCACTTGTTTGAGCGACGGCATCGTCGGGATGTACATCTTGAAGATCAATTAACCGCACTGCCGTATCTTCAACCTCCCGGAGCAGCAACAATTCTTTGGAGGTGAGCGCGTCGCGCAAGCTGTCCGGATCTACTGACAAGTCTTCAGCAAGCTTTTTAGCTTTGCGACCAAACACGACTAACACTACTTGCTGGCTGGCATTGACGTACAACCATTTTTTGCTGTTTTCAGAAAGTTCGGGGTGGCGATCGATGTAACTTTTGATAGCATCGGTCAGTTCGCGACGCGCTTCCTTACCTTCAAGTCGAGCGGTTTGCCACGCGCTCAACGCTTTTGTCTCTGGTGGCTTCCAGCCTGTAATTCCTTGAATCCAGGTAAGCATACCCAAATCAGCAAATTTTTCAAGACTGTATTCTGCGACTTCGTTTCCTTCAAAAGCGTAGTGTTTAACTGTCGCAGTACAGAAATCAGAGCGAAGGATTTTTACTTTACCGCCACGTTTTACGAAATCTTCCATGAGGTGTAAATCCTTACCTATCCAGGGTTTCAGGCGTTTTGGTGCCTTACCCTTTATGAGGTCACGAACCAGTGTAGATATCGCTGGTTGGGTAACTCCTGACAACCTTGCTAATCCGGAATAACTCATTCCAGACTCACCAGTTTCAACAACGGTAAAAAATTCCACACCATCTTCTTCGACACGTATGATTTGAGACATAATGGTAGTGCTCCATTTGAATGTATGGGACGAATGCCTGAGACACCGCTTCCGCAAGAATTAGTGTCTCCGGTATTTTATTGTGTTGGTTTGTGTCTATTATAGTATTTTATGCCATACTTATTAGATGTTGCTTAGTAAACATTGAAAAGCTAAGGCTTAAACAAAAAAAATGCGAATAAAAGGTAAGCCCAATACGGTGTACGACGAACTCAAGGCGCGGATTACAGTCTCGATTACGCCTACCGCAGTCAACGGTATCGATGCGATCGCCACTCAGTTAGGGGTAGCGCGCTCTGAGGTTATTGAGCAGATCGGTCGCGGGATTCTGCAAGTGGTTTTTCCCGGACAGTAGCGTTTGCAGATTGCTGTCACAATAAAAAGGGGGCGATCGGATTAATGTCCGATCGCCCCCTTTTTATTTTTATTACTACTCTCCTGGTATCCAGGGAATTCCAAATACTTGAGCCGTATAACAAGCTCTAGCTACTTCTGGATACCCAGAATCTTGAAAAAGCTGTGCTATTTTGTGTATATAAGGTCGATTACCAGGAGAACCGACTATCGTTAGTTTTAACACAGCATACACTTGGTTCGTTATCTCAACTTGTTTCTCGCCTAGTAGCGACTTGAATTTTTCGATTAAATCTAAATCTTGGTTGTTTAGCGTAAAGAATGATATGAGCCACCTTAGATAGCTACGTAATATAGTATACCATATAACGACAGCAGTGTTATTGTTATTACAAATGTTAAGCACTACAATTATCGGTGACTATCTATGTATTACGCACCATGCCCATCATACACGCTCACGCACAACAGTGAATTGTTTAATTTGTTGCTTCGTTTAGACGCATTGTTGCTCGATCGCCCAACCAACCGCATCAAGTTACAACCAGCATCCGCGTATTCAGAAATTGCGCGTCAGGAACTCCAAACCTGGATGCAATACCGCAATCGGTACGTCTTACCAACAGTTGAACTTGTGGACTGGTTGAAAACGAAGCTTGACGGGCGTCGGGCGATCGAGATTGGCGCAGACCACAGCGATTTAGCTTATCATCTGGGGATTCGGGCGATCGGTAGCCATGCTATGTCGTACACAAGCGGACACGCAGTACCTTTGTTTCCCGGTCAAATACCGACGCTCGTTGTATCTTCTGACGTACATCAGATAGATGTTATGCAAGCGATCGTTGAACTCCGACCAGAAGTGGCGATCGGTGCTTGGATTCCAAATAAGTTTGCCGATAAATTTGGAGGTAGACCTAAGTACGCACCTAACGAAGATCAAATTATTCAGAATGTCGAGTACATACATATTGGTTGCGAAAGTATTCACGGGCGATCGGCGCTTCTAGGATTTCCGCATGAAATCTTTAAACCTATAGGCATAATGTCACGGACAAACGCAAATCCGCCAGATGACGTTATTCATGTTTGGAAAAAATTACAATAAAAAAGACCCATCGATCAACTTGATCGATGGGTCTTTTTATGCCCTCTAGTTAAATAAGTGGTCTTTAAACCAAAATATTTAACCCTCGTTACTCCGTTTGTTTTACGAGTTGCGGACTGTTGTGTTTCGTTCAGGATGATATGGTTTACAAACCACCCAAACGTTGTATAAATCCAATAGCGAATGCTACAGCGAAATATATTGTGTATGTGAACATTACATACAAAAAGTAGTAACTGTGTCTTTGATTACGTGTTAAGCTTGCGTAAGCTTGTACGAGTTTATCGAAGATGCAGCAAAGTATTTCAAATATTGCTTTGAACAATACGAGATACTCGAAGGTGGTGACACCACTCTCAGGTAACGTCATAAACCCGATCGCTATAAAATTCACAATCACTGCTACTTCTAGCAGCCACCGTGGAACGGTGCGCAGCGCGAATATTACGGCATAGAGCATAACAAAACTGATGTATACTAGATTGACTCCTACCGCGTAAGCGGAAGCGCTAATCAAAGCTAGACTTACCAGTTTGTTAGGTACACTCCCTGGCAGGATAGCTTGTTTTTTAATATTAAGTACAGCAGTTTCGATTGCGGTTACTACCTTCGTAGCACCTGTAATCAGTGTCGAAGTGATAGAAACGGCGATAGATGCTGTGCTATTAATTAAGTTCATTTGTTTGTTAAACACCTTGGTTGTTATTTGAATTTTGGGTGTTTTTCTCCTTACATATAATATACCAGTATTTATACTTAAAGTCAAGTAAATATAGGTGTACAAAGGATTTAAAGTATAAATAGACAATAAAAAACGAGGTGTTTGAACAAACACCTCGTTTTTTTTAGATTTAAGCTTGTGCTTCAAACCATTGTTTCATCACTGTGATAAATTGAGGTCGCAACTTACGGTACTCTAGTTGTATTTCAGCTAGTGCTTTTGCAGTTGCTAAATCTAGATTATCTTCTTGCTTGTCTTTCAACAACCAACGCGATTGCTCGATCACCCGCTCGACTGTATAAATGACTCGAATCGCTTCAACGTTGTCAATCGTTGTGACGGCAGTACGAAACAAATCTTGTAGCACAGACATTGTTATTTGTGCGTAATCACTGAAATACCAGTGCCCAAACCCTTCCGCATCAAACATATAGTCTAGTGTGTCAATGGCTACCGCATATTGCTGTGTTTGTGATAGCTGATCATAAATTTCAGTCAGCGTACAGAGATAATTGGTGCATTTACGCACATGATTCATTTGTTGGTACGCATTTGCTTTGCATTCAATGTATTTTAGGTGCATTTGAATCCGAAATTGACTACACGCCTATTTTACTAACAATTTTGTTGAAAAGCAACCATAGTTATATCTAAAACAGAACCCTTAGAATTTACAAATTCTAAGGGTTCTGTTTTTCATTCGATTATTATTCCAAGCTCTATCACAAATGCTAAGATCGATCGACGCACGTCAGAACTTAATCCGTATTTGTCGTAATATGCAAATTTTCGCTGATCTACTAATCTAGTCGCGATGCGGTACAATGGGTCGTCACCATACATTTGCACCAAATTAGCTTGTTGCCAACAGTAATCAAGCGTTGTGTCAGATTGTGGCAAAGCCTTTAATTTTTGAAGGGCTTTTAATTTGTGTTTTGCCCAACATCTTTCGTTTTCTTCAAACACGAGCATTTTGTTCCGCACAAGTAACGGCAATAAGCTGTAAGCCTCATCAACAATACTCCAGTTAGCTGAAAAAAGTGAGGTTTCGTATGTTGACCCAAATGGAAGGTGAAGAAGTTTGAAGATTTTTGTGTTGGTTGCATTGTTTCGACAAGCTATAATTTTCATATTTCGCGATGTATGATACGACTTGTTGTATCATAACATACGTGTTAAATTATATTATTGCACTTTATGTATACATATGAATTCACAAATAACGCTATATAACGATCGATCGCCAGCAACGATTCCGACTCGATCGCCAGCTTCAATCAAATTCAAAGCGAAACCGATCGAGTATCGCGAAGGGTTTTTAAATGGTGGGATTGTCAAACGCCGACAATGTGAACGTTACGGTATAGTTCGGTTTCGATCGGACAAGATACTCGTGTCTTGGGATGATGGTGAGAAAACAACACATCCGTCGCTAGAAGTTGCAAAAAACTGGGATTTAATAGAATCGGTTCCTTGGTTTATACCAGGACAGACGGTTGTTATACTTCCGTTAGCTGATGGATCGATCGCACCCGAATGCGAATACCGAGTCATATCGGTAAACGATGACTGGGTTGAAGTCCGGCAATTGATGGGCGATCGGATCGAGAAGTATCCGATTGGTGCGTTACCTGGATTTCCTTTTCGGAACGATGTGGTCATCAAAGAACGACCACTTCTGCCAATTCCTCCGCGGCATCAACTGATGTTTGCTGCTGGAAAGTATATTTGGGGCAAACCGCTCGTAGAATTGATTGGTAAAAAAAATGAGCTGTATCTGATTTTTAGACAGGAGCAGTCTCACTGGAGTGAGTCTGAAGAGGATTTTGTTTGGGCGTGGGAAAAAGAGTGGGATCAGTTTGTGAACCGACAAGCTCACGACTTCGGTCACAGAGGCAAAAAAATCGGCACAAGCCTTTATATACAGGCGTCGATTGAACGACTTGCTGACTTTGATACCAAGAGCTTCGAGTTTATCACTGATCGCGATCGACGCATTCCGCTATTACAGCTTTATTTGTATCCGGAGCTGGCGATCGACATAGTTGCCCCTAATTTTTACATCTTGAGTGCGGGTGATTTCATGGAAGCGCGCATTGGGTTTAACAACAAACAGAAAGCCAAAAAACATGAAATCTTGATTAAGCGCGTCTCTGGTTGTAAAGAGCCAAAATTAGTTACAGGTGCTTACACAAACTGCAATTATGAATGGGTTGTTGTAAATCCATTCAAAAAGGTGGCGACGTTTCTGACGCATCTAACACAATTAGCAAAAACCCTTCCCAGATAAACAAAACCCGTAGTGTGATTGTATACTACGGGTTTTGTTTGTTTAGTGCAACGTTACGTGTTACACTCTTTGTGTAGTGGTTGACGCAAATATCATGAAATTTACAATCAATCAATCAGTATTGAGTGAAGTATTGGTTCAAGTAAGCAAAGCCGTTCCCGTCAAAGCAACACATCCCGTGCTGACCTGCTTTCGGATTGAAGCCGAAGCTAGTCAAGGTGCGTTAGCTGTAACGGGATTTGATTTGGCTATGGGCGTAAAAACCGAGCTTAGTGCAAACGTTATTCGCGGTGGAACTGCGGCAATTCCGGCAAAACTACTGTTGGACATCGTTTCTCGCTTGCCACAGGGTGAGTTAACACTTGAAACCGACAGCGAGTTCCTTAGCGTGCTAACCAGTTCGTCTGGTAGCTATGAAGTGCGCGGGATGAATCCTAAAGAGTATCCTGATCTTCCTGAAATTTCTGCGACTCAACAAATAAAGTTTGATCCACAAACGCTTGTTGACGGGATTAAAAATACGTTATTTGCCGTATCGCCTGACGAGGCGAAGCAAGTGCTCCACGGAGTGCATTTCAAGATTCAAGGTAAGATTTTAGATCTTGCAGCGACTGACGGACACAGGTTGAGCGTGGTTTCGATCGCCTCCGAAGATTTAACTGAAGATAGCGTATTTTCAGCGACAATACCGCTGCGCGTGATGCGGGAATTGGAAAAGCTACTTCAGCGACGCACCGAGCCAGTAGCAATCCACTTTTCAAGCGAACAGGTATTTGTTGAAATCAAAAACGAAGATCGCAAGACGCGGTTAACGGGTCGTACATTGTCAGGTGAATACCCCAGATACCGAGAGCTGATTCCCCCAGTGTTTAAGTTAAAGCTTATAGTCGATCGCAAATCTTTATTGGGCAGTATCGAACGCATCAGTGTTTTTGCTGCGGACAAAAAAGATTTTGCCTGTGTATTTGCAGTGTCCGAGGCAGATCAGCGTATCGCCCTCTCTACCGAAACTCAAGAAATTGGGCACGGACGTGAGGCAATCGACGTACAAGTCGTCGGTACTGACACGACTTTTGCCTTTAATATCCGATATCTACTTGATATTTTGCGGACGGCGCAATCTAACGAGATAGTGTTACACGCCAACAATCCGCTTTCTCCTGTAGTATTCAGACCAGTGGGGGCGGATGGTACTATTTTCTTGATGATGCCAAAACAATTAAGCGGCGGAAATAACGAATCCACTAAAGCAAACTAAATCGATCGCCCGCTAAAACAAAAACCGCTAGGACCCCACCTGGTGGTTTTTTATTGTACCTAAGTCACGCTGCGTTTTTAATCCGGCAAATTCATCTTCTATCCAAGGCAGGGTATTCTTGAAAATTTGAACAAGTTGATCGCCCATTGCAAATCGATCTCGATTCCGTTTTAAGCTTTGTTGGATATCACCGTCAGCGTGGCGTTTTGTTGCAGCAACCCAGTCGATCAGCATTTCCACCACATCGAACAAATTCATTTCGTTAATCGAGCTGGTGTATTCTAACTGCTGCCGTTTCAGATAGTCTATCAGCCTGTGACAGCCAGTTATCGTTTTTTCGTCCAAGTCTGGCGATCGCATAAGTCGCGCGATTGTTGCGATGCTGTCGTTGATTTCTTCTTTTTCTTGGCGTTGCGTTTCAAAAAATTCGGGATGGTGGCGGTTGTGGTGGTAGTGATGTCCTAGCGCTTGTGAGAGCATCTCTTTTCTACAAGCTTCATACGCAGGCGAACCGTAAGTCAAGTCTTTTAACTTGTGGGTGACTTCTGCAAACATTTCGACTTCAGGTGATACCAGTTTCGAGCGATCGTGGGTCGCTGCGCGTCGCATCAGCTCGATCGTCGCGCTCATCAGATACCTAGAAACCAAGTCTATATGCTTTGTGGTGTCGATATAGGCTTCAAAAGCTCTGTCAGGTTCGTTAGCTGCCATAATTAAAAAACTGGTATTTACAAAAAGCGAAACACTGTTTATTATAGGCGTAACAACTAATAACTTTATGGGTCTACAAGAACTGTCAAATCGCGCGTCTGCTTTCGCAGTCTCCCAATGGGGAGTCTCCTTGCCTAGAGAGAGTATCCGCCGTTTACCGTACAAACCACCATTAACTAAGTTTTTAGAAGATAATGGCGCTAAAGATCCCTTGGATATTCAAGGCTTCTTGTGGTTAAATAAAACTACGGCGTTTACACTAGAAACAGGAACCCTAGTTAAAATCATTACAGATTAAACAGCTTAAATAATAACAATTACCGTCCAAGACCAACCCTAGCCAAGAGGTCGAGCCAAAAGCTCGGCCTCTTTTTTTGTGGATTTTTATGGATACTTCAATCGAAGCAGTAGGCGCAGTCCTCTCTCAGAAAAATACATCGACCGTTAAAAATGCGTGGCAAGCGCTCACTGAGCTGTTGCTAGCATCTGGGAATTTGTCTTTTTCAGACATCCCCAAAGAACTAATTAGCGCTCAAAGCGTTTACGACGCTCAGAAAAAAGACATCAGTGCGGCCGGAACGCTTTCTGAAATGGTGACGGTACAAACCTGGCACCAAAGCTTACGCACGGTCATGGAATATTTTCAGTCCATGTTCTACGACGTTGTGTGCAGTGAGAACCCGGAAAAAGACGCTCGAATCACAGAGTTGACTTCTGATTTTTTGGCAATTGTTCGTGATTTAGCGAAAAATCCGCCAAGGATGACTCAAGGCGGGCAAAAAATTTATGCGGGCGATCGCCAAAAGGAAGCTACCAGTTCCGAAGTTCCGGCAGTTGAACAACCAACACCGGACAACTCCGAACTAGCGTCAGCGCCTGAAGTTGAACCCGCACCAGAAGCACCGCCAAAACCTGAAAGTGAAGTAGTCAGCGATTTGGAGCGCTTGCTTCAAGCGTCCTTAGCTTTAGAAGAACCAACCGCAGTGCAGGCGGCCAGTCAAGATTTGTCATTTTCAGCACTTGAAGAAGACAATCCTTTGGTACTCCAAATCGAAGCAAAAGCACGTATTGAGCTTTCTGCTACGAACGAGAGATCTGTCGAAGGAATCCTCTTCAAAATCGATCACCCAAGCGAAGCAATTCCAAGCGTCGGACCTGGACTACCCTTATATATTCCTCGTAGCGTAGCATCTGAGGCTTTAGCTTGCTTGGACTTTAGTAGACCGAAACCGATTGACGCACACGACTCACTCTCGAAACACGCTTCGACTGAAATTGTTGGAGCAATGACGAGCGCGCGAATCGACGGTGACGACTTCTGGGTAACAGGCGTTCTGTGGGATTACAACCAACCACACAAAGTTGAAGCAATTTCTGCGTCCCAAGACCACTTGGGTATGAGCGTGAACGCGACAGCGGAGGGTCATCCCGCAGAGGTGCACGGGCGATCGGTGTGGCAGATCGATCGCCTGCGGATTTTGGGAGCTAATATCCTTTTCTCCGAAAAGGCAACTTTCAAAAAGACCCGAACCAATGTATTAGCCAGTTCCGCGTCCGGAGATTTAATTCCGGTACTGGCATCTGCCGACGATTTTGAACTAGAAAACAACACTCCTGACATTTCCGAAACTGAAATTACTGAAACTATGGACACCTCTAATATTTCCACTCAAATCCGTGAACTCAGTGAAGGCGTCGCGGCAATGCACGCTGAAGTCAAAAACCGATTGAACGCGCTTGAGCCGACCGTGAAAGAGCTGACCTCGCAGATGGGCGAGATTCAGGCTGCCGCACGAGAAGCCAAGAATCAAGAAGTGCAAGCGGCTGCAATGCAAGCTGAGCAAGAAAAGCAAGCGCAACTACTCCAGTCTATGACTCAAGTATTTGAAGAAAAATTGGCATCCCTCGCTCCTAGAACAGGTCCGAAGTATCCCAGCCGTGTTCTGCCTTTAGCTGCGTCCGGAGCGGCACCCGCGTCAGGAGCTACCGCCGTTCAACTAGAGCTTGCGTCGCTCAATGGTCAAATCATGGCAATGGAGCAAAACCCCTACTCAGACTCAGCCAAAATATTTGAGCTAATGGATCGCAAGAAAACCCTGGAAGGTCAAATCGGTCAAGCCCGCGAATAATTGCTTCTGCTCCCATTAGTAAATACAGAAAAGTCAATGTCAACAGCCCCTCCAAATACTACTGTTTTCGGATTTCAGTCCGAACAAATTCAAGCAGAAGCGGTCGCCTACGACGGTTTTTACGTTCGCCAGGATTTCGATCCCGTTATCGGCAAATATCTCCGAAGCGCGGATGACATCATGCTGTGGCCGTTGCTCCGCAAACTACCAGCAGAATCCGACATAATCCGAGAAATGGTCGAGAATGACGATCCGGCTGTCGGGTTTATGCAGAAAAACACGTTGGTCGCGGTCGAAAACCCGACAACATATAACGCGCTTAAACCACTCGACGGTGGGCAGCAAATTAAAAGTTTGGGTGGTGTAATCAATATTGGTTACTATTCTCAATCACTTTGGGAACAGCAAGGTCGCCCTTTCGGTCCCCAGCTAGCGATGAAGACGGAAAAAGGCATGAGCGCAACACTGAAGGCGCTGGAAAGATGCTTGTTTCGGGGGAACGCGACAACAAACCCCTTAGAATTCAACGGTCTCGAATCTTTGATCGCCCAAGCACATTCGTTTACTATCGATATCGCTGACGGCAAAAAAATCGCGTCTCTACTGCGGGCGGTTGTTCGTTTGGCAATTACCGACGAACAGATTTTGCGTGGGGTGACGCACATCTTTACTTCTGCGCTGGGTATCGAACTAATCGAAGAACAGACTGATTCGCAAATGCAATATATGAACTTGGAGCGCGTTACTCCGGGATTGCGAGTGCCGTCGATCATCACTCAACGCGGTCAAACACCGTTATTGAGTTCACCTTTTATTCGAGACACTCCGGCAAATCCCGCAGAAGGTCGTGATTACGACCTCGTTCACTACTGGTTGTTAGATCTGAATCAGTTGTCGTGGAGGGGTGTAATTCCGAAGGGTGGTACAGCCGATAACTTCAACCCTCAGATTTTTGATGTATCGAAGTACGCATATCACGCCGGACTAGAGCATTACATGGTTGACAAGCGGTTTATCTTGCAGTTCGGTACGTTATTCGCAGGAAATGGCGGCGAATCGATCTGGAAGCTTTCGCTTAAGGTTCCTGCCGGTACGATTGGCTCTATCGGAACTCTGTAATATGATCGTTCAACCTACAGATAAATGGATCAACTCGATCGCCGTTCCGAACTGTGGAATTATTCGCAAACCGTTTAATTCCGACGTTGCCGATGTTTCAGATGCTGTCGGCAACTGGTTGATCGAAGCTGGTTTTGCGGTAGCGAAAAAAGAAACTGTGGCGATCGAACTGCCACACCTACAGATTGCGGAACCTTTGACACTACCCGAAAAACCAATCGAGTCTTTCAAATCAAAGAAAGCTTCCAAGTTATTCGTAAATCCCGAAAGCTAATTGAACGGGGCTTTATTGCCCCATTTGACACGCCATTCCGATCGCCCACCCTCGCAGAAGAATTTGTGAAATGGTTAATCCTTTACCAGTAGGTCTTGCTTTAAGCAAGATGGCGGATGAAATGAAGAATCACGCACCGATATCGGTCGTGAGTTCGTTTATCAGACCCGCAAACACGACAGCTTACGCTATTGGTGATTTCGTCTATCCGGCAGTTCCTGCCGGTCCGCTGGTTCAAGTAAAAGCGCTGAAATTTGAAAACGCACTACCTTTCGGTAGTTCCGGTTTTATCGTAGAAGCGCAATTGAAGATGCTCTCGACTCAAGGAACAAAGCTCAATGCAGACCTGTATTTGTTTACAGCCCCCTTGGCGACCACACCCGTCGATAACGAACCGTTCGCGATCGGCGCGACTGACATGACAAACCATGTCAACACAATCTCGTTCCCGGATACAGCGGGGGAATCTTTAGGTGGTTTTACACGGTACGCGGTCGCACCGAGCAAAGTCGTGAGCGCAGCCAGCGGCTCCACGAGTTTGTACGGTATTTTGATTGCTAGAAATGCTTACGTGCCGATCGCCAGCGAAAGAATCGTCATCCAATTGGGCATCGTTCCCCGCATCGCCATTCCTTAAGCGTATGTACATAACACCCCTCGAAGTGCGTAACCAACTAATCTCGATCGGAACTTACACGAGCGAGACGGCTCCTTCTTTGGAACAGTTGGCTTACGTACTCGAAGGAATAGAGGAACGTCTCGATATTTGGCTCGGTTATCATCCAGGCAAAAAAACTTACATCGAAGACTACCGAAGTTCGCGAACTGGTACGGTAACTCTCGTGCAATATCCGGTAATCCTGGTACGGCGGGTCGAGGTTTATAACCACAGCGATCCCTCTTGGCCTACCTTGTATGAAACTGAAAACATTATGTCGAGTTGGTTGCAAGGTTCTGTTTTAAAAGTAGGGTATCCCGAATGCGCTGTAAAAGTTGTTTATGATGCTGGCTACGATCCATTGCCGAAGCGGTTCCAGCGAGCCGCTTTTTCCTTGTTGCGAAAAAGCTTGGAGACAAGTGGACTTACTGGAGACTTGAGTTTTCTCGAAGAACCAATCCGCGATGTCAGTTCGATTTCGATACCAGGGATCTCCAAGTCGTTCCGGCTTGGGGATAGCAAAAAAGGCGCTGGCGGAAACGGTGCCGGGTCTGCGCTCGATCGCGAGCTGGCATCTCTACAGGAAGCGGGCGACCGTCGTATGCACCTTTTTCCTAGAACTTAACGCTTGATTGCAGGATTACCATGCCTTACGCCAGCGCTTACGACGTTTTGAAAAGCGCTACCGCAACAGTTGCCGAGTGCGCTAACGCGATTGAGGAATTGGGGATTCAATACGGATATATAACGGCTGTTGTAGCTTTAGGAGTTAGAGAAAATGCTGATATTGATTTGGTTCGCATAAAAGTGCTTATCAAGGCGCTAAAGTTTAAGATCGTCAAATTATCCAAATAACTATATGTCATTAGAAGACCGTTACATAGAAACACAATTTAGTCTTTTGGGAATAACGCTTGCTCTTGCAGGTGAGGCACCCAAGCGTTCTGGTGACTTTGAAACAACCTATAAAAGCGAAAGTGGTAAAGAAGTTGCAGTTAAGCGATCGCCCGACGGTAAGTTTGCTAATAAAAATGGGGGTGCTTCTGCGCAAAAGTCTACGGTAGCTACCGCTAGTGCTGGGGAAAGTTTTGGAAAAGCTATTGGTGGATTTGCAGACGAAATCGCAAAAATGCCAGCAAAAGTACAAGAGGTTGTGCGTAAGGCGATATTCGATAGTGAACTTAGTCGGGCGATCGACAAAGGTGCGGAGAAAATTATCAAAAGCGCTTACGATCCGAGTTTAGCGATTGGTTTTGAATTAGGTCAAAGCATTAAGGATGAACTCGCTAAAAAACCATTTTCTAAGTTCGCAGAAACAATCACCTCCAAATTTGAGGAATTTAGAAAAAGTTTGCCACAAAAAAGCGAGGACCTCAAAAAAGAAATTATCCGAATCGCAAAAGATCCAAATACATCATCGACAATTGCTGCTGGCGCTGTAATGGGACTTGCTGCATATTTTCACATTACTGGATTATTTAAGTTGCTTAGAGCTGGGGGAATTGCATACGGATTGTTAAAAATACCTAAAAATGCTGCTGTAGAAATTGAAAAAGAATTTGCACAAAAAGCAGCAGCACTTCTTCCTGAGCTTAGCGAACAAGATGCTTTAAAATCAGTTGCAGGAATGGGGCAACAAGCAGTCAAGGCACTGAAACTAGCTGGCGCAATTGATATAGGATTGCATTTTATCGGTGCTAGTTTTAACAATATTGTTAGCAGTGTACTCACTTCCCAAGCTGGGCGCATCATTATGGATCGTGCAAAAACGAACGAACAAGTCGAGAACGATCGCCTGAAGCAAGAAATCTCTACCAAGAAGAAAGAAGATTCCGATGCTTTGTATCAGCAGCAATTAGATCGGCAAGCTAAAGATGCGAAGGCGCAACAGAGCTTAATCAAAGAACTTCAGAAAGATGCTCCAAAAACCCCAGAAGAGATAATTACGCCTGACGGAACACTAGCAGCACCAGTTTTTACGGTAAACCTGTCGGATGAAGACGAGGCTTATGTCGCAGATCCCAAAAACTATGAAGCGGTCATGACCGAAGCCTATAAAGACGAGGAATTTCTTAAGTTAGGCTTTACATATACTGAAGCACAAGCTCTAGAAGTGCTTGCTGTATTTACTGGATCACAATCTGAAGCAGATAAATTTCACGAAATAGGAGAGCAAGCGACGGAAGCAATGAAAAATCGTTTGACTGTAGTAATCAAAGAAGAAATCAAACGGCAGCGCGCGATTGCGCGACCTTGATCTATTAGTAGATTCACAACCCATCTTGATTTTATTAACATGAACACCAACACCACGATCGATGATTTTCACATTTTTCAAATACAATCAAGTTTATTAGCATTACACTTGCAACTTGCAGAAGATTCCGCAAAAAGAAGTGGTGACTTTAAAACTACTTATAAGAACGAATCCGGCAAAGAAATTGAGGTTTCGCGTTCACCCGACGGAAAGTTCGCAAGTAAAGGCGGTGGGAGTGGAGCTGTCCGAACTTCAGAGTCGAAAAAACAAGAGACTCCAGAAGAAGACAAACCTGCGCCTGGAAGCGGGGCAGAAATGATGAAAAACTTATTAAACGGAGATATCGGTAAACAGCTTAAGCAAAGCATCATATCTGCTATCGACAAGAATAGTACGGTTAAAAATGTAGGTGCGAAAATCGGAGAAGCAATAAACGAAGCAAATATCAAGATTGGTGTGCAGCAAGCACAGTTTTCTGAAATACTCGGCAATGGTAGTGATGTGATCGGAAATGCTCAAAAGTATATAAAGAGTCAATTTGACGACATCGCTAGAGGAGCGTCTGATAGTGAGACGTGCCAAAATATTGGGAAAACATTGGTTGCTGGTATAGTGGCTGGCGCTTGTGCTGGGGCGATTATCGCAGCTACCGGAGGCACTGCAGGAGCTATTACCACGGCTGCTGTAAGCGCATATGGGATAACACTCGTTCTTGGGGCCGTACAGGACAGTGTGCGAATAGGCAAAAGGAATGCCTATAACTTTGAACATCGATTTGAAATTGCAGCAAAAAAGGATGCCGATGCTAAGTTTGCGGCAATGATCAAAAAGTTTGATGATGAACGCGCACAAAAACAGCTATTTGAAGATATCAAAACAGTTGCTGAAGTAAAACGCGCAGAAGTCAAACCGTCCAAACCTGGTGAAAAACCTAAACCTATATTTGAGTCAACAAAAGACCTCGACGCGAGGGTGAAAGATTTAGAAAAAAGAGCGGAGGCTGCTAACAAAGCAATGGAAGAATTTGATAAATTAGACGTAAATAAACTAAAACGAGGAGAGAAACACACCTTATATGACGATGGAAATAGGAAGTATTCTGTGACCGCTCAATAAAGTTAATGCGTCCAGACTGGTTTTCATGAGTGGTTGACCCAAAGAATATCGCATAGTTACCATAGAAGTTTATATGAATCGGTAGAAATAAATGCAAAACTCGAATTTTCTCTTCTTTAAAATGCAGGCTCAAATGGTTGGATTGAATTTGCAATTGGCAGAAGTCGAAGAGAAACCGAAACGTTCTGGCGATTTTGAAACAGCTTACAAAAAAGAAAACGGCAAAGAAATCGTAGTTAAACGATCACCCGACGGAAAATTTACCAACAAAAACGGTAACTCGACTACAAGTATTACAAACAATCAAGATACTGATGAAAAATCACAAAAAACCTCGACTCCGCCGTTAATAGAACCCGAAGCAGATAAAGCAATCCGGCAAGTGCTTACAGGGATTGGGAATGCCACGTTGCAAAAAAGTTTAATTAATGACGCATCACAGCCCCCAGGGGTTATTGAAGGTATTAAGAATACAAAAATTGAAGCCGTTATAAAAGGGAGTAGTGATGCGTTTTCTAATGCCGTAGCGTTCATGCGCAGTAAGATAGACGAGGCTGCGACCGTTGTTTCTGAAAACAAAAAAGAAATTGCAATAGGTGCTGCGGTCGTCGCGTTCGCTGTCGCGTTCGCTGTCGCTTCCGCAGGCGCGACCGCAGTGCTTAACGCCGTCGCGATTCGTGCCGGACTTACAACTGTATTAGGCTTGCTTAGAGGGTCTAGTTTTCCCGACGCGCTGATACTTGGCTTGAAGAGTGCTACGCCAGAAAAAATAAAAGCGCTAGTGTCACAGAAAATATATGCTTTAGCTATTGGATACCGACTAGGTATCATAGCATATCAAGAAATCAACAAACAAGTAGAAGCTGTTAAACTTGCCAAAAGCGGTGGTTGAAGTTAAACCCACTTTCCGCGACCGACAGATTACTCAACAAAAAATAAAGCGGGCGATCGGAATTAATCGATCGCCCGCTTTGGTTGTAAGTCTATTGAAATTTCAGCACGTAAAGCTGCAAAACATCTTCCCATTCCTTAAGCGAGATTGTCCAGTTTATAAAACTGTCAAACTTAAAATCCTCCCAAAAGTAAAATTTCGCAGCTATCTCTGTACATTCGGGAATCTGCGCACTTAGTTCTTGAGCTTTTCCGATTCCAAACCCTTGATAATTGGTACACAACCAAACGGACACTCCAATATTATTCACAAGGCAGCGAACCTCAAGAGCAGGTATTACTAAATTGTCGTTTTTGATATAGTCAATCCCTTTTATTTCATTGTGTGTCGCGATTCCACAAGGATCGGGTGTACCATAAGTATCAATCATTCGCCAAAATAATTTTTCATCACGAGTGTGTGGCATTGATTTTTAAGATAAACTACATTTTCATAGTAACATATTGTAAGCCGTAAAATATCAAAAAAATGCAATACAGCCCGGTGTGTAAACCAAATCAACTGATTTGTGGAGAAGGTCGAATTGTGATCGTAAGTGGTTGGACACAAGCTAAATTTATAGAACAACAACTCGATCGCACGGACTACGCCGCAATCGGTCAATTATATTCACCTACTCGCGGGATTAGCTTTTTGTTCCGAAACTTGCTAGTGAATCCGCACGTATACGCAATCGTAGGTATCAATGCGACCAGTGCCGATACTAATGCCGGATCGGTTAAAGCATTAGTCGATTTTTTCAACAACGGTTTTGAGCGAGGTCAGTCAGACACAGGACGCGAATGCTGGGTTATAAAGTCCGAAAAGGTCGGTTACATCGATATAGAGATTCCTGAATCAGCGTTAGAGTTACTGCGAAAATCGATCTCTTGCGGAGAAGTTTTTTCTGTCAGTGAGGCGATCGAGTACATAAAACTGTTAGTTGCTTCGATCGCCAGCGCTGAAAAATTCTCTGACGGTACTGCCATGAAACCGTGGGCCGAACCGATGACTTTCCCGATTCCTGAAATTGAATCAATCGTATTTCCGGGGCAGCGGTACGGTCACAGAATTGAAGGCGCAACTATCGCGGAAACCTGGGTAAAGTTGCTACACCGCATCAGAACGACAGGAACCTTACGACCGACTGGCTATGACGGGCAGTGGCAGGAATTAATTGATTTGATGGCGATCGTTACCGACGAACCGCCAGATTTTTACTTTCCGGAACCCAACTTTTTACCACTAGATCGCCCGTTCCTTGAGAGTTACATCCCCCAGATCCTCGACGACGCTGATTATCGAGAGGGTGTGAAATACACCTACGGTCAGCGAATGCGGTCTTGGTTTGGGAACGATCAAATCGAAGAAGCGATCGCAAAGCTCATTAAAGAAATTGATGCTGCTAGCGCGGTAATAAATCTTTGGGATTCTGGTGGAAACTGGAAGCGGCGCACTGATGGTTCATCAGATCACCAACACGATGGTAGTCCGTGCCTAAATCACATCTGGTTCCGAGTCGTAGACGGGGAGCTGTCGATGACCGCAACTTTCCGCAGCAACGATATGTTTGCGGCGTGGCCATCAAACGCGATGGGGTTGCGCGCTTTACAGCAGCACGTTCGAGATACGATCGCCCAACGATCAAAATATGATTTGACTATGGGTCCGCTAATCACGATTAGTCAGTCTGCCCACATCTACGACGATACCTTCGAGAACGTCGATATGCTCATCCAGCAACAGTACGCAAAAATCGCTAAAGTCCAAAATTTCAGAGATCTTGTAGGTAACTTCTTAATTGAAGTTGAGGGCGACCGCATTCAGGTTTCGCGGACAACTCCTGGCAGTGGTGAAATTGTTGGGTGTTATTCAGGCAAGCATCCACTAGCTTTAGTTCGCCAAATCTGTGCGGATGCTCCGGCGATCGATCCAGAACACATCGGTTATCTCGGAATTGAGTTGGAAAAAGCGCATCGGGCGATCGTGGCTAGTACGACATACGTTCAAGATAAATGATGCTACAATTTAATCAAAATCTACTCGGTTGAGCGAGAAGTCGTTCAATAATTCCGATAGTACCTATAACAGACAAAGATGTTGCAGCAGCACAAGTAGTTTTAACTAGCGGGCTTGCAGCCGTAGGGTATACGGTCAAGATGCTTGGTGAGGGTAAATTCGTTGGAATCCCTGTGAACCAAGAATCCTCGTACCTGATAGTCGAGGAGTGTCAAGTTAAATATGGGGCCAGTCGAGGAGATGCTTTGGTTTGCTCAGCGCTTGCGCAGGCGTGAAGCTGGTTCGATTCCAGCCCTTGGCGTACAAATAAAAAAGCGGGAGATCGGATTAAATTTAATCCGATCGCCCACTTTGATCGTTTAGTCTCCGTTTTGATTATTCAACATTTCTGTACAGTTCGCTCACATCATCTGAGTTGAACTGTCGCCCACGGATAACGTCTGTCTCGGACCATTCAGTGTAGTGAATATTGACTTCACCATAAGTCAACAAATGACGCACTTGGCGACTTACCCACAAGGCAAAACTAGGACTACACCATTGAGCAAACTGAATTGCAATATCCGGATGCGCAAAAGTTCCTTGCGCCGCAAGGGTTTCAGCCCGATACCTCAGATCCGAGGTATCGGTGTTGCCCCCTTTTATTGTGTAAAAAGCTTTTGCTCCGTTGTAAGAACGATCTACACTGAACGCTTCAAATAATTCCTTAGTTGTCTTGAGTCGCATCCAGTTATCAAGCCTTTTTCCAAAAGGTCTTGCAATATCATTCAGTCGAACGTAAGCGCCCGATCGCAAGAACTCAACGCTACCAAGTTGGTGTAGCGCTGTTATTTGTTCAGACTTTCCTGTTAAATTAGTCATGTGCCTTCGCTATTAAGGTACACCTCTTGGGTTGCTCGGTATTTCCAGTACCACAACCACGAAGAGGATTTTAATATTTTAGCGCAAGCCGACACCTTACACTGCGTTAAACAATTCATCCATAAATCGCGCTAATTCTTTTTTGGCATCGGATTGCGCTTGTTTGACTGATTGACTCCAAAAGTTGCGTCCCGGTATTACGATATGCGTAGTCTCGGCTCTTAAGAAAATTCCAAAGTTAGCGGCCATAAAACCGCGCATCTTATCGGTAACAGGAATCACCGCACCTTCATCTTGAACTTTGGCGATCGTAGTCGCCTTCCCTTCAGGGATACCGACACCAGCAACAAACGCATTCCCTTCGTGCCGGAAATACTGTTCTAGTGTGTTGTGAATTCCGCTACCGTCAGGTTCTCCCGCAATTTCGTAAATCTGCTTCGTCATTTCCGATAGCGGTGGAGTTGCGCTGCCGCGTCCTTGACTCTGTAAGTGCTGGCGAATTAGATCATCTAGTCGATTGGCAGATACCATCACCCACTGCGCGCCCTTGGCATTGACACGCGCCTTGGCATTCTTGAGTTTCGCGAGAAGTATCCCGTAGCTACTACTATTTTTTAAATCGACTTCCATTGTTCACCTCCTGTGTTAATATCAATACTAACTACAAACCGGGGCAGTACCGGCGGTGGGTTCGCCCAGTGAAATCTCGTGCAAGAGATAGTAGTAAAGTTCGACTGGTGTCAGCACCGCGTAGGAGCGGCTGGGGGATGTTGGGATTTGCAGACCCAACTACCGATAGGGTGTCAGGAGCACTCATCGCTCGTTCGATTCGAGCGGAACTCGTTACCAACACAAAAAAGAAGCCTCTGGCGATCTAATTGCCGGAGGCTTTGTTTTACAATTGACGAATACGCTAGATCGTATACCTGTACTTACAAACCAAAACTAATGCGTGAAATTAAAGTCGTATTAAACATAAGTCCTGTTTCTAACCCAGAAACTTTTCACCGCGCACTCAATCAAATCACTGAAAGAGTTAGTCAACAGTTCGAGGACCGCGTTCGTGCGCTACTTCACCCAACAACGCCCAAAAATACATTTGACAAGTGCGGGGACTGCGTATGGTTCCATAAAAAAACTAGATTCTGTGCGGTTGCACCCCAAAACTTAACCAGCTTTGAGTGTGGTGATCGCCAGCTCCCTGAATTGTCCACTAAGCTTAATCATCTTGAGATGCGCTCACCAGAAAGGATTACTCTAGTTCAAAAGCTAGCAGAAAAATTAGAAATAAATGCGGACGAACTAGAAAGACGCTTGTATGAAGGTTGGGTAAAATACCCGGAAGATTTTAGATTGACGACACGAGGTTTATTGAGTGAAATCGAAAAATACGGTGGATACTCGATCACTCAAATGGAATTAATAGGCGATGTAATTCGATTAAATAATGACGCTGTTTCGTGCATGATAGCCAGCGCTATTAGAAGAAAGATTTTAGCTGGGCAAACGTTTGATGCGATTATGGCTTGGTTACTTTCGGTATCATAGATCAATCTTGTTGTGCATAAGTAATCTAAATGTTACGATATAAATATAGTCGTTAACAGTTAAGATCATGCCACATAACGTAGTGTCAATTAGACCACTATCCACAATTCTTCAGCTTTATTTTCATTCACCCGGATATACGGGAACCTTTTGGACGACCGCAGAAGATCTTGAAGATGCTTACCGCATTTGTCGAAAGCATGGTCGTAAAATACTGTGGATCTCAGATGATCCTTGTGGTTTAAAAGGTGAAACATTGAGTGCACCTGAAGATCGCGGATTAACTTGGGAGCCCAATTTAACGCGAGAACAAGTCAAAGATATTTATGGCTCCTCACGCGCATTTTGTGATTTTTTATCAGGAAACGAGAACCCTGCGCGACCTAAAAATTTAGAGGAGCTAATGGAATTTGGCATAATGTTTGGCGGTTGGGTTATGCTTGCTCCGTCCATCAAAAAGAAGTTAGCTAATAACGAGGAACTTCTTTTCACAAATCACGGTGGGTTCGCGGTGTTACTCGACCGCCAACTAGCTCAAGAGTACGTAGCTGGCTGGTAGTCGCAATCAAAAGTCCCGGTAGAATTGAATTGATTCTACTGGGACTTTTTCATGCGTCGCCAACAACGCCTCACCGCTGCAAATCACAAAAGTATCGCCAAAAGTAGAGATCCGGCAGGGTTAATCGGTCGCCAGTCTTTTTCAGAACAAACGCAAGCGCAGAAACAAAATGCGATCGCCCGCTTCTGGTACGGTGACGGGCATCTCTACTGCCAAGAATGGATTGCTGAAAATTACAGAACTCACGCAGGATTACCGCTGCGCTGGGATGAACCTTTCTTTTCCGGGTTTGTATCTGCAATGGCAAACCCCTGGTTACTGCGGGTAACGGTGATCAAAGGTGCTCAGATGGGTTTTTCGGAAATGCTGATCGCCCTTGTTGCCTTTTGCTTAGTAGAACTTCGCAGTTCTACGATTTACTGCGTAGACGAAAAACTCAAGTTAATGGACATTGTAGGTCCGCGAGTGCAGCCGGCGTTCGACAGTATTAAACCGATTCAACTACTGCGACAGCTATCAATAAAAATGCGTGGTCGTAAAGATACTGACACAAAACAGCGCAACGTTGATGTGGGCGGGGTTCCGGTTTACTTTGCGTTTGCAGGCAAAGCCGGTAACGGCAGTCAAGGGCGACAAGTTTCAAGTTCACTTAGTTCGGTTCCAATTGAAGCCTATACGATCGCCGATGAAGTTGAAGCCTTCCCACCAGGGGCACTCAATATTCTATTAGAACGAACTTCAGCGTCAACGTTACCGACTTGTCCGCTTCGGTGCGGATCGACTCCCGGAGCAGAAGGGGGCGTCGTAGATGTTGAGGTTAAAACATCCAAGTATTTTTTTGACTGGTACGTGGTTTGTCCGCATTGCGAAGCTGGGCAGTTTTTATCACCCAAAGGCAATTTATTTAAACCATTAGAAATTGAAGGGCGATCGGATCTTCAGTATTTTGATACTGTCGGCAATCCGCTCGATTGGTTTTGCACAGATTCGAGCAGTCTTGAAAAAAGAATTGGGACCGCGTATCTCGGGTGTCGGCACTGCGCCGGCGAACTATCCCAAGAGATGATTGCCCAAGGTTATTACCGCTGCCATCACACCGGGGAAATCCTGAGCGAATTTACCGACAGAACCCAACAAGCTAAAAAGCCAGTGCGCGACGGTGTTGCATTGCGACTACCAAGACTTGCGTCAAAACTGTTCAATCTGCAAGAGCGATTGGGACGGTTAACTCAAGCCCGCAATATCAGCGACAGAGCTGATTCGCTTCAGCAGGGTTTTGGTGAAGTTAGCTCTTTTGGTGCCGGTCGGATTGATAAATCACTGCTACTCGAATGTATCGGTAAACCGTTACCTGCAACTTGCACGGTTCCAGATTTAATTGTTGTTGGTGCTGACCAAGGTCTTGGACATCAAATATCGGTGGTGACTTACTGGTATTGGGGAGAAGGTAAAGACGAGCGCGAGAAATGGGAAACCGCGCACGTCGAAGTGAAGTGGTTCGGTTCCGTGTATCGCATGGACGGGATCGAGGAGCTTGCCGCCACATGGAAAGCTGATTTTGTAGGGATCGACATGAATCCAGAAGCTTATTCTGCTGGGCAGTTCGCAACCAAATTCCGACCGGAGCGAGAAACTAAGGGGACACGGGCGATCGAACTCAGTCGCGGTCGAAATGTCGATCGCCCGCAAAATCATTTCGAGCAAACTGGCGTTGTTTTCATGTTTTATCAAACCGCGCTCAAAGGTGAGGAATTTAGGCATTCGACACGTAACGTGCAAGGTGAAGATTATCCAGCATTCGCGCTCGATCGCACGTTCGGACTGGATTCAGTTTTAGAACTGGTGCATTCCGGGCGACTGCATTTGCCGGGAGACTGGGTTTACGATCCTCGCGACAAAGAATCGTTTCTCTATCAGATGTTGACTTCGGAGCGCACAGCTAAAGCGCAATGGATCGAAGGTACAGAACCAGATCACGCATTTCACGCGCTTAACTTTGCCGCAATGACCGCCGTATGTTGGCCAGATCTATTGTTATCGAAGCCGACACCATTTGTATTTGGTGGCGTTGGAAAACCTAAGCCTATACCTTATTTTTAGCTCGGTTTAAACGATTGCTCGATCTCTCGGAGCTTTGATGCTCTAACCGTCTCAGACAGTTTTACATTTCTCTCCTCTATCAATCCGAGGATTTCTTTTCTGTGCTTAGCTCTTTGCTTTCGCACTTCCTCTTCGGGACTTCGCAATACACAGCCAATGCTAACTAATAAATATGCAATGCTTTTATTTGTGCGATCGAAATACTGAGCAATCTCTGCTAAAGTATGTCCCTGCTCGTACAGAGATTTGTACTGCAAAGCCCTTGCCTTAACATCAGAGATCATTCGTGGACTTGGCTTACCCTGGGGTCGTGTTTCTACGTTGTTCTTTATTAGCGCGCTTAACACGGTCGAGACGGTCGTTTTTTCATGCACGGCAATTTCTGTGAGTGACAGCCCCCAATCTTGGTAAAGGGTACACCATTTATCTTTATCAGAACCCCGATAAGAACAGAGTCGCTCCAACGAAATAGTTATATCGATGCCAGAGGCAGTTAAGAATTTTTGAACGTTGCTAGGTGATACGCGCATTTTTTGGGAAATCTCAAAGATGGTATACCCATCATTAAATAGTAAAGCTGCGCGATTCACGTTCTCTTCAGTTACGACAAACTTACTCAGTCTGTAACAGCCGCACGAAACAATTTTTCCTGATTTCAAATAATCTGCGCGCACTTCTGTCTCTTGACCGCAATCGCAGACATACAGCCAGGTGACGTTGTTACCTTTCTTCCCTGACTTGGTTTTTACAGTCAGTTGACCGTACCGATTACCGATGTCGATTCTTTCAGTCATATGAACCTCTCAATAGTTGGTACAAAAGAAAGTGCGAACAAAGTTTTTGTCCGCACTCTAAGGGTGATCCTATTCAGTTAGTTGAGTTTCACGATGATTTCGTCAAGCAGCGATTTAAAAGCGAATTCGATCGCCCGTTGCTTGCTAGTCGCTTCAATGCACTCCAATATTTCACCAAAGTCGCTATCGTAACCAAACGAAATTACTTCGTCTACTCTTTTATACGCCCAATCAGGGATACTTCTGTCCGCTTCTAATGACTCATCCTCTGACGCGAGATAAGCTTTCGCAATATCGGAGAAGCCGATATTGAAACCGCGCCACGTATCAGCACTTGTCCAGTCGTCAACTTCTGAAGAAAAATCGTAGTTGTCGGGAAACAAAGTTTCGATAGGCACTATCCTCCAAGAAATTGATTCTGCCCAAGGATTCCACGCAGTGTTTTCTTTACGGTATAGCGAACCGTCTACAACATCCGCATAGTACGAATATCTCAAATTAGCTGGAGGACTTGTTTCTACAGCAGCGCTAGCTACTTCCCAGCGAAAAGCTTCTTTTTGGGAAACACGGAGATGTATTTTTCCGCGTTCCATGTCGGAACGCAGTAATTAAATTGTTGCTTCCGCATTGCGTTTTAATTCGCGAATGCGGGAAAGTTCAGATCGTAATGCTGTGTTATTCATGTGTTTGAATGCCCGTTGTTGGCGGCGACCCAAATTTAGTACACCAATATATTTACACATTTGCTTTAATACGTCAAGATAATTCGTATATAACATTTATTTATTAAAACAATAAAGCGCTGAATGTTTATTTTTAAACGTTCAGCGCTTTATTGCTTTAATTCATTTACGTTAGCAGACAATGCCAATAATGGGTATCTGTCTCGGTTTGCTTCCAGTACCCATTGCTTGCGGCAAGGATTTTACCTGTCTCGACGACTTGTACGGAAGCTCCATACAGTTCGTGATATTTGTATGCAAATTCCTCTTGCGCATAAGCAATTGCTTTTTCTACAGAAACAAATTCACCACAGTCAAAAATTCCGTGGTCATTACCTATGTCGGCTCCGACAATAAGTTTGTACGTTACAACTTTAAAAAAGCCACATTCCGGTTTACCGTCAGGAAGAATTCCGGGCGATCGAATCGCCATTTCATTCATAACTGCATACCAAATATTGCGTTCCATGTCAGCGAACATAGGTGTCCCCCATGTGTAGTAACCGTCACTCCCAAGCTGCTCAGTGCAGTAATGGTTCACATCAACAGCATTCTTGCTTGCATTTACACGAGCGAATACGCAAGATTTACAACCATGAAATTGCATAATAGATACTTTTTTTAAATATATTTATTATAATACACTTAATCCAACTAATGCAATAGTCGCATACGGTATTAAATAAAAACAAAGTCCCCAGCAATTAGTTTTAGTAAATGTTGGGGACTTTGTTTGACGATTCTCACTGCCTTGTCAGTGAAGGTGGTCAACCTGAAGCCTGAAAATATCAACGCGCATTGCCCGGAGGGATCGACTTCTATCCCTGAATCCTGCCGATTTTTAGTAAATGCCGTGCAGTCCCCTACGATTCATGGGTTGCTTTCGCAACTTTCTTCGGATCTCATGGTTGATAACACTTATCCCGGCTTCGCTATACCATTTCTGGTTGATGGTTGTCACACGCTTGCTTTCTCTGATTCGGTCAGATATCCTAGTCCAATTACTTGACCACAACAACTTGATACTTGTTGTGCGCTCCTCTACCATTTCTACTGCCTGCCCGTTCTTTCAATCAATGGGACACCCGCCAAAATCACAGACGGTTCTTAATGCAGTAGTAAGCTCTTCGGCAATTAGCTAGTAATAGCTAATACAAAAAACTTGTTTTACTATTAATAGTATCCCATAAAATAATATAAATGTCAACTATAGTGTACGTTTTATTAGATAATAGAGCCAGTGTATCTCTAATAGGAGTTAATTATGTCTACAGCAAATTCCAATGTGCGTTGGATCGAAATGTACGATCAAAGCGGTCAAATTATAGCACGACCGGATACAACGATGCCACCACAGCCTGCGGAATCAAATCCAACACCGTCTAGCACGACTGATAAAGCTAAGTAGGTATTTAACTGCAATTCAAAAGCCCTGCACTTAATCAAGATGCAGGGCTTTTTTACTGTCTTGTCAACCAGTTCGGAGGAGATTCCTTGAGGAATACACGAGATCGATTGGTGACGATGGTTTAGGAGTGCGTATTATAGTACAGCAAAACACCGGACAATATTATGAATAAACGTTTAGATTTTCGGATTCAGGAATCGGAATTTAAGATTCTTGAAGAACATTGCCAAGCTGTAGGTAGGACTAAAACTGATGTACTCAGAGAGCTAATCAGAAGCCTCAAGGTTGAGGAAAAGCCGTCCTAGAAGGACGGGGCTTCAGACCCAATTTTTTGGTGATGGGTGGGCGACGAATCGTCAAGCATCTTCGGAAATAAATCGAGTAACAAGGTATAATATATTAAGTTGCTCTCAGGTACGATCGTTGATATAGCAGTTCTCAACTTTCGTGAGGTACTTGTAAGTTAATTACCAATTCCCCACTTCTTCAATCCTTTAATCTAAAATCTAAATTTGTACCTCACTCACTTGAGAATTGCTATACACATCTAGACAGCCCTTTGAGGAAACATACTTGACATCTCTCCAGCCCTTTCATAGACGGGGAAATGTCGCCTTCAATCCTTTGGCAAAATTGAGAATGGGAAATGGGAAATGGGGAATTGGGAAAATTTTCTCCCCATCTCCTTAATCCCCAGTTTAGGATATTACTTTCTTTTCTCAATTAAACTAAGGATTTGAGATTTAAAGCCGCTTTGTTAAGTGTTTGAGTGCCAACTCGACTTTGGGTAATACCGCTGGCTGTTTCCGCTGCTCCTTTATTCAGAACATTCATCGCATCTACCACTTGCTCAATAGCGATCGCCTGCTGTTTGGTATTCAGATAAATTTGCTGACTGCTCATAACAACACTGTTAATTGCATTAGCAACATTGTTAAAAGTCTCCGCCGTACCTTCAGTCAATTTCAGGCTATTATCTAAAGTTTTATTACCCTCATCTGTTACCATCACTGTCTTATTAATGGCATTCTTAATATCGTTTATCAAATCATTAATCTGAGCCGACGATTTCTTGCTTTCATCTGCGAGTCGGCGAATTTCCCTCGCCACCACCCCAAACCCCTTTCCTTGTTCTCCGCTGCGTACTGCTTCCACTGTGGCGTTAATTGCCAGCATATTAGTTTGATTAGCCAAATCGCTGACTAAATTGGTAATATTAGCAATCTGATTGGTTTGCTGGCTCAAATGTAAAACTTGCTCGGCGATCGCTCCGACTTTTTCCGTCAAAGTCAACATTCCCTGCTGGGTTGTCTGCACTACTTTACTGCCTTCTGCTGCCATGTTTAAGACATGACTGGCATTCTCAAGGGCTGACTCGGCTTGCATAGCTGATTGCCTCGATGATGCGCCCAATTCATCCATTGTGCTAGTTGTTTGATTAACAGAAGCAGCTTGTTGTACAGCAATACGTTCCTGTTGCTCAATTGTAGCAGCGATCTCGGTAGAAGAACTGACAATCATATTAATAATACCTTTCAGTGCTTTATCTAAAGGTTTGGCGATAGCTATACTTAAAGCTATTCCTAAACTAATCGCTGTTAGCGGTCCAATAGTCATCCCCAGTAATACAAATAGTTGACTTTTTGTACTATCATTTTGTGCTTTTTTATAAGCGTAATCAGCTTGCTTTCTGTTGGATTCAACCACTGCTAAAGTTGAGTTTTCTGCATTTATAAACTTAACACGAATTAATCTAGCTTGCTGCCTAAGTTTATCCAAAAGGTTACTAGCTGTCTTGGCTATTGCCATTTCGGGCGACTTACTTTTACCCTGATTAACTAGGTTTAGCTGCAAACCCAAAGGATTCAAAATTCCCAAATTTTCAAATTCTTGATTAATTCGCAGGAGTTCTTTATCTTCCTGCTTCCACTCCTCCCAATACTTAAGCATTTGTTTATATAGTGCATCTTCCTCTGCGGTACGTGGAGTGGCTTCGTATGCTTTAAAGCCATCTTTAATCTGCTGCCAAGCCTTGTCCATTCTGTTTAAGGCATCTTGCCTTTCGGCTGGACTGAGTGCCGGATTAATTAGCGCTCTCTCTGATGACTCAATTTGGGTTTGTCCCTCGTTAATTTTCAATAAAGCTTCAATACTCGGTAAGTTATTTTTACCTATAGTATCTATGTGTTGACTGAGATTAGATGTTGAACTCCATCCTACCCAAGCTACTAAAAATACTAAAAGTCCCATCATCAGAAAGGCGCCGATCAGTCTGGTTTGTAAATTCAGGTTTCTCAACATAATATTTTTCCTTCCTTCTACTACAGCGCTCCTCGCTGGAGTCATGAACACATATTGTATAGTATAGCCTTGCTCAGGTAGATGAG